AAGCCGCAAAAGGACACACTAACATGAAAATCATCGTCACTCAAGAAGACATCAATCAAGGAAAACGTCACGAGCCTCTGTATTGCCCGATTGCTTTAGCCTGCAAAAGAATCTATCAGAAACCCATCCTAATTGGATCTCTGGATGGAAATGACGAAGGTCTAGGGGAATCTAGGATCAGGTTTGATCTTCCTCGGGAGGCACGGGAATTCGTTAAACGTTTCGATAATGGAGATGAAGTTCAGCCCTTCACCTTCGATACCATCGATCCAAAAGAGCAAATATGAGTCTTTTCAAAGGAATAGGTGAATTCTATTCCCTCGATTCTCAACTTCATTAATTGTGTTATGAGGATCGGCTCAAGCGAAATTGTCAAATAGTTTTCTTAATTTATCTTTGTTGAAAGAGCCGTAGCTATTGCCATTGATTACTAGAGTGGCATTTGCAGTTGAGGTATTTGGAGCATCACCTGAAGGGATCAAAAATTTCATTACCCGACAATCGTTCAAATCAATTACTTCAACGTCTCCGTTCTTGTAGTCGAAGAATAGTGCGTTAGGAGTAAGAGTTATGGTACAAGTTTCGCCTGAGATTATGAGGACATCTACTTCTACAAAGTGTGAATTTTTCATGCGTTTTCCTTTTGGTGGGGCGAGATTGCCCGTCAAAGAATTATAACGCATTTGTAAAGTTTGTCAATAGAAAGTTTCCTATCGCCTAACAGCGGAAAACCACTAAGCACACAAGGACACGTGTCATGCTCATCCTGATCGTCAAAGGAACATCTTTGGACGCTCAAAGAGCTTCGGAATGCCGAGGTATCCCCTATGTTCTGCACGGAATTTTCAAATGGGATATCGAACCTCCCATAGCAATGTATTGTCTTTTGGTTTCCAAGAAGTATTGGAATCAGGTTGCCCGTTGGCAAGAAGAAGAGGAGCAGGCTCCATATCCTGTAGGAACTCTTCTCTACTTTGGTTCGTATTTCCCCGAGATCCACGGTAACGCTTATATCCGCTGATCTTGCCGAAGTGGCGGAATTGGTAGACGCGGCGGATTTAAAATCCACTGGGCTTTAGCCCATGAGAGTTCGATTCTCTCCTTCGGCACACAAAATTTCCCATCGCCTAACGGCACCTGCAAAACCAAGGAAAGCAACAATCTACAAACCTGTGAGAAAACCATGAATCGCTCCGAACACAAGATCCGCGATATCCTAATCTTTTTGGGGTGTTGCTGGTGCATTCTGAAATTGGTTATCTATCTCATGGTAATGTAAGTGAGAACCTTCCAAACACTCAAGCAATTTCCCTGTCCGAAAGAAGAATAATCATGCTTTATCTCAACGCATATGCAGTTGTCCCAGCCTATGGTGGTGCTGAGGAAGGCGGATGGTGGTATGATTCCGGAATTCCTATCGCCAGCATTCCCATTCCCACCCAACGAGAACCCGGCAAAACCTATTACATGCAAGATGGCAAACCAATCATTCAGGGTTGCCAATATTGCGAAGGAACTGGGAAAGTAGAAGGAGAGCCAGAGGAAGACGATCTTATTTACGATCTCAACTATACTCCGTTGATTCCTTGCTCTAATTGTGGAGAGATTCCAGACAATCCCGAAACCGTGCAACATCAAGTGGAGTATCTGAAACTTCATCTTGCCGATGAGATGGAAAGACGGGAAGAACTGATCATTGCTTTGGAAAATCACTTTGCAGAGCATTTTCCAAAAGAACGCCCTACCTACGAATAGAGACAAATTGCTTGAAGCGCTCTTTGCAGATGGCTTTTCCTGCTCCTAATAGCCATGTAGAAGCGTTTTGCTTATCAGAAGAGCAACAACCATTTCAAATTGTAAAGAAGCCAATTCTGTGCCAGCAAATCGAATTTCCCATCGCCTAACGGCAGAAAGCCACAAAACAACCAATGGAAACCTTTACCAATAAAGAACTACTCGAAGATTGGGATCGACACGGAATCATTTCTTCTTGCGTCTTTCATTGTCTGCCTGTTGCCGACAAGAGCTTCATGCAGGAAGTAGAAGCCAAACAAGCCGTCGAGATCATCCTAACTTTCAATGGTCGAGAGGTTTCCTTCAAATCTTTTCTGGAAAATCTCGCCCAACAATACCAACAATCTCTGACTCAAGAAGCTCGCAAAGTAGTCAAGGAAAGAATGGGCAATCTTTGGGAAATACTGGATCAACTCACAACCCAAGTTGATCGTAAGATCGAGGATGCCTTTTATCAGGCTTTCAATTCGAATTTGAGGGAAGAATAATCATACCTATGAAAAACCTCCTCAAAGACCAGGTTGTTGGAAACACGTCCCATCGCCTAACGGAGTGTAAATCAAAGTTAGCTAAACCTAACAGAGGAAAAACAATGGATAAGGAAAAAATTGCGTCTCTGGCTTCCAAACTGGTCTCCGAATGTGAAGGAGATTACTCGGTCATCAAGAATGCCGTGGAAGAAGCCCTTCTCAATCGAGAAATCCTGAAAGAGCAAGTGGTCAAAGCTGCCCGCTCTCTCTACAAAGGACAGACGATTCCCCTTCGGATGATAGCGGGTCATATCTCCGCAACCTCCACCTACACCTTCGATCAGGTTTATGATGTCCTGCGAACCACATTTCCCGTGGCAAAAGGTAAACACGGCGGAGTTCATATCCCGGCGGTTTGAAGCTCCCCTCCAAAAGGTAGTTATCAAATGAACAGTAAAAAGAAAGCACCTTCTGTGCCAGGATCTCGGTGGCGAGTATCCTCAACCCAAAAAGATGGTTCGGGATCCCGAGTCGGCAAAATGGAAAATGTCGGCATTTTCGATGAATTGGTTGTCGATGATTGGATTCATCTCGAACAAATGGATACCCACTACTGGTGGATGCGATTGGGCGGGGTTAATTTTGACTTGTATCTGGACAAGAAAGGTCAACTCACCATTGCGGTGCGTAATGCTGTTCTCGAACCATATGCAAAGTATGCTAAACGCTTGGTAGGAAAGTCGTGAGCGAACGATTTGTGTGTGGATGTGTGATCACGTTCAATGACGGTGGACCGGCTGAGGAACAAGTGCTCGGACGTGGAACATACGAGGAGTGTGAACAGATCGATCGCTTAATCGGAGCCATCTCATATTCGGGCGAAAGACCAGTGCGTGAGGCGCGCTTTGTGATTGCGCCGGAAAAGAAAATAACTAAAAGGCAGGGGAAGCCGTTCCGCTGAACGTCCCGTACCCCGAAGAGCGGCTCACAGCTCGGAAAACAAAGGGTGTCGCAATTCGGTCGAATTGATTGGGGAAACACTATGCCTCTTTCTTCCTTCGTTTCTTCTCTTTCCTTTCTTGCTCTCCTTTCACTTTTCTTCATCAGGTCTCATTTCGCTCGGCATATGTGTCTTCGAGGTTCCTCATGTCTTCATCTTCCTTCGTATTGTATGCCTCTGTTTGTCTTGAGCCCGTCGCGTAATTCCGCGGAATTGCCAGGCGGGCGGCTCTGAGCCGTGATCATAGCTTCTGTGAGGGGCTATTTGACAAGCACCTATGAAGAATTACCTGAATCCTTACCATTGGCTTTTGGGATTGAAACTCCAACGGATTTGCAAGGTGTTATCCACACTGGATGTCAAGAGATCCAAAGACAATGTGGTTTTGGTTTTACAATGCTACGAACGGATTAGATTGATCGTTCAGGGTTATTCTTTCATCGCCTAACCAAAAGGAAAACGAACATGTGCAACTGGACATACTTCGAGGCACTCATTCAAATTCTTCAAGAACGAGGAGAAAACCGCAAAGGAGGAACCTTTGAAGGACTTCATGCCCAAAATGCGGCGGAATGCGACAAGAAGCTTTCCAAGTTGATGTTTGCGGCAGCCTATGCCCTCATGGAACTAGACGCCTATGTGGCACTAAGAACAGAAAAACCATGAAACGTCATTACGAGGAAGACGACGAAGATTTCCCGGCTCCAGCTTACCAAGTGGTCGGCTATAAAGGAATTGCTTTTTACGTCCTAGGCTGGGAAACGGTTCCCGACGAAGACACGGAATGGACTGGAATCGAGAAGCGAACCGGGAAAGTTGTTTTAGTCATGGTAGGAGATGACCATCACTTCGCTTTCGATCCAGAGGACATCAAGCCTTTAAACCGAGAAGAATACTGTGGATCTTGCGGGCAGATGGGCTGCCATAATTGATAGAATGGAGACAAAAGAATGACTCAACTCATAATCATAATAACATCGTTTTACTTGGGAGGCATTGTCGCCTACATTGGCAGTTTCACTCGCAATCTGATTGATGAAGGGTTTTATGAAACACATCCGTTAAGCGAGTTATCAATGATAGAAAAATTATATTGGTTTTGCCAAATGACTTGGTATGGAATGTGTTGGCCGATTAACATATTTGGCGTTGGCAAACGGAGTTAACAATGGGCTGGGAAAAATATGATCCGTTTCGTCCTCCCAAAGAGGGACAGAGAATCCGATGTGCAAGCCAAGGGGAAGTTAAAGTCAGTAAGTACGGTCTTATAGGAACTAGATTACTTCAAGGTCGTTCTTGGGACGATCTTGCCAACAAAGACTGGGAAGTCTTTTGGGAAGATGAACCTTGTCCTCCCACTCTACCCGAAGCTAAACCCAAAGTTCCATCGGATAGAGAGCAAGAGCTTGCTTTCTTTCGAGGCATTCAATCCGATGAATGTCCTTGCAAAATAAAACGAGAAGTCTGTATCTACCATCGAAATTTTCCCATCGCCTAACGGCGGCAAAACCTTAAAAGGAGAACTATACATGTTTCGTCCCGGAGATCGTGTCAAGTATGTCGGTCAGCGTTTCCGCAAACAGTTGGAGGAAGAGATCGGTACCGTCCATTCTCAAATCCAAGGAAAGCCTCATGTCTTGGTAGTGGATTACCAATATCAGGAAGGGATCGACAGTTATCTTTTACCAGAAACCTGTTTGCTACGGATTTAAGACGTAGAGAAAAATTTTGGATTAGATGAGATTACCTATCAATTCTAATCCACTGGCGAAGCATAGTTAGGGAACGATAAGCCAATAGAAGGCTGCAACTTTTGATGGAATAATCGATCCGTCCCTTGCAGGGGAAAAGAGAAGATGATTATATCTTCTCGTGCCGAGCCTCCAATTTGCCGTTTCTCCAATAATAAAGGAAAACAAATTATGGATCAAATCATTTCTTTTTTGATTTCCCTCGGAATGTTTATTCTATGTGGTTGGGCTTTGCTCTACCATCCAGAAAACCCCGCAATTCATGCGGTAGCTTTCATTGGAATTCTGTGCTTTGGTTCGGTAATTCTTTATCAAGTCATGCGCCTATCCGACTTTTAATAGTCTGAGAGCGAGAGATTCGATCTGATTATGTCAGTTCGCTTAACAACACTAAAAGATCAAGAAATAGCCGAGGCGAAACTCCAAAAGAAGTCGATATAGGGGTCGATGTATATATCGATGTGGGGTCACATAGTACTTTTCTTGTCCTAAAGGACTTACTACACTGCCTGTCTTAGATCATATCTAATATAATTAAATATGATCAGTAAGCTACCAAGAACAGCGCCTCTCATAAAGACTATTTTTGTACATAACGAGATATATACTTTAAGTAGTTATCTGTTAGGCTACTTTAAATAATTTAACAGTTATAACCTTTTTGGTTATTTTTTAGATTGATCAAAGTAATTTGACCTAATCTTGCGGCTCTGATACCGCCATTAGACTTATCTAATGTGCTCAAAGAGAGTAATCTTTTTGAGAGAACCTCATGACTTTAGTCATGAGAGTATGTCAGGAACTGCCTTTCTGTAAACAAACGCAAGCATTCAATAGCGAAAAAGTCGAGATTATGGAACAGGGTATCATTCGTTGATTAATTGCCGGCACCTTTGGGTGGCTCCCATTGTCAGCCCGAAATGATACCCTGTTCCATGCTTTTGACAATCATTCCAAGGACAAAGCCAACAATGTCAGACAAAGAATTCAAAGCAACGCACCGTTTGGTCGATAAACACGGCATGGAAACTGGAGAAACCGTAATGAAAGTCGGAAACCAATATTTCACTTATGATGCTTGGTATCATTTCGACCCTCCTGAAACCGATATCTCATTACGTAAGATGGGGTGGTTTGCTGTCAGCTCCTTTCGCCGCTGATTTCAAGGATAATAATTACTATGAGCGATCAAACCACTTACGCAGTCCAGGTTTCTTGGACAATGACGGCTACTGTAATGGTAGAGGCAAAAACCGAAGAGGAAGCCAAACAAATTGCCTTTGACTGTGGATTACCGAAAGGTGAATACGTAGATGATTCTTTTAAAATTGATGAAGTTCATCGCGCCAAGTTTGGAGAATTACGAGATTTTCCGGGCATGAATGGATTGCCAGCTAAAATCAAAGAAGATTGATTTTCCCATCGCCTAACGGCAAAAGGAAAAAAATTATGAAGATCACGGTCACTCAAGAAGACATCAATCTTGGAAAACGTAGAGACGGTTGGCATTGTCCGATTGCCCTAGCTTGCCAAAGAATCTATCAGAAAAGCTTCATGATTGATTTTAGGAGCGCGTATAATAACAAGGAGATGACGTTCAAGGTTTTTGATCTCCCTCAGGAAGCTCAGGAATTCGTCAAACGGTTCGATAATAGAGATGAAGTTCAGCCATTCACCTTTGAGACCATCGATCCAACAGGTCATTAAGATATGTCCGCCAGTATTCCTATCACCGTCCACCAAAACGAAGACCACATCGTAGTTGCTACAGCTCACGTAGGAACTGCGGTATATCGTGTCATTGGTCCGAGCACAGGGATGAGGTCAGATCCTGAAAGACGCGATCCAGAAGGATGGCTCAAATGCACTCTATATTGGTTGGGGGTAGGAGATAACCCAAGCACTAGCGCTAGTATCCCCTACGGACTGTATCTTCTTATCAGCAGAAAACCATCATCCGGAATATGAAACAATGAACAACACCATGCATCCTTTAGGAACTCAAGTATTCATTGATAATCTTAAGATTGAGCGCAGCATTAAAAGAGAAGGTCGAATAGTGGGCGTGACAATTCTTTATGACAGCATTTTGATGCCCCGCCCTGTCTATATGGTGGAATTGATAGAGGGATTCTATTCTCCCCAAGAAGACATGTTCGTATCCGTGATCATGTGTGATCCCTCAACAGTTTTTCCAAGCACCTAAAAAACCTATGCTAAAATTGTACTCATTTTTCTTTTACGAAGACGACGCAGACGTAGTTACTTTCGGTATGATCTTATCTGCTAAAAATGAATGCGCCGCACATATCAAAGCCAATGAAATGGCTCGCAAACTAAATTGTCGTTATTGGTCGATAAACGGTCCAACAGAAGATGACTGGTCACAAGCGACACTTGATTAAACTTCCCATCGCCTAACGGCAAAAACCAAAGCTTGAAGCCAACGGAGATCAACGTGGATCACGAAAGAATTGCCATCGATCTTGTTTTGACGATGTATCAGGCATCCTACAAGACACCGGACAAACCTCAGCCCATTATTACCGTTCAAAACGGTCCAATCGGGCGTTCCGCTAAGCCTCAAAAACCACGCGATGTTGGATCCAAATCTTCCATAGAATCTCCCAAGCCTACCATTGTTGCTCCTCCCAAAGGTTCCTTGACACCCGAAGGGTTTTTGCTTGCTCTTCGTAATGCTGGAATGCGAAAGAATAATCACGGAGTTTTGATCCGACATCCTTTATGGATTCATTCCGATGAACAAATTGCCATCGCGGCTTACCTCGGATATGAATGGGGAGAGCCTCATGGGATTCAATTAGAAGGTGCTCGTCGAAAAGCGACCTTTGATGTATCCCAATATAAAGGCAGGATATATTCCCGTTGCACCCCTAGCATTGATGGTTTCATTGCTGGGATGCCGGATCTTGTCAATAAGCACGAGGAAGATTTGATGGCTCGGGAACGAGAAGTAGCGAATGCTATGATCGCCTACGAAAAAGAATATGCGACATCCAAAGACGGGGAACAACGTCGAATCTTGCAAGGGAAAGCTTTGATCGAAAGAGAACGATTGAGAGTAATCAAAGAGGATCTGGTTGTTATCGCTCTTGCCAGATGTAATGGAGAAAAACCTCCAACGCCGCAACGGAATGATCCGCCTCTCTAAAGAAAGGAATTAACATGGAATCAAAGCATGATTGCCCATTTTGTGTTTGTGGAATGATTCCTTTGGAATGGTCAGATCGGTGTTTATGGGTCTTCCCGAAGGATGTCGATCAAATTGCCGACGCTTTAGAATCTATTGCTTTAGATGGTCCAGGTCATAGGGGTAGTGGAATTCCTCACAATTTAGAAGAAATTCATAAAGACTTGCCTGACAAAATCCGACCCATCCTAGAAAAACATCTAGGAGTAATAGATCCTCAATGGCGCACAAAGTATGTAGATATGAGTAAATCCCAACGAGAAGCATTTCTTTCGGATTTGAAATCTACAATTAGAGAATGTATCAGTTGAAAAATTTGGAAGGAACAATGGAAACTCAAAACGATCAACAAGCTACTCAAATCCAAATCCCCGAAGATCAATCTGCGCTATCCATTCTTGGACAAAACAATGGAACAATCTGCGATGGAATGAAATTCGACCGAGATGGATGGATTTATTTGGACGGAAAACGACATCGCAAGTATTTTTCTTACCTTGAAGGTTGGGAACATTTTTGGAAACCCTGCTTGAATGATATTGCTCATTTGGAATCCGTCTATTTCAAGTGTAAGCAACGGAAGGAAAGACGATGGGATTCGATCTGGTCTCATATCAAAGAGATCGTAAAGCAAGTTCCTGCCAGCAAGAATGAGTATGGTGAAGATGAATGGTTGGTTCATGCTAAACCCAATCATCTGGATGTTGAAGAGGAAGAATGGCTTCCACAGAAGTGGTGGGAATATCGTATCCACTCTTTGCCAGATAACCATCCTTTTCAATCTTCTTGGGATGACAGATATCCTAGATTGACTTTTAGTTTCGATTGGGTGAAAGAACCAACTGAACCCAAATTTCTGGAACTGGGTCAGGAATTATATCGATTGGAAATGAACGCCCGAGGAAAGTTTGAATCCATGGTTTGGAGAGCCTTGGATAAAGCTTTGCAAACCAAGATCATGAAAGAGTATCCTAATTGGCAAAAAGGATTCAATGGAGAAGTTTCGGTTAATGGTCGGAAGTATGCTTACCACTTGGTTATTTACAAACATGGAAGAAGTGAATTGGTCAAAGTGGATTGGGAATACCAGTTCTTGAAGGTGGATTAATATTGGACGGCAAAGAGAAAATAAAATGAATTCTTTATCAAAAGCCTTAGAAGTCATCGAATACGATCGAATGATAAAAGAAGGCACGCTTCCAAATGGCGAGCGAGTTCATATCAACATACTATATGCTATCAAGGTGCGAGAAAATTTACTCCTGGAAATCGGAAGTCTTTTAGTCTCCGAATTGAAGGCAGCCATGGAGTTGGAATCTGCTCGCGGATGTACTAAACAAACCATGACCGAAGAAAAAGAAGCAATTATAGTTCGTCTTTTCGATGGTAATAGCGATTCCACTATTCGAGAATACGAACGAGAAGCGGCACGAAAGATCCTCGCCATTGTGAATGAAAGCTTTCCCTATGGTCTGACATTTGCCAAGGAATTGTTGGAGGGAAAACCATGAACAGAATCAAAGTTTTGCGCCTCAAAACCAAACATCGCAATTTGAAGCGAGACGCTGGAAGACGAAAAGACCGAAAGCTGAAATCCGAAGCCAGAGCTAGAAAAAAGTTTTCGGCTCAACCAAACGACAACACGATGCAAGTAAAACAGTTTCTCGCTGATGAGGAGCCGGCGCTCGTGCCCGAAACGCCACATGGATAAGAAAGACAAGTGTTTTATGTTGGCTCCGCATCCCTCCATGGATCCTTCGTGGGGTTGTCATGTTTGTCGTACCTTGAACGGAGACCATCGGGAACGATGCAAATTCTGCAATCATTACCGATGTGATAAAGAAGTGGATTCCAAGAATCTTCCAAATTAAAAAAGAAAGCTAAACATGGAAACTTTCACCTTTGAGTATGTAAATGATGATGGATTAGAGCAAGAGGGATCTCTTCCGGCTCGATATGAAGTTTGTCCTCGTTGCCAAGGAAAAGGCAAACATTGCGATCCCAATATTGATGGGAACGGAATTACCGAAGAGGAATGGAGCCAGTGGGATGAAGATGAAAAGGAAACATATCTTAGGGGCGGATATGATGTTATTTGCGAAGAGTGTCGAGGACAGAGAGTTGTCTTAGAAATTGACATGGTTCATATCGAAATCCACGGAACCTTTGAGGAAAAAGAATTGCTAGAAAGATATTTGGAAATTCAAGAGAGTCTGGCAGAATGCGATCAGATTTCTCAAATGGAACGATTGATGGGAGCTTAAAACAATGAGCAATAAAGTGACTCAACCGACTAATTGGTTTGATCTTTTCTTGAACATAATGAATGTTCAGTTAGATCCATCAGCGTCGGGTATTTGGAAGCCTGAATTCGTGTACAAATCGAAATCTAAAAAGTGTATTGCTTGTGGAGCTACACGCGGTTATCCGCATACTAAAGGCTGCCCTCCAGTAAGTGGAAATTAGTAACCAGAATAATAAGAGAGAAAAAAATATGAACCGACATGAATTCAAGGAAATTCTGATACGTCGAGTGTCAGAGTTAAATGGCTGTAAAGCTATTGCACTAGCAACTGATAAAGAAGTGGTTCCATGATTGAGTATCGAGAAAGCTCCAATGATGCCTTGGATTTAGTGGATTGTTTGGATGAATTGATTACAGATGGACAATTGTTGGAAGTGGAATATGAATTGCCGGAACAGAGCGAGTCAAAAGTTTTCTTTTACCTAAAGGAACTCATATCACGGTGATCTAATTCAAGATCAAATCCGCATCTTTTAACCAAATGGTTCTAAGATGTTTATCATACTTACGAAGCTTGATGGGAATAGAATGTTTTTTCTCCTGTAAAGCTAAAAGGATACGATGTCTTCCGTCCTGAACGAACATTTTTCCATCAGGTAATTGAGCAATTTCTGGATACCCTTTAGATTTATGTTTCTGAATCCATTGAAAGCTTTCTTCTCGTAGTCCAGAAGTGTCTAATTGGACATCTTTCAGACTAATTTGAATAGGGATATGCTCTCCGTATTTTTGAGTCAGTAATTTTGCTAAAGCAATCAATCTTTTGGTCATGTAGATTAATACCAGAAAATTGCAGTAGGATATAATTATGATAATCTAATTCGAGGGTGTCAAAATCGCCGCCATGGATCAAAGTGTATATGACACCAACCTTAAACCAGGCGATCCTTATGTCGCCAAAAGAAATGCAAGCTGGGAACTCCTAATTTGTGAAGAAGTAGTTTATGGCGCCAACCGTTGTAATAGTAGCAACGAGAAATATTTTTGCAAGCACCATCCAGAGAAAGGACATCCTGACTACATAATTCCAACAGAGGAAAACGCTTATTGCTATGATTCGTGGGAAAGCTTCAAAGTATTATCTTTAGATTAAAAAGAAAAGGTAAAGCCAATGTCAGAAACAGATCAAAAAGTGTTGCAAGAAGCAGAGCGCGATCTCGAAAATGCGCAACTAGCAGTTTGCGATGTCGCTGCCGAGTTTGTTGATGGGCATACAACGATTGATGTATTACGCGATGCAGTCGTTGAATGGCGCGAATGCGGAGAAGCATTAATCAAGATTGTTATTGAACAAGCTGCCGTTAAGTAATGATAACCATGGAGAAAACAATGCGATTGTTTATATGTCTTATTCTAGTGAGTTGTGCCGCTTCTCAACCCGTTACTCCGGTGTCAGAAGATCTTCCTCAGATAACCAAAGATGATCCTCGGTGGAGAGAGACTTACGAAGCTGCTTATCAGTTTTCCCTTCAACGAATTTATGACAAGTGGAAAGACGAGATCAAGATTTTGGAACAGGATTTTCAAAACGGAGATTATCAATCATTCAAGAATCATCGTCGAGAATTTTGTCAATCCGATACCTCGATTGATTTGCATGGAATGATACATACCAAACCATATTGCGCCGACTAAACTAAAAGGGAAAATTCCCATCGCCTAACGGCACTGAGCCGGCTTTTGGAGGCTCTCGTGTCAGCACAAGAAACCAAAGAAGAATTGTTACGTCGTGCTCCCCAATCTCTTCACAAGCTCATTGAGCAATTGGATTACGCTCGGCGGTATGCTTGGCAACAATTCTTTAAGTCTCAAAAAGAGTTAGAAGAAACACAAAAGAAACTAGAGTTGGCACTAACCAATTCAAAGGAAAGACCCAAATGAATAAAGAAGAATTCAATAATCAAATTCGCCTCTCATTGCCTGTTTTGGAGCACTATGTCTCTAAGCTAGTTACCACCGTAGATTTGCTTAAGAAAATTTCACATCTCAATGGAGACTCTCTTGGACTTTCCATTTTGAGTGGCTGTAAGGAACTTTTGGAAGTTGAGGTTAAAGAAGAGGTTTCTAAAGTTCAAGGAGCTGTATTGGCTCGAAGTCACACCATTTTGAACGAATTTAGTGGAACTATTTCTCCTACTCTTCAAGGACTGAAAGTTGGAGCTAAAGAATGGGCTTCAGCTCACAAAGAAGAATTTCCTACCCTTCTCACGGATCAAGGACAATCTGCTCAAGAACTTAAAGCCAAGCTTGATTTGACCCCCTCGTCTCATGATGATCGTAAATGGAAGGCTCTTTTGAATATGTGTCAAGGACAGTATCGAAGCGAGGGAAAAGCGTCCATGCGTCGATATTTTCGAGCATCATAATCATGCGGTATCACTACCACATTAGAGAATATCCTCGTTCCAAAATAATTATTGTTTTTGCAGAAACTCTTGGGGACGCATTGGAACAAGTCAAAACCAAACTCGGTTGGACAAATCCTCAATGGTTGAAAAGTGAATTATGCAAAGATGAAAATTGTACTTGTCGGAAATAACAAAAGGAAAAATTGTTATGAATGATGTCGCTTTTCTTTTGGATGTGTTTCAATCCTCTGAAAATAAGGGACAAGGGATCGCCAGCGTCCGTACCATTGTTAGGTGTCTTTATCAAGGAGATTGGGATTCTGCTTGTTCGGTGCGGCAACAAGAGAGAGACAAAACTAGAAGTCACGCAATGATAGAAGAATTGCTTGCTGAAATTTTTGGATGTCGTCTCCATTGCAAGAAAAACTGTGATAGTTGGATCTGCACCCGGAAAAATCCCATCGCCTAACGGCATTAATTGGCAAAGTAGGCAAAGGATGATTAGACCCGTATGGTTCGGGGCGTGACTGTAGATCACGCGCCTTAGTGCCGTCTCGGTTCGATTCCGAGGTCATCCACTAAGTAAGAGTCATTGGAAGATTATGATTTATAGAATTGCGATTTCTAAATCCAAAGAATGCATCTGTAACAATCTTTTTCAGTGCGAATGCGAATTTGACTGGTGTCCTAAGTGTGGCAAGTTAAAACTAATGTTGCATTGGATGTGTTCTCCATGTTGGGATGTTATTTTGGAGGGTCGCCGACGTGGTATTATAGCTCCTAATGCCATGGAGTTTCCAATGCCTCCATCATATTCTATGAGTCTCTGTATGCCGCTCGGCTTCTATCCGAGAGAAAGCTAACTGGAAACATATAGGTTCGAATCCTATCAGAGACACAATAGAGGATGAAGAGAAAAACAATGGAATTGAATATTAAAGAATTAGAAATTTTGGTCGTTTTGACCGAGCCTTCTAGTTATAATGCAGGCGATTTAGAGCAAATCTGTCTTTACGACAAGTTGGTTCAAGCTTTGAACAAATTGAAAGAGCAGGAATTAGAGGAAAAAATCGTGGCGGTTCTAATCCAATTCCTTCTCGACGTTGATAAAGATGAAAAAATTAAGCTATTAATAAACGAAGGCGTAATAAGCAAAGAAATATTTTCTTCTGTTAGACAAAAATTACGCATTCTCCAAGAAGAATACGGTATCCAAACGATGAGCGATCAACCATGATAGTCAAAGAAGGTTGGAAATGGATTCTCTACACTAAAGATGGATCCAGAGTACTTGGTCGTCATTCCAGTAAATTAGACGCCCTAAAACAAGAAAGAGCGATTCAAGCTTCTAAACGTCGAAGGAGATCAAGATGAATAAATGGTTTTACGTAGCAATTTTCTTTGGAGTGTTGACGGTAGCTTGTATAATCAGCGCTGGTTGTTTTCTTGATTTTGGAGGACATATAGGATTAGCAGTTTCTTTGATGGTTTTAGTGCCTATTTTTGGTTTTATTACTTTTGGTTCTTTTGTTAATGCCATGGATAATTTGTAGAAGAAGTTTTCCCATCGCCTAACGGCATTAAAACAAGCTTTGTAGCATTCAAAAATGTTGCAATTTTCAGATTGAGTTTATTAAAAGGAGAAAAAGAAATGAGTATCATGTTTATGCCCATGCAGTCAGTGGAAACGCCGGAGGGCAACGGCGTCGTGAAATACACCAAGGTTAATTCGAATAATGAAGTGGATCGAGTGGTGTGCGAAGTGGATGGCAAAGAAGTCGAGTATTCTCCTGATTCAGTGAGAACTCTCGAATCGGAGCCGGAGACCCAGCGCAATCCCAAACCCAAACAAATTCGGATCAATATCCAATTTCAACATACGGACGGTTCCCTCTTGCCCAAGGATCAGTTTCTGGCTCTAATGGGTCAAGAATACGATCGTATTGTTCAAGAATTGGGCGGTACCGACGAAGAGATCGACAAGATCGTTCAGGCATCTTATGATGAACATCCCGGCGCCAATTTCAATCTACAATACCTTCAGTCTCGGGTAATGAAAGCGTTGCCTCCTACGGACGTGGATGCATGGAAGAAACTCGACAAGCGATTCAAGGTCTATATGGATCGTCACGTTGGAACAAAGGAATCTGGCGCACTCTACGGAGTTAAGCTCGGAAAAGGCGGCGGACACTTTCGTTGGTCAGATCAGAAAGCCTGATCTTTCATAGAGAGACGGAGTGTGCCGTCCATCCTTCGGACTGAATATACACCACTGTATAACCAATTTGAGGAGCGGCACCTCCGCGTCCATCTAGCAAAATCGTGGCATATCGTGTATCCATAATAGTGTAGCCATGATAATGTCCGCAAGCCATACTAGCATGATGGGTTAGCATCCAATCTTGAAGTTTAATAGCATCCGGGCATGACGAGCCCTCCCCCATAATGTGATTGGATTCTGAGCCATCTGGCAAAACCAATGTGCTCAATGGTTTATGCATGAAGAGAAAGAGCGCCAAACCATTTGGAGTAAATGAGTTAAGAACATCCCAACCATCTTGATTGATAATGTCCGCGCTGTTATCTAGTCCAATCAAAGTAGTTACACCGGGTATTTCTTTTTTCCATTGTCGAGGCAGCTCAAGACGAGTATCCCATTCAGTATCGTGGTTACCCGGCACTACTAAAAGTTTTCCACTGGATAATCTAGATTTAACTACATCATAACCAGGATGTAAATCGCCTACTTGAATCACTATATCGGAATTGGAAAGAGCCGCATCCAAAGCTTGAGCTAAACGATTAGGATCGTTGAAAGATAAATCGCCCACAATAGATAATTTATACATGGTATGATACCATCTTATGGAGTTTAAGCAATGTTTGTCGAAGGCAATATGACACCTGCTGAAAAGTTTTGGCGTGCTAAGCAGGAATTACCGCGAGGTCATATTGGGATCTTGGAATCTCAAGAAGAGTTGAAACAAGAGTATCAATTGTGTCACCAACAAGAATGGGAATTTTTTAAGAAGTGGAAGCAAGAAAGATGGATTAATACTTTACAAGTTGCGGCAGATTGTGCAGGTAATTTGTGTCGATCAGTTGGAACAAGAACAATCAAAGAAGTTCGTCTTAGAGAACCAGATCGAATGTGGAGTCATGGGTATTACAAAGATAGAACCATCTATCTTAATATACCATGCCCTTTGACTCTTGTGGTTCATGAAACGGCTCATCACATCGTTATTTTGGAAAAGATGGAAAGTTTTCGACATCCTCACGGAGAGGGTTTCTGCGAAGTGGAACAAATGTTGTTTAATTATCTTTTGGAGTGGCAAAATTCTCCGGCTTGTCGCTTTGCGATATTGAGCGCAATATGAAGTTGGAAATAAGTGTCAGTGATTGTAAGTGTTGGTATTGCTTTAGACCAAGATTTGCTACTTCGCGTGCTCATTATTTTTTTCAATTAGCATACATTCAATTGATGGTTTGCAAATGATTTGGATTGCTTTTATTGTTCGTCCTGTGGTATGTAGTAACGAGATTGAATACGAGTGTAAAGTGGAGAAGTTTGATCTTCCCAATACTACTCGTGCCGACATGCGGGTAGCTATTTTGCATGCTGCTAAAAGGTTTAGAGTGAAGCAGGATTGTATCTTGTGTATTCCTGAGCCTCGTAAGCAACTAGGCGCTGCTCTTGTAACGTAGAGAAAACTAAGGAGACATGTTAATGCGTACCGGACTATTTTTTGAGCATCATGGTATAGCTGATCCAATGTACGACGGTCTTCGAATGACCATTCCAGTTAGGGAATCGCTTGAGGCTAATGGTCATGTTGTGACTCCAAATGGCGATCTATTCACTGTCATACTGTCCGGTCGTCGTATGTCTCGTGATGTTGTTGCTTGCTGCATTGTGGGTAAGGAATATCTTGCGCTTCGTCTCGACAATGAACCAGAATATCCGGGGGAATGTCCCGCTGCGTGGTATCAGCGTGGTGAGTGGCTACCTTGCCCTCAATGTGGTGCGCCTATCGTATGGTACGAGGCCGGGTACGTGCCAGGCTATCGTGTGTGCGTTCGCAAACCGCATCACCATTGCCAGCTATCGAATGATGGCAGGAAAGTAAAGCTCGTTTGAAACATATGATCCAAAAGATTATTTACAATATCATGATCGAAATAGATCGGAAACGGTTCCCATCGCCTAACGGCACCAATTCAATCGACGAAAAAACTTCGCTATCTTGGTAAGATAGACGGGTGCTACAGCCGACCTGTAGCATTTTTTAGAAAATGGAGTATATCATGGATAACGTTAATATCACCAAAGAAGGCGAGAATGTTCTCGTCATCCGTATCGACACAAGCAAACGATACGGTCTTTCGCAATCGGGCGATTCGGAGAAAGTTGCGACGACGGGCGCACCGCAGTCCTTGGCGGATCAGGGTTTCCCTGGCCTCAAGCTCGGTCTCACCCTTTTCCGTCCTCTTTCGAAAGAAGAGAAAGCAGCCGCGCGAAAGTAAGCAACTCTTGTTAGCTTAAGTTATTAAGTTAGCACGAGTAAGTGGGGAGAAACTACTTAACAAGTGTTTCTCATGCGATCTCATCAATCGCATAAGGCAAGGTATCATCGAGAATTGGTTGATGACCACGTAGATCGGTGATTACGAAAACAGGCTTGCCATTAGTAGAAGGGCGTTGGGTTAGGACACGGGCTCTTTTACGAGATAGTTATAAACTGAAATATTAAGAAAGAGCCCGGCAGAATTATAACCTGCGATCTCCAAAACTGCTAGTCTGGCGGGTTACCGCTTCCCTACGGGCTCAAAGCATTTTAACGTCCCTGCTAGAAATTGGCATCCTTCAAGACCTCCCCACTAAGATATATTGAAGGATGTCAAGACAGTCCTAGGTCATGACTCTAAACTGATCTAATTTTTAAATACATAACAACAAAGATTGTTCAATGATTATGGACTGTCATAATGTGGATGTTCCGAAAGATAAAAGTTATTGGGACATTTGTTGGGAAAACTTTTTCCAACATTGTAATGAGGGCGAAGCAGAACTTGATGCTATGGTCGAGTTGGAACAATTGGCTGCAAGATGGGCTAAAAAACGTGTGTTACGTCTGCGAGCCTTTTCTCATCATTTAGCTAGGTAAAATATGTGGTTACCTTACGATCCTAAAAATCCACCTAAAATTGGTCAGCTGGTTAGATATCGATATTATTCCGAGCTGCTTTGGCAGGAGGGACGTGTATCCTCCACAGGATTTTTGTATTTAGGGTGTGTCGATCCTTATGATAGAGAATGGGAAATATGGCGGGAAGATGAACCATGCCATAATACTTTGCCGAAATCGGTATTGTCAGAACGAGATCGAGAGATTGCTTTCTTCCGCAAAGTAGATATGGGATGTTGTATTTGTGGGATCAAACAGGAAATGTGCTTTTATCATAAGGAATTGCCCAATGCCAATCGAACTTAAAAATAGAAAGCTATACGAGATTTTGAGAGACCAAAAAGTAGTCATTCAAAAAGCCGCACCATTGTCAAGTTCTAATTCTTTCTTTGTTTATATGTTCCTTACTGAAGGCGAGCTTCTGGCATTATCCAATGCTTTGAAAACTAATCCAACTCCGGTTGGTTCCAATGTTTTAAACTATTTGAATCATGCTATCACAGAAGCAAAAACAGATCTTAAATGACACGTTTCAAGCTTCTGACCAGAGACCAATTTAGAGAACAAGTTTTTGCCAGAGATAAATATCAGTGCGTGGTTTGTAAAGCGGCTGCGGTCGATTCCCACCATGTTCTCGAAAGACGTTTGTTTAGCGATGGTGGCTATTATCTTACCAATGGAGTTTCCGTCTGTGCCGAATGCCATCTTCAAGCAGAAGCTACTACCATTTCTTGTGATAAATTGAGAGAATTAGCCGGAATCAAAGAGTTCCCCATTCCAGATCATTTGGATCTCAACGGCAAATATGATAAATGGGGTAACGAAATTCTTCCCAATGGGATGCGGTTGAAGGGAGAGTTGTTCGAGGAAGTTCCGGTGCAGAAAATATTGGCACCAATGCTGTCATTATTTGGAGAGCATTTTAAATATCCACGAACTTACCATTTTCCATGGAGCCACGGACTGATCAATGATGATCGGATGCTGGAAGATTTATCATCTTTTCAGGGAGAGCAAGTAGTTTCTACCGTTAAAATGGACGGAGAGAATACTACTTTTTATTCTGATCATCTTCACGCCCGCTCTTTGGACTACAAGCCTCATCCGTCCCGAGACTGGATCAAATCACTACATGGGAGAATCGCTCACGAGATCCCGAAAGGTTATAGAGTCTGCGGAGAAAATGTTTTCGCATCACATTCCATTTATTATCAGCACTTGGACGATTACTTTTTCGTTTTCTCAGTTTGGAACGATAAGAACGTGTGTCAATCGTGGGATGAAACGGTAGAGTGGGCAGAATTGCTTGGACTGAAAACCGTCCCAATTCTCTATGATGGAATATGGGATGAGACCAAAATCAAAGGATTGTATCAGGAAGTATTTAACGGGGATCCGTGCGAAGGATATGTGATCAGGGTGAGACGGGCATTTCACTATCGGGAGTTCAAAAATGTTGTTGGTAAGTTTGTAAGAAAGGGACATGTTAGTCCCGACAACGATCACTGGATGCATCAGAAAGTTATTCCAAACAAATTGAGAACTTCATGAAACATTTTACCTACGTTAATCCAAATCTTCCAATTACATTGGAGGTTTTTTGGCCCGAACGTAAGGAAGATAGTGGATATTATTATTTCATTCCTACAGGCTATGAAGGAAAACAATCTCAATTTGATATTGGTTTTTGTTCCGAATATTTTGATCAAGTTGGTGTATCAAAATTTTTGGATAATGTCTATTCTATAAAAGATGCTCAAGCGGAGTTAAGTTGGAAAAAATCATTGATCGCGGTATTGCCATTGTGTAAAAAGAAAGATTGAATTATGCGTTCTGCTGATTTTTTGTTTCCTGATCGTCGATTTGCTTTGCAAGAGAAAAGGTGCATCAAACCCCCTTTTGGATGCGGCAAAGCGATCAAAGAATTTCCAAACAAATTGTCGGAACGAGAGTATAATATTAGTGCCCTTTGTCTGAATTGTCAAAAGGAAATTTTTGGAGAAGATTAAGATGTAGCTCCCACTCTGGTAGATGAGTTAGCACTCTATCAGTTGGAAGCATCCAGAGAGACCCAATTTGGGTATTGTTTGGCTAACCAAGCAATAAGTGTCCAGAATTAGGAGCGATAGGTTGGACAGGGTTTTGGCGAGTTTTCCTACCTCTTTGGAAAACAAAATTCGCTTTCTTCTTTGTTGTTGGCGCTTTCATTTTAGAGAATTAAAGCATCGGAACTTTTGTAATTACACTCGAAACCCAAATATGAAAAGAGGAAAAGACAATTATTTTTTTATCACAATGATAGAGATTTATTTGTTTAAAAGATCATGAAAGAAATTATCGTAAAAACTCAGCAAGAATTTGACGCTCTTCCTTCCGTATTCGAAGAACACACTAGGATCGTCATTCAAAATAACCCATCGGATGGACGGATTCAGATTAAGAAGTCGTGCGGCAATTCCTCTGTGGTGGCGTGGGGCAATTCCTCTGTGGCGGCGCTCGGCAATTCCTCTGTGGAGGCGTGGGACAATTCCTCTGTGGTGGCGTGGGGCAATTCCTCTGTGGTGGCGTGGGACAATTCCTCTGTGGTGGCGCGTGGCAATTCCTCTGTGGAGGCGTCGGGCAATTCCTCTGTGGTGGCGTGGGGCAATTCCTCTGTGGAGGCGCGTGGCAATTCCTCTGTGGTGGCGTGGGGCAATTCCTCTGTGGTGGCGTCGGGCAATTCCTCTGTGGTGGCGTGGGACAATGTTGGAGTCCATTTGCAATCTGACTCGGCAAGCGTTGTTCTATTTATGTTTGCGGTTTGCTGGATCTTGCAAAAAGGTAGAGTGGAGAAAAAATCGGAAACTGCAACTATTATTGATCCCAAACCAGTCATAGGAACGGACGGATGGCTCAATTCTCAAGGAATTGCCGCCAAAGACGATCATGCAGTTCTTTACAAAAAGGTGTCAGCCAACTTTCAAACTCAAGAAGAAACGACACAAGAAACATGTTGGAAAGTAGGAAAGACAGTAGAACATCCAAATTGGTCTCCAGAGGAATCGGAATGCGGAGAAGGTAAATTTCATGCTTGCTCCCGACCTTACTTTTGTGATGAATTCAGAAACAAAACAGGAGATAGATATATTGCAGTGAGAGTCCCAATCAAAGATTTGTATGTGTGGTCCAATGGATCTTATCCTCACAAGGTTGCGTTTAGAACAGGAACGGTTCTTTATGAATGCAATAAGTTTGGAAAGAAAATAGGTTGATAATTTTGGTGTGCCCTCAAAATCTAAAAAAAACAGAACAAAAATGAAACAAGCAACGGCAATTTTTCTTTTTTGTGTAGATGTAGTTGGCAGTTGAATGAAACACATCATTATCAATATTACATTGAAGACGGATTTACCATTGATCAGCAAGGTATTATTATTAATTCATTTTTGGAATGGGAATATTTAACGGATAAAACAGTTTCTTTCGAGCCTGTAATTATACCTGAAGGCCAACATTTAATTCACATTTATCCGGGCACAATTAAAACTTTAGATCATCGCGCCGGGTTAACAACTCCTTATTATGAAACTATAAAATTAGCGACAGATCAAATAAATGAAAATTTTAGAAAGACTGCTTTGCACGAGGTAGGTCATTCTATAGGTCTTTCGCATACAGGTCAAGGAACAATAATGTGTGCTACTCTTGGGTGTACAAATTTAGATATTACCTGTGCCGATTTAGAACAGTTTTGTGAGGTGTGGAGGTGCGATCCCACTCCACTGTGCAAACGATTAGTAGAGAATACCGCCCAATGAAATTAAACGAGACGACTTCAATGCTATTCCGTGGAAGTGGGAGCATGGAGGAGGGTTTAAGTGCCCGAAATGCACATCTACTACAGAAAAGAACATAAAAGTATCAATCTGTTTTTGCGAAGAATATCCAAAAGAACACTTCCATTTCGAATGTAAGTACTGTAGTCGGGAATCCTTGATGAGGACATCGGATGATAATTAAAATGAATCAGATATGTCAAGCATCTTCGGAAACTGATGGTCACTGTTGTTGCTACTTGTGTTGTTTCAGTAATGTAACTCTTGATCCTGGTAAAAATCATGAAGTGAGTATTAAAACTCATTGGATTCTTCGGATGATTGCTATTGGAATTATTGCCCTATGTTGTATTCGGTGTGTTCCCAAGCAAAGCAATATTGTTATTGAAGTGGCTCCCCCTGACTTTTCTATTCCACCAAGCACTTCAAAAGTGGAAGAGACTGAGTGGAGAGCGCCTAAGAGTAATTGGATTGTTTTTCCTATTTCTCCGCCCGGCACGGTGGATGAGTGGTTTGCAGATGGCACGGCATTGGATCCCTAATCCAAAGAAAGATTGGACGGAACGTGTTTTTGGAAAATCCGTAGTGTTGAAAGAGGATGGAATATATCGTTCTCCTCAAGGAAGAACTTGGCCTTTATGGGCAATTCAGTGTTCTTGCGGAAATATTTTTCATCGAAGCACCATTCAGTTAGCTAAGGGTGTTCGTCGGAAAATGGGATTTTGGTGTAGTTATCAGTGCTTTTGTAATTCTTTGCGTAAGCCTCCCAAAATTAAACCACCTAGCAAGAGAGTTGAGTTTCCTTGTGGATGCGTCAAAGAAGGTAAGTATTATGTAGCACTGGCTAGGAATTGCGTTTTGGATTCTAGTGGAAGTATTTATTCGGTGGTTGGTTGGCGCCATTGGAAACAAAATGTTGGATCTTTGATGGGTTCGAGGAAAGAGAACACTAGGTTCTATCGTTCATCTTATCAAAAGGTAATTTGATGGACTATCATTATATTATTATTTGTGGATGTCTGAGATATACTTGCCTCAATCGAGAACAAGCTGATAAACAACTTAGAAAATTGGCGGATGCAGGTATGAAAGAAGCTCATGTGTATAGAATGTGGGAGACTGTTGATTTAAAGAATCTTAGCAAGATCAAAAAAGACGAGCGGATGCAATTAAGCTACTAACTCGAAGCTTGGCCAGAATATTGCATCTAGACATTCGGGAAAGACCGGATAATGGTGGAATGAGATTGATAAATCTGTGCTACTCCACTCTATGCACAGCGCCTCACTGGCGCGAAAGATATAGGTACATCCTGATCCAGTGTTAATGGATGTGCCATTTTGTTTTTGAAATAACTATAATAGCTTATACTAAAATTTTGGTATTCTTACTATCGGGCCCAAACAGGTTTCGACGGGGAAATGTAGTTAATATTGCGTACAAGAGCGTTCGAACTCTTTTAATCGAACAACGTTATAAATGCTAACGATAATAATGCATTTGTTCAGATGCCCTTGGCAGCCTGAGCACGGCTTAACAATAAGAAGTTCTGGTAATCGTTAAGTTGTCAACCCACAAGAACTGACAGCGCGGAAAGACGAGCAAACAACAGTTTCTCGTGTTCTGTCAAAACACGATGTTGGAGGACAAAACGGAAATCCGTTCGTCCTTCGTTTCTGAACGTAAATCAGATATGTACGTAGATGGTATTATTGAAATTTTTCCGGACGCCGTTCAATTCGGCATGGGTCCACTATGACGCTTTCTTGGCAATATTGCATTTATTATGATTGGCAACTTCTTTACAAAATTCAATCACTTGTTCATCAGTAAAAGTATTGCGAGCATAATTAGCCATAAGTGATACGAATCTAACATTACCAGCAACATATCCTTTGGAATTGTCAATACGATCTAAGCTTGCGTTGTATGGGCTGAGTTTAATTTGCCCACCTTCCCCGCTGTTCTTTGGAAGTATCATCGTTTGATTAGTAAAGGGACACATACCTAATTGTAAGTCCCATAAGTTTTTCAAATAATATTCGGAAACTGGTATGCCATACTTTTCTCTTTTTTCTTTTGCTCGGTTTCGTAAAATTTTAGAAAACCATTTAAACGGCGAATAGACGTCCGATTTTGAATGTTGTATTATGACAGAGAGATCTTGATCATGCATTGTAGGATTCAACGATAATGCGATCCATTCCATTTTGATAGTTGCGTCATATTGATGAGCATTAGCTACGATCTGACAAAAGTCAATCAATTCTTCATCAGAAAATATATTTCTGGCATAATTTGCCATCAGCGATATAAACCTAACATTTTCTACAATATATCCCACTTCATTGTTAATTCTATCAAGGCTACCGTTGTTTGGTTTGTGATAATCCCAACCACAAGATCCTCTTGGTAAGTTCAAAAAATTGCCCGTAAATGGACAAGTGCCTGTTTGAGTATGCCACAATTCTTTTAAAAAATTTTCAGATATATTGCTTAGTCCAATCCGTGTAAACTTTTTTTTAGTTTTGGAGTAACTCTGTCTGGTTCTAATTCGTCGTGTGAACCACCTAAATGGAGATAGTTCGTCCATTTTCTTTACGGGCAAATTTTCAATATGACCTACATGTTTTCTTGGTATTTCTCTATTGCCATAAACCATGGAACATGAAAGAGAACAAAAGAATCTTGTATGTCCTTTTCTCATACGACGATCGTATTCCTTCTTCTCTTTAACGAAAAGCTTCTTGCACTCAAAGCATTCTAATTCAACTGTTTTCATAACGCACTCTCTTTCATAGGTATGTTATTTTATGCACTTCCACCAATAAAATCAATAACATACGAGTCAAAAAATGAACGGCGAAACCTACAAAACTTTGGAGCATTACCATCAATGAAACGTAAAGTTAAAAGAACACCCAAACGAATTGGAAGCTGAGTGGCGTTTCAAAGATGAAACAAACCCGCAAAAATACTTACAGGAGAAAAATATCTATGTTAATATACCCAAGCATGTTGGTGGCTGCGGCAAAAGAAGCCGGAATCAAAGTTCCTAAGAATCCGGACGGTAAATTCGATGCTCATAAGTACCCCCACTTCCAAGCCTTCTGCAATATCCAACTGAATAGACCTATGTTTTCTTTTTCGGAACATTGGGACAATGCCAAAGTGCTTGCTAAGTTTTCCGTCAAGAAACTTAAAAGGCTGACAATTAAGAATTTTATTAAGGCAGGTGGAAGAGTGGTGCTAGGATGAAGAATGTTAAATTTATTTCAGACAACTAATCATTAAAATAACAGTCATGGCACCCAAGAAAAAGCTAAAAATGTTCCACTTTCTAGCAGCCTGTGTTGAAGAGGGTCGTATTAGACCTATTTTGTGGAATGTTAGCGTCAAATCTAACACTAAATATCGTGCTGCTGATGCAGCTAAAGCCGAATTGGAATCAAAAGGATTTACAGTAGGAGATATGGTTGATGTTCCCTATCTCGGCAGATCTAAAGAAAATTGGAGGTGAAAAATGGGACTTTCCGACGAAGAGAGATATTCAGGTATTGCTTATGTCGTGGATGAATTGAGTAGTCTCAAGCCATTTAGGCAATACGAATTCGAAGCTTTTAATCCTATCCTCCAATCCCTTTGGCTTGCTTTCCTCGGAGAATCATCCAATGGAACGCATTGGCTTTTAGGAAGTGACTCCCACCAAAATAAACTAGACGGTCTTGGATTGTTTAGCGCAGCTATGATGCGAGCTAAATCAGAACTTCTGGAAGATGTTGTTTTCCAAAAAGATGATCAAGATGACGATGGAGAAGATGATGAAGAAGACGATCCGTCAGATGCTTGGCTCAAATACCAAAAAGAGTTTGCGCCTGATGCTTTAAAATTTCTATCAGATCAACGCGATAATTCTGCTATTCGTCCAAATGAAGATCGGGATGTTTTCTTCATTTATCGAATGACGGAAAATTACTTTTATCGCGCTAATCGATACCCGGATGAATTTGCAGAGAAGCTTCGTCCCTTGACCGATAAAATGTGTCAGTTACAAGGACTATGTTATCATGCGTTTTCCACTAATCCCGTATTCTTAAAAGCTTGGATGGCAGGCAATATCTTCGAAAAGATCTTGACCTATGACTCCAAGGACATGGTTAATCAATGGTTCAAAAAATACTGTTTGCATCACTATGTCAGTTTGGACAATCTGGATAATCAGTTCATCTGGGATACCTTTAAACAATATCAGAAAGAAAATCCAAATCTCCAATCTCGTTTTGAGGTTGTCTTAAAGTTTGTAGGTAGGCAATATCATTATAAGGATTCACACGAAGATCTCTTTAAGATGATTGAGGAACATAATAAGGGCGCAGAAGAAAAAATCGATTTGGACAAAATCAAAGCTCTATGTCAAGAGAATGCAGATAAGCACACAAAATACGAAAAGGAAATGCGAGAAGGCTATAGTTCGTATTGTCATTTGACGGAGCAAGAACTTTGAAGATTTTGGTTTATGATACCAAGCATAAGTTTCCTTGGAAGGTTCCTTTTCAGGAAATTCGATGTGGAACTTTTCGATATTGGTGTTATTTTGTTTGGTATGGAATCAAAAAGTTAGCACGGGAATTTTACTACACGAAGATCAAATGATTAGAATTTACGTGCCAAGACCTTACAAAGGACCATATCCTGTTGGCAACTGTTCTTGTGGGAAACCAACATCTTGTCAAAAGGATGGAAAATTTCGTTGTAGTGAATGTCAATGGTTCGATAATATTCGCAGGAAACAAAGAGAAAAAACATGAATACTGTGTATGTTGTTGTATATGACTATTATCGCCTTTATGATGTCGATGTTCAGGTTTTTGAATCTCCAGGATCAGATTGAAGAATGGTTCGATTTGGACAATGACAGATGCGTGGAAGATGTCCGTCAAATCAATAAGTTTATCTCAGAAAAAAAGTATGGTGAAGCGATCGAATTTTTCAATGAATCTCATGAGTGTTATGAGTTTGAGTTTAAAGTTCGTGTGTATGTGCGAATTCCTGAAAAATGTGGCGCCAGTCCTAAGATTTTTAAAGAGGATTATTTTGGATCTTCACTTGCCGATAAGGAAAAAGAGTGGAAAAACGAAATTGCTAATGGAAAGACTAAATTAGGTTTTGAAGAATGGCAAAAGAAGCAAAAGAGATTGAGGGAAATTTCATGAAGCGTAAGGTTGAGAGTTGGGTTTTTACTCATAAAGGTAAAAAATACCGAGCTTACACAGATGGCTTTCGAACATTTACTGTAATGCTGCCTATTGTTAAAAAAAAGAGTTTTGCTAAACTTTGCACCTTCGATAGTGCTAACAATGCGAGTTGAAAATGAGATGGCAATTAGATCAAAAGAATAAATCCGACTCCAAGCGCAAATATGGATTTAAAGATACTGATCCTCTTGCCTCCCATTCTGTTTCTAACCGAGAGCTATGGAAAAGCGGTGGATATCAATCTTCTGCCAAAGAAAAAAAAGATGCTAAGCGCCAGCCAACAATATAAAATAGCGTGTAACCTGTTCAGAAAGGCAGAAGAAGAGAAAAATTTCTTAGGAATGGTCGTGGCTCTAGCAGCTATTCATGCAGCTCTTCGATTTCTAGGGAGCGTTCCATCGTGAGCCAGTGCGAAGTTTTATAGGAGCCTTTGAAATAATCATAGTTAAAAATCGATTTTTTGAGGATTATATGCAACCACCATTCTACACCAATCGATGAATTCATTAGTTGTTAATGTGTTTCTCATCAGGTTTATTCTCTTGTGAACCCATTGAATATTTCCTTCGATATATCCCTTTGAATTATCGATACGATCTATTGAGGCTGTAGTTCGAGAATTTTTTCCAAATCCGAACACAAGTGGATATCCAGTGAATGCACATTTTCGGCTCTGTTTCTCAAAAAGTAGCCATGCATTCTCTATTGTGATAGTGAATTCAAGACCTCGTCTCTCAGCACTCCTTTGGCATCTACCCCAAAATTTTCTTCCAATCTCTCCAAAACCGATAAAACCTGAGTTGTTGGGACCACTATTGCGTAAATATTGATCCCTGCGGCATCCACACGAAGTTGTCAATCCTCTTTTTATCGAACTTTGCAAAACGATAAACTTTTCATTGCCACAATTCAAGCAATGGCAAATAGCATAGTAACTGCCTCTGGCTTTTCCATATTCTGTTTTTCCTGCCTGTTCCATTGCATATACTTTCAAAAACCAAAAGTTTGACCAACCAAATTGGTTAATGGCGGTTTTCTTGCCCTTGGAATACATCCACAATTCGCCATTCTACTGCGTCTAAGATTAGTTGGCATTCTAATAACTTTGTTGCCACATTGACATTGACACTCGGCATGATATAGTGTGCCCTTCTTTATCATTCCAATAACTTCAAGCATTCCAAACTTTTGACCTGTTATATCTTTAAAGCTCGTTTTTTGATCCTTCATATCTGCAATGCCGCTTTATGCCTAAATAGAGGATAAATAGTTGTGATTACATATGTAATTGGAGATGCGACCAACCTAAAGCCTAATGGAATCATCATTATCGCACACGTGTGCAATGATATTGGTGTTTTTTCCGCTGGTTTCGCTTTAGCGATTGCTAATCGCCATCCAAGATCTAAAACTGCCTATGAAGATTGGCACAACTGTAGATCACCTTATACCAATTTTCCTTTTTGTCTTGGGGAAGTTCAGTTAGTTCGCGTAGTCAATGAAATCTACGTTGCCAATATGATCGGACAACATGGTATCAGAATGAAGGATGTGTTAGAGAAACCTCCGATTCGATATGAAGCCGTGGAGAAATGCCTTACCACTGTTGCTACTTTAACGAGATCTTTGCAAGCATCTATCCATATGCCAAGGATTGGATGTGGGTTGGCTGGGTCAAAGTGGGAAATAATGGAACCCATAATCTCTAAAGCGCTTGATGGACTTAGCGTGTATGTGTATGATTTACCCCACAAAGCAAGGAAATAATATGAAAGAAGTTATCCACGAAGTCAAGAAATATTTCGAGAGAACAGTTCAGGATGCGGATACTTTCCAAAAGAGAGTTGCGCCGTTGGACGGAGAGCTGGCTAAAAAAATTAGGCACGCCAAAGAAACGAACGAAGAAATAGTCAAGCACATTCAGGAAAGAAACAAATAAAATGCCGACATGGTTTGGTTTCGTACTTTTAGCTGGTGCCTTATTTTCAGCATATGTACAAATTAAAACATTCATACATGATGAGCGAAAACGAAACAAAATTTTATAAAAAAAGACTTGAGGATTAATCATGGAAAAAGATAATCCAGATTATGATAAGACTGTTGAATTCATGGTGGAAAGTGCTGAAAGACAGGGTGCCGCCTGTATTAGTACAAGTGATGGGCATGTCATCATGTTCCGCAGGGATCATTTAGAAGAGTTGCTTAAAAAGAATCCCGATGCTAAACTTCTAACTGTGTTTGTTCAAAGGCGCAATTTCAAAAATTGAAAATGAGCTACATTAAATGTCAGAGATGCGGATGGTTGCTTCCGCCCGGAACCAAACACGGAAAGTATATAGGTAAGTTCCACTTTTGGACATTAGTAGAGTGTACTAACATTTTATCTGCCAATACAATAAAAAACGTATGTAACATATTTTTAGTTTATATTGCCTGTGTTAGTTTCTTCATGTGGGAAAGATTAAAGCGATGAATCAAAAGTTTTTGTTCATTGGCATTGGGTACGGAGGATATGGCGGCGAGCCATTTTCTTGTTCTTGTCGTGGAATTCCCATAACAATGGATTTGGAACATGTGCTCAATTTAGTAGCTGAAGAGCATCCCAGTATTCGATCTCACATCGAAGAGTTGCTGGTTATTCAAAATGATGAAGTGGTAAGGCATTTTGGATTTAAAGAGTTGGATGAACAACACCACCAAGACCTGTTGATAGAATAATACCATGCCTTGGCTACCTTACGATCAAAATAGACCACCTAAGGATGGACAAAAAGTTCGTTATCGATATAAGAAATCCGATGGTAATTGGGACGATTGGATTGCATCGGGGCTCGGTACCGGCTCTCTCTGTAATGGCAAGAAACCACCTGATAATATTCAATGGGAAATCTGGTGGGAAGAGAAAGAACTTGATGAGCTGCCTTTAAATCGTCCTAAAATTGGAGAAATAATTAGAGTAAAATCCGATAAAGGCGAAGGTTGGATCGGAGCCATTGGACATGTTACTAAACATGAAAACTCATATTTAGCCTACATTGAGTGGGTAAAAATTCCAGACAAATGTCCTCCAAATCAGTGGGGATTTCCTAACCAACATGTAGAGTTGGTATCTTCAGTTCCAGATGTTCCTCTCGAAATAGACGATCGGGTTATCGTGGAAATTTGGGGAGATAAAGAAGTAACTGGAACCTATCTTGGACATCATGGTGGTGAGCCCCTAGTTTATTTAAATGAACCATATCATAATGCTGGATCTGCTTCTTGGGCAACAGCTTGGCATGGTGGTATTGCAAAAGTTCTTAAAGAACGCGGACTGGATCCTAATGCTCCTCGATGTTGGAAAATAACACCTTCACAATCACGGATTGTTAAAGTAATCAAAAAGGAAGAAAAGAAAATGTCCGAAGAAAAAGAAAATCAGTCGTTTGGAAAAATGTTAAAACAAGACTTTACCAACGCTGCATGGCGCGGGGCAGCAACTCAACTAACAAATGCTGTTCAAGGAGCCATCTTACTGATGCTCAAGGACAAAGGAGCAGACGAGAACAAGATTGCCGTGATGAAGGAAATTTTGGATACAGAATATGGTAAAATTTTGATCCGTGCCATTTTGGGATATAGCTTAACTTATATGCCAACCATCGGGGAGGATCCAAGAGTTCAACGTTTAGCTGAGGAATTCAGGGTATCAGCCATGGATCGCTCCATGGAGGAAGTTGTGGGAGCTGCATCTCAATACTTGATGCCAGCAGTAAAGACAGCCATTGCAGCCCTTCCTCCTATCGAGGAGGCGGTACCTGAGGTGCTCAAGTCTAAGAAAAAGAAGCGAGTCAGCCACAAAACACGAGTGGCGGAAGAACAGGAAGTTGAGGAAACTGAACAAGTGGCGAAGAAAGCTGAGGCGCCATGATGCCTTTTCTTTTTATTCTAACGTTCTATCTTGGAGGATTGGTTGCCTCTATGGGTAGAAGTTTTCGTAGCTACCGAGAAAATAAATTCTTTGAGGAATATGGATTTTATGATCTTCCAATTCCAGTCAAACTTCGTTGGGGATGGTTGGTCTTTAAGAATGAAGGTTTGCTTTGGTTTTTGAGAGTAGCATGACCAAAAAATCAGAACACGATTGTCCCTGTTGCACTTGCGGACAAATGGAATTGAGTTGGTCAGATCGGTCTTGGTACGTTTATCCTGATGATATAGTAGCAATCGTTAATGCGATCATCAGTTGTGCCTTGGATCATTATTATGATCGATATGATGGAGTGCCACATGGACTGACATGGATTAAAAAGGGATTAGATGATGCTGTTAGACCTATTATAGTCAAGCATCTATCCGCTATTAATTCAGAATGGGAAGATCATTCAGTGGATATGAATGAAAGCCAACGGAAATCTTTCCGAGAAGAATTGCTTGCAAAAGTTAAAGAGATTATGAGTTAAAGATGAAGTATCTAGCAAGAAAGATTTGTTGCGAATTTTGCTCGTTCGAGTGTATAACTTGGGATGGTTTGTTGAATCATCTAAGGCGCGCACACACAGATATTTGTCCATTTACATACGACAAGAAATTATGAGGGGCGGTTCCCATCGCCTAACGGCAGCGAACGAATTTCGCAATTTTTGTATTGCCTCTTGTCAGAGAGTTAAACTGAACGCGCGCATCAGGCGATCTGATACCTTTTTCAAGGAGAATTAACATGATTAATGTTCAACACGATGTCAAAGAAAATGTGCTTACAATCAAGGTCGATCTTAGTCAGAACCACGGGACTTCTCAGTCGGGGAAATCCGATCGTGTAGCTTCGTCGGAAGGATTCATTAGTCTTGCGGAAGCGGGACATGATGACATCGCTTTTTCGCTCAACGTTAATAAGCGCCAAGCAAAATCGTCCAAGTAACTTTGTCAGTTTGTGGAAACTGATTGAAACGGGTGTGTAAATACCGCAGGGGCAATGTCCAAAAAACTTGCCCCTAATTTTTAAAGGAAGTCATGCGTTGGCTCAACTCTATTGAACAACACGTTTTAGAATATGTTGCCACCGTTCCCTTTGAAGAAAGAAAGTTAGCGGATCCTTTCAAAAAAGGAACGCCTGAAGATTTGGCTTTTGATGTGCTAGCGCATAGAGGATTGGTAGTTCCTGCACATTGCGATCAATCAGGGATAACTTATATTCTTTCTGGTGTCGCAATTCTAATTCGTTCCGCTCTCAAAGTTAAAAATTGCTCTATATAGAATTCTATGCCTTGGCTAAATTACAATCCTAAACGACCTCCGAATCCGGGACAACTAGTTCGTCAGGTTGATAAATATGGTATTCCGGGTCCCGCAATATCTCTTAGTGGCGGTTCTTGGATGGTAACTGGGGAGTCTCATCCCGAAGGAATGGATCAATTTCAAGTTCTTTGGGGATTGGAAAAACCACCTCCTGTTGGAACTAAAGTCAAGATCCATATTATTGATCCTTCTGCATCTAGCCTTAGCCATTTGAACGGTGTAGTTGGAGAAGTCACTTATAGTAGCGGAAATGAAGCTCATATTAAGTGGGAAGAAAATTCCGTACCAAAAATTACGAGGGATTGGAGGTTTCCCAATCCTAATTTGGAGTTGGTGCCTCCACTTACAGAAGCCAAACCTAAGATTGGGCAAATTTGGTATAATGATGCTCTTGAATGGAAAATCAAAATTGTAGCTTCTAAACATCCCAATCTACTTGGATGCGAAACGCTTGAAAGTGGGCGATCTGGATTTGTTAAGGGACAAATTTATGATGAGTTCTGTCATAATTTTCCTATATCAACCGGTCATCGCTTAGGGATGGGGTCTGCATGGAGACTTGTTTGGGATGTCTCTGCTGCTTCTGAACCTTCAAACAGTATCTCTGAAGCTCCTCAAGGTGTAGGAATGGAACCTTCTGCTATTAAACCAGTTAAAGTTGGGCAGATCTATCGAACCAAAACAGGTTGGACAGTCAAGATTCATTCCGTTTTTGTTGATTATGCAGACGCGGAAGTAATTCATCCTTCGAATTCTGGTTTTAAAAGTGGAACCATTATCAAGAGGGTTGGAATTTTAAATAAAGATGGAACTCCTGATGGTTGGAAAGAATGGTCATTGGTTGAAGAGAACACTATGAGCAAATTCAAAACAGGAACTCGGGTTTGGCATGCTAAATATGGAGAAGGAACCATCGCTAGTGATGAGGCAAATGGTTATTTCGATGTGTGGTTTAACGAGGGCATCTTAAATATAAATTCTGATAAATTGCTAGTTATTCCTAAGCGCAGAGAACGCGTTACTTTCACGATTGACGACGCAGAGATTACTGGAACTTTCATTGGTGGCGAAGCAGGCGGATATCCTATAGTCTGGGTGGATGAACCATTCAAAACTGGTGGGCACCATTCTTGGTTTCCAGATGAATATCTTTCTAATAATAGAGCTAAAATTGTTAAGCAATTTTTGGAAAAGGAAGGATTTTCTACCGAACTTAGGCGATGCTTTTAGCTTGACGAGTACAGTATAACAAACTATCTAATAATTGAATCAGAAAGAGAGGAAACGATGAAAGAAGAAACGGCAACTCAGGAAACAAAAGAAGATCAGAAGTCATTCGGAAAAATGTTCAAAGCTGACTTTACTAAAGCAGCCTGGAGAACAGGGGCCACTCAATTAACGAATGCAGCCCAAGCTGGCATTTTAGCTATGCTAAAAGATCGTGGCGCTGATGAAAACAAATTGGCATTGGCTCGGGAACTATTGGACACTCCGATGGGAGCAGTCCTGATTCGAGCGGTGTTGGGCTATAGTTTGACTTATATGCCCATGGTCAAAGATGATCCTCGGGGTCAGCGATTGGCGGAAGAGCTACGTGTTTCCGCGATGGATCGTGGGAGCGAAGAAGTTCTGGGAGCCGTTTTCGAATATCTCATGCCCGCTGTGCAAACTGCGGTTGCAGCTCTTCCTCCTATCGAGACAGCTATTCCCGAGGTATTAAAACCGAAGCGAAAGCGCGTTTCCGCACCCAAAGCTCGTGTATCCCCTCCCGTGGAAGTTAAAGAAGAAATCGCCACAGAGACGACAGAAGAAACGGTTACTGGAGAAAAAAAGGCAGCAGAGCTTCCGACACCTGGCGTTGTTTAGTTAATGGAATAATTTCTGGACTTGTCTCTCTTAAATGTTTAAATCCTACGAGTGTTGCCATTAAAAAATAACCTCCTGCTTTTGGTAGGATGAGCGACAAGTCAAGGACTTTAGTCATTGGTAATTGACAAAAATTACTATTACAGATGATGACTTTATTGGTGGAAGTTAGTGGAGGACGTGAAAGTGAATGCCGAAGTTGGCCAGGTTTGGTATAATGAAAGTAGAGATTGGAAGGTTAGGATCACTGCTATCAAAAATAACATAGTTAGTGCCAATCCAAATTGGAACCAGCAATACATATTCTGATGGGCATGAATATTCTTGTTTAACTAGCTTACCTTTTTATTCGAAATGGAAGATGATTAGGGAAGCTCCTAAAATGAAGGTGGGGCAAATATGGAAAAGCGACGGCTCGGCTAACTCTGAAGGTTGGACTGTTAAGGTTACTGATATTCATTTTAAAGGAGAGATAGCTATTGTTAACACCGAGACAATTGAGCCCGGTTTTAGTAGAGGCTACAAAGGAGAACAAAACTTCAATTTTGATTCCCTTAAAGAAAATGGGGAATGGAGTTTTTTAGGATGGAAGTTGGTCGAAGAGTCTAAAATGGAAGACACCAAGTATGATCGCCATCTCAAGATTGGCCAAATTTGGCAATGCGCTGATGGTTGGAAGGTTAAAATTACTGGTTACGCTGACAGTGTGTTTCAGGCTGAAACTTTAGAATCTGGCAGGTACAGCCACGCAAAAATAATTGATAATTTTCAAAGCCGTAGCTTTGAGATGACTAAAGAATGGACATTGGTTAAAGATGTCGGAACCAAAGAGCGACCTCCTATCGGTACTATTATTGAAATAAATAATGGATCAGATAAAGGTGTTCGTGGTATTGTGATCGAACATAACAAAAGTGAATCAAAGCATGCTAAAATCAGATGGCTTTTTGCAGAAAGAAATCGAGATGCTGTTCAAGACTGGTCATTTCCTAATGAAAATGTAGATATTGTTTGTATTCCTAAAGTCCGTGTTGGGCAATTTATTCAATATAAAAAGGGCGATATTGTCAAAATTACTGGGTTTGAGTTAAATGAGTATGAGTGGTTTATTCAAGGCGAAGTAATTAAAGGAGCTGTTTGGAATCAAGGATATTTTTCAGATCACTTTACTAAGCTAGATTCAGATGGTAACTTTTGGTATAAAGAAGATTGGAAAATAGTAGAAGATCCATCTAAACAATCCATGCCGCCCACAACTAAATTCAAAACAGGAACTCGGGTATGGAACGATGCTTTAGGAGAAGGAATAGTTACTAATATGGATACAGCCGAACACGCTTGTGTTCGTGTTAGATTTGATAGTTATACATACGCTGATGACAAGGATTATCATTATGTCCCACAACCTGAGTTAATTGTTATTCCAAAGCGTGGGGATCGAATCGTTTTTACCATTGATGGAAGTGAAATCAGTGGAACATTTCTTGGTGGTGAAAAAGGCGGATATCCAATTGTTTATGTGGATAAAGAATTCGATATCAGTGCTTGTTGTTCTTGGTCGCCTAACCAATATCCGACTCTTCCAAAATTAACAATTGTTAAGAATTTCTTGGAAGAAGAAGGATATGATGTTCGAGAGAAAAGATATTTTCAATTGAATTTTCCTGAGGTGGAAGGGTTTCGAGTAATCGAGCCAGAAAATAAAGAGACGAGCCAAGTTGATAAAGAATTTTGGGATAACATCGCATTCTTTTATCGATTAAAAAACACAGAAGTAATTTCTCATCGAGGATCATTTGGACAAACCTTCAAAGGTGATTTGAAGAATGCACTATGGCGAACAGGTGCAACCCAATTGACCAATGCTGTCCAATCTAGTGTTCTTGCCATACTTCATGATCGTGGCATGAAAGAGGACAGATTAACAGTAGTTCGGGAAATGATTGATACTCCAGTGGGAGCAGTTTTCATTCGGGCTTTGCTTGGTTATGCCATCACTTATATGCCGGTAGTGAAAGAAGATTTGTGGGCCCAGCGATTGGCGGAAGAGTTGAGAGTGTCCGCAATGGATCGTGGTGCTGAAGAAGTTATAGGAACTGTTTTCCAATATCTCATGCCCGCAGTGCAAGTAACGATTGCCGAACTGCCACCTATTGAAACGGTGGTTCCTAAGGTGGTTAAGCCAAAGAAAAAGCGGGTTGCATCTCCAAGAACCCGTGTGGATTCTTCTACGAAAGCTAAAGAAGAGGTAGTAGAAACATCAGAAAAGATAGTTGAAGAAGAAAAATTGAAATTGATGGAAGTTCCGACATAAATTAGAAGAGTTGAAAAGAATCATTTGGGAGCACATATGAGTCAGCGAAGTCGGTTAGAAGATCGTTACACCGTTGTTTGTCTGGGATGCAACACAGAATGGTGCGATCCAGAAAAGAAGCCGCACCAAAAATATCCTAAAGTGTGTCCAGGATGTGGAAGAACAAGTCGAGAGAACAGAAATCTGGCTAGAAAGAAAAGCCTATGAATAAAGACTACAAATTAAAAGCATTAAGAATCAGTTCTATTAAAGCAATCATCAAAGAGATCGACGACTATAAAAAATACACACAAGAGAGCGATTATACAGATACTGGCGATGTTTGGGAGTTGCTTGATAATATTCAAGAAGACCTTACTACATATATAAGTACATCCGCTCATCGGCGAAAGAGACGGCAAAAGAAACCCCAACGCCCCACAAGCTTGGACAAATTTTAGGAGCAGAATTTATGGCTACGCGTAAGTGGAGCGAGTTGAAGGACAGGATGGCGCCTGAGCGCAGGGCTCGGGTTGATGCAGCCGTGCGTCAAGAGCTGCACGCAATGAAGATCAAAGTTTCGGAAAAATTAAAACAGAAAAGTAAAGACATGATTCTGAAACCTTGGATGTATTGGCTGCTTGCGGGCATGTATGCTGTTTTTATGGGGGCAAGTATCTATAAACAGTTTTGGCTTCCTACCATTATAGGTATCATTGGGATTATAGTAATGGCGATTTGTGCCATAGATGCCAAAAGATATTGGAAAGAAAACAACCATGATTAAAGTTCTTGAAGTGGATCAATGGACTTCCACCGGCAATGTTGCTAATTTCTCCATGGAAGAATGGGAAAAGGATACCCAAGGAACGTTAGCTAAAGTGGCAGGAGGAGATTCCGAAGCCATTAAGGTAATTTTTGGTGGTCGAGCACGAGTATTGACGGTTCATGATTTTTCTCAACCATATATTGGGGACGTTTGGTTCAAAGAAGAAAACGGCAAATTAGTTCTCTATAAGTGTAATTACGATAGTAGCGATTAAATTTCAGGACGAGTAGGAACAACATGGTTGGTCAGCAATATACGGATAGCATGGATCGGGACAGAATTCTAATCCCTGAAAAGGATTTAGGATTATATTTCTTGTGTCGGGTTTATTTTCGAAATACTGGGTATTGTGGGAAAATTAAGATTAAAAAGTCTTTGTTTGATAACGATAGGTATGGATTTTTTCAGGGGTAGGATTTTGTGTTTCAAGTAATTGAGTTGCGATTTAATAATGGTATGATGAAAGAAACAGTGATTAAACGTGGCTTTCCCAATAGATCAGGTGCGGAAAGCTACGCCCGCACAAGAAATCGAGGATATGATCTGCCAAAATCTACTAGTGATATTGTTTCTTTTGTAGTTAAGGTTCAGCCATGATTTCTTGGATATTAAAGATTGCAATAATTGTAGTAATGGTTTTGGTTGCGTTCGTTTATAGATGATGTGATTTAGGGGCAACTTCCCATCGCCTAACGGCGCTGATTGAAAACGAAAGGTCATGCGCATGGATGATAAAAATATGTCGATTAAACAATTTTTGCATCGCTCAGGACAAGTCAAAAGTGCAATGGCTTTTCTAGCTCAGTATCGTGAGTATCTAACCACTGGAGAGTTAGCTCCTATTGTCAGTCCTATTCTAGCTAAGATCGATGTGCATGAAATACAACCGGCGCCAGGAATAGAACTTATTAGAAATGCTGTTTTGGCGCACCATCTTGCCATTACTATTCGGCAAGAAGAAACTAAACAATCCCGACGAGAGACGTCAAACCTTTTTAACAAGCCCAATAAGAAAAATTACATAGCTACTGTTTTTAATGCTAAGGGTGAAGTATTAAAGAGCAAAGAATTACCGTTGGATACGGATGGGATTAGGTGGTGTGATAGAAGATTAATTGAAGCAGAGCCCGGTTCTTATGGAGAAGTGGCTCATGCGGTAATGACTGACAAAGAAGGTAATCCGTTGGTCATTTATGTGTCTAGGTTGGAGAGTATGGGAAGATTGCTTCGAAAGAAGAAAGGACCAACGGTTCAAAAGAAATCACTTGGTTTGACAAAACCATTTGTGTGGTTTGCTCGGGCAAAACAAAGTAAAAGTAATTTTTCAGCAGGTTGAACATGGGAAATCCGAATAGTGGAAAAGTAAAATGGGTAATCCTTGTGGGTCTACCTGATATGTTAGATCCCTACTGGAAAAGTATAGAGCCAAGCACTGGTGATATGACTCCATGTTGGTTTGGACAGACTGTTTGTAACGGCTCCATTAGTGATTTACCAAAAATTTACGACACCAAATATGATGCCGAAAAAATAATGACTAAGTTGAAAGATAAGAAGAGTTCCCATACTTCAATATATACTCTATCAATCCAAAAATATAATCCACGCAAGTCTCATCCATGATTTGATGCATTGAAAGGATTTTGTTCCGGGTCGCAGTATTCGGTTATCAATAAGCCAGAGATCGTGGGTGCGAATCCCACTACCCGTAAAACGGGTATCGTCTAGAAGCCTAGGACACTGACAAATCTCCGACCACGATTTTTATCCGGGACACAATTTTGTGTTAGCACTAAAACTAACTTTGGGTCGAAGTTAATTCGGTTATCACTTTTGCGATTACCTCCGAATTACGCTTACTTATCCAAAGCTTTTTTAAAAAAGGAAAGACATATGTCATATTCATCTCATATCAGTAAAAATCCCTCCCAAACTGAAATGGCGCGCCCAGATCAAGTCCAGAACTCGGCAGGCGGATATGTTTTTCAGGTTGATAAATGGCAACGTTTAGATCGTTTTCTCATTCTTGGGAACGAAGGCGGCACCTATTACGCTACGGAAAAACAACTTACCTTTGAGAATGTCAAGTGCATTTCAGAATGTCTCAAAGAGGATGCTTCTCGCACCATTCATCGGATCGTGGAGATTTCGTATGCGGGGCGAGCACCTAAAAATGATCCTGCCATTTTCGCTTTGGCATTGGCAGCCTCCCATCAGGATCTCAAAGTCCGACAAGAAGCGTTATCTTATCTTCCCCAAGTATGTCGAATTGGAACTCATTTGTTCCATTTTGCTAGGGACATCGATAAACTTCGAAAGTGGTCGCGAGGTTTGAGAACCGCAGTTTCCAAATGGTATCTTCGCCGTTCCCCGGAGAGCCTTGCTCTTCAAGCTATTAAATATCAACAGCGAGATGGATGGAGCCATCGAGATTTGCTTCGTTTGGCTCGTCCTAATCCCAAGGATTGCAAGAAGCCGGTGGATACAGCTACGCATGCCAAGTTTGTTCAGCAGTTTGGCTCTGCCTTCCGTTGGATTGTGGATAGGGATCATCTTGGAGAACGTAAAGTCGGAGGAGAATTGAAAACCAAATCTTTTCCGATTCGGGAGTATCAAGGATACCAGAAAACAGATCTTCCGGCTTTGATTCAAGCCTTTGATCAACTTCATGCTTCTAAAGATTTAAAAGAAGTTATCACTCTCATTCGGGAATTTAAAATGCCCCACGAAGCTGTTCCTAATGAATGGAAGGATAAACCGGAAGTTTGGGAAGCTTTACTAGAAGGAATGGGAATTACCGCCATCATTCGTAATTTGGGAAAAATGACCAATGTTGGATTGTTAAAACCCTTGGGAAGTAATACCACTCAGGTGGTGGAAAAATTGACTAATGAAAAAGTCCTGAAAGAAGGACGCGTTCATCCCATTGCTATTCTTTTCGCTCAAAAGGTGTATGCTCAGGGACATGGAGACAAAGGAAAGCTGTCTTGGACGACTGTTAAGCCGATCGTAGATGCTTTGGATGATGCCTTTTATTTTGCTTTCAAGACGATTCGTCCTACTGGTAAAAATCATTTGTTAGCGTTGGATGTTAGTGGATCCATGGGATGTAGCTATATTGCAGGTACTAGTTTGTCAGCTATGGAAGCTTCGGCAGCTATGGCTATGATCACTATGCGAGCTGAGCCCAATTATCATTTGGTTGGATTTTCTAGTGCTAGTGGTGGATATGGTGGTAAGTGGGGTGGCGGACAGTCCAAGATGATAGAGATTGACATTACTAAGAAGACTCGTCTTAACACAGTGATTGAAACTGTTTCTAAAATTCCGATGGGCGGAACAGATTGCGCTTTGCCTATGCTGTATGCTATGGATAATAAGTTGGACGTAGATACTTTTGCTATATATACTGATAGCGAGACCTGGCATGGAGACATTCATCCTTACCAAGCTTTGAAGCAGTATCGAGAAAAATCAGGACGAAATGCTAAACTGGTTGTGGTAGGAATGACGGCAACGGAATTTTCCATTGCTGCGCCTGATGATAATGGAATGCTTGATGTCGTGGGCTTTGATACTGCGGCGCCTGACATCATGGCAAATTTTTCTATGGGATGAAAGGATTTAGTTCTCATTTTTCGCTTTGGGTCGAAGCAATTTGGTTATCAATGGACAACACCGAATTGCAACCACTTATCCAAAGCATCTATTTTTTTTGGTTTCGGGTCGAATTTACTCGGTTATCAATGTTATTGAATCAATCCCGAGTAGAAACACTTATCTGAAACAATTTTATATCATGGAAAGTATCACTCATGAATGATTTTTTGTTTTTTGGATGCTGGGAAGAAGGAATCTGTGGGCATTATTTGGCCAACAAATTCGGAGAGAGACAATTGTTGGAAGACAATCGCCTTCCATTGGATGGCACCTTTCAGCCTATCAAAGAAGTAGTGGGAACTTGGCGCAGGATAGCTATTCACGGCAGGAACCACAGAATTCTTACCATTTTGGCCGGATGGGATCAAACTGTGGATAAAAGACCCGGCTCCAACGCCGCTTTTGTTTCTGATGGTATTCAAACTGTAGACGAGATGCTAGCACGAGCCGAGAAGATCTTTCCAAAACAGCATGCTCGATTGTTCAAAGGAAATCAAAAGTTTGAATTAGTGTCAGAATAAAACAACAGGAGAAAAAACATGAGCGAAAATAAATCAACTTGGACAAAACTAATTGTCGGCAACATAGTCTTGGCAACAGCATCAGTTTTAGCTAATAAAGGTGTAGATTATTTAGTCACAAAGATCAAACAGAAGCTGAAAGAGAAAAAATGAGAAATTGGTTATGGCTCTTGACATTATGTGGGTGCGCGGCGTTTAGTAGGGATTGTTCTTCTTGCACAGCGTCTAACTTTGGTTCTGATTGGATTGTTGTACAATACAATTATAATGTAACTCCCATCAATTGTTGGATGCTAAGAAACACAGCCATTACTAATGAAACTCAGACAGATGGAATATATTGGAAATCTTCAGATGGACATTTGGTTCATATTTCGGGATGGTATAATCGAGCCCAAGTTAATAATGGAGACTGGAAAGGTGCCGTTCACCAATTAAATGTCGATTATGATGGTTGTACAGAGGGCGCTTATCGAATTCAAGATGCCGGATTGGAAAGGAAGGATTGATCATGGGCACACATTTAGATAGAGAAAAAGCAAAAACGTTTCGTCAAGAGCAAGCTCAAAAAAGGCAAGATGCTTATAATAAACTGACGATCGAGCAAAAGATCGATAAACTAGATTTTAAGTTCGGTAAAGGAGTTGGAGCTAAGAAAGAGCGCGCCCGCCTTCAAAAGCGATTGGAAGAACAATCAGGGCGCCGTATGGAAACCAAAGTTCCAACTGAATTGGAAAAATCAGACGGAAAAACTAAATGAGTACATCAAAGTCTAAGGAATATGGCATTTGGGTCCAACCTAAAGATAACTCCAATAATGGTTATATTTGCCTTACATTTGATTGCAAAGAGCAAGCAGAGGAGTATTTGAAAGAACATGTTACATCCTTGAGATTCCACAATGAGATCAGAGAAATATTAGATGGGGTTATCAAAGGGCGCGCATCATGAAAGTATCCGAACTAATAGCACAACTTAAAGATGCTGATCCCGAAGCCATTGTGGTGGTAAGTTGTTTGGTTAATCGCAATGTCATGGGGCAGCGATGCGAAGTTCTGGTTAAAGTTAATTCCGTAGAACATGGCTCAGGAAAACCCAAGCTTCATTTTGACCGCGGACGGGAACCGGATGAAGGCGAAGATAAATTGACATGCTTAGTGTGTGAAGGATCATGATTAACGCAAGAGTTTTGATTCAAGTAGATCAAGAAAAGCGATTGTTCGGCAGAGTGGTCGGGCAAAGTTTGATTGGCAATCCATTGATGGAACCCCAAACTGCCAAGTTATATTTGATGGTGGAATTGGATAATCAAGCCCAAGAAGAAAGTACTTCGACAGAACAACGTCCTATGGGAGAATCTATTACCAAGCATAAGCACGTTTGGATGTGCGAAACGGACGCCCAAGCATTAGTTAATGAAGGATTGATAATTAATTCAAGTGACAACAAGATTAGAGATCGGTCATTTGGAAATTTTCGAGGAACCAAGGTGAATATCAATGAGGAAGTTCAACCGGGAACTTTCAAAACGTTGGATGGAAAGATTCACAAACTATGAACATAGTCTTTACTGACGACGAAATTCCGCGCCATGATTTGGCAGAGGAAATTTTAGGATCTCATCATACATTGTTTCATGCCTATAATGCGAATGAAGCCATTGCAATTATAGAAATCTTGACTAAAAGTGGAGAGGTGATTGGTCTTTATATGACAGATCATGACATGCCATATTCTAAAAATGGCTCCGAATTAGCATCTGACATCATTAATGGCATATCCAACGTGGAAAAATTTATTGCTCAAGTGATTGTGCATTCCTTTAATCCCGATGGAGCTAAAAATATCGAAGCTAAATTTCGAGCAGCAAATATTCCGGTAACACGATGGATGTTCTCGGAGGACATGTTAAAACAATTACAAAAGGAGTTAGAGCCACAATGAAGAAATCTATTAAAAAGAAAACAACAAAAGTTTCTCTTGTAGAGAAACATTTGAAAGCCTACTACAAGGATAAAGTTTCCTATGCTAAGTTGGTGGAGAAAACTGGAGGGTATCCGCTTTTTCATCCAACCAATGAAGTGGAACGAGCTAAGAAAGAAAAAATGCTCAACGCCCATGATGAATGGACACAATCATGAAATTTCCATTTACAGCTCAAGACATTGACGATCTGATTCACCATCTCCGAACCTTGGATGCCGAAGACAAATTGTATTTAGCAGGAGAAATGTTCGGATGTGAGGAAGAAGCTGACAACTATGGTCAAATTATTCTTCATACTGGACTGACGTGGGACAAAGACGGGATGAAGGTAGTGAAACATATCGAAACCGACGATGAACTGGACTTATAGGGGATATCATGAAATTTACTACTCTTTCTGGAAGTATTTACGAATTAGATCAAGAGAACAAACGCCTTCGTCGTCTATACGGTAAAAGACCATCCACAGATCGTCAAGGGGACGACTGGAAATGTTATGTCGAAATTTTTCCTAATCCTATTGTTATTGGAAGCCGAGTCTTGATTTACTGGATCCAAGAAGAAACGCCATTGCTGGAAGGTAGTCCAGAGAATTCAATTGCGACAACCTTAACTTCTCCAGTCCAATCCATCGAGGAAAACCATGGAAATCCGAACTGACACCCTTCACTATAAGCTATATGCATTGACATATCGCTCTTTTGATAGTTTGCCACCAGATAAAACAAACCTATGTCAGTATCTGATATACTCTCACGACTAAAGTCGTGAAGCTCTCAGGTTATTCAAATAAGTTATAAACATAACTCATTGAACATTGCCCGATCGAGCCTTATCAGGGTTCATCTTCTCATAATTTGGGAAGATGGAGAGGCTCTCGCCAATATCTCTGTCTATTGACGACTGACCAAACATTTGTCTTTGCGCTATATTAAAGGCAGCATTAACATCTGCGTGATCTGTGTGTTCGCATTGTTGGCAAGCAAAACGCTTGCCGTCCCTTATTCCAAGAGCGCCGCATCTACTACATTGTTGGGAAGTATAATGAGGTTCTACCTTGAAGATCGGCACTCCATAACGAAGCGCTTTATATATCAAAAAACTTTCTAATTGATAAAAGCTCCATGAATTTAACATTCCATTGAGCCTTCTACCTTTGGACTTCTGTTTTCGGATACCCTTCAAGTCTTCCAAAACTAATCCAACTTTATGTTCTACACAATATTGGATAACCACTTTAGCAATCTTATGATTGAGATCTCTCATAATGTTAGCTTCTCGTTTACTAAGTTGTTTCTTAACAAAACGATAAGCTCCTTGTTTTTGTGCTGATTTGCGAATGTTTCGATATTTGTTGCGAAGATGCGAACACTTTTTGCCTAGCTTTAGTATCTTTCCCGTGGATGGATTAGCTAACACCGCTATGTGGGAGGTAGCATTTCTATCTAAACCAACATAACCTGTTGGAGAAAAGACTATGGCTTCGCTGACTTCTACGGAAACATACGCGTATTCTTTGGATAATTCTACTTGTTTAATCTTCTTGAAGGAAGGCAAGTGGTGAATATCCAAATACAAACTCAAAGGAGTTATTTTGAGAATCTTATTTTGGAGTTTGAGGGATTGGTTGGGGACTATTAGATTAACATTTCTGATGGTGCGACACCTCTTATTTCTTCCATATTTACGAAGGATCTGATTGGATATAGCGGACTTAAGACCGATGTGAGAAACTTCTTTGGAGGAAAGCTTGTTGCGATTATGAATAGCAAACTCCGCTATTTTATGAGCTTTGACAAGTTCATCTGATAGATCGAATTGATGGCGGAGTTTGTAGGTTAGGATCATTAGACGTTCTTTTGATTCTCTATATATTGTTTTACGGTTGCTTCTGATATACAACCTACACTTTCAGCAAAATAACTTCTTGTCCATAATGTGGGCAGCTTGCTTTTGAGATGTGGAAATTCAGTTCGTAAGATACGGCTGCTCTTGCCCTTGAGTTGCTGAACTACAAAATGTGGAGCATGCACCGGACTACAGTGAATAAAAACATGTACATGATCTGGCATTATTTCCATTGTTTCAATGGTGCAATCAATTTCTTTAACTATTTCTGGTAAAAGTTGTCGAAGGCGTGTTTCCACCTCATCCACTAAAACTTTTCTACGATACTTTGGACACCAGATCAAATGATAGTTTATATTGAAAATTACTTTGTTGCTGTGTTTCCATCTCGACATTGCTATACCTTTGACAACTATATATCAGAGTATGCATAGATTTTGACAACTATATAACATTTTTTCTGTTAGCAACTTGCAACGCCTTCATCCAACGACTGAATGTCGTTGGCTTTTGGCTATTGGAGATCGTAAGACGCCTTCTAATTATGATTCCATTATCTGTGTTATGGTTAATTGCTGGTGTGTTTACTTCTGTTCTTTTTACACTCGTAGTAAATCCAATTAGTTCTTTGTTTGGATTCTGGTATGTCTTTAAATTATGGAAAATGGGAGATAGATCTACTATTCAGGTAATCAGGCTTTCAAGGTTCCGATGGTTGCCTTGGATCTTGGTGTTCTATTTTTTGGTGCGGCTCAACATTTATGAATATCACAAGTATGGTTGGATTAACATATTGTCTATTGTAGAAGTAATGCTTGTTGCTTCATTAATACTTGTAAGTGCCTTTTGTTTCTACTACTACTCTGATACTGGAGATCTCATTCAAGAGTGGATTGCCGCCAAAACTCAAGGGATCTGTCCATTAATTACCTTCAAAGAAAAAGATAACAAATGAGCACTCACTGCTCTCACAATTATCATGCTCTCTGCAAAGACTGTAAAGAGCTAAAACCTTATTGGATATTTAAATTTAATCTCGACTGCAATAAAGTGGGCGACGAAGATAAGTGTTGTGGATATTTCTATGCAAATGGATGTTCCAAATCAGAATTGGTTGGTAAGAAAGTTATCACTACCACAAAAGAAATATGAAAACTTACATCAAAGTCATTGGGAAACATTGTGCTCATTTGAATAGAGTTGGTTACATAGATGATGAGGTTAGAATACCTGCCAGCATGACCTATCCCTATGATACGTGGTTATGGCACATTCGTATTCCTTTTGTTAATACTCCGTATCGTATTTCCAACTATGTCATCGCCATGCTTCCCAAAGAGTTTAAGATAATTAGTTGGTTGGAATATGCTTTTGGTTGGTTAAAACAGTTCTTTGGAAGTTGGAGGAATAATTGAAGAAGTTAATAATGATGCTTATCATAATGATGACGATAAGCAATTCAGCATATGCTGAAACAAGAAACGATCAAATAGTTGTCACTGATCGGAAACCGCATAGACGTTATGTTGGTTTGGATATTGCCGCTGGCGTTCCATCAGGCGTCATGCTTTCCGTTGCTTTCAAACCTTATTTCCAATGGATTCATCTTGGAGTTGGAGGAGGATACAATGGATTAAACGGTGGAATGCGAGGATTTCTTACTCTTGACCCGCTTCATTTCTTTCCGCTTGGCGTTTTGGGACAGGCAGAAATTGGACATTATTGGGGAGGAAGAATTCCTAGGTTGGATAAACCATTGGAAGTTTCATATGATTTCGCTTCTTTGATGGGTGGTATTCGAGGAGGCAACCCTAACATTTGGTCGATTTATGGACTGGTAGGCGTCTCCTGGATCGGGGCTCAAACCAATCATTTCGATACAACCATTAGTATAAAAGATCCAAGTATTAGTGTTAGTAATCCACGTATGGATGCAGTGGCGGCACCTGCGTGTCAATTAGGATTTAGACTATTTTTCTGATAGGAAATTGAAAAATGAAAAAGTTTCTAATAATATTAGTTTTTCTGGTAGGATGCATTCAAGGCAATATTCAAGAGGATATTACCAAAACGATGACATTAGATCTTCCGGCTTCGTCTGTTTCTGGCGGAATGGCACCTTCGATTTCTGTGGATCGAATTAATGATGTCGATTTTCTGGAAGATTTCAAGCAGTTTAAAGATCTCGGAACATTCGATTTCTCCATTACCAATAATCAGTTAAAAATGGAATCTGGAGATTTTCATTTCATTGATCATGTTAAAGTTTCTTTGGATGCCACTTTTGGATCGGTTGTTCTAACGGATCATGATTTGACAGACGTAGAACGTGGATCATCGCTCATTTCGCTTCCAATTTCCCTAAAGCCGTATTGGTATTTGGTGTTACTGGATGGATCAATTAAAGTCCACTATGTATTCACTATGAGTGGCAACGTTCCTGCTAATCCATCGATTATTCAAGCTAAAGTTACCTTGCATGTTGTTGCTAATATAAATAAAAGCATTAATGATGTGGGTAAGTAAAGTTGAAAATTCAGGTTGGAATAGGGCGTAAAGGTTCGTTTAAGAACGTCTGGGAACATAGTAACCCTTCTATCGCACAAGCATTCTTTCTTGGATTGAGATTAAAAGAAAATCAAAAAGCGAGAATCGTTAATGAAAAAGGTGAAGTCGTCTCCAAAAAGACCAATGTCAAAAAAGAAACTAGTTAGGGCGGGTTCTTATCTTAAAACCATTGAGGTGCTTAATGCTTCGATTGTTGGCATATTGCACCTCTATTTGGATGCTAAGAATAATGGAGACAAAATTGCCATGTGGACGCTTGGAGATTTGTAAGAAGATTTAATTATGACCGCTAGGAGACTTAGCAATGTTCGTATGACCATTAAAGGAGATCGAACTTGATTCTAGAATTGATTGAAGGTATTGTGGCGATGGGAGTAGGTGCGAGTGCTTATGGTTTGGGGCATTGGTTATTAACTCAAAAAGGAACCCTAAATAATAATTCCATAAAACTTAATCTTAAGAAAGATAGCTACGGTGCGTATCCTTGGTTGTGGCACACGCAAAGTATGAATCCTAGTGGATATTATTGTCCAGCTTGTGCAAGCGTTTCATCAAATAGAAAACAAATGCCAGCATGCCAATGTGATGAGTATCCTTCGATTCACTTTCATTTTGTGTGTAATGATTGCGGGTATAAATGTTTCACGAGGACAGCAGAAGACAATTAATAAAGGAGCAGCGATACAGTGTCAGAGAAGTTTCGAAAGCGCATTCCGAGAAAATTTCGTCCAGAGCGAGAGTTGCAAGAAAAGCATCATCGGATGGATTTTCGTCGAGAGATGGAAGAATTAGAAGAGGAAGAAGATTGGGATGAGGCAGATGATTATAATGATGTCCCCAGTTGAATTAGATCGTCAAAGCTCAGTTAAAATCGACAGATGGATCGAAATTGACAGCGAAGAGTGGCGAAATATGGATGATAATCCTGACTTCACCAAGAAGATTTTGAAGCTTGGTATGAAAGAGCCGGCTTTCATTTTCTCTGATTCGCGGGGTAGGTTATGGGGTAAAGGAAAAGATGGATCATTTTACCCGTTTCATTTTGAATATGGTAGTTTAAGAATTGGTTATCGAATTAGCAGGATGGCAGCGAACTGAAAGGAAAATAATTATGGATTTCAAGTGTTATTCAGATGGTAATATTGTCAAAAAGTTTGGAAAGTTAGATGACGCTTTTGAATTCGCAGAAGATGATGAAAGCGTAGATGCTATTAGTTTTACGCTTCCTACTGATGAAGAAGTGATGCTCAGTCGAGAAGATCTCGATGAATGGGTATATGATCCGCTAGCATTAGATAAAAATGAAGCTCGAATATTGAATCATCAGTTGGCGGAGATTAATGCAGGAAGAGAAGAAGAAAGTGATCAAAGGGACGATCAAGCTGTTGATGATTTGATAGATCGTAAATTTCTATATTCAGAGATCAGATCCATTAATGGTGAAGAATGGGACTATTATACTATTAATGATTTAGGAAGACTGGCATTGAAGAAATTCCAGAAAGCAAAATCAGGTTAAAAATGAAATCTGTTGCATTATGCGTGGCAATAACGATTATAATTGGATGTTCCGCAAAACCTAGTCCGGCACCCGTCTGTCCTTCGGCTGGCGAATTATTGTGTGGTAACTACTGTTGTCCCGACAGTGTGCATTATGCATGCGTGAGCGGACAGTGCCAATTGATTTCTTGTGATCAGGGATATCAATTATGTGGAAAGGGATGTGTGGTTGCAACCGCGAATTGCTGTTCGCAAACTACTGGCACATATTGTCAAACGGGCGAAGTGTGTTGCGGAGATGGAACATGTGCCCCATGGGGCGCTTCTTGTTGTCACAATGGACGCTATTGTCCAGTAGGCCGAGTTTGTTGTAACAATGGACAAAACTGTTGTTAATAAGATGTTTGGAGATCAAAAAGTGAAAGAAGAGAAAGAGCCTAAGCCCGATATTGAAATACCTTCATTATTTTTCAACGATGTTCAAGTTAAACCTATAAAAAACGTAGAAGGTTGGAGTGGTATTTCTTTTACCATTAATGAACGAAGATACCGTTTAGACATGGAAGATGAGTTTGCTCAAGAACTAGCAAAGAGGTTGCTATGAGTCGTCATTGCGGTATTTGCAAACAAGAAGGACACAATGCACGCACTTGCACTCAACAAAACGAGAAGCCTGCTCCAGAAAAGGCTGAGCCCAAAAAGGAGACTTCTCCCCAAAACGAGCAATTGGAAAAAATCAAGCGAGCTGTGGCTATTCAAAACATCGGCTCCAAGAATTTAGATCAGAAAGTTAAAGAGGGTATGGTTCTTGATAGCGTGGTGGATGATCCTAGTTTTTGGGATTGGGAACAACGAAAAATGATTTCTCGGGAATTACGAAAACTTCGAGATGAATTCAGAAAACACAAAGAATCTAATGATAAATCCGTGTTGGCTTTGAAGGAAAAGTTTGACGAATTAGTTGTTCCAAACGAGATCGAAGTTTTGCCACATGTTCCCGGTAAGTTACTAGATGTTGAAATTGCCAATAATGAGTGCTTAGAAGGAATTATAGAGCATTCTGATTTTTCAAAAATAGTATTAGAGTCTGCTGAAATCAAATGAAACCAAAAAAGAAACCCATCAAAAAGAAGAAAGCAACCACTAAGTTATCCAAAAAGCGAATGTGGGAGAAACCTAGAGCACCGAGTGAGATGTCATTTCAGGAAATTGAAGAGTTTTGGAGGGGTAATTTTTATGAATAAAATTACTGTTAGCATGCTTATTTGGAGCGCTTGTATTCTAATTCTAATTGAGATTATGGCTATCTTAGCTTTTGTTTGGTTTGTGCCCGAGTTTCGATGACGCTTCCCATCGCCTAACGGCAGCGATCTGCCAAACGAAAACACGTTTCTAAAGGAGATAACATGGAATTGACTATTGATGTAGAAATTAAAGATGGGCACATCGATCATGATGCTACCATTGTTTCTTTTAAAAGACTGTTAGCTAAAACTTCACTTGAGTATGATACAGAGCAATTAGTTCTAAAAACCACTATCAATCAAGTGTTTGTTCAAAATGAAGGACAAAGATTGACCACGGATTATGTAATTAGTTGTGCATTACTCAGACTCAATGCAACCTCCGAAAATTATAGTCAGCTCTCCAAAAAATTAAAATCTTTCATCAAAAACAACACAGGAGAGAATAAACTCTTCACAGTAATTAGTGGTTCTAATGGCGGGATCATTAGAAACAAACAAGTTTAAGATCCGTAGCTAGTTTAATAAACCGGCATTTGGGTCAAAATCGCCCCACAGAGAAAGCAATTCACGCCAAACTCTTACGTGGGAATGAAAAGAAAAGCACAATGGTGTTCTCATCTTTTCCCACGGGGCGAAATATTTAGGCTCTGCCATCGCTAAGATAACGGAGCATTTTAACATGAACATTGAATTGATTGAACTTTGGAAAGCAAAGGATACCATGGGCAAAATCAAATATTGGCAGGATAGTGCTAAGATCTTTCTTGGACTATTAATTATGTGGATTGCAGAGGGAAAGACTCTTAAAAGGAGATCATAATGTTCAAGTGTCAAGTTCTTGGAATTCAATCTAAACTCGGTGAGAAATGTCATCGTTTGGTAATTTCTCGTGAATCTAAAGATTACTACGATTGGCGTCTTGATGAAGAAACCGATAAGTATGTTTGGACGAAGATTGGAACTGGTTGGCAAATCAAAAGAGAAATAAATGCTACTCAAGAAGGCGTCGAAGCATATAACTCTTGGACTCCTGAGCAACAAGAAACGTTTGCTAAATCTCTTGACAAACCAATCAAGCAAGAGAAAACTTTTTAGAAAGTTTTATAAATGAGCACTTTCAGCCTAGGCGACATTGTTCAATGGACTGATAGTCATGGAACCCACACTGGCACTGTAGTTGTGTTAGAATATAATAAACAGAAATGTCTTATTGGGTGGAAAAACAACTATTCTCCTTCGCACAACTTTTGGACAATTGATCATGGTTATTTTTTGAGTCAGTGCGCTAAGTTTTTAATTATTGTAGATTTTATCTCTTATATTACGGGGTATTGGGCTGATGATGGACAATTAACTTTGGTATCCAAAGCGAGACAATGGCAGCTTGGAAACAGAGTTAAAGTTGAGGGAATTGACACAGAGGGCATGGTCATTGGAATGGACGTTCGTCCTGTTTATGGCAATGATCTTTTAGTTGGGTTTAGGACGAAGATTGAACATGGGGCGTCTTTTGTCATAGACCAAAAAACAATAAATCAACTAGATCATAATCTAAGTACTTATTGGACAGAGGGGATTGTATGTGCCTGTTGGTTTCAACTGCACCGTATTTCTTTAGTTAATGATGATAATACGATAGCACAAAAAAGTGCTGGATGTTTCTGTCGCAAGTGCCAGAATTTTTCGGGTTACGCGGAACCTAATCAAGCGGACGGTTTGTTTGTATGTTGGAGCTGTCGGACTACACCTTTTTATGGAAGTGCTGTATCGTGATAACAGAATGTCCATTCAAAGTTGGTCAAAAGATTGAGGGCAAAGATGCCGTACCTACTTTGCTCGGATTTGGCATCAAGGACATTTGGTATGTTTGTATTGTGGAAAAAGTTGATGGAAATTTGATGCAAGTGGTTTGTCCTAATCTATATGGAGAAGTGAAGCCTTGGATCAATTATCATCCAGATTGGTTTCGAGAATTTAAAGAGAAAGAAGCATGAAATATATTCTATTTGTTTTATTATTGTGTCTTGGTTGCGGAAGCCAGATTCGATTTCCTGACAGCGTTCATGATGATAATAATGAAAAACGGTTTGATGCTTATATTTTGTTTATTGACGGCGCAGAATATGGCGATCAATGGTGGAGTTTTAATTCGGGAAATTCGACAGGCATTCTACGAACCACTAGTTGCGATCTATCAACAACAAAAAGCACCTCTAATAGAGTTATTCTTATTTACCGGCTTTATAGTTTGACGGGCTGGCTTCCAGATAGAATACTCTTCGAGAACGACAATACTGTTTGTAAGTGGAACACCATTTACTTTAAACAATAGATGTCACTGAATGAGTTTGGTATGGCTCTTAAAGAAACAATTAAACAACTGGCGATCGATGAAGTATGTAAAGCATATATTTTCGTTAGCTAGCATTTCGGCGCTGATTATAAGTGCTTGTGGGCCTCACCATCAGTCTTTCAAACGATGTGATCCTAAATTCTATTTTGTAGATCAAACTAACTACGATGTTAATCCTAAATTTTATACCCCTCGCAATATTGCGGTGGATACTTCAGGACTTGACATCAATTTAAACATGATTGATCGTTTAACTAATGAGACGGAGCAATGTCTCATGGATACCTTTGGTAATCCTCCAACTCTTTCTCCTAAAGTGGCGTCCAATGGGTGGTGTCAAAGTTTTACTTTTGATTTGCCAGTGCATCGGGAATGTTTGGTGGTTAAGGTAGCTTCGGATTGGTTTCTTTCTACGTATGACTATAATGGTAGCAAACAGCAGCAACTTCCTTATAGCAATGGTGGAAGCTGTACTGACAAAGGTTTGCCTCCAGGTAAATGCTACTATCGAGTAGGCATCCAGGATAATACTACTATTGCGGTACCACCTAGTTTCTACTTATATAAAGATGGATTGGTTAGAATTATTACTGGATGCAAAAATCCTTGGTATTCTGATCCTTTAGCTAATTGTATGAATCCCACCACTCAACCGTTAGACAACGGAATGCAACCTTGATGGAAGCATCGAGTCAATAATCCGCGATTAAAATCGTGTGTCTCTTTGAACAGATTTTCATGAAAGTGTTTTTATTTTTAATGTTGATGATGTCTTGTTCGCTTTCCACTCCTACTTGGATTATTCACACGCCCCCTCAAAAGACGATTAAATATATTCCTATCGTAGTGGATGAAGTTTTTTCTTCTAAAGAGCAACACGAAATCCAAATAGCAGTAGAAGAATGGAATGTTGCTCTTAATGGAAACATCAAATTAGAAGTAGTTAATTGGACTTTTGACATGGAACCTGATCTTCTTTCAAAAATGATGAAGATTGGAATTGTGATTTTGTCAGTGAGTCCTGATGGCAGTGTCATGCGTTCAGTTGATGATGGAAACTTAGGAGCCAAGGTTGATGAGATAGGCGGACATGTTATTTATCTATTAAAGGGACGCGCCACTTTGCCTAGAATCAAGCTTGTGACGGAGCATGAGTTGGGTCATGTGTTGGGCGCGGAACATCAAGAAGGAACTTTAATGGATCCGGTTTATAAACGTGTTTCTTCTTGTATTGATCATGAGACCATCAAGCAAATTGCTAAGTATAATAATCTTAATCCAGACACAATGAATTGGTGCCAAAACACGTGAAATATCTATTATTACTATTTCTTTTAGGTTGTGCTTCTGCTGATAGAAACCTGATGCAAGTATCTTGCCCTCATCTCCAACCTCCTGCCAGCCCTCTTACCACTTCCTCTATTTCTAGAGAATTTGGAAAAGACGGGCAGATTTTAGTTAAAATTTCTAATGTTTATCGAGTTGCAGTAGCTCATTGTGAAGCCCTTAAAGATTGTCATGTACAAATTGATTTGATGTGTGGGGAAGGCAATTGGACGATTCTACAAGAGAAGTATTTGATTAGCAAACTTCATGATAAGGGAAACGATATATATCAATATGATATGTATGGTTTATATTTTATGATAGCGGGGTGTAAGTCAATAACCCACGACTAAAATCATGGGTCTCTTTGAACCATTTTCATGAGATTAAAACCTACTACCAGTCTTATCTACGACAACATCAGAGCGCTCAATCAGAACGGAGAACTGATTTGTTTGATTGGGAAAAATAAAGCTGAATGGTATCTATCCAAAAATTTAGCTAAGGTGGTTTCCGAAGATCCTTATACTATTCAATTGACCTTTCAAGCTAACGGTGATGGGCGGAAAGGTGACGCCTATTATCTTCAAGAAGTTAAAAACATTTGTGTGGTTTGTGGAACTACCGAACAACTTACCAGGCATCATGTGGTTCCATATTGCTATCGAACTTATTTTCCGGTAGAGACGAAAAGTCATTCGAGCCACGATGTTCTACCGACATGCGTTTCTTGTCACGATAATTATGAAGACTTTGCTAATCAATTTCGTCGTCAATTATCCAAAGAGTTTGACATTCCTTATAATGGACTTTGCGAATTAGATCGTGATTTAGTGAAAGCTATCCATGCTGCTCGTACATTGGTAAGCTATCAAGAAAAAATTCCTCAGATTCGTCAAGATGTTTTATGGGATAGAGTGAGAAAATGGGTTGATAAAAAAGATGTTTCTCAACAAGAGTTAAAAAAATTAGCTGACACCCACCCTAGGCAAGCTATCCTTAATATAGCCTCCCATGGAGAATTAATGATAAAAAAAATCAATGACATTCAAGGTTTTATTAAACGATGGCGAGAACATTTTCTCAAGTTTGCTAAGCCTAAATTTTTGCCAGAGCATTGGTCGGTAGAAAGAGAATAATGTTTAACTTGGAAACGGCATTAATAGAATGGTTGGAAAGCCAAGGTTTAGTGCTTGGTGGTTGGTCTAGAGAAAAATGGAACAGTATTCGAGTAGTATTTGCTAAAAAGAATAGCAATGCTTTTTTCTGTGTGAATCCGAAAGTTTCATTCAATCGGAAGGATTTTGTTAATGCCGATGCTTTGGATTATACGCTGTTTAATGAGGCAGTTTGGCTGATTGAACATCACCCTTTCTATTATTTTTTTAACGCCAGAGAAATCTAAATACAAGCAATATTGGGATTGTGTTAAAGATGTTTCGATCTTGTGAATGGAAATATCTGGATTATGACTCAAAAACAGATCAGGATCGATACGAAATCACCATTGTGGATGATGATTTTATTGAAACCGTCGCCACTATTTCCGCCGCCTCTGTTTCCGCCGCCTACGCCATCGCCCTGATCGATATTTACTCTCGGAGAAATCTCAATGTGGCTGGTAATCTAGTTTTGTATATGCAATATGCAGAACATAGATGGTCAGAATTAGTTATTAACCTACAAATTGAAGAGTATTCAAAATACGTTCCTGAATATTCAAAATATCATGATCAAGTAATGGGTTATTTAGTATTTATGTGATTGCTTGCTGATATAGAGAATGATATGATTGCTTTAAAATGTATTGAAATGGTGGAAAAAGTTCATGGCGCCTTTACTAAAGCGCTTAATACTGTGAGGAATAAAATGATCGAAGAAAAAAAAGTTGAAAAGAAGGAAGAAAAGCCAGTGGAAGGCGAATTTGATCTAAAAGGGCTGCTCGGAAAAGATGAAGGCGAAGCGGTTAAGACTGCTTCCGAAGCTGGATTTAAAACTCGTGTTCTCCAACGAGATAGTGAAAGTTTTATGGCTACTATGGACATGAATATGAAGCGAATCAATTTCCATGTTGAAAAGGGATTAATTACTAAAGTGTGGAAGGGTTGATGCATTTTCTAAACAACAAGAAAAAATCTCTCTTTCGAGATTATCTTGAAACATATCTTGGTGATTTAGAATTGATTGCATTATCTTTTGGTCGGAAGGAAGACAAACCCGTTTGGATAGTCACTTTTGAAAATCCTAGAGGTAGTATTCAAACCATTCACGTAGTGCTAAAAGACGAGGATTTGTTTTCTAAGGAAACTGCTGAGGATGTAGCTGTAAGAATCAAAAAACAGGTCGCACACAAAGGCACTCAGAATGAGGAAAGCTCGCTCAACCGAAAATTGCGAGAACGATTAGAATCCGACGCCAACATTGGACTTGACTTGTCTCCCGGCAATGACGACATTAAAGACATGCTGGTTGCTTACGATAAGTTGGAACGAAGTTTCAATGAACTGAAGCGCAAAGTTACAGAATTAGAAGCAGAAAGGGATTTCCTGGAAAACATTGTGGAAACTGCTGCGATGGTCACGGATCATAGCGGTGATTTCCAAAATCCCGATGGTTGTTTGGATGCATTGAGGGAAGAAGTCGCAGAGTATCGAGCGAACAAAAAATGAAACTCTGGTTCATTGGTCAATGGGGCAATCACGAAGAAGGCACTGATGGTAAAGATACTCAGTGTGTCATTCGTGGTAATGATATGATGCGAGTCATCAAATCTGCTGAGGAATGTTTCCAAATTTACCGAGAATATAGAGGAGGACGGGCGGATTTTATCTTCCTTTTGGGAGAAGATGGTCTCGATGACGATGGCAAGGAAGCTTTGATTATACCGGTTTGGATAGGTTATTGTTTTAATCTTGGTAATTTACCGTTGTGGCATCGACGTTATTGGGATACTGATAAATGGGAAAGCACCAAGACATTATATGGAGTGCAATTTGAAACCGATCAACCAACTTAATAACTATGACCTTATCGATACTTTGATTTGCAGGAGTTCTGGATATTCTTGCCCTGAACACGAAGTCTATGGTCTCGCTGAAGTTTATGAAGAGATGATACTAAGGCTGGCTCGTTTGGACAAAGCAACAGAAATCATTCAGGGCTTTATGATTTCCGATGACAACTGCGGAGTAGATGGTTGCACCAAGACTAATTTGGGCGGCTTCCTTGGTATGCCTTGTCGAGAACATATGGGCGAGGAACCGATGTTCGAGCAAGATGAGGAGTTTGCTAAAATTGTTCATTTAGCGAGGGAGTGGCTAAAGCAATGAGGATTGTCTCTTTCAATGGTGGGCATTATCTAATCACCGAATTATTTTTTAATAAATCGTTGGAGATTGGATATGCAAGAGATCCAGAAAAACACTTCGATCTTTATTTTCATTTTTGTCCCGCGGGGCACGATCATGCAGGATTGAGTTTTTCTGTTTCTTTGTTTGGATGGTTATTTGAATTTAGTCTTCGCGATCGTCGTCATTGGAATTATCAATTGAATCGTTGGATGACGGACGAGGAAGCCAAAACAGAAGCAGACGGTCGATGTATGTCTGATTCCATCGAGCATCGAGCAAAATGAAAATGGATAAAACAACCACTCAATTTCTAAATGATCATTGGCATCTTATTGTGGATACTCTTTCAAGCGAAATGGGCTCTATTGGCAAGAAATTGGGAGATGATCTTACTGTTATGCGTAATGAGATAGAAGAATTAGAACGGAGCATACATCAAGCTTGCCCCTGTCTTCATACCACGCCGTGCAGCGAGAACTGTACTTGTGTCAATGGATTCTCTTCTCACGGTTGCAGACGATGTTGTTCCTATGGGAGCCAAGAGCAGCAAAAGAATGCGGCGATATATCTTGTTCAACAGGAAAAAGAATTACAAGCCTATCGAAAACTTGTTGAGCGATTGATAAAAGGACATCGCCCCTCAATACCTTTTGAGAGGGTTATCTATACTGAAACAGCATTAGATCTTCTTCTCGACGAACTAGATGCTATTAAAAAAGAACAATGATTATCAGAGGAGATTAAGTGATTCATTTCGATGACATTAAGCCCGAATATTATTTAAAAGTGTTGTTTAAGGGTTGCGAGAAAGATGTCGATCTATGTTTTCGAGTTATCTCTAATAAAAAGGTGGATGTTTATATTTTAGATCGAGACCATTCAGTTGAATTATATGATAAGGATATTGGGAATTTCGCTTGGGATGCATCAGAGAACGGCTTGAATCATATTTTCAGGGTTCAATCACCTAAATCAAAAAGTAATCTTTGGCTTCTGATTGTCAATAGATCTAATAAACCTGTATCGATTACGTACGAGTGCTATGAAGTTTGAAAGGAAAATGAAATGACACCAGAAGAAAAAGAAGTCATTCTTTGGGCATTATGTTGGAAACAAAATTGGGATGAAACTGGAATGCCCGATTATAGAACTGTTACGTATGTTACCAAATGCGATATAGGTTTTATGAAGTAATTAAAAATTACGAGAAAAGTGTAATGAAGGAACATTTAGAGAGCAAGTGATGGCATCAAAACTGTCAAGTAAAGGTAGATTTTGGGGCAAGGACATGTTGTCCAAGGGCGTCGATTTTCATGATCTCAGAGTGGATAATCCTCATCCTGTTATTAAGAAGGTGAAGGGACGAATGACTACGAATGAGATTGAGGAGATGTTGGAAGAGTTGGAGAATCAGTAAGGGAAACTGCAAAAGAGTTTACGGAAGTGGTTATTCAAGTATTGCACGGGCTTTACCGGCTAATATTCTTCGTATGTACCGCTCACCAACACCGAATTGTTTGGCGATTTCCTTAACTGGTTTTTGGTTCCCCAATACTCTAATTGCAATAATATCTTCGTTTGAAAGTTTCACTACTCTCCCACCAAGTCCATGATGTTTAGGCGGGTTAACTGTCATTGCAATGTCACGTTTCCTTTTTAGAAATATGATAGCGCCGTCATAGAGCCAGTGAATAATACGATTGAGTTCGGTTTGATCGCCATATCTCAATCCAAATGTTTTAAGTAATTTACCATACTTTTTATCTCTAATAATCCTGTGTTTAGATTGTATGGAGCATCTTGTTGCGAAGACTCTTTCAATTGTTTTCAGCATGTTCTGAGTGCCAATTAAAGAGAGTCTTAAAGTATTATACCTATTATCTTGCCAAAAAGATCCGTCTCCATCGATAAATCCTCGAATGAAATGATGGACAAGTGGATGTTTAATTAATCGTTTAGGGAATTTGAGTGTAAGGCTTTTTTTTGGTGTGATATTGAAGCGAGCCATTAAATCATCAAACATTTTCTTGGATGTTATTTGGAACCCATATCCCCAACTATTTTTGGCTTTACAATACCATTTGTGCAATTTATGTTTGGATTTGAATAATTTTTTGATCAATTTCAAATAAGCAATATCCTTATGTCCTAAAGCAATGCTTATTATTCCGTTGGGTTTTGATTTACTCTTGTGTAGGCATCCATCAGCGGCTATAAATCCCGCCAAATACATTGAGATTTCTGTGTCTGTGGAAAATAATTCATCATTGACACATTTTCTTGGTTTCTCTTGTTTGCCAGCCCCGATTCGCTTAAGCCTATGTCTATTCATATAATTGATGATAGTAGTTTTGTCTATGTCAAGATGATTGCTAAGTTTATCTACACTTTTAAATTCGTTGTATTTTTCTCGAAGAAACTCTTTGGTTAGATAATCTGCATATTTTAAAGGGGCTGCCATTTTTTGATCTCGTTTGCTCATCAATAGATATATCACTTGGAAAGGAAGTGTGAAATGAAGAAATTGGTTTTGATATTAATGACTGTAGTGATGATGGGATGCGGAAATGATTCTGTTAAGGGAGTAAGACACAGGAACTATGATCTTAGGAATGCGGACGTCATTCCGGGGGAGATTGTGATCGATCTGAAGGATAACGTTTCAGACAGTGATGTTGCGGAATTATCCAAGATAGCTGGCGTGAGGTTGCATGCAGACAATCCAACTGCTGAAAAATTCAAGATTGAGCACGGGCACGTGGATCCTAATTTGGAACAAGAAGTATTGGATCGATTAGCAAGTGATCCAAGAGTGGAACATTCAGAACCTGCTTATCTTGCTCATGCTTTATTTATCCCCAATGATCCGATGTATAAGGAACAATGGGGTATCACTCGTATTGGAAGTGAGAGTGCTTGGAACATGACTTGCGGCAGAGGTTCCACTATAGCAATGTTAGATACGGGCATTGCAACTCATTTAAGCGACTTTGCAGAAACCAAGTTTCTTACTGGATATAACTTTGCCGATAATAACGAAGATACTAATGATCGACAGAGTCATGGATCTCATACGGCTGCAACCGTAGCAGAGAGCACTTCCAACAATATTGGTGGTGCCGGTATTGCTTACTGTGCAACTATTCTTCCTGTCAAAGTTCTTGGGGATAATGGATCTGGATCTCTCTATAATGTTGCTGAAGGGATTAGATGGGCCGCCGATCAACGAGCCAACATTATTAACATGTCTCTTGGGGCTCATGTCAAAAGTGATATTATTGAAGATGCGGTAAATTACGCACTTGACCACGGATCTGTTGTGGTGGCAAGTAATGGAAATAGTGGTGGCAGTATTGGCTGGCCTGCCGCCTATCCGGGCGTAATAGCAGTGTCAGCAATCGATAATCGTGATCATATCGCTGATTTTTCTTCTCGTGGACCCGAGACTGTTATTAGTGGGCCTGGAGTTGATATTCTTCAAATCACTGTTGGGGAAGGTGGTAAAGGAGAACAGTATGTCAAGTATTCAGGAACTTCAATGAGTGCGCCCGGAATTTCTGGTGTAGGAGCAATGATTGTCAGTATGGGTGTCAATAAACCCGATGCAGTCAAAGCTATCTTGCAATCTTCTGCTGAGGATATTGGTCTTGATTCCGATGAACAGGGTGCCGGTATGGTTCGGGCAGATCGCGCAGTTAGATCGATTATTTTTACTCATACTCTTCTTCGATTGTTGGGATTGGCAGGACTTCTTTTCTTCTTCCGTAAGCAAATCAATACCGTTCTTGTGAAGAGTAAATTGTCAATCATTGGTATCGTTCTAGGAGGATTTGGTTTGGTACCTCTTTTCTTCTTGCACGTAATGCCTCATACAGGAATTGTTCGGGTATTAGTAGAGATGTTGGCTCGTCCAATTGGAGAGATGAATATTCCACTAGGTTTCTTGATCAGCTACCTACCGTTAGCCAATTGTATTCCTGCAACCTTTGCCTCGCTGCTTTTCCTTAATAGTAGGTTGAAGAACTTTGCTGGTGGTTTAGCATTGGGCAGCGCTGCATTGTGTGCTCAAATGGCTTATAGCAATGACATGAATTTCGTTTTTGGAAGTTTAGTTATGCGAATGTTTATGGTTGTTAGTGTGGTGGTTTGTGGTTACTTCGTGAAGACGATTTTCGCCCAAAAACTCTGAAAAATCGAAAGGTTGCATTGAGCATGATATAGTATTGTATTATGCCCGATGAGCTATCTACACGAATTTGCCGTTCTTGCAAAGTAGAAAAGCCACTAAATACTTCTAATTTTCGTTGGAGAAACGATAATCAAAGATTTAGAACGGATTGTATCGAGTGTGAAAAGTTGTACCAACAACAATATAAAGAAGAAAACAAAGAAAAAGTCCTTCAAAGAAAGAAAAATTATTATTGGAACAATAGAGATGCTATTCTAAAATATAAATTAGAAAACAAAGAGCGAGACGCCCGTAAAAATAAAGAGTACAAAAAGAAAAACAAAGAAAAGATTTTCATTCAACATAAAGAATGGGTCAAAAAGAACCCAGAGAAAGTCAAAAGTATCAATAAGAGATATGCCGCCAATAATAAAGAAAAAATAGCAGCCGCAGCACGAAAATATCGTCAAGATAATAAAGAGGAATATCGCGCGCGCCAACGTGCAAAATACTATAAAAAGAAGAACGATCTCAAATTTAAAGAAAGCAGAAGAAAACGACAAATCAAAAGATTGAAAAAGGATCTTATTTTTAAATTGAGAAAGAATATTTCTCGTGCAATTAATATTGCCCTCAAAGGAAACAAAAGGGGCGCCTCCATACTTAATTATTTGTCATATACAATAGAGCAACTGTGGAAACATCTTGAAGTGCAATTTGAGCCGTGGATGAACAAAGATAATCACGGGCAATACGATCCCAAAATTTGGAATGATAATGATTCCTCTACTTGGAAATGGCAGCTAGATCATATTATCCCTCAATCTGATCTTCCATACATTTCGATGGAAGATGAGAATTTCAAAAAATGTTGGGCGTTAGAAAATCTTCGTCCATTAAGTGCCAAACAAAACTTGGAAGATGGCGCCCTTAGAACAAGGCATAAAATAAAAAAGAAAGCCTAACCAACAAAGTACAAGCAATCAAACAATAAGAAAAATCAATGAACACAAAACTCTATTACGTTTGGGGACAATATAAGGATGGTCGCACAAATGGTTGGGTAGTAGGCTCTTATTATAATGAGAGTTTAGCCAAGGCAATTGTTGAACGCTGTAACGAAATACAAGATAGAATTTACGAAGCCAGAGAAGTTATTAACAAGGAAAATCAATGAACGATAAACGGTACAGCATTTGGTGTCAGCCAAAAGATGGATCTTCAAATGGGAAATTTATTTCGCTTCTTCAGAATAATTTGGAATATTTAAAACATAAATGTGAAGAGTGGAATCGACGGTTTCACTGTTGGCACCACGAAGTTAGAGAATTGCCCAATAATAATTCATGACTAAATGTATCGAGCCCGATTGTTTATCCCAAATTTCCCAAGAAGACCCTGACAACAAACACTATTGTTCAGAACATTGGGAACAATTCAAGCCAGCCCGCCAAAATCCTAATAGCATTATTGATATTTTGCACAGTATTAAGAAAGTAGAAATTGCTCCAGATGGAACATTGGTGGTTTGGCAAGACGAATGTCAATATCCTGATAGCATTAGTGCCTTTATTCCTAAATCTTTTACTTACGATTTGTTGTGCCTGATCGAGGAACATTTAACTAAAGGATAATATTACATGCATCAGTATAGCGTTTGCATACCTATTACTATTAGTCGTCTTGACAAAAATGGTTCTCCCGAAGATAACCTTCATTGGAGTATTCATTTCGAAATGGAAGGTGAGACTCATGAGGAGGTTCATCAAAAGTTCGTTAAACTTTTCCAAGAGAAGTTGCGAGAACCTAAGTGTCAATAGCAGCTTTTGATCCCGAAATTCGTTTCACCCGCAGGTTAGTTAAGATATATCCCGGCGAGTATATCAAGCCCACATTCATTATATTGCCACTTCCTGATGGATACCGAGAAGAGACCAATGATGAATTTAGATATAGAATTTCTGAGAGTCTTACGAAAGCCAATAGGAATCCATTAAAATGATCGTTCCTAAAGTTGGGTTGAGAGTCAAAGGAAATGTTAAAGCTACCTTGCCTTACATGAGAGAAGAGGGAACTGTAGTTAGTGTTTTGAGCTTCGGAAGATTTTGTATTAATTTTTCTAACGGTATTACAAATCAATGGTTCGAAGGGAAACCTAGCATTCGTAAAGAAGATGAATGGTTTGATCCACTAGACGAAGTGCCAACCCTTCGCTCTGATGAATTATCAAAACCTAAGAACGATTGGTGTTTATGTGGAATTTGGCAACAAGATTGTGTATATCATAAAAATTTGTGAGGAAAATTATGAGATTAATATTTTGTGTGATGTGGACATTTATAGCGGTATGGAATGGATTTTCGGCTTATTTGTGTTTTACGTCGCATCATCCAGTTTTTGGAGCTTTGTGCGCAGGTACGGCTCTATTATCTCTCTTAATGCTATGGTGGAATTTCAAACACCTACGCGAATAACGAGGTGATTAATGAAAATAATATTGTGTGTGGTTTGGACGTTTTTTGTGATCTTGAATATTGCTTTTGCTTATTCGAGTTTCATGTCGCGGCACTTCGGTATGGGAACACTGAATATAGCCACAACTCTAGTTTCTCTCTTGATGTTATGGTGGTGGAGCTATGGTGGTGGAGCTTCAATTTTACATAAAGAATGGTGGAAAAAATGACTTTCTTTGTCTGCTTTTTTGGATTGTTTTTAATCCATCTGGTGCTACAGGATTGGTTAGACATTGAGGACGTAAAGAAAAGACACCCAAACTATTGGAGCAAAAGATCATGAATCCATATCGCGAACAAGATATTTCTATTACCAAACCCACCTTTTGGGTTAAACATACAAAAAGTTTAGCATATACATTTGTGCTAGCTTTAGGAATTGGTGCTGGAAGCGCATACACTTATTGGAAATTGACACACCCTAAACCTTGTGCGGATAAAGTTGAACGCGTTGGAGACCTCTTAAGCACTTCATGTCCCTCTAAATTAGAATTCACTAATGTTGGCTATCAACTATATGCTATTTGTCGATGTCAAGAAACTAAAAAGGAGAAGTAATATGTATGGAGAGCCTGAAGATGTAGCGGGACAATGCAATGCTCATCTTTATATTGAAGATAATTTTGGTGACAATCATGCTACTATGCGATGCCAATTAGCTCTTGGACATGCGGGAAAACATCGAGGTCAATAACCCATGACTAAACTCATGGGCTTGTGCGAAGGGAACCAGTCATTCTCTTTTGATCAAGACTAAAATATTGTACTAGACGCAGATCAGAATAGGAGACATTAAGTCAAATAATAGATCAAATAGGCAGATCAGGATCGCTAATGACGAGACTGGAAAAGATTACGCTACTGGATGTTTCGCTAGTCTGTAGCCGCATCTCCGTAAGGAGATGCCGATATCTCATCGATAATTTTATGAGGTATTCGCTGTGTTCTGCTTATGTCGAAGCGAGTTGAACAAGGCACGTAAGTGCAATTCTTTAGGAAAAGAAACAACATTGGTTCCCGTCATCGATAATCATAAACAACCATTAATGCCCTGCTCTGAGAAAAGAGCTAGGAAATTTATGGAGAAAGGCAGCGCTATCTCATATTGGCAGAAAGGTATCTTTTGCATTCGTCTAACTAAAGAACCTTCTAACCGAAATAAACAACCCATTGCTCTTGGGATTGATCCGGGAAGTAAAAGAGAAGGATATACTGTCGCTACCAAGAAAGCGGTGGTTCTCAATATCACGACTAATACTCCAAACTGGATTAAAGAACATATAGAAGCTCGTAGAAACCTTCGAAGATCTAGAAGATACCGAAAGACCCCTTATCGTTCTTGTCGAGAAAACAGAGCTACTTTACGAAAAAATCGTATTCCTCCTTCTACCAAAGCGAGATGGAACGCTAAACTGAGAATGGTTAAATTTCTTCTGAAAATTATTCCTATTACCATCATTAATGTAGAAGATATTTCTGCTACCACTAAGAAAGGGCAGGCAAAATGGAATGCATCCTTTTCTCCTTTGGAGGTTGGAAAAACTTGGCTATATCAAGAGATAGAAAATTTAGGAGTTCAGCTTCTCAAAACCCAAGGATATCAAACTCAAGAAAAGCGAAATCAACGAGGCTTTCAGAAATCATCTTCTAAGCTTAGCTATTCTTGGAATGCTCATAACGTAGATAGTCATGTTCTTGCAGAGATAGCGTTAGGAACAGAAATCTCTCCATATTATGGATTGTGGAAAATAGAGTTTTTAGAATTTCATCGAAGACAACTTCATGTTCAGAATCCAATCAGAGGCAATATTAGAAAACAATATGGAACCACTATTTCTTTAGGAATGTCAAGAGGATCTATCGTGAAATATGAAGGTAAGCTTTATTATCTTGGAGGAAGCAGCAAAGATAAAATTGCTATTCATAATATCATTACAGGAAAAAGAGTTAAACAATACGTCAAGATGGGAGATATTGACGTTTTATATACACAGAATAGGAGAGTTCAATTCCTCCCACGATTAAAATCGTGGGTCTCCTTGAACCAATTTTCATGACAACAGCATCCAAAATTTTAACTAAGATGTTAGGAAGCGTGGTTCAGTCTTCCGCCAAATCATTGCTCGGCACCCAAATTAAAAAGACAGTGAATGGTCTGATCAAAAATCTTACTAAGAAATCTCAAGAGAATATTGAGAAAGAAATTGTTGAAAGACTTGGCTATATGAGTAGCCACTATCGTCTTGATAAGGATCAAAATATTCTTTTTAAGCCGAGTCCAATTTTCTTTCATGAGTGGCTGAATAACTCCCCGATAATGGCGGGCAGGATCATTAAAGATGAAGAGAACGGGTCGATTTTCATTGATGACAAACTAATCGAAAATTCCCATAAGGTGGAAATTATCAAAGAGTTCATTAAAAATACTGATGCTCAATCTGCTGCATTGGGATCCTATTTGACTAGGGCTTTGGATTTCTTTGATGCCAGCGATTTCATTGGTAAAAAATTCGCCAAGACTTTTGATGGTTGGACAGAAGGAACTCCTAGCGTTATTGATGAATTCTTGCAGGGATGCTTTGGAACCGCTCTGGAAACTGACGAAGAATATAGTCGTTTAATTTTCAGGAGATGGATGATTAGTGCAGCCCGAAGGATTATGAAGCCGGGTTCGGTTGCCGATCTGTGCTTCACTCTGCAAGGAAAACCGGGCGTTGGAAAAAGTGCATTTCTCAAAAACCTGATGCCATCGCCTTTTGATGAGCGCACCGGCATCGTCTATTGTGACATTCGTAACCCACAGAAACTTGTGGAAAATTTGATTGGATTGAGCATTGCTAATATGGACGAATTGAATATTTTGGAGATCCCGAAGACGACTGAGGTATTCAAAATGCTTTTAAGCGCTACTTCGGTGATTACCAGACTGCCTTGGCGTCGTGATCCTAAAAAGTTCGACCTCCGAGTTGCTTTTGCGGCGACCACTAATAAATCAAAATTCATTAATGATGAAGCTCTTAAACGAAGGATGGGAGTGATTGAATTGAACGGAAGCCAAAAACTTAATTTTCAATATCTTGAAGAACAAAAATCCAATTTATGGAAAGAATCAGTTTGGCTTGCTAATCAAGGAATCAGTTGCACTCTTGATATTAGAGAGCAGGAGCGTGTGGAATCATTCAATACAAAATTTATCTAAATAAAGCAGAAAGCTCTCGTCTTTAAGCGAGAGATGAATGCGTTTTCTCAAAAATATTTTAACAAAAGTACGCATATGGTGATATATACATTAAACTAGATTGACGAAAACCAAGTCAATATAGCGGAATAAAACCTGTCTGGTTACGGAATATAGTCGGACATTAAACAAAAACGCGGTGAGGCGCTAGTAGAAGTATTAAACTAGGTCAATGAAACGCGAAGCTTTTGTTTTTAGGCAAAGGTAGTTCACGTTACCTTGATGAATTTCTGATGTAGCCGAGTTGCTTCTAATAAGATGATAAGAAGTTTTTCGTCTGGAGTGATATTACGCTCTATCATCCACTCCCACACATCTTTATTGCATTTGGATTGATTGCAACTAAGACATGCTGGAACAACATTGATTTTGGTGTGTTGTCCTTCTTTGAGCAGGGCAACAATATGATCCATGGTAAGATAATGGGGATGGTGATAATCTCCTAATGTTAATAAAACAATAGAACAATAGGCACATTTTCCATCAAATTCTTCTATACGGTCGGTCCATTGTTGGGTTGTGAGATCACCGCGGGCCGCAATGCGAGTGCGTTTTCCATTACTGACTGCACTCATAGCACGCATCGCCATTCGTCGTTCTGGCTTTTGTTCATATTCTTTTCGCCACGCTCTTCCTTCTAAACTTTGTTGCCATGCTTTTGTAGCATTCCTTCTTTTGGGGGATGCCTCATAAGCCTTAGATTTAGGAGTTTGACGATACGCTTTTTCCCACGCTTTTCGCTTTGGTGCCCGACAATATTCTTTGATTTTTGCTTTGCCCTTTGAGCTTTGTCGATATTTTTTGCCAGCGGTTTTATTGACGAAGATTCCTCTTGGTGTTTTTCTGTATATTTCACCAGCAATTTTATTACATTTAGGACACGATGCTAGATCAGCCGGATATTCGTGCAATCCTTTTTGACAGATACGTGTTTTCCCAATTCCACCGATCATCCTTTTTGCAATCCAGATCTCTTGACTTATTTTCTTACATTCTGGACATATTTTTAGATGACTTAGATATTCATGTAGTCCTTTTCGACATTTTTTCAATTCTCCTGTGATTGGTAGCAGTTTGCTCCTCCACTTCCTACACTCACTTTTTTGCATTCTGGACAAGTGTAAGCGGTTTCAGGGTATTGATGCAATTTCTTTCGGCATAACTGCATGCCATCCACAATATCACCGCCTTTATATATACTGATAATGTTAGGATCGTTATGCCTTTGCATTCTGCCATAATGAACTATACAGTATCCTTTAGCGAGATTGCATGTCAAATTAGTTTCTGAACAACTATCGACTTTACATTTCTGTTCTTTTAACGGTCGCATCGGTAAACCCATGTCAATGTTATTTTTCCATCTATGGTAATGAACACGGCAATAACCTTTAGCGGAAGCGGGTCTTTCACACCATTCTATCGAACATTTTGATTGGTTCACTTCTCCTCCAATATCGCCCTAATTCTCCGCAGTTTCTCTTCCGCATTCGAGAAACCATTATCCACCAATATCGTTCCATTTTCCATTTGTTTGGCATTAGGTATCTTTCCAGCCTTGAACCAACGATACGCAGTTATGTAAGAAATACCTTGTTCTTGTGCCCATTTACTCAACTTCATTATAACCTCCAATGGTATGTAATATTATGCCCATAAATGATAAGAAATAATAATGACAACACCTAAAAAGAAAAAGACGCCCGCCTCTATCAAAATAGAAATCAGACCTACAGATTTCAGCTTCTTATGCTGTGTTGTATGCAACGGATTCCATTGTGAATATGAATTGGTTTCCTATGTGTCGGAAGGCATTGTGGGAGAATCACAATATGGAATTCATAAGAATTGTATTAAGCATCTAAAAGGAAAGTAGAAGGAGAAAAAATCATGAGGAAACAATTAGATGAAGCGTTATGTCGAGACTTCCCGCTTACCTTTCGTGATCGCCACGGAGATATCCGTTCCTCATGTATGCCTTGGGGCTTTGATGTTTCCGATGGTTGGGAGCCATTAATCAGAAAAGCTTGTGAGAAAATAGAGCCTCGCATTCAACAACTCATTGATGAAGGGAAAGAGAATGAATTTGTTCAGTATAAAGCTTCTCAATGTAAGGAAAAATTCGGGTCTTTAAGGTTCTACTTTACCTTTTGTGATGATATCATTGATGCCGCTATTGAAGAAGCCGAAAACGCTTCCGAACATACCTGCGAACATTGTGGTGAGGACGGCAAAACTCGCGATGATGGCTGGCTCATTACCCTCTGCGATGAGTGTCATATCGAACGCATCACCAGCAAAGCCAGTTCCAATACCTTCTACGGTATCCTCGCTCACCTTCAAGGGCGCCGCGAAAATGCGTTTGATGAAATTGGGAAAGACAAAAAGATTTCTTTCAGCGGAGATCAGAAAACTCCTTCCGATGAAGCATTGAAGCAATACTGTGATTTCATGGATGCTGAAATTCAACAACTTAAAGTTTGGTTTAAAGAGAAAGAGTCAGGATAAAGGACGTTTCCCATCGCCTAACGGCAGTGATCCTCAAAATCCGATGCAAGCTGCAATATGAAAGAAAAAACCTGATGACCGAATATAAACTCAAACATTTTAAACCGGGAGATCGTATCCGAGTTAAAATCGGAGGAGCTAAACGTTGGGCAACCGTTGTTCATAAAGGAACAAAAGGAGATGCCGCGACTACCTTGTATCTTGATACGCCTTATCGCGGAGTCATCGGGGAAAGTTGGAATATAAATGAAGATAAATTCCGTCTGCTCCGTTATGAGAAGATGATTGAAAAATTAGGATTAAACACCACTAGCAACAAATTTTGGGAAGCTTATCCTAATGAAACCATAGTGATTGATGTTGGGACTCGTGCTTCTAAAATCCCTAAAATCTCCGATCTTAAAGAAGGAGATTACATCAAGATTAATCATCATGGACACGTTTCTTGGGCTACGGTTGTTGAAGGAGCTGAAGATGCCGCGGATGTTTATTTAGATACACAAATGGGGGCGCCCCACAAATCATGGCTTGGTGATTCACAACATTTAAAATTGGCTCAAAAGTTTGGATTGAATAGCGACGCTCCTAATTTTAGAAGGATACGTGATGATGACACTAAAGTTTTAGAGGTTGGTATTCCCAAGAAACCAGTTAGTCTTCCTGAAAAGGTTTATCAACTTGGCGAGCGAGTGAAGATTAAGGTTCTGGATGACGGTAGGCGAATTACTGATGCCACCGTTATTGATGATGGACAAAATAGTACAAGAAAAGTACCTTTGTTTTACTTGGATAAATCATATGGGTGGTCTCCCAAAAAAGCAAAAGATGAATTAGCACAAGAAGCTTGTAAGAACTTTGGATTTAATGATAAAGAAAGTAAGGCTTGGTATGGATTTGAAGGTGACTTTCGATTTATTAGAACACTTGACGAAGAAATAATTAAACCAAAAGGAGAGAAAGAAATGCGTAGGAAAAAAATAAAATACAAGGTTGGTGAACGTATTAAAGTTCAGATTACCAATGATGATGACAAAAAACATCTAACTTGGGCTACCGTTATCTCATCTAAGGGTTTGGACGACGATCCTTATATGCCATTGTTGTATTTAGATAATGAGACCGATGATAGTTGGACATGGGATGAGGATTGGCAACGTAAAGCTGCCGTAAAGCAGAAAGCTGATCCCGACGAACCCAAATTTTGGTGGTTGTGCGCTATAGATACTGAAGTTGTGCAACGAGGAGAAGGAGACAATGTTATGGAAGAAGATAATAAGGATCACAAATTCACGGAAATGGTTAAAAAAGACATGGTGGATGCTGGCTATCGTGTAGCATCCAATCAAATGGTAAAAGGCATCAAAGCCGGAGTTTTGAAACTTTTCAAGGATAAAGGAGCCGATGATGGCAAAATTGCAGTCCTTAAAGAAGTTCTCGATAGTGATGTAGGAAGCATGGCTATTTCACTTTTACTTGGTTATGGACTTGGATACGTGCCTAAGATCGGAGATGATCCGAGAGTAAAGAAGTTGTCCAAGGAATTCAGAGTTGAAGGCTTCACATTTGGAGGTAACTTGGCTGCGGATACTATCATGCAATATCTGGCACCGGCAGTTATGGAAGCTGTTAATGCCCTTCCACCAGTTTCGGAAGTGGTGGAGACCGTTGCCGAAAAAACAGGTCTCAAAAAGAAGACCAAGAAACGTGTTGGTACTTCTGTTCGTGTTAAGGAAGAGGAACAAGAGCACGAAGAAGAGGAAACCAATGGCAAGCGAGCCCACGCTTAAAGAGGCCCTAGGTCTTGCTAGACGTTGAGTCGATACCTCCATTGGCTCCGTCGCCCTAGACATACCTCGCAAATGGCAAGCTAGCGAGGCAATTCTTTAAAATTAAAAATCAAATGAACAGTCAAGAAGTATTTGACCAAATTGTCAATCACCTTCGGCAACAAAGAGCTAAATCCATTGATATTTTAGGTCGGTGCGCCTATCGTGGATCGCAAGGTAAAAAATGTGCAGTTGGTGTTCTGATAAATGATGATGAATATTGTGATCAAATGGAGGGCAGCCCAGTGTGTGACCTTATTGATTCTGAGAGCAAGAGTCAATATGTGTCTATTGAATTGAGGGATCGTTTAAAACCTCATATGGAACTATTGAGAGCATTGCAGCTCACGCATGATCTGTCTGAGATTAAAATATGGGAACAACAATTCAAAGAAATTGCCGAACATTTCAAATTGGAATATAAGGTGCTCAAATGAGATCTCAAGAGATTTTTGATTGTATATTGAAACATGCTCGCCAACAAGGTAAAAAATCTTTGTTTCCATCTGAGGAAGTGACTCAGTGTGCATATTTAAATAAAGATGGATTGAAGTGTTTTGCTGGCGTCCTCTTCGAAAAAGAAGAATATTCTAAAGCAATGGAAGGTTGTTCTATTCGCAATATTCTTCTTGGTCGAGTTCCTGAAATTGACAAGAAAATTGTTGAACAACTTCAGAAGAGATTGTGGCAGCATGTGGATTTGATAGAACGCCTTCAAATAATTCATGATGATTATCATGTGGAACAGTGGGAGGAGAAATTTGTCCAAACAGCTAGAAAATTTGGTTTGGAATATTCTCTTCCTCCTAAAAAGGAAGAATTAAAAATGGAAGAAATTTTGCAAGAGACGAAACCAGAAAACAAATCAGAAAACAAACAGGAGTAGTGCCATGTGGTGGATTTTACGTAGAGTGATTTATATGTTGCTTAAAAAATTGGCGGACTGGCTAATCAAACTTTTGAAGCGTTGGTTGCGACGAAGATATTGATAGCAGCCAATTACCCATGACTAAAAGTTATGGGCTTGTGTGAAGGATCCTAGTTAGATTCTTTTGATCAAGTTAAATTATTGCATTAGACACAGATCAGAATAGGAGACGTTAAATGACCCACGTTCGTATTTCTGCTGAACAAAATGAGCAAGAACTTACTATTCCTTGCACTAACTGCACTTCCGAATTTCGGGAAGAAAAGTTTGGTTGGCGTCCGGGATTAGTGTTTCATCCTTCATGGCATGAGTGGCTGGCTAAATTTCGTTTAGCGCGCGAAGAGAAAGTCGCTCCACCACCATTTCCCGAAGCACCATACTATATGGATTGTGATGTTTGTAAAGGTACTGGAGAAAAAGTAGTTTCGGTGGGTCAATAACCCACGATTTTAATCGTGGGCTTGTGCGAAGGGAATCAGTCACTCTCTTTTGATCAAGACTAAAATATTGTACTAGACGAAGATCAGAATAGGAGACGCAAGTCAAATAGAAGAAGATCAAATAGGCAGATCAGGATCGTTATGACGAGACTGGAAAAGATACGCTACTGGATGTTTCGCTAGTCTGTAGCCGCATTTCGTAAGAGATGCCGATATTCTATCGATAAATTATAGGATATCCGCTGTGTTTTGCTTATGTCGAAGCGAGTTGCACAAGCCCTTTACAGGGAAGGTTTTCTGAGGATTTTTCCTTTCTCTCACGAGAGAATAAAGTCTTCGTTTTACTAAACAATTCGTCAAGAAAAGAGATATTGATGTCTTATACAAACAGAATAGGAGAGTTCAATTCCTCTCACGACTAAAATCGTGGGTCTCCTTGAACCAATTTTATGACACTCGATGAGATTAAGAAAGAACTTCAAGGCAGTCGGGATGAGACTGATAAGTTGGTCAAATGTCTTCAGGACGCTATTCAGGCGGAAAATGAGGAAGATTTTATTCAAGCCTTGACTTGTGCTGATAGGATGGCTATTTCTTTATCAGGGACTATCTTTGAAGCATTATGCAAGATAGACCCAGAAGCAGCGATGGGTAATCTAGAAGACATAGATTAGAGGTCTAACATGTGGATCACTACTGGTATCATTATTATATACTTAATGGGCATTCCAGTGACATTTATATTGGAGCCTTATCTATATTGTCCAGATCCTGAAACGAAGGACAATCTGAAAGATGTCGTCCTTTTGTCTTTGTTTTGGCCCATTTTTTTGTTGATTGTATTACCCGTTAGCACACTCATCGTTCTTCGGGAAGCTACTCGTCAAAGAGTTCTTCGCAAGAAACAAGAGAAAAACCAAAAGACATCGCAAAAGAAAGATTCGGAATCATCGGTTCCTAAACGAGAGCCAATTAACTATCGTGTTGCCCCATGCCATATTTGCGGTCATGCAGTTCAATACCTTGATGAGATAGAAAAAGAATTAACTTCAGTTGAACACTATAATCCTCTGAAAAATCATTCATGAACCCCATTGATAAAAACTACTTTGAGGAAAAGCTGGACGTAGCTAAAAAGCATTTGAAGAAAGTGCAACAGTTCCTCACCATTAACAAGCAAGTTATTAAGCTTGGGCAAATTGCATCTAATTCTATTGTGGAAACTGTTAAAAACAAAACGCCGGTTTCTTTAGTTTCGGGTGCTTTGGAAGCTATTTCTGCCTTAACTATTGGGGATATGTGGTATGCGCGAGACTATTTTCCTATTGGTCAGGGATGGTATGATCTTACGGTAGATGGAGAACGTAATCTTTCCGAGTTATTTGGAACTGTTATTCGAAAGTATCCCAGCAAATCATTGTCAATTCTAGATGGAGATCGAACCCGAGTTCCAGAATTAATCGCTTTACCAATTGGCGTAATTGGGTGCATTTCCTCAGAAAGCGATATTTCGGTCTTGTATCAGCCCGAGAAGGTTGATAGAGACAAGCTCTTGTCCTTTTTAGTTAAAGAGAAAGTTAAAGAACTCAATAGCAATTTTTTCTCTTTGTTTTCCAAAAGCACTGGATATGGATCTCGGCACTTTTCTTTAGTTCCTGAGAAACTTAATCCATTACCTTCTCGAAGAGCCCAAGAGTATGTGGAATACTTCAAGCGATACTTCGACAAAGGCATTCATCGTTCAGTTCTATTTTATGGGCCGCCGGGAACCGGAAAAAGCACTTTAGTTCAATATCTTCTCAGTGAGTTTGGGTTCCGAACTTTCAAGTTTAGATGTGAAGGATTTATGGTGCCATTCGGTATGGTTCGTTTCATCATTGAGAATTTTGATTGCGAAGCAGTGATGATGGATGATATGGATCATATGATTGGAAATGGAAGCAACTCTGATCTTTTGGAAACTCTAGAAGTAGCTAATAGGCATTCTAAGTTTGTTATTGGATGCGCAAACGTTTTGTCAGGTTTTCATAGCGCTCTTATTAGACCAAAACGTTTTGATGAAATAATTAAAATTGATACTTTGGATGAGGAAACTATTATCGGAGTATTGGGCGATCTTAGCCCTGACTACAAAGATAAAGTTAGACATTGGCCTATTGCTTACGTTAGTGAGTTGAAGACCAAGAGCTTAGTAGTTTCTGCTAAAGAATTGGAAGCAGCATATGTTGAACTGAATGAGAGAGTTAAAAATCAATTGGTAATGGTGGGCAAAGAAAACGAAGATGGGGATGAAAAAAAGAGTAGTCCATCACTTGCGGAATCCGAATCATGAGTCCTTATCGAACTGATATGGTAGTTCGGGAGCAAAAACAAGAATTTGGTTTGATTATTGCTCCCAAAGCTTATGTCCATGAGTGCCGACTTCCAAGATTATTGTTTCATCTTTGGATGTGGATGAGAGGTCAAAAAGTTGAGAATAAAAGCTTATACCGCTGCACCTGCGGAAAAGTGTTTCAGTATATAGCAGTAATTGGTCCATTAGGCTCTTGGTGTCAATAACCCATGACTAAAAGTCATGGGCTTGTGCGAAGGGAATCAGTCACTCTCTTTTGATCAAGTTAAAATATTGTACTAGACACAGATCAGAATAGGAGAAGAAGATCAAATAGGCAGATCAGGATCGTTATGACGAGACTGGAAAAGATACGCTACTGGATGTTTCGCTAGTCTGTAGCCGCATTTCCGTAAGGAGATGACAATACCTCATCGATAATTTTGTGAGGTATTCGCTATGTTTTGCTTATGTCGAAGCGAGTTGCACAAGCCCTTTACAGGGAAGGTTTTCTGAGGATTTTTCCTTTCTCTTACGAGAAAATAAAGTCCTTGTTTTTATAAAACAATTCGTCAAGAAGAGAGATATTGATGTCTTATATGTACACAGGATAGGAGAGTTCAATTCCTCCCACGACTAAAATCGTGGGTCTCTTTGAACCATTTTTCATGAGTTGGACGATTGATATTTAATAGGAGTATATAAAAATGAAAAAGTTTTTGATGATGTTAGTTGGATTGATGATGATGGCGTCACCGGTAATGGCGGAAGACAAAGATGCTACGGCTGAAGTCACTCCAGTGGTCAAAGTGATAGAAAAGAAATCAGACGAAAACGCAGGGCAAAATACAAATCACAAATGGCATGGGCAAGTGGATGATTTTTTCCACTATACAGGCTTTGACTTGGACATTCAAGCAGGTATTGGTTATCATTTTGATACACGTATTGCCACCAATGATGCTAGTAATGGATTCGTTCGTGCAAGGATTGGTGTTCTCCATGTTCCTCAGTACCCGTGGGCAATTTTTGGTGGAATGACTTTGGAAGGAAATTATTTATCTGGATGTGTTTGGGGTTTGCAAGGCGAACTTATTCACCAAGCTTTTGGTGGATGGATTCGTGGTGGATTTGGTAGTGATCAATACGTTCGTCCTCACTTCAATGCAGCCATTGGTTATAGTCTATTTGGCGTGGAAGTGCAAGGATATAGCGTTGGACCATATGCTTCGGAATCATTCAATGATAAACGTGAAGGTATTGCAGTAATGGGTGTCGTTCGAATTCCCATTGGGTATATCGCTTACGTTTTTAGCAAGCGCTAACGTTGGCACCATCTTAATCCATCTGTAGAGAGATGTTGGTATTTGGCTACGGTTAACACAGCAGACTGATCAATGCAACGATAAGCGTCTGACGAATACCATCTTCGCATTAAACATGCCTCACAATCTAGATGATTACTTCCTAACGCATGTCCAATTTCGTGCAAAGCAATAAGTTTGAGAGCCATTTGGGAGTCAATTCTATCTCTAACAAAGTAAATGCGATTACCTCCTACACCAACAGTGAAGGCATACGCTACGAGCGTATCATCTTGATTAGCGGCTTCATTTTTGGAAGTGATTCTAATAAACATATAGCCCGGATCTCTTGATGTTGCATGGAGATGATAGTGGTAGTCATCTACTATTAATTGTAATTTTTGATCAAGAGCCCAATTCCATTCATTGATGGCTTCTTGTAATGCTGTAACATCTCCTTCGCTAAATTGGTCATCGATATAGATAGGAACTACTCTCACTTCTTGACCACTAGGATCATGAGTTATTCTCATATAATCCTTGGATACACATGCACTAATTGTCAATAAAACTAGACATAAAGCCCAAAATCTGCGCATATCTTAATGATTATGCGATATTATTACCAAAGAAAGGAATCGTATTATGCTACCTTTAATTTTTGCTGCATTATTTGCTTATGGACTTTTTCACTTAGGATTAGGGATACCGCTAGTTGTCTTAGCCACTGTCGCCTATATTGTTTTTGGTGGAGTTCAAATTGTCGAGAACACTGTTTTCGATGAAGAAACAGCCAAACGTTTCTTTACCGAATGATGAGGCGATTTAAGCTGGTAGAATTTTCGGAAACTCTATCGGGCAAATGGGAAGTAATTTTTGTTTGGTCGGAAGAAGAGGCGCACCAAAAATGGAAAAAGCTAAGAGAGTGGATTGTACAAGAACAACCCTACGGCTTCTTTCGAATGATTAAAGAAGGATATGTCGATGAGTAGAGTGCCCATCGAAATAGTAGATTTTCAAGTGGCTCTGTTATATGCCGAACATCTTGACGATAAAGATTTGAAGGAAATTGATTTCAAATGTCGCTTGATTGCGGAATTCATCCAAGCGTGTGGATGGGACGAAACAGATTATTGGAATCATCAACTTGATGATTAAGATCGATTATAGATACAATCTAATACTTTGTTAATCATGTTTTAAATGGGATATAATGTTTCGATCTGTTAATTATAAATACATTAGGTCTCAATATGAGATTACCATCGTGGATGATGATTTTACCGAAATTGTCGTCGCCAGTAATACCTTCATCAACACCATCGTCTCCATTTTGATTGATGTTTATTCTCGAAGAAATCTCAATGTGGCTGGCAATCTAGTGTTGTTGATGCAATGTATAGAACATAGATGGTCATGGCGAAATATTAAACAGCAAATCAAAGGATATCAGAAATATGTTCCTGAATATTCAAATTACCATGATCAAGTGATGGACTATCTAGTATTCATGTAAAAAGTAATTATCAAGGGAAAAGATTTTGGAGACTGATATGTGGCAACACAAAGCAGAATGGATCCGACAACTCAAAGTAGGGGATCGAGTTTGCGACTGTAACTATGATCATTTAAAAATTGTCGCTATCACAGACGAATATTTTCCATGGAGACCGTGGTTTTTTTGGCTTGTATTTCATCTATCGTTACCATCTAAAGTTTTGGATTGGTATGAGAATATATGGTATGCGATATGCGCTAAAATGGGATGGAAAGAATTGATGGATCGAAGCTTAACTTTAGAGGGCGGAAGACAATGCAGCGCCAATCATTGTTGTGATCCAGTGGAACATGAGTGGAATCATATTATCAAAGGAAAAACTAATGGACAATCAAAGACAGAACAAGAAAATTAGAACATTCACTGTTAAACGGAGCAAATGGCTTCGAGGTGAATATGACAAGCGCTATGATCGTTGGAAGGGAAAACGTGCAACTTTGTTAAATAATAAAGGACATTCTTGCTGTTTAGGATTTGTTGGAATTAGTTGTGGTATTCCTAGAGTTCGACTTGCGAGTCAAGTCCAACCTGATATGTTAGATGAACAATTTTATAAGATGTATCCCAAACTAAAAAAGGATGACTGGGATAGCTTTATAGCTATTAATGATGATTGTAATTTGTCTGATGCGGAGCGAGAAATAAAGTTGCAAAAATTAGCTAACAGAAACGGATTCCGATTTAAATTCGTTAAATGAAGAATAGGAACACGCTATGAGTGAAGAACAAGTTCAAGAAAATCAAAGAGGTTCCCGTGGAGAAGTTGGCAAAGGAACCCCCTCTACCAAGATTAAAGCTCTTTGGAAGCGAGAAGGTAAATCAAACGAGGCTTTAAAACGTTTTGCTCGCAGGATGATTAAAGAAAAGAAAAACACCGATGCTCAAATGTGGTTTGATTGTAAAGCTGGCAAGTTTGACATGGAACGAAGCGAAAAGAATATAGCACGTATTCAGTTGGAACGTCAAGCTAGCAAGAGCACTAAAAAGAAATAGTTTATGAAGTGTGATCATTGCGGAGCCCAAAAATCCGGTGCCCTTCCCACAGGAACTAGAATTGCTTGGTGCATTCAGTGCATCAAAGAAGAACATCTTTATTTAAGATCTTTGAATCTGGAAAGTTTTAGTTCATTCGACATTGATAATAGAATCAAAACTAATTCATGGCAAGAATTTGGGCTGCCTCAAAACATTAATAAACTTGGCGCTATCCCCAAAAAGGCATCTATGAATCAACAATATTCTATCCCAACTCAATTTACTATTGGCTCTAAAGTTAAAGTTGGAGATGTTCCTTTAGGAACGGAAGTGGAATATAGTGGAATTAAGGGCACTATTGTTGCAAAAGGCGGAAGCTCCTCCACTATTGCTTGGAAAATTGGAGACGCCCGCACATATAACGGAGCTTATGATATCACCAAAGCCGCTTCTGGAGCCGTTTCTGGCTCTGGAGAAAAGCTTCAAACGCTTTCCCAATATTCCTTGGGATACAATGTAGCAAATAGCGATCTAATTACTGTTATCGCCAAACCAATAAGGATAGGTGATTTTCCTTTAGGAACTAGAGTTAAATGGAGTGGTTTGATTGGGACTATTATTGGGAATTATGCAGGCAGTTCTGTGAATGGTTCCGCTGCTATTGGCTGGAAATTAGGAGAAGAGCCCTATGTAGCTGCTCAGCAGAATTTTTTAGTTTCTAAATCTTATAACTATATTCCCAATAAAGAAAACTATGTAAATCATTATTGGGTTAACAATAATACTCAAATAGAAGTTTTGGAAAGTGAGGGCTGTATGAAAATATCGGAGTTGCAAATTGGTCAAGAGATAGAATGGAATGGAGTTAAAGGAATTATTGCAGGAAATCACACTAGTTCGGGAGAAAGATTATTTGTTAGTAAAGATCCTTTTCTTGGCACCTCGAAGCATACCAAAAGTAACGACACCAAGATAACTTATACTGATAAAGTAATTGATTACTCCTACTCCATTTGGCTTACGAGTCTTACCGAAGTGATAATGATTGGAGAGAGGATTGGAAAGTTTGGATTGAAGTTAGGTGATAAAGTTGTTGTTTTCAGACGAAAGAACGATAACAGCCTAATGGATACCGGAGCTGAAGCGGATACCTCTCGTAGTTTAATAGGAACAGTAGCAGGGTTTAATGCCTTGGGAGAAGCCAATGTGTGGTTTGATCCCGCCCAATATGGAAATATTCAAGGCAATTCTACAGCTACTGCCAAAGCTGCGGTAGATAAGTCTTATATGGATAAAGTGGATCAAAATTATAACAACTTTTGGTTGATAAGAACGGATAAAGCATTTATTAAAATCGAAATAAAGGAGAATAAAATGAGCAACGAAAAAAATGGTCAGAGTGAAACGAAGCCGACTTTTGTCGAAATGATGCGTACCGACATGAGCAGTGCAGCATATCGTGTAGCGGCAAATCAAATGAGCAAAGGCATTAAGGGCGCTATTTTGATGGCTCTCGAAAAGAAAGGCACTGATGGTGGCAAAGTCGCGGCTATTGCGGAAATGCTTGATACTGAAGTAGGTCAAGCAGCAATCAGCATGATGATTGGATTGGCACTAACGTATCTCCCGCATGTTAGCGCGGATCCGCGGGCTCAACGATTGGCAGGTGAATTCCGAGTGGAATCGATGACTATGGTCGGGAACACATTGCTAGATACAGTGGTGGAACATTTCCTTCCAGTGATTACGGGAGCCCTCAATGCTCTTCCTCAAGAGACACCGGCAGTTCGTGTTTCCACTCCGCCTGTGGAGGAAACGAAATCAGTAGATAAACTGGCTTTGGAAGAAGCGGCACGGGAGGAAGCGGAGAAAGCCGCGGAGCCACAAGCCAAACAACAGCAAGCATAAGCGAAATAAAAAGGTTGTGAGAGCTTCCCTATAAAGCTCTTATTTAACAATTAACAATGGAGTATATTATGTTTCAATTTATTAAACGTACAGCATCGATGGTTCTGGCTAATTCAATCGTGGTCGGTTGCGATCAATTTATCCGAACCCACGTCGAAGAAATTATTCGGGAACGCCGCCAGCGTAAGCAAAAAGAACAAGAGAACAAACGCTAAAACATTGCACCATTCGGGTTTTCGAACGATTTGAGGTGGTGTGCCTAGAACAGAAGAACTTAAGTAGTAGCCCGATCTTCTGATCTGCCTAATAACCTAGCATTTTATCATGAAGAAAATCCTGTGGTTTTCAGATACTCATTTTTCTGTTTTTCATCCTTGGACGTTTTACACGTTTCTGCGAGAGGTTGAAAAAGAAAAACCCAACGGAATTTTTCTTACAGGAGATATTGCGGATGGGGCGCCTCAATTATATTGGGTATTAGAGAGAATGGCCAAAAGCATTCCTTCTCCTATTTACTTTGTTTTAGGAAATCACTGCTGTTGGCTATCAAGCATGGCTCGGGTTCATCAAAAGGTAAGAGAGTTATGTCAAAAACATTCTAATCTTATTTGGATGCAAGACGCTGATGTCATTCATTTATCGGATGAAATTTCAATTTTAGGAGCCGACTCATGGTATTCTTGTGATCTTGGAAACACTGACTATTTGAAATGGACGGCAGATTGGTTTTTGATTGAAGATTTTCGAAAGTTGCCCTCATGGAATGATCGGATTGAAGCGTTTCGAAATTTGGCAGAACAAGCCAAAGATATAGTGGTCAGCAAGCTACAACGTGCGCTGGAGCAAGATTATAAAACTGTTTATATTCTTACTCATATCCCGCCATGGAAAGAAGCAACTAGAGATGAAGGATCTTTTTTAGAAAAATATTGGCTTCCCTATAATATCAATCTTCGAATGGGTAAAGCTATTGAGGATATAATGCGAGAACGAAAAAAGAAAAGAGTGGTTGTGTTAACAGGACACACCCATTCTCCGTTATATGTTCGAGTATCAAGAAACGTAGAATGTCAAGTTGGAGAAGGGCACTATGTTAAAGCGTCTCATTCTCAAAAGTTATTCATGTAAAGAGGTTAATTATGTATTTTATGGGCGATAAGGTTAGTTATATTGGGTCCAAATTTAAAAATTTAAAGATGGGCACCATCATTTCTCGAGTGCAAAATCAGACCCAAACGTTTGTTGTAGATTTTGGAGAAGATGCATATGTGATACATGAGAAACTTCTTACTAAATATGATCCTTCCAAATCTACTGAAAAAGTTGATACCGAAACTGTTCGCAAAAAGAAACCAAACCTTGACAATAAACAAGTGCGAGAATTTATTTCCGATGAAGACGGCACCTACGTTGATTAAAGGATTGTTCTGTCTGTTGCTATTGGGATGTGGTGGCTCTAGCTCTAACATTCTTGATGTTATCGATGCTGATATGGAAGAAGCAGTTGTTGATTTAGATAGTGCCATTCCACCAGACACCACCCCTTTTAATAAATGTGTTTCTATTCGACAAGCTTTAACTGTCTATCCTAGATTACAGGAGCGAGATTGCGTCGCTTCTGATGGTACTATTTCCTTTAAGGATTACTGGGACATTAAACTCAAATTGGGATGTTATTGGAATATTGCAGGGGATGGGGTTGTTAGATGTCTTCCGGAAAGTGAAATGTCTTCTCCTTTCTATGCTGATAATATGTGTCAGAATCGGATTGCTTTAGCGGAAGTGAGCCAAGGAAAATTAGTAGAACCCTATATCGGATTAGATCGACTTGATGATGCTGGAACCTATTTAGACATGTATCTAGTAGGTGAGGTTTTTGGTGGAAGCACTATGTATCATTTAGAACAATGGGGTCAAGATTGGGGCTGTTATTCTTTTTGGATTAAGATACCGGGCACCGATCCCTATTACGTAGGTGCGAGTGTGGATCCATCAATATTTGTTCCTAAGATAGAAAGATCCTTGTGATGTGGAAATGGTTAACACACCATATTGCTTGGTTAGCTATTAGGTTTGGTGTTACATTAATTTGTTGTGTAGTTTTACAGAATTTAATCCGAGTTGAAACTGGACAATTTATTGGGCTAAATACCTTGTTGTGGGCGGCGGCACTGATTATTATTACTGTTAGATTTTGGACGCCTAAAGGATAACACATGCTAAAGAAATATTCGCCTCGACAAATATTAGGCACGGCACTAATGGCTTCTGGGGCTAGCATTAGCATAATGTTATTAGTCATTTTGTTATTTGGATTTAAACATTATGATCTTTCAGCTCCATGGAAGATTCTAGGATGCGTGATATTTTATGGAGCATCATTTTGGCTTCTTCTTCCGGAGCAAGTGGACATTGATGAATGAGGGAGAGCTACTAAGTCAATTAGTAGAAGCGGAGAAAGAATTAAAAACAGCTCGGATGCGGATGGTTGAACACCGTAATAAATTATGGAAGGCAGAGGATGATTTGGTGTCTGCTAAACTTAAGGTGGATCGGTTACAGGATCAGATAAAATCTTTCCGCCGGAATAATGTTTTAATGGAAGATGAACAGCGGAATGAAGATATTGAACGATTTCGAAAAATATTGCCGGAGTTAATTAAAAAGGTTTGAAAATGCATTTTTGTTTTAATTGTGGCACTGAAATAATCGATAAAAAAGAATTGTTACGACAACCAAATCGTGTTGGTTTTTGCAAAGACTGTGCCCATGATGCTTGTAAAAGGACAGGAATTGCATTATTATCTAGTGTTATCGATACTTTATTGAAATATGATGGCTTCTTTCAGGCCTCTAAAGAAGAAGCATTAATAGCCACCCCCAATGGACCCGCTCCTCCAAAGATGGTTAATCCTAATCCAGTTGAGATTGACCCTACCAAAACCAAAGTTAAAGTGGAGGTAGGTCAAAAATGGAAAATTTTAGGCGATACCTATGAGATCGTTGCCCTTGATTTGATTAATGGGCGGTGTGATGCTATTCGAGACCATGATAAGCAGGAATATAAAGGTTTTGGACTAATTGACAAAGATGGCTATCCGGGTTGGACTGTAGTTGGATGGCGAGTAATTCCCGCTCCCAAAACAAAAATTGAAGTAGGACAAATATGGATGTCGCTTAACTCCAGACTTACGTATGAAATTACTAAAGTTATGCCAGGGCAAGCTAAAGCCGAAGCCCTACGTTCGGATGGTAGAAATGATCGGTTCATTGGAATTAAGTTAGATGGGTATCCTGAAGAAGGTTACTGGAATGGTTTTGTGTTGATTTCTAAAAAACCTATTGGATCCAAAAATATGAATAACATTAAAGTAGAGGTTGGACAGAAATGGACTTATTTAAATCAGACATATGAAATTACCGACATTAATTTGATCGATGGATATTGTCATGCAATTGACGTTGATACCGGTAAAAAAGTATTGAATTGGGCGACAATTGACAAAAAGACTGGAAAGGCGAATTTTCCGTCAGTTGATTTATGGGAAGTGGTTGCAGCTCCTAAATTCAAAGTAGAAGTGGGACAAGTTTGGGCACACATCGGTACTCCAAAAATTACTTACAAAATTACTACAGTTGATTCTAAAGGGCGCCATTGTAGTAGTGAGCACGGTGGGTTTGGTAGTTTGGATGTTGATGGATTTCCTTTATGGAACTTGGAGAATTGGAGGATGATCTCAAAGGATCCAAAACTAAGCAAAATCAAAGTAGCAGTGGGACAGATTTGGGAAACCCAATCTAGAAATGGAAATGAGGTTGTCATTACCTCAATCGATAAGAAAGGCAACGTTGGAGTCATTACACACAATGGTGGTGATTCTAAAGAATGCACGTTTGGGACTATTGATAATGAAGGATATGGCAACTGGTACGGTTGGCAATTAAAAACAGATGCTCCTCATGCTAGTCAAACCAAGATCAAGGTGGGACAAGTTTGGAAGCAACATTCTTACAACAAAGAATTTACCATCACCAGTATCAAAGACGGTATTGTTATGGGAAAATTTGATGATGAAACTAAAAGTCTCTTTTGGAATCATCTTAATTCGGATGGATGTTTAACAGCTGATGTTCCTAATTGGAGATTAGTTAAGGAAGTTATTGTTCCTAAACCTGCTGTAGGGCAAAAGTGGAAGTGGATTTCAGATATTGAACCATCTATTAAGGGGCACGTTTTCACTTTGAAAGAAATTGTCGACTGTGATTGTTATTTTGACAATTTGAGTCGCCGGATTGCTAGAATTAATAAAGATGGAACCATTTGGAAAGACAATTTACTATATTGGGAATTGGTGGAATTGGAAGATCATAATACTTCTTCAGCTGTAAACGATTTATTACTTCTGGAAAAGTTAGAAGCCATTTATAATGGAGGAGATTCTAGCCTTTTAGTTAAATATCCAGGTCTTTGGAACGAGATGTGCAGTCTTGGATATTTCAAGCACGGAGAATATCCTAACAATCGCAAGATTGAAGAACGACTTACTGTTCATGGTTATGCTAGGATGATGGAGTTACGCAAGAAAATTAGAGGTGCTTCTGAAATCAAAGTAGGACAGATTTGGAAGTCACCTTCGGGCGTTGAATATCGTATTAGTAACATACCCACTACTGACAAGGATGGGACTTATTTAATAAGTATCGATTTGCTTTGTGACGGCTTTTGGAAAGGTGGGTATTTGTGTAGCGCCCGTAATGGAGTGTTAAACGATAACGGGGAAAGCTGGGTATTGGTACAGGATGTTGTAGAACCCGCCCTCAAAATTTCTCCTGTTCAGCCGGGACAAGTATGGAAAGATAAAATTAATAATGAATGGCGAATTAAAAAAATTATAAATGATAAACGTGCCATAGCAGAAATCAAAGGATGTGATGATCAGTGGAATGGTGACTACGATGTGGGTTTGGACGAAGGATATTTAATAGGTGATTGGATATTAATTACAAACTCTCAAGACATCCCCAAGAAGTTGAAAAAAAATCCCAAACGTCAATTCACTCTCCGAGAAACCATCAAGGAAGATATTGCCGATGCTGGATACCGTGTAGCCGCTAACCAACTTACCAAAGGAGCACATGCAGCTATTTCAAAGTTGTTGGAAAGTCGAGGATATTCTTCCGAGAAAATTAAGATATTTATTGAGCTATTAGATACTGATTTTGGGAAATCATTGGTTGGAATGATTTTAGGAATGAGTTTAACATATACTCCCCAACTTAAAACCAATACTCATGCTCAGAAATTAGCCCGAGAGTTTCGGGTTGGTTCCATGAGCACCATGGGAAATGCCATGGCGAATTATATTCTTCCGGCAATTATGGATTCCTTATCTGAGGATAATGTTAGAATTGCGCCCGAAGTGAGAGTGGAAGAGCAAGAAGAATTAGTATTGGAAGAAGAAGCGAATAAAGAGGCATATGTATGATCTATGTTTTGATGCAACGCCATCCAAGTAAAAACGCTCTTAAGTTTTATAGCATGTATGCGGATCCTCATAACTTTCTCTTGCATGTTGCCGCGGATCATTTAGTCGATGATTATGCAGATAGGTTTTGTTTTGACGATCTGCATCCAGAAGATCAAGTCAAGGCAGTTAGAAAATTAGTCAAGGAAAATCTTCAATCTGAAGAAGAAGTTGTTTTAATCGTTAATTCTTTAGTTGTTATTTATGCCCTTAATAACGAACTTCTTAGGAACAACAAATTGAAAGTAAATGCTTGGGAAGTGTTACCCACAGGCAAAAGAAACTCAGCCATCAAAGATCGTTGGATTGATGAAAGTGTCTTGGGTCATGTATCGGAAAAATTATCTTTGGAATTAAACAAGTTAAGAGATGAATCATGAAGATCAAATCCACATTGTTTCAGTTACGGCGCTTCATTGCTAAGACCATTCATATTGGTTGTGAGACGTGTCAAGATGGAAAGATTGAACTCACATTTTGGAGAGGAAAATGCCCGGTATGTGGAAGAGGTTTTCCATCGCTCCACGAAGTTAATTCTTTTACTCATCAAGAAATGAATCCTGAATTCCAAGACATTGAATGGCAACGTGTAAAAGAAGAGTTAGAAAAATGATAATTAGATTTTTCAAGTACCTTTATGGAGATTTTCAAGAAAATGAAAAGTGGACAGCCATCGTATTCGGATCGACTGTTTGTTCCTTTTTGAGTTGGGCTTTGTTAGCTACATTCCACGTTATACCTGTTCCTCATTGGATAATAATATTAGATATTATTGCTGTCGGACTTTTAGTTATCGGATTTTTTGTTTCAGCTTTTGCAGGTATTAAAGATGATTGGGAAAGAAAATGGGCTCTGGCGTTTGGGACAGCGTTGTTCCCTGGATTTGTGATTACTAACGTTTTGGCTGGCATGATTATTGGGGCGATAAAAATGGTTGGTATCATCGGCAACTTTCATAAATTTCTTGGTTCGCTTGAAGACAGGCGACGTATTCGTCAAGAAACTAAGCGATTGGCTCAACAAAAAGAAGCGGAGAAAGTGCGAATTCCTTCCAGTGGTTCATATCGCACTTCAGCCCCGACGTGTAGAGAGTGTGGTCAAGAGGTATTTTGTTTGCCATCGGAAGCGGTTCAAGAACAGAAGTATATTGATGGTTAAACCGATTCTTACCATTCAAGAAGCTATCGCCATTTCGTCATATCGGGCGCAACGTGGAATGCTGCCACGATTGATTATAGAAAATTTGATCAAGGATGGGTTTGGTGCTCATCAGATCGGGATAATTATGCGATGGTCTAAATTATCAAAAGGAATGAACGTATGGTAAATAAGAAAAAAAAGAATGTCGATTTGCACAAACAACTGTGGGAGCATACACAAGCCATCTTAAAATTAATCGGAATCTTTTTACAAAATGGAGTGAGATTATCTAGCCTCAGGCATAGAGGAGATCCTTGTCAAAAATGTAAAAGACCAGTAGCTAATAATTTGGCTCGGGAGGAATTAATAACTGACGGAGATGGGCCTGATTTATGTTGGGGATACTGCGCATTTAAGGAAAGTGATGGAGAGTAATCAAGCAAAAGTTTTGTATGGCATATGGTGCCAACCTAAAGATGGAAGTTTAAATGGTGTATGGCAACATAGCGGAAGCTACATTTGTTTGTGGGATAGTAAAGATCTGGTTGGTTGCGAAGTAGAACGGTCAAGATTAAACTGTCCTGGATGGATGTATGAGGCAAGAGAATACGAATACGTCCCCAAAAAACAAGATGTGTTATATAGATATAGCCACCTGCTGTATAGATACAGCAAAAGGAACAATAATCCAAGATTTTAATTATGGAGAGAAAAATATTAAGGAGTAACGCATGTCGGATTTCAACGCCATAGTAGTTAAGCTCGGAAAGATCGATCCGCTTCCCAATTCTGATTTTTTGGAAATCACTACTGTGATGGGGGAGTTTCCTGTAATTATTAAAAGGGGACAATATCGTGAGGGACAGCTGGTAAGCTTTATACCTCACGACGCAGTTTGTCCTGATACAAAAATGTTCCACTTCTTAGCACCTCCTCCTAAGAAAGATGCTGATGGAAATATTATTAAACCTACGCCACCTGTAGGAGAAGTGTTGATCAAAAATCGTACTATTAGGGCCAAGAAAATACGCGGGACGTATTCGGAGGGACTTATTGTGGATGCTCCGCCTGATTTCAAGGAAGGAGATAGTATCATTGAATATTTTGGGTTAACCAAGCGCGTTTATGAAGAAGAACTTCCTGAGCGTGGTGGGAGAAACGAAGTGGCACCAACCACTTTCCAACTCTTCAAATATGATCTGGAAGGCTTTGCCAAGTATGGATATGTGTTTGAGGATGGCGAAGAAGTTTTGATCACCGAAAAGATTGAAGGTGAAAATTGTGCTATCGTCTATGCAGAAGATCGACTTTGGGTTAGAAGCCGTAACTGGTTTAAAAAAGACGAACCTGATAGTCATTGGTGGGAACTTCCTCGAAGGCTCAATCTAGTAGAAAAATTGAAAGAACTGCCGGAGCTGTGTTTGTTTTTAGAGTTGTATGGTGCTGTTCGGGGATGGAAATACGATTGCCAAGTTATCAACAGCAAGATCCAACGAAACGGTAGAATTTTTGATGTTTGGGACATTAAGAAGAAAAAGTTTTTGGAATGGAAAGAAGTTCAAAGCATTGCTAAGCAGATTGGAATGGAGACCGTTCCTATTTTGTATCAAGGCGGCTGGAAGACGGATCGATCTCTTCACGCTCTTGCTGAAGGTAAATCAACAATCGGAGAATGTGTTCGTGAAGGCTGGGTAATGCGCAGTATTCCCGAAGGATGGCATGAAAAACTTGGCAGAAAGATCGTGAAACTCAAAGGAAGAGATTATAAGATTATCAAAGGTTAATTCGCATGCTTAAACTCAACAAAAACCAGCAAAATAAAGAATCCATCTTCAAGATTATAGATAGAATTGTCAATGAGTGTATTCTTTCTGCTAAGTCAGATAAAGCTAAAAAATGTTTAATGAGAACTGTGGTGGCGGTTGAAAACATTGGAGAAGGTGTTGCTAAATTAAAGGAAATGGTGGAAGATGCTTATTCTTTATCTGGCGCCCTTTCTACTGTGAAACATGATCGGTTCTCTAAATGTCAGGATCATTTAGAACGTGCCCGCCAAGAATTGGAGTGATTCAATTATGTTTTTTAAAAAACCTAATCTCAAAGATAAAATCGCAGATGCTATAAATTACGTCACCAAAGTCAAAGGATATCAATTAATCGAAAATGAGTGGGGCTCGGATATAGAAAAGAAATGTTGTGCCCTTGGGTGTGTGCTAGTTGTTAATGGAAAGCCAATAGCTTCTGATCATATCAATATTGATTCTGTTATGAAACTGTTGAAGGTAGATAAAGTATGGATACATTGTTTCATGAATGGGTTTGATGGTCTTAGTCGAGATGGAATGCAATCTCTGCCTGATTATATTGATGCGTTTGAATTAGGAGCTACATTGAGATGCGAGTATCTTAGTCATTTGATTAAAAATAGATCATGTGAGGAGTAGTCATGGGCATGTGTCTTGAAGAATTTGGGCGTATTAGTATTGAAGTACGGCGCGAGAGCTTCATCGTTCATACGAACTATGGTTACGACGAATCCGGTGACCGGCACTCCGATCGTGACGGTAACTTTGGAGTCACTTGGCGTGAGAGTCCGAGTCCAGAATTCTATCTCTCCGATCTCGATGATCTGATCAAAGCGCTCGAAGACGCTCGCCATTACATCAAAAACAGAAAGAATAAATCATGAAAAAATTATTTAGTGTATTAATAGTGTTAGCAGTTGGAATCTCGGCATGCACAGTATCAGTGTGCCGACCCGTGGTAAAACGTTGTCACACGGAATGTTATTCGGTATGTTGCGATCCTGTGTATGGCTATTGTTATGATTGTGATTGTCATCAGGTATGTGTGGATGATTGTGCAGCAGATCAAATTGATGGTGGAAGATGAAAGGCAATTGTATTTGCGGTGAACATTTTCGAGACGCGGAAGACTATCGAGATCATTTGCCGTGTCCGGGATCTCCTGAAGAACAAGCTGTTGTTAAAGAACGCTCTTTAATTGTTAAGTATCTTAAAATGATGCATTTCGAAATACACAAAGAGCCCATTGATTACGCCTTTGCTATCGAGCGTTGTGAGCACCATAAACTACCTCCTGATAAAAGTGTTCCTATTAAAGAGCTTTCCGAAAAATTAAATGAACCCAAACCGTAGAAAACAATGGTGCCTTATTTTCGGTAAACCAGCATCATCTCATCCTGCTCCGCATCATTATGCTAAGTTTGTTGGAACTCCAGTATTAGATGCCAATCGATTCAATCCACGTCTCTTCTTTACTAAACTAGAGGCAACAAAGTTTGCTTCTGATTTTGTTAAAAGATATCATAATCGTTGGGAATTGATCGTGCAAAAATATAATCCACGAACAACTAAAAATAACCCCACCCAAATCTGTAATTTTTGATAAGGAAGAACGTGTTAGAAAAATTCCGTTTGGCCCCGAATTCTAATCAAAGAAAACAGTGGGGTGTGGTTTATGGCAAGACAACTCAAGACCATCCTTACCGAAATGATCCTCAACAGTTGCTAAAAGTAGAGCAGAGCAATACAGGAACGTGGGCTATAATGGCATGCTTCTACACGCGACGGGAAGCTCAAGAGTCCGCACATCGTTATGAGGTTTCCAATCGTTTCTGGCATTTCCTTCCCAAGAAATTTAATTTTCATAAAGATAATCCGTGGCGCTCCTTCTAAATAAGAAAAAACAGTGGGGCATAGTGTTAGGAGAGCCCACCGCTGATAATAAAGATACAAGTCTCCATATAAACAAAATTGGTAAATGGGTTGAAGCATGTGTTTATGCTGGTTGTTGGCTTGTTACTAACGGAGAAAATAAATCTCTCTTTTTTACCAAAAAGGAAGCAGAGGCGTGTGCCAAAGAACTTTGTCAAAAGAATCGTCTATGGACGTATATAGCTAAGAAATTTAACCCTCACAAAAATAATTATGAATCCCAACCGAAAATTTAATTGGACGATTGTTGCTTTTGAAGTTGGCGGTATCGTTTTTGACGGATATTGTGGCGATCCTGATAATGAAGGACAAGGACTTAGCGTTATTAAAACATCCATTCTATTTTATACTCGCAAGGCTGCCCGGAAGGTGGCTTACAAGTGGAATAGAGAAAATAATATGTCCGACTATAAATTTAAACCCGCTAAATATAATCCAAGACAAGATACATGAACCTTAACGAAACTATTCGTTATCCTAATGGCACTGTTTGTGTCGTTAAGAACGGTAAAGTATTCCATATTCACTACCATAATGGAGATAAGATATGGTTTGACACCCACGGCAAGGTGATCAAATTGGAAACCCATGATGGTATTTTTTGGAAAGAATCTGACAATCGATTTTTCAATGCTAATGTTTTTGGAGTTGTTTTGATGGTTATCATTTTTGGATATTTGTTTGTTAGAGGTTTCTTTCTTTAAAATGAACGTTCGAACTTTTATTGCTATTTCTGAGGCTCCTACCGCTGATGAAGCTTTTACTCAAGCTAAACAGGATGCCCAAAATTATGAAGACGATAGTGGAGAAGTTGGATCCATTGTAGGTAAAACATCTTTATATATTGCAGGCGCCCAAAATGCCATCACGAGCAAGAAAAGCCGCCCGAATTTGGTTGAACAATGCTTTTCAAAACAAAGAAGAAATTTTTATCTCGACTTGATGTTCGAGATTAAATAAGAGGCAATCAAGCCTTTTGATGTATTATGGAGAAAAATTATGGATAAACATACAATTCGCAACGACAAAGGCGAGATCGATATTAATGCGTCTGTTAATGAATACTCTAAAGCGCTCTCGCTTTGGGTAAAAGAAAACGAAGTTAACCAAGACGAGATCTCTAAAGCAATGGACACGATATTGGATCGATTTGATCTTTTGCCTATTCAGATGTTGGTTCAGGAAACGGTGCAGGAATTAAATCCAACGCCTGAGAAATTCAACGTTCTGAAGAAACAGGTGCAAGGATTTATTAAAGCCCAGCGAGAGATTGGTGTTTTAATGGTTAAGACTGGAAAACATGGTGGTATTCATCGAACTCAGATAGAAGATAAAACGAGCAGTTGATAAAGACAAAGGAGGTAAAACGGATCATCATAGTTAAAGAGCGTGTCCGTTCCCTGCCTCCCTTTCTTTAGAATACAAAGGAGAGCAAATAATGGAAACTAAAAAAGTATATTCAGTTTGGGCAGAATTAAAAGATGGATCAAAAAACGGTTATTGGCTTAATGATGCTGAGTGGAAATTTGAAAGTATCGCAGATGCCCAAGATTGTGCGCAAAGATTTAACCGTTACTATCCTGACAGGAATTATCGAGCGAGAGAATATGAGGATTCGAAGTCATGAAGAAGTATGCAATTTGGGTAGAATACAAAGATGGCTCGGCAAATGGTCGTTGGTTTCTGGAGTTTAATGGTCGTTTGGAATTTGACGATATCTCGAAAGCTAAAGATTATGTCGCTCAACTCAACGAGTATTATGACGCTGTTCAGGTTCAAGTTAGAGAATGTGAGGAATTAAAATCATGAAGAAGTATGGAATTTGGGTAGAGTACAAAGACAATTCAAAAAACGGTCGTTGGTATCTAAGTAATGGTCGGTTGGAATTTGACAATATCTCAGAAGCTAAAGATTATATCGCTTCACTCAACGAGTATTATCACATCATACATTACCAAGTTAGAGAATGCGAGGAATTAAAGCCATGAAGAAATATGCAATTTGGATAGAAGACAAAGCCGGCTTAACAAATGGTAAGTGGTTTAGATCTCCCCATGCATTATTTGAATCAATCGCAGATGCTGAGAGACTTGCTGAACTTTCCAATTGCCAATCCGACAATTTCTATTATTATCAAGCGAGAGAGTACCAAGCGGATTACTGTCAGTCAATTACCAATGACTAAAGTCCTTGGCTTGTCGCTCATCCTACCATAAGCAGGAGATTATTTTTTAATGGCAACAATAGGCTGATTGACAGCAGCCCTTAATAAAGTTTGGCGTTTCTAATAGCGACCTTTTAGAAAACCGTTTGCTTATTCAATCATAAATGATCGAGTTAAGTGCCTTCTAGGTCTCGATTCGCTAAACGTAGGATAATAATTTTCTAACGCATATCTTACCTCTTTCTGTATTTGGATAGCAAAAGATATATAACCATCATTCTGAAGTTTTTAAGAAAAAAGAAAGGAAAAAGCAATTCCTCCCATGATTAAAATCATGGGCTTCTTTGCTAATAGATCGTGATTCGTTCCCAAATTCTCACTTTATGTGTTGCTATTCGAAAAGCCTGCTTGAACATTGGTTTTGATAGAGATTTGAATGGAGCTTGTGCCATCGCTTCTTATTTTCTTCATTATAAACTTCATAGTCTAAAAGTTAAATCAAAATTCATTCAAGGAGAATATGAGGGATTGGCTCATTGTTGGGTGGAAATTGGAAACGCTATTGTAGATATTACTGCTGTTCAATTTAGCGTGGATACTGATTTTTTATTGGTTGATGCCTTGGATGCTCGGTATAATTCGACAGTTAAGAGATATATAAAGGATAATTTGAAATCCTGGCCCGAAAAGCAGAAACCAGAGAACTATTGCGGGACATGGGTAAATGATAAGTTGAAACTGGTTAGGAGATAAATATGGATTTAGTGGAATTGGAAGACGCAATTCAGGACTTGTTGGCGCCTGACTTTGAAATAACGATAGATAAACATGGACAAGTAATTATCCTCACTGGACTTCGAATTGATGATGAAAGTGGAGAACTAGTGCCCTTTGAGGAAGAGGAATTAGAGTTGCCAGAAGATGAAGACGACGAAGATGAGGACGATTAAATTTTGTTTGTTATTTTTGATGAGTTGTAATGATTTTAGCTTTGGTTCGATGGATTCCAATGCCAACTATCCTCGTCAAAAACCAACTACTATTGATGGACATTGCACCAATGATGAGCAATGTGGGGAGGGATTAGTGTGTTGGAAACAAGGAGATAATTATGTGGGAGTGTGCGCCAGCGTAAGATAATTGTTAGGTATTGATTTTTCCACCATGAAAACCAAAAAGAAACCCAAAATCCCACGCAATCCATATGTTCTTCCAGCTCGAAAACGTAACGGAGCAGGCTCTCATAAACCTAAAAAGCCTATTACTAAAAAACAAGATATTAAAGAACGATTAGATGATACCTAACTGGGAAGATGTGGTTTGGTGGGGTTTGATTTGTTTGCTAGCTGGAGCTATTTTTGGATTGATGATTTTTAGCAATAGGTAAAAGGAGAAATAGCCATGCAGTATTGGTGGTTAGTTGGATTAACAATTTTAGGTTGGAGCGCCGGCGCGACCGCTTGTAAGGTAGCGACTAACTATGTGTCTCCCTTAATGCTTGCAGCAATTACGACAGGTATTTATGTTTTGCTGATGCCATTTCTGTTTGTCTTTATTAAGTTTGATCGAACAGTTAATGCGGTTGGAATTGGTTATTCAGTGCTTGGCGCTTTGTGTATGGCGCTTGGTTCAGTTTTCTATTTTTTCGCTTTACAGAAAGGAGATGCGGGAATCACCACATTACTAGCTGGGATTTACCCATCGCTGACTTTATTGTTATCATGTTTATTTTTAGGTGAGCCAATTACAGTAAAGAAGGTAGTAGGTTTTTTGGTAGTGTTGTTAGGATCGTTCATTTTGACGAGAGGATGATGTGGAAAAGAGGAAATGATTACTTAACAAACGCCCAGCATTGACCAGTTTTTATGCGTAATATAGTTGATTGTCCAACACCATATTGAGCAGCAATTGTTGTCGCTGGTATTCCTTGTGCTAACAGCACCCTAATCTCTCTAACCTTGTCTTCTGTTAGTTTAGCCGCAGAATTTCTTTCTCCTTGCCGCGTTGTTCGCTTAGCGAATAGAGCAACGTCCTCATCTGTAAAGAAGTACCGATGACTTTTTCCACGTTTCATATCCGCTACCACTGATTGCGTAATGTTGAATTGATTGGCAATTTCGTACATTGAGACGTTGTCAAGCAATAATTGACGTATCTGTTTAAGTTGTTCAATTGTGAGTTTAGCTTTACTTCGACTCATTTTGAGGCGTGTTTCTGTTGGGTGACGAAATCCCATCCTGCTTTTACTCAACTTCTGGCGCCGTTCTTCTGACCATTTTTCACCATCACTACCATCAGTTAAGTTATATCCAGCATTTTTACCATACTTATACGCATTAGTTTGGTAAAAAGATATCCAATATATTTCTGCTTCTTTCATTTCTTTAAAACTGTTCAATTCTTGAACTATGCGGAACTCAAAATTATCTTCTCCGTATTTTAACATCGCTTTGTGAATCAAGTAACGTCCGCTTTCTTTACTATCTAGGCGGACACACTTGCGATGTTCTTTCCATCGCTCGATTAAATTTTCTGTTCTCCCGATGTATATCTTACCATTGATTAAGTTGAATATCATATACACGTGATATTTGACGCATTCCTTGCATTTTGACTTTTTTCTTTTCAACTGTTCTTGATCAAAATCACCAATCGATTTAATTTGCGAACAATGCCTGCAAAAGATAACGATGTCCATACTTTAATTATATATCAAGTCATACTAAAGTTTCTGGTTCTGTGTTTTTTATTAAAAGAAATGTAGCCCATTAATAATGGAAGAAGTCCCAGTTTTTGGATATGTAGCTACGTTAATTGCGTTGATTGCAATTATTCTTATGACTAAAAATATTCAGGGCGCAGGGTTAGCAGTTAATTTTTTGGAATAGTAAAACTACCATACAGGGGCGGGTTCCCATCGCCTAACGGCGTGAATTTACTCCAAAAAAACTTCTGTATAACCAGATATAAGATTTGGGGCAGGATGATCGCGTTAATTGCTTCCCTCCTTTGTAATTAACGTTGATCCCTCCCCAAAACAACTAACATATATATTTTAAAAAAAAGGAAATAAAAATGAAGAAGCTAATGTTAGCATGTATATTAATGCTATTTGGTTGTGCTCATAGCAGATATTCGCTTATCCAAACTAATGAGCACACTTATGAAATTGATGCGAGTAGGAGAGATGGTAATTTAGCACATATGCGAGCAGAAGCCATCAAGATAGCCACAGATACTTGTTCAGCGTGGAACGAAGGTTGGCAGGTTATCTGGGTTGAAGAAAGAGAAAATGATCTTGGCTGGACTTATTTTAAACTAAAATTTCAATGTGTTTCGCACGGTATCAATTGATTGTCATGATGCCTCAATATATGATTACTTTTGTTAGTCGTTCCATCACTAAAAGCGAAGGGCATGCGATTGTAGAAGCTAAGAATAAGAAGAAAGCAAAGAAGCGGTTCAAGAAGCGATTTGGAGAAAGATATAAAGTTAAAGACATTCAAAAGTATGTTGAAGTGGATTTAATGCCCGAACAAATGAGCAAAAAAGATTGCACAAAACGGCAATCGATCTTTGAAGCATGGTACTGATATGTTGTTGATGGGTTAACCATTTCGAAAGGACAAAAATCATGAATAAATTATTAATATTGTTATTGATGGGATGTGTGCAGTATCATCCTATTGAATACAATCTTCGATCCAATTCCTCAGATAGTAGTAATTATGATCTATCTATGGATGGAAAAGATGATCTTATTGATACTGTTCGCGCCAATGCTTTTGCTCTTGCCGAAAAAACCTGCAAATATAACAATAAAGTATGGAAACTTACTTCTCTTTCCGAAACCGATAGCAAAGATGGCGCTCATGTTCATCTAACTTTTATTTGTCAAGGCAATGATTAAACTTATTGAAATGGCTGCAAAAATTGCTTTACCTACACACATCAACGATCAGCGATCCTTTTGGGTTGGAAGCGTCGGAATTAGAAAAGATAATGTTTTCGTATTTGCTCGAAATGGTGCAGTTCGTTGTTTAGATTCTGATGATTATCAGGTTATTCCATCAGCTCACGCAGAGTTCCGTTTGGGAGCCAAGTTAGGCAAGTATGGAATTGTGTATATCGCAAGAGTGGCCAAAAAAGACGGCAGTTTAGCGATGTCCCGCCCGTGCGGAGTGTGTCAGGTAAGACTTCGTAGCCTTAAGGTGGAGCGTGCCTATTACTCGATTAATAATTTCCAATATGGTTGTTATTTTGTCCAAGAAGATAAAGATGTAATCTATCATGAACGACCTCCTCATCGTCAAACCCAACATCCTATCTGACGTAATAGATACGTCCATAGGAGAGCCACATATTGTTAGGGAGTGTCTGCTCAAAATCTTTGATCTTACCTATACTCTGCCTAAAGAAAAAGGGATGTGGGAATACCCTAATCCCAAAGGACACCCTGAATTGATTAAGATATTAGAGGATAAGTATAATGCACCCATAGTTATTACCAACGGTGCAATGCAAGGGCTGCATGCCGTGTTTCATGCACTTAAATCAATGGGAAAGGTATCTATCTCTTGGGCAAAACCGTGGTTTCATTGTTTGCCCAAGATAGCTGAGATGAACGGATTGCAGTGGAGCGAAGGAGAGAATGGGGATGCGATTTTGTTGGTGGCACCACGTAATCCTGATGGTTTTATGCCATCTCCAGAAGAAGTTAAGAAACTTTTCGAGAATTGCAAAGAGCAAGGACGCTATTTGATCCATGACTCTGTTTATTATTCTCACACCTACCTTCCTGAAACTTATCCTTTAAAACCTGTTGGAGATGTTCAGATCTTTAGCGCTTCTAAGCTTTTAGGTCTTTCGGGATTAAGGGTTGGTTGGATCATCTGCCACAACAAAGATTTTTATCACCCTATCGTAGAATATATGGAAGCTATGACGGTGGGCGCCTCTATGCTCTCCCAAATTTTCTTGCGAGATTTATTGGAGCGAACGCGCGCCTATCCATATTTGATTCGAAATTTTGAGAGACTTTCTTCTATTGCTTTGGAGAAATCTAAAGCCACCCTCAAAGGAGTTGATCCTGAAGTTTTAGAGGTGCCCGAAAATTTTGAGAAGATTAATGGAATGTTTGCATTCTGTAAAACCAATGATATGGGGCGTTTTGTGAAAGCAAAAGTAAATGTTGCTGATGGTAAGTATTTTGGTATGGAAGGCTACGTTAGAATGAATTTAGCATTTGGAGAAGAGAAAATGAAAGAGATTGTTAAAAGATTAAACGAGGTAAAAATGTCAATTACCCATGATTAAAATCATGGGCTTGTGCGAAGGATACTAGCCAGATTCTTTTGATCAAGACCAAAATATTGTACTAGACACAGATCAGAATAGGAGACGCAAGTCAAATAAAAGAAGATCAAATAGGCAGATCAGGATCGCTATGACGAGACTGGAAAAGATACGCTACTGGATGTTTCGCTAGTCTGTAGCCGCATCTCCGTAAGGAGATGCCAATACCTCATCGATAATTGTGAGGTATTAGCTGTGTTTTGCTTATGTCGAAGCGAGTTGAACAAGCCCTTTACAGGGAAGGTTTTCTGAGGATTTTTCCTTTCTCTCACGAGAGAATAAAGTCCTCGTTTTTACTAAAACAATTCGTCAAGATAAGAGATATTGACGTCTTATATGCACAGAATAGGAGAGTTCAATTCCTTCCACGACTAAAATCGTGGGTCTCCTTGAACCAATTTCCATGAACGCAGAAAAAGAAAATCAATCCGAATTGGAGCAAGAGTTTCGAGGGCTTGTTGAACGACATTCGCAAGAGATCGAAGAAAAATTGAATGATGCCAATACTGCCATGAAAGAAGCGATGACACTTTCTGAAAAATATGGCATCCCTTTTCCAGCTAATATATCCCAAATAAGTCAGTCTTATACTCCAAAATCTTTTATAACAAAGTTTGGTCAATTAGACAGAGAACTAATTGAAGAATTATCGGGTGCCGAGCTTAATGGCTATTACGGTTGGGAACATTCGGACGTTTGTTATTAGAAAATTTTATTAAAAATTTAATAAACTGAAACATAGTTAATAGAAAGGAAATCATGAAAGCCAAAGAAGTTGAGATTGGTTCTCGCGTCTCCAGAGAAGGAGAATCCGGAACCATTGTCGGAAACCAACACAAAGATGGCGATGAAATTGTCATTGTGGAGTGGGATGATCGTTATGATGATAACTTTGAGAAAGTTAATGTTAACGATTTGATCATTCGGCCCAAGAGAACTAAGAGTCAATTACCATCAGCACAAGGCTAATAGCTTGTAAGTAGCATTTCTGCTCCTACAATAGGCTGATTGACAACAGCCCGATCCGATAGCCCTTGGCTATCAAGATGCTTGAGGACAATATTTCTACTGCCATTCAAGTCTGCATTTAATCTAAATCCACATTGCTTGCAGCAAAAGTTAGCTTGACTCTTTCGATTAGAGCGACAAATATATCCACATTTGCTACACCTCTGAGAAGTATAGCGAGCATCAATATAAACTATGTTAATACCCTTAGCGGCACCCTTATAGATCAAGAACTGTTCTAATTGAAAGAAAGACCAATTGTTGAGCAAAGTGCGTTGTTCTTTTCTTAATCGCTTGTTGCGAATCCCTGTTAGATCCTCTAATACGATAGTGTCTCCTGGATTTAGTTTATCGATAATCTCCTTGCTAATTTGATGGTTAACATCTGCTCGAAACCGTCTCTCCTTTCGAGATAATTCTCGAAGGTGTCTTTTGGCAGATTTGCTTCCTGTTCGTTGAAGTCTTTTGCGAAGTCTCTGATAGCGGCGCACAACTCGCTTTACCTCTCCTCCTCCAAAGAATTGATTGTTGGAGGAAACTGCTAGGTTATTAATCCCTCTGTCGATGCCCACAAAAGTTCCAGCAGGTTGAACGTCTTCAATATCCTTTTCAAAAACGATATGCAGGAAAACTTTCTTTTTGATGATGCAGAGATCTGCGGAAGTATGCTTCCAAGTTTTAAAATATTCTTTGTAAAAGTTTGGAATTGTAAGCTGATAGCGTTTTCGTCCATTGATGGTCAGCAGAGAAAGTTGTTGAACATCTAAGAATAGCGTATAAGAATTCTTATCTAAACGAATGCTACACAGATGGGAATGAGGACAAGAATAATAGCGCTTAGGTTTGGAAAAGACTCCTTTGAGAGCCTCGGTAGCTTTCATCCTAGCGGAGATAGCAAGTTGAGAGGGAAGATAATCACGTGTCGTATAATAGCAAAGATCGTGAAGTTTGACGCCGTTCTTTTCTTTCTTCTCGAAACCTGTTTGAGCCACGAAGTTAAACGCTTTGGTATAAGCCTCTAAGGTAGGTAAAATCTCAGGAATTGAGATATTAAGTTTGATCTTAGCGGTTCTTACCAACTTCATACTGATTATATAACTACATATTGATAGATGTCAAGAGAAAAAGAAAGGAAAAGACAATTCCTCCCATAGCACAAGGCTATGGGTATCCTTGCCTAAGAGATCATGAAGTTGATGCGGCTTGGGAAGAGTGTGAAGTTAAATTTGAATCCGCCCGAAATAAAATAGAAGGTGCAGTAGAGGACTTGGAACGAGCCAATAATTTAGCAATCGAATTCGATATTAAGATTGCAGCTCGGTTTAATAAGATTGATGTTCTGAGTTTGTTGAGCCAGTTAACTGAAGCAGGTTGGTCGCATTCGAGTTTAGAGTGTTAATTATAATTGTTGAAGAAAAATCTGAAAAATAATGAAGAATTCCATGGAAGACAAACTCAAAGACTTACAGCAAAAATTGAGAGTGCAAAAGGCTGAAATGCGACGTTTAGAACAAGAGATCCAAAAAGAGCAGTCTCTTGCATGGGACGAAGCCCGCCGCCAAGGATTCGAAAGAATTCGAGAAAAGCATGGCACTACTATCGATGAGATCAATGTCAAAATTCAAGTAGCAATATTTGCTTTGAAAGAAGCAAATGCTCTTGCCAAAAAAGCAGGAATACCTTCCTTGACTGGATATTCTTCTTGCGAAGATACTAATTTTGATGAAGCCGATTTAATATTAATTGGCGAATGTCTTGATTTACGTCTTTTAACAGAAGAGTTGTATAAAGCTGGGGTAGAAAATATTACATGGTGAAATAATGGACAACAAAATTAAAACTTTGCGGGCAATCATGAAAATCAAGCGAGCCCTGAAACTTATCAAGGAAGCCGCCACAGATCTCTCAGATGATCCGGAATTGATAGAAGAATTTTCGGAACTGGAAGAAATGTTAAACAGTGCGGAGGGTCTCCATGATTGATTTGGAACTCGAGTGGCAAAAATTAGTGGATGTTATGTTCAAGCATGTGGATGGTAAAGAATTCAGTGGGGAGTTGTCTGAGGAAGATGCTAGTGCTTTGCGAGAGATGATCAAGTAGCGAACTGTGCCCGTCGTAAATACGGAAGAGGAATGGAAGTGTTCTTTTTATTGAATGGGAACGAACTGCGTATATTCATCGAACGAATTGAAAATTGCAATCATAATCAAAGATAAATAATCGGAGTATAAACAATGGTAGATACAATGATCTTGCGAAACTTGAAAGACGTATATAACGAAGCTAACTCCACTTGCGAGCATAAGAGAACCCATCCTCATGGGTGCGATGATTGCGAAGCTAAATGGTGCGATGCTTGTTTTAGATACCATCAAAACCCGATCAATCTTGGATGCAAATTTTCTCAAATGCTTGCTAAATATGCTATTGATTTGATCAATTTATCCTTGAATAATGATCAAGTATTAAATGGTTTTATTCGGGATCATCATAATCCAATCGTGTATAGTCTCAACGAACAAATCAAGAAGTTGGAAAAGCAAAGTGTAGACAAATCAAGCATTATTAGGATGCTTGAAGAGATTGAATTCCTCAAACAGAAGTTATCTCGGATTAGGTGCGAAGTTTTATGATCCTCATCGGTAGCCGAGCCCTAAAACTTCGATGCTCCCAAGCACTCCTTCGTGAGCCGCTTGACTTTGACTGGATCTGTACCCAAGAGGAACATGATCAGTGGGTCAAAGAACACTCTCATAAAGTTAATCCAATCAAGATGTATTCTATTGAAGCTAACGGTACTACCAAACATATTGTGGAAGGTTCACCGTGTCTTGAGTTTGAGATTATCAAGACAGGACACAGCACGGAGTTGTTAAAAGAATTGGTGGAGAAGGATCCGGAGACGATGGATGCGGTAATGTTTGGGAAAATTCCTTCACTTGATTTGCTTTTTACAATTAAAGATAGTCATAAATTCAAAAAATTCCACATTGACGATCGTATATTTTGGAAAACAGCTACTGATTGGCATGCCATGAATAGGATAGGTGCCAAAGTTCGGGAAGAACACCGAGAATTTCTTTCTCTTAGAGAGAAGGAAACCTATACTAATAGTCTTCCTAAACTGAATATGTCGAAGGTAAACTTTTTCGACGAGACCCAAAATGGGGTGCATATGACTTATCAGCACGACGACATCCACTGTGTCATTTGTCTATACGACCGTCCCGCCTACACTTATTACCTAAAAGAGGGCAGTGAAGTGCTAACCGACAACAAGAAGTTTTGGGAGTGCTCGGAAGAGATCCGATTGGCGGGTGTGATGGAAGAGGCAATGGTTTTGGCGATTGAGAGATCTTTGGTAAGTTGTCCCAATGTCCTCATGCCCGATAGGGCGTTTAGGCTGGCCTTAGCCAAGGTTGCGAGCAGTATCACCAGCGGGGCGTTTAGATCTTATGCTCACCTTCACCTCTTCGAAGCACTGAAAATATACCCGCGAGATTATTGGGAAAAATTTCAAAAGGCGGTCGAAAATGGCATTGTTCGTCGATATATAATGAATGATGCCAAAAAGATTGAATATAGACAAGATAGCGTTTGAAAATTTGATTATTGGATCGCTATCATATAGTGATGCTGCAAGAAAATTGGGAATAAATCCTAGTACGATCATTCGATATTGTAAAAAATTCGAAATCAATATTGACCACTTCGATCCCTATAAGGATCGCAAAAGCCCACCTAAACTTGAGTTGGCAGGACAAAAATTCAATAGATGGACTGTAATTCGAGAGGTAGAAAAACCCCGAAATAAACCATCCAATTCTTACTGGGAGTGTCAATGTGATTGTGGCACAATTAGAGTGTTGAGTGGAAATGTGGTTAAGACCGGACATTCAAAGTCGTGCGGCTGTTTGCGTTCCGAGAAATCTGCCGAAAACATTATAGGATTCCATCCGCAGCAGATTAAATATACTCCTCAAGAGGCAACTGCTCGTCGAGCATTTAGAAACTACGATGATGGATATTTATCATTCGAAGAATTCTTTGAATTGTCCAAATTTAACTGTCAATATTGCAACATTGTCCCATCTAACTTGGCTAAATCAGAAAACTTATCTGACTATTTTATTAAGAATGGAAATTTCGCATACAGCGGTCTTGATAGGGTAGATAGTTCTAAACCACATTGCATTGACAATATTATCACTTGTTGTATGTATTGCAATAAGGCTAAAAGTGCATTGGAAATGTCTCAATTTATAAAGCATCTTATCAGAATGATTGGATATCGTTCGTTAATGTGGTTAGATAGTTATTTGAATGTTATTCCTCCATCCATTATTCATTTGCCAATATTATTCAATAGATCAAATGATTATTTAACACCCTTTGATGGAGATATTGTTCCTGGGATTATCATTGGCAAATGGACGATTATTGCTGAAGCCGGACCAGATGAGGGCGGTCGAAAACGAATGTGGTGTAGATGCGTGTGTGGTATTGAAAGATCGGTTGATGCTTATAGTATAGCGAAAGGTACTAGTCGCTCTTGCGGTAGTCCACAATGCTATCAACTATATACCCCGATTATCTACAAAGCCAGAACGATTTGGAGTAGTAGATATAAAGACGGTGATTTGATTTTTGAAGATTTTTATACACTCACACAAATGAATTGTAGTTATTGTGGGCGACCGCCATTTCGCACTGTCTTTGCTAAAGACAGCTCACTATTTACCTACAATGGATTAGACAGAATTGATCCATCTGTAGGACATTTTACATCTAATGTTGTACCTTGTTGTTATGACTGCAATAAGGCCAAGAATGATCGCACGCTCTCCCAATTTGATCAATGGCTTACCAACATCAATACCCACTTCATCCTATCTGGCAAAGCCGCCGAATATCTGGCTAAATTTGCATCCTAGCATGCCCAAGCTCTCCTTCGATGACATTCGCCAACAAGCCGATGCCCTTCTTGACAAGGCTCTTTTTGCCAAGACCGAGGAAGAGGCTCATGAGGCATACAATACTTATTTAGCATTTTTGGAAGCAGTTAATTGGACTCCGGCAGAATATGACGCACAAATTGCCAAACGACTAGATGAAATAGTCCCACCCGAAAGATGGGAAGAAACCGAAGATCCATTCAAACCTGTTCCTAAGAAAATTCTGAATTAATTCATCGATAGAAGAAAGTAAGTTATGCTCCGTTTTATCTGGTTTTTAATCATGGGCGCGTGGAGATACCCGTGGGAAATAAATGTTCCGTTGCTCCCGTCCCCTCAAAAAATAGAATGCCCTAATTACGAATGTGGAGCAAAGATATCGTCTCTATGCTCTGATGGAAGATGTCGTTATCATTGTCGTCTAAGATGCGAGTGCGAAAAGAAACCATTAATTCAATTTCTGCCAGAACCTAAATCGTATTCCGAACAACCATACCGATAAACTTTTAAGGTTTTATGAGCCTATTTTCTAAATATACATTCTATTGCAATAACTGTGGCAAAGAACTCAAGATTGAATGGATGAAAATGTTGGGCAGAACCTTTAAGGTTTGTTCAAAAGAATGTATAGATGCTATAGAATTAAAAATTGCTAGATCGATATTGGGAGAAGAAAACAAAAATAATGAAGAGATCAGATAGTATTGTCGATACGTTTTGTCGCGCCGGTATTCTTGGTAGTATTTTATCCTGTGGGTTTTTATATTTAAAATTAGCTGGAACTCTCAGTTGGTCGTATTGGTGGGTGTTTGCACCATTGTGGATTGGCACAGGCATTATTTCTTTAGGGATTGGGACTATTTTGTTAGGGTTGTATTTATTTAGAAAAATGTACTGCGAATGAGGTGATTTAATGGATTGTAAAATCTGCTTACGAGAATACAAAGATCGTCCTAATGATTTATGCGATTACTATTTGCATTGGCAGAGCTATGTGTATAAATTGGAAGCCAAAGGATTGATTGAAAAACGAGAACCGCCAAAGTTTGCGATTGGTGACAGAGTTAAAATTGCAGTTGGAAAAGCTGGAACGATTGAAGATATTTACCCTCGTTCCCGAAGAGCCTCGCAGCATTATAATGTCAGGATTGATGATAGAGAATTTACAATAAGAGTGGCTGAATGTGACTTGAGTAGAGTTGAATGAAACCTATGACTGAGCAAGATCTTATTGAACAAGAGACCCAAAAGATCGTTGATTGTTGTAGCCACCCTGCTGGTTTCGATATTGGCAATGGTGGAATGTTATGTCTTCGTCCTACTGATGAAGCATCTCCGCCCAAGACTTGGGAAGTAGATTGGAGTGAATGGGAAGATGATCTTTCTAAGTTGAATCAGGCATTCCCATGGCATCATTGCAAAAACTTCGATAACTTAAAAGACGCGGCTCGTTTCTTCGTGGAGAAAAGACGTTCGATGAAACTTGGATGCGATTATTTGGGCAAGAAAGCTAAGCAGTAGACTAGATATGTTTCCAAGTCCGTCTATGGACAATGTGGGCTATTGTTTGATTTGTGCACTTATATTCATCTGCCAAAGCTTGTTGGGTATAATTATTGGTTGCCCATTTGGATCGGATCTCCAAGATATTTTGTTCGGTTAATCCATATTTGTTTTTGGTTCTTTTTCTTGGACGCTCTTTTGAAGGGAGTATCGCGATACCATGCCTACGAAGTATGTTTTTCACGCTGGTTGAAGATATGTTATATTCTTTGGCAAGAACTTTCATTTCGATTAAGTGATCGACATATTTAGTTATAAGATCAAGTTCTTGTTCATTGGTTAGGCGACGGCAATTTAATCCGTTGATTGCTGCTCTTTTGCTTTTAATTCGCTGAATATCTTCTTCGGTAATGATGGAGTGCCCCCTGATCGCTATATAAGTCCCATGAATGATACTATGGATAGCGTGGGTATTATATTTAATGGTCAATTCTTCAAAGGGAGTATGTTCGTTGAGATATTCTTGCTGGATTGCAAGACATTCCTCTAATGAGAGATCGCATTGTTTGATGTTCATTTGATTGAATTTTTCTTTGTTTGTTTCAATGTATTGCGCTCGGGCTGCTGACATTATCGCAACCGCTTCTGGTGAGTGTTTTTTTCCAAAGAATGGATTTGCTTTACCAAGGTATTTCTCTTTTTTATGTTTACTCATTTTCTTTTTGGCTTTTTCAGTGTGCTTGTAGCCAGATGCTCCGTCTCCCCCTTCGGTTATGTTGTATCCGATATTATCATTGCGGGTACCATACATCGCGATATATCGTTTTTCAGCTTCCAAAGCATCGGATTCTATTTCAAATCTTTCAACCTCTTCTATTTTAAAGTTCTCAAAACCGTATTTGTTTATGGCTCGATGAATATAGCTGTAGTCGTTAGGATCTTGTTTCCGAGCTGCTGCTTTATGTCCGTTCCATCGCATTCTTATATTATTAGTTTTACCAAAGTAAATTTTATTATTTAATAAATTAGTTATTTTATAGATATACCACATGATCATACTATATATCATATCGTCTGGAGATTGTTGATGAAAATTGAGTTTGCTGCTCCCAATGTTGAAGCGTCTGATGCATTCGTAGAGCGTATGTTCTCTATCGGAGATTACGGTGTAGTGTTTGATATTTTGCGCTCTAAACTTTATTCTAACCCAATAGCGTCTATTTGTAGAGAATATGCATCTAATGCGAGAGACGCAATGCGAGAGTGTGGAAAACCCACTGAACCGATCCAAATCCAACTTCCCAATAGTCTTGATCCAACTTTTAAAGTTAAAGATACGGGCGTTGGTATATCTCCTGATCGAATTGAGAACGTTTTTATTAAATATGGATCTAGCACCAAACGAGATACTAATGAACTTTGTGGAGCATTTGGCTTAGGCGCTAAGGTCGCGTACTCTTACTCATCGGATTTCACCGTCATCACCAACTACAACGGCATCCAATACCATTACTCCTGTATCATCGACGAGACTCGCATCGGTAAGCTCATCACCCTCTCCCAAAAACTCACCAAAGAATCCAATGGCACCACTATTTCTGTTCCCGTTCGTGAATCTGATTTCCGAGCCTTTTCCGACTATGTAGAACGTGCTTGCCGTCATTGGAATCCGCGCCCCATAATAACCGGCAATTCCAAATTTACATGGATAGACGTCAAAAAAGTCATTGACGGCGCCAACTGGATGATGAGTTCCTCTTCTGATTATAATAGCGATCGTGTCAAGTTAATCATCGATGGAATTGAATATCCACTGGATATTAGTGCTCTTAAAGATTATGCGGACAATACCCTAATCAATTCTGCACGCGGAACTATCTATCTTTACTTTGACAATGGATTGCTCAGTCTTTCAGCCAATAGGGAAAATGTTTTTCTTGATAAATCCACTCAAAAGAAAATCGCTAAACGTCTCCAAGATGTTAAGTCGGAACTTACCAAAAACATTCAAGTCAAGATCGATAATTTCACCAATCTTTGGGAAGCTTTATTATATCGCAACAAAGCCTTATCTGAATCTTTTTATCATCATGACTTTTTAGGTAAATTGACTTGGAAAGGGATGGAACTTAAAGTTGGTAATCTTAAAGTTGATTGTCCAGTTTATCTTTTCACCAAGGGAAAGTCACAACGATATGGTGCTGATCCGGAAAAGATCACCCGGAGTATGACTCGATTTCTATTGTTGGAAGAGAAAACTGACATCTATATTAATGATCTCTCTATCAAGGAGCCCTCCACCAAACACATCAAGAAAGCCTTTGAAGACAACAAAGATTTGAAAAATCTGATGGTTATTTGCCCCACAGATGATGTCAAAGTAGAAGATCTTAACCAATCTATTGGTTTGGATAAGATGAATCCCCAGCTTCTTTCCACTGTTACTCAAGCTAGTGGAAGGAAATATACTGCCCCATCTTCTCGTTTGTTAGTGTTTAAGAACGATGGTAATCATTTTTATCAAGTAGCCATTAATGACATTGAAACAGATGTTAAACCAACTAAAGTGTTGTGTTTGCTTCATAAACAAAATGATCAGTGGTCTTATCAAAAAGAACGGTGGGCGGTCATTAAGGAAGGTAAGCAAAATATTTATAATGATATTATGAATAAATTAATCCATTACTTTCGAGATGAGACTTCTTTTTATGGGGTGGATGAGAATGCTCCTAAGGATCGAATTAAAGAAGAGTTCGGAGGATTCATTTCCTTGGAAGATTTTATTCAAGAACGAGTGATTGATGATAAGAGCATTAATTACCCGGAAATAAAATTTATCAAAAATCATTGTGGAAACGTGGATGCCGATATGTTAAAGGATTGGGAAGAGTTTAAGTTGATGATTGAGGATCCTAATAGCCTTTTCTTTAAAAGATTGGAATTGCATGCTAAATTCCAAAAGACATGTAATATGGATGCTTTATTGTTATATCTTTATGAAGCTTTTAATGGGGATATGATGGTAAGTAAAATTAAAAGGTTTGCGGCTGATCATCCAGAGCTTGACATTATGGCTATGGAGATACAATATGGCAAACAATATCCGTTGCTGAAACATTTGGAAAAATGGGTCGTTGATGGTGATGGTAAGAGAAAAGGCATAGCACATTATATTAATTTAGTCGATGGTTCTTTAGAACAAGAAAAACAAAAGAAAGAAAAGAAAGAAAAGAAAGAAAAGGAAGACACATGAATGTTAAATATTTGATTACTGATAACAGTATTACTGTTCATTTTGATGGACAAACTCACATCGTAGCGCGAGGTGATGCTTTGTCGGAGCGTCTAATTGAGGTGCTCCGAAGTGGAAAACATGAAGAAGTTCCTAATTTGGTATCTGCTTCCATGAGAATTACAAACTTTTCCAAAGGAAATTTTACCGTGGAAAATGGAGACATCCTAGTTAATGGAATTAAAGCTCCGGATGCTTTGGGTAAAAAGATTGTCAAGTTTGCCAATGAAGGATTACCATATCAACCATTGGTGAAGTTCGCAGAGCATTTGCAACAAAATCCATCGAGACGATCGGTGGAAGAGTTGTTTATGTTTTTGGAGAAGAATGACCATCCTATTACTCCAGATGGATTATTTATTGGATATAAGCGCATTCGTGCTGATTTCAAGGACATTTACTCTGGCACCTTTAACAATACACCGGGTGCGTTGGTGGAAATGGCTCGTCAGGAAGTGGATGAAGATGCGAATCAGACATGTTCTCGAGGGCTCCATGCCAGTAATTGGGAGTATTGCACCAAGCATTATGCTAGCAAAGATGCCGAGAGTGATGTTATTGTAGCTTTGGAAATTGACCCTGCGGATGTTGTGTCGGTACCCGTGGATTATAATAATGCTAAAATGCGTGTTTCTAAGTATCGCGTTATAGAAGTTGTTAAAGAGCCATATCAAGAGGGCATAGTTATTCGAAAGGTTGGTCAATAACCCATGACTAAACTCATGGGCTTGTGCGAAGGGAATCAGTCACTCTCTTTTGATCAAGTTAAAATATTGTACTAGACACAGATCAGAATAGGAGACGCAAGTCAAATAAAAGAAGATCAAATAGGCAGATCAGGATCGCTAATGACGAGACTGGAAAAGATACGCTACTGGATGTTTCGCTAGTCTGTAGCCGCATTTCGTAAGAAATGCCAATATCTCATCGATAATTTTATGAGGTATTCGCTGTGTTTTGCTTATGTCGAAGCGAGTTGAACAAGGCACGTAAGTGCATTTTTTGAGGAAATAATAGAAATTGGTTCCCGTTATCGATAACCACAAACAACCATTAATGCCTTGCTCTGAGAAAAGAGCCAGGAGACTTATGGAGAAAGGTAGCGCTATTTCATATTGGCAGAAAGGTATCTTTTGCATTCGTCTAACTAAAGAACCTTCTAACCGACAAACACAACCCATTGCTCTTGGGATTGATCCAGGAAGTAAAAGAGAAGGATATACTGTTGCTACTAGAAAAGCAGTAGTATTGAATATTACCTCCAATACTCCGGGCTGGATTAAAAAACATATTGATACTCGAAGACAATTACGGAAAAGCCGAAGATATAGAAAAACTCCTTATCGTTCTTGTCGAGAAAATAGAGCTACTTTGAGGAAAGATCGTGTTCCTCCTTCCACCAAAGCAAGGTGGAATGCTAAATTGCGAATGGTTATTTTTCTTCTGAAAATTATTCCTATTACCATTATTAATGTAGAAGATGTTGCCGCTTACACTAAGAAAGGACAAGCAAAGTGGAACGTTTCTTTCTCTCCTTTGGAGGTTGGAAAAGTTTGGTTTTATCAAGAGATAAAAAACCTTGGAGTTCAGCTTCTCAAAACTGAAGGACATCAAACTCAAGAAAAACGAGATCAGCGCGGGTTTCAAAAATCATCTTCCAAGCTTAGCTATTCTTGGAATGCTCATAACGTAGATAGTCATGTTCTTGCGGAGATGGCGCTAGGAACAGAAATCTTTCCATATTATGGATTGTGGAAGATAGAATTTTTAGAATTTCATCGAAGACAACTTCACGTTCAGAATCCAATTAAGAATAGCATCAGAAAACAATATGGGACTACTATTTCTATGAAAATGCCCAGAGGATCTGTCATAAGACATAAAGGTAAGTTCTATTATCTTGGAGGAAGTAGCAAAGGTAGAGTTACTATTCATAGCGTCATTACAGGAAAGAGAATTAAGCAATCTGTCAAGAAGGAGAATATTGTTGTTTTATATGCACAGAATAGGAGAGTTCAATTCCTCCCACGATTAAAATCGTGGGTCTCCTTGAACCAATTTTCATGAATCTATTAGACAAGTCTCTTTGGATACCAACTTTATTCGCTAATCGTTTGATGGCAGATTTAGCCAAAAATCATCTTTTGGATCATTTTCGATGGGAATGCACTATTGTAGTGGATGATGATGGGTATTATATAGTGCGCTTACCAGATAGTTTAAAGCCCGAAGAGTTTTGTCTCGGGCAAAGTTTTTTGCTGGCATATGCTCATGGATTTTCGGATCGTGGCATGCCAAATTTTAGGGACATTTAAAAAAGAAAGAAGAAAAAATATGAAGAATAAAATCAAAGATAAAATCAAACAATTGACGATCGATGAAAGTAAATGGACGGAAGGAACTTTATATAGTGATGGTTCTTATTGTGCGCTCGGGGCTCTCTGTAAATCTTTAGGTTATTCCGATCGAAAAATGAAGGGGTGCGCGTTTCCGCGCGATTTAGGAGATTACCCGGAGTGGATGGACAAGATAATCGAGAATGAAGAGTACGAAGATATTTTGGGTGATTATCTACCTGATGTAGACGACAATTCTTTTCAGGAAATCGTTCCGGCAATTAATGACGATATGGACTTAGACGTTGAAGAAAAGAAATCTCTTCTTAGAAATGTTTTCAAGTGGGTTGGAATCGACCTTCACTTCAAAAAATCTAAGAAGTAATCGGATAATTCGGCATTATTTTATAATGTCCGAAAGGTTAGAAGAAATTAATCCCAAGTTTCGACAACTTACCGATCTCCTTCTCTTTACAGATCGGGTTGATCTTGATCTCTCTAACTTCAAACATCTTTTTCGTGAAAATCATTCTAAGAATTTAATATACTTCTTAGAACGTTTAGAAAGATCTTTGGAGATTGCATGGGAAAATGGAGAGCAATTTTGGCAGCATCGTTTGTCTTTCTTGCTTTCTTTGCGAGAGAAGGGATTAATTTCCTGTCTTGATAAGCGTTTAGAAAAACGCTTTGTTACTTTGATGAAACAAAAATCTCAAATTAACATCCAATATGATCTTCCTTATTTACAATACTGGACATATTGCAATGTGAAACGACAACGAGGAGAAAATCTTTTCACTGCCAAACAACAACTTATCAGGTTGCTGGATTATGTTAGTGTGGATAAGATGATCCCCATAATCCTTTCCTTTATTCCCTCAGTCTTTCGCAGTATTAATGAATTTGCGGAAATGATCACTCACAAAATTACGCAATCCACTCGTTATTTTGATACCTTGTTGGCTTTAGAAAAACGAGGAATTGAATTTGATTGGATGCCATTATTGGAATTAACCAATGAAATTATCTTGGTGCGTCCTTATAATGAGAGGAATTGTCGCGCCTTTTTTGTTTTGTTGAACGATTCCTGTATCTTGTCGGAGATCAAAAAACACTATACTCCTTTACACCGAGAAGGCATTCTAGAAATTTTGGAAGAGTGTGATTATCGACGAATTGAAGAAAACCACCTTCGAAATATCAAAAACTTGATTGAATTGGATGAAACTTTGGCGGATGAAATCGTGGAACGATATGCCGATAAATTATATCTTCATCCGATTCATCATAAGAAAGGCAACATCAATAAACTCATTAGAATATTGAAGAAGTTTCCTCAAGCTTCTTCTAAAAGATTATTGTTATATCTTTCTGTTAATGGATTAATGAAAGATATTGAAGAATTGGTTAAGCACCATAAAGAGCTGGAAGGATTAGTAGCTTTTGTTTGAGGGCTTGACATCGAAATGTAAATGGTTAAAATGGGGGTTTAACTCAAATTTTGAAAAATGCATGCAAGGTGGTGCCTTGCTAGTGGGGCAAGCAGACCCATTAAAACGAGATTAACCCCTCGAAATCTCTGCCGGCTATGAGCACTCAAAAGAGTAAAAGTTCGGCGCCAAGGGACGTCGATATTATTGATCCGATGCTTTACGAAGGTTACTGCAAAGTGATATAAGTTTAGCAGGAACGATCATATCAAAGCAGACACTATCCAGAAACGCAGACATTTGACTTTCGAGTCATTGTCGTCGAAACGGGTTAGATTGCATCCCGATACAACTCTTCAGAATTAGGAAATAATGGCACCAACAAAGTTAGAAGTGGGACAGCGAGTTCGTTGTGTGTTCGCTTATCCGCATAAAGGCAAAACCGGCATTGTCCAGAAAGTAGATGCTATCGGATTAGATATTAAGTGGGACGGTCAATAACCCATGACTAAAATTATGGGCTTGTGCGAAGGATCCTAGTCAGATTCTTTTGATCAAGACTAAAATATTGTACTAGACAAAGAGAGAAGAAAGGTTATTTAACCAAACGATATTTCAAATAGGCAGATCAGGATCGCTATGACGAGACTGGAAAAGATATGCTACTGGATGTTTCGCTAGTCTGTAGCCGCATTTCGTAAGAAATGCCGATATTCTATCGATAAATTATAGAATATCCGCTGTGTTTTGCTTATGTCGAAGCGAGTTGAACAAGGCACGTAAGTGCAATTTTTTGAGGAAAAGAAACATTGGTTCCCGTCATCGATAACTACAAACAACCATTAATGCCTTGCTCTGAGAAAAGAGCTAGGAAACTTATGGAAAAAGGAAAGGCTATTTCATATTGGCAGAAAGGTATCTTTTGCATTCGTCTAACCAAAGAACCTTCTAACCGACAAACACAACCCATTGCTCTTGGCATTGATCCTGGAAGTAAAAGAGAAGGATATACTGTTGCTACTAAGAAAGCAGTAGTTATCAATATCACAACTAATACTCCAGGCTGGATTAAAGATCATGTAGAGACTCGTAGAAACCTTCGAAGATCTAGAAGATACCGAAAGACTCCTTATCGCTCCTGTCGAGAAAATAGAGCAACTCTTCGAAAAAATCGAGTTCCTCCTTCCACCAAAGCCAGGTGGAATGCTAAACTGAGAATTATTAAATTCATTCTGAAAATTATTCCTATTACAATCGTTAATGTAGAAGATATTGCCGCTTACACTAAGAAGGGACAAGCAAAGTGGAATACTTCCTTCTCTCCTTTAGAGGTTGGAAAAACTTGGTTCTATCGTGAGTTAGAAAACTTCGGAGTTCAGCTTCTCAAAACCAAAGGAACCAAAACTCAAGAAAAACGAGATCAGCGAGATTTTCATAAGCTATCTTCCAAGCTTGATTATTCTTGGAGTGCTCATAACGTGGATAGCCATGTCCTTGTGGAGATAGCATTGGAATCAGAAATCTCTCCATATTATGGACTATGGAAAATAGAGTTTTTAGAATTTCATCGTAGACAACTTCATGTCCAGAATCCAATCAGAGGCAATATCAGAAAACGATATGGAACTACTATTTCTATGAAAATGCCCAGAGGTTCTGTCGTAAAACATAAAGGTAAGTTATATTATCTTGGTGGAAATAAAAAAGGGAAAGTTTCGCTCCATAGTATCATTACAGGAAAAAGAATTAAACAATCTGTCAAGAAGAGAGATATTGGCGTTTTGTATGCACAGAATAGGAGAGTTCAGCTCCTTCCACGATTAAAATCGTGGGTCTCCTTGAGCCTATTTTAATGAAAATGAAAGTAGATGCTTTTATGCCTTCCATCGATGCCGCCAAAACTCAAACTTTACTTAAAGATAATTCCGAGTCCTCCATAAAACCTGACCTTCAAGATCGAAAACAATATAAAATCGGAGATCGTGTCAAACTTCGGATCAAAGAAAAGCAAGAAGTTTGGGGCACCGTTATCGAGCATAATTCTGCTCATAGTTTGTGTCTTTTTTTGGATGAGGCAATAGACATTGAACAGAAGAAAAGCTTCAAAACTATAAATCATGAGCGTCAGGAAACTCTTAAGAAATTGGGCATCTCGAATCCAGAGCGCCCTAACTGTTTTTTGTGGGGAGATTTTTCCCCTAACTACATTATTGGAACTGACAAAGTTATTGTTTTGGATCGCCTTCTTGACGAAGAAACCATTAATCCGGCAGGTAAATCGATGGACGTTTTACCAGATTCCATCTTTTTTGATTGTCATAGTAACAGGTTCAGTGGATGCAGGCATGACTCGCAACACGAGCCATCCACTCGAAAAGTATATGCGGCTCTGAAAATAGATAAAGGAAATCCAGATTTAGTCTATGTTTGCGATCAGCATTTTCAAAATCGAGTTAGCTATAATTGGGAAAATCGTTCTTTAGGTTTTGAAGGTTTGGTACCATTAGATGTTGGTCCCGCTCCGTCCTATAAATTTGGAGATCGGCTTCAAATTAAGATTAATAACGAGATTGTTTGGGCCACCGTAGTAGATGAACGAGGTTCCGGCGCCCATGAACCTCGTCTATCTTATCCGTTATTGCATTTAGATAAACCCAATCCCGCCTCTCATGATTTTATTCCGGAAGATCGTGTTAAACCTATTTCAGATATGGGTATAAATGTCAATGAGAAAAAGTTTTGGTGGCTTCTCCCTGATAACAAAGTTTTGTATCGTCTTCCTAAAGAACGTCCATGCACTCCATCTAATCAGCCCACAAAAGAAGGTAAGGGCGATATTGATGGTGCCCAAGTCAAACCACCCGAAGTAAAACAGTTTAAAGAAGGAAGCCTCGTTAAATATATTGCTGAGAGCGCACAAGTTGGAAGTAATCCAGCCCTGGTTATAGGACAATTATATAAGATTAGGAAAATAGGAAAGAGTATCGATGGCAGCGATCAAATTTTCTTGAAGGGATTTGATGAAGAAGATATTTGGTGGCGGAAAGAAAGATTTGAATTAATAACTGTTAAGAAAGATGTTCCTGTTGCTTTAGAGACGCCCACTAAACAAGAAGACAAATGTCAAATTGGAGATCATGTCTCATTGCTCATTGATGGAGTGTATAATACTGGTGGCACGGTAGTGGGTTTTCAGGATCAAGTTCCATTAATTTGGTTAGATCTTCCTAAACCAGGAAAGTATGGTGGGACAGTTGATTACTATTCCAATAAAGATGTAATTTGTGCTAATATCAAAAAGTTAGGCTATGATACAAGTTTGCATCGTTGTTGGATTGCCCATCATTGGCATACCAGGATTCTCAACATTAAACACCTTTATTGGCTGGATGCAAACGGCATGCCCTTGAAGTTTGATGATGCTAACTCAACTTTGAAGAATGCGGTAGCACCTCAGCCGCAAGCGAATGAAGTAGTTGATGTTGATAAAGCTAAATCATTTTCTATTTCCGGCGATGTTTATGGTCCGTATCCTGTCCCAACTACTAATTGGTGGCCGCTTGGAAATCAGTCCAACATCGAACAAAAGCCCCTTTTCAGCCCGCAGGATATTGAACGTGCCATTAAAACTTTGGAACAAGCATTTGCTATGGGTTTGGCAAAATCAGATCAAAAAGATGCGTTGAATGTTTTGGATCAAGTGGCTAAAAGATTGGAGCAAAAGGAAGATATTGTAAATACAATAACCAAAACTTATACTTTTTCTCAAGACAATACTTCTAATTGGATGCCGTTTGTTATAAATGCCGGTGCCAATTCTAAACCCCTTAACTTCAAGTTTGATGGTAAATCATGGAATATTGTTTCGGATGCCCCCATTAATGTTAGTGGTGGCAAATTAGATCCAGAAGAAAATTTCAAGGTATTTGTTGAAGAGGAAGAACAACCTAACAGCGACGACGAAGCTAAAAAGCGACCCTTTAGCGCTATGGTTAAAGAAGATGTCATTGATGCTGGATACCGTGTAGTTGCCAATCAACTTACCAAAGGCATTAAAAATGTTTTTCTCCTTGTTCTCAAAGACAAAGGAGCAGATGATAAGAAAATTACTCTCGTTCGAGAACTATTGGATAGTGAGATCGGCAATGCTTTTGTTTCTATTATCTTGGGATATTGTCTTACTTATATGCCCAAAGTTAAGGAAGATAAGCGGGCTCAAAAGTTGGCGGGCGAATTCCGCGTAGAAGGGTTATCAACTGCTGGTAATGCTTTGATGAATGTGGTATGGCAATATGTTAAGGATTTGCCAGCATCGGAAAAAATAAGAGTGGAAACGAAAGAAGTTCGAGTTTCAGAAGAGGAGATACAAGAAATTGACGAAGTCGGCGAAGCAAGCGGCAATTGTGCTAATCATTAAGGATGGATTAATCCTTGGGATTTCTCGAAAAAACGATCCAACCAAATTTTCTCTTATTGGTGGAAAATGCGAAGTTGGCGAATTACCAGTAGAAGCTGTTCTTCGAGAAACTCTTGAAGAGACCGGCATTGAAGTTCATGATCTCTTAGGCAAGAGATACCCATAGCCTTGTGCTATGGTAGGAATTGCCATTTACTTTCTTTTTCTCTTGACATCTATCAATAAGTGATTTATATATTAGTACGTTCTTTGAAAATTTGGCGGTTCTATTTCCATTGGTTTAATAGCGAAGACACTTCCCGAGTTCAAGAAGGATCTCGAATAGTAATACAGTTGTTCCAATCCTTTTAGATTGGTCTCCGATATAAGAAACTTAGAACTTAAAAACTTGGATCGTTTAACGATCCCAAGATCATTTCTGGCTATATGCCAGAATGACGGGCTGTCGTCAATCAGCCTATTGTTTCCATTACTTCGTGATGAGGAACAAGCCATCAGCCTTGTGCTGATGGTAATTGACGGTGGTGCTTTTATCTATGAGCGTGTAGAGCCGAAGGAAAGTCCTGATGGAGATGATTTTCGCACGTTTGCTTTCTACGCCACTGCATGGACGGGAGAGCCCAAAAATCTTGAAGGAGGCACAGTTAAATGGTTAACGGCGGCAGAATTGACTTCCAAAGAAACTGGTGCTTTCCAGAATACAATGCTAAGACACTGGAGCGATTTAGAAAGTTGTATCCGAAAGTAGAATTAAAGTAGAATTTAAGTTTAAATAAGAGGAACAAAAATGAAAAAACAACCATTTACGATCGGAGATCGAGTAGGATTTAATGCCATTTTCAAAGATCAGGATACTTATAATGATTGCGATGCAGGATTTTATGATCTTGCTTTCGATGAGTATTATGATCCGTGTTATGGGGAAGTTATTGAAATAATCGAACCGAGTGACAATCTTATTATCAAGTGGGATGAAAATGACGACTATATTGACGAGTATAAACCTGAGGACGGCTGGAATGCCAAAGACTTCCTCCCCGAGAAAGAATTAAAAAAGAAATATTCTCATCTGGAAAAAGAATTCCGAACTATGGAAAAAGCAGTAAAAGCTAAAGTTAAAAAGGCAGCTGTTATCATCAGAGAAGCCAACAAAATGACAAAAGAACACGGTAAAACTTTATCAGAATTGTGGGACGTCCGTCGTCCTTTATACGATGCGATGGATAATGCAGGCTGGCACACCTCTTCATTTGATTGTCCATGAGCTTCAAAAATAGTTTTTGTTCCTACTGTGGAGTTAAATTCACGGAGCAAATTAAATACCCACGAAAGTGTTTTAGCTGCTATCAGGATACTTATTTTAATCCATTGCCTGCGACTATCTCTATCCTTCGAGTATTTGATCCAGAGAGCCATGGTTATTATAGAAGATGGGGAGTGCTAATCACCAAACGAAACATTGAGCCACATAAAGGTAAATTTTGTTTGGTGGGCGGGTTTTTGGAAAATAATGGCGAAACATGGCAAGAAGCCTCGGCTCGGGAAATGCAAGAAGAAATCCAACTATCTCTTGATCCTAGCGAATTCAGTTTAGTGGATATTAAAAATTCCACTGCACCTAAAGGAATTTTATTAATTATAAATATGGTGATTACCATTAAAGAATTCGCCCAGATCAAGTTTCAGCCTAATAACGAAGTTAGTCAATTACCAATGACTAAAGTCCTTGGCTTGTCGCTCATCCTACCATTGATAGGAGGTTGTTTTTTAATGGCAACAATAGGCTGATTGACAACAGCCCTAAATAAAGTTTGGCGTTTCTAATAGCGACCTGTTAAAAACCGTTTGCTTATTCGATCATAAATGATCAAGAAAGTGCCTTCTAGGTCTCGATTCGCTAAACGTAGATATTAATTTTTAACTCATCTCTTACCTCTTTCTATTTAGATAGCAAAAGATATATAACCACCATGCTTGAAGTTTTTAAGAAAAAGAAAGAAAAAAGCAATTCCTCCCATGATTAAAATCATGGGCTTCCTTGCTAAGAGATCGTAATCGATTAATATTGCTTAGTTCGCTGAACCAAGTCGAGCCTCTACCACCAACTAAAAGGAAATCTATGACCAAACCTCAAATCGGTATGGGCGCTACTATTAACTATGTTTCAGATAAAGTCCCAGCTACTATTGTAGAAATTCGTTCCAATTGTATTATCTTGCAAGAAGATAAATATACCCGCACCGATAATAACGGTTTCTCCGAAGTACAGGAATACACTTACGCGCCTAATCTTGAAGGGTTGCTTTACACCGCCACACTTCGCAAAGACAGAGTATATAGACTTAAGGGTAGTCCCAATATCTATATTACATTGGGAAAGCGCCGCCGTTATTTCGATTATTCTTTTTAATTTTTGACCAAACCCGCAAAAATCGCGATATATGCTTATTTTTAAAGATTGTATTACTTATCAAATTTTAGAAAAGGAAATCACGATCTTTTCTGACGAAACTGCTTATGGGCGCAATACCGTAGCCGAAATCGATAACTATTATATCTATTGGGGCGCTGAACCATGGACAATTTCTACTGCCATCTTATCTTATGAACGACACTATAACCGAGAACTTATGCCCGCCGAACTTCGACAGGTATTATTAGACAACAATTTCATTTCTCAAAGGAATTAAATCATGAAAAAAACAACAAAGAAAACAAGCAAGACAGCCAATAAAATGCTCAAGAAGACAACCAAGCCAGTCAAAAAGACGGTAGCAAAGAAAGCTCCCGTCAAAAAGACAAGTAAAAAGGCAGTTGCAGCATCAACAGTGAAGCCAGTTGCCCCTAAAGCGTCTGCTAAGCCCGCTGTGAAACGCACCTCCAAAAAAGAAGTTATTACGGCCAAACCCGTTAAGGATAATAGTGGGATGGTGATTATGCGAGGCGTTGATGAACAAGAACAAATGGATACCGATGACGGTATTGATTTGACCGCTTCATTGGACGATGGCATGGTCATTTTGACTACCGACGAAGAATAATCATGGGCATTTCTTATCTTACTTTTGCTGCAATTCTGATTTTTGGATTAACTTTCCTCTCGATAATCCTTTGGATTAAATCTAAAGAATAATGCAAGTCCTCAGACTTATCCAACAAAATGGACTATCTTTACCTTTTCGTTTAGGGAAGGAGTTAGGACATGGATTAGATGGACAAGTATTTAAGATTGCCGATACCTTGAAACCTGCTAAGGTAGTCAAGTTATGTGCTATTTTCGAAAGTGAAGAAACTGATCTTAATATTGACTATCAACAAGTTAGTCAAGTGTTGGATTGCCTTCTGCAAAAAAATCCGCTTGCTTTTGTTCGAATATTTTCTCACGCTAAACTTGGAGAATATTATCGAACCATTTATGGTAATCAACAGCAAAAGTATCTTCTTCATTATTATGTGATGGAACGTCTCCAAGCTATTTCCGAAGACGAAAAGAAGGTTTTTCATACTATTCTATCTCATGAAGATCGGGGCATTGAAAAAACCTTCACTATTACAGAATTAGAAAGAACTTTGGAAGGATTGCATTCGGGGCTTGATTTCTCGATGGACAAGATGAGGAGGTTTCGGTTAAACCTACATGCCGCTCCTATTATTCACAATGATCTTCACCCTCGGAATATTTTGAAGAATATAGAAGGAAACTATAAATGTATCGATATAGATTGGTGCGAATTAAAGTTTCAACCCACGTGATATAGTAGGTCAATAACCCATGATTAAAATCATGGGCTTGTGCGAAAGGAATCAATGACCAAAGATAAAAATAAAGTAGATTTGACACTGTTGAAAAAGTTAGTGATTGAATTGGAGGCTTCTCTTACCACTGCGGAAGGAGTTGTTGAAACGGATCATAATGGATATTTCGTGGAAATGTCTAAAGGAGCCGGATTAGCCGCAGGAGTCATGCAAGAAGCGTCTATGTTAATTATGGATATTTACGGAGTGGTTCAATCTAAGCAGGGCGGTGTCTCTGTCAAAGAAAGTTTTTTTGGTGATTTGCTTGGAAAGTTTAAAGGCGGAATTGGAGGTTCTAATTGATGTTACCATCTGTTAAGCATTTGTTTTTGGTGATTCCTTTAATGGCTCTATTAACCTTTACTAACACGTTCATTGGGTTTGTGTGTGGTAGTTTTGTGGATATGCAATTGGAATACAGGGGCGTCAATAAGTTTGTCGCTTTGTTTTGTAGCGTTCTGACTGTTTGTGGAGTGTATGTTTTTATGATAGGCAATCATCGAATTCGGAATTTGATTGGTTCGTTAGACCGTTAGCTATTGGGGCAGTTAAAATGAGAAAATTATTAGCACTGGCATGCTTGTTAATGGCATGTGCTGCGGACAATAAAAAGGTAATTGTTATTCCGCCGCCCACGGTAACTGAATCGCCAACTCCTCCGTCTATGACCGTAATTGAACGGGGCGAAGATTGGTCGATTGAAGTTCTTAATGGTTGGGAGAAGGTTGGGATCACTACTATTCCAACGAATTCTGCTGGAATGCAATTTGTCAATAAGGAGCAAAAAATTGGCTTAGCTGTAGTTAGAGAAGTTTTGCCTACTCATATCTCAAATGAGGAATTAGCGTTTGGATTTGAATTGTATTTGAAATCAAAGGACATTGGCATCGATGATCTTCGTAATGTTAAACTGAATGACAGATCTTTTATTTTGATAGAATTTCATGCTATTCCCCATCAGTTTGGAGAAACAATACAAGTTCAAGCATGGATGTCGGCTGAAGATAAAGTAACTTATACTATGATATGTGGGTCTGTCATCACTAATCAACAGACACCTGAGCTTTGCAATCAGATGGTTTCCACCTTTAAAGTGGATAACAAAGATGGCATTGTTCAGCCCTGATATTTAGAATAATGGATAAAGTTCTTCTAATCGATGGACTAAATATGGTTCATCGGACTTCTCATGTTAAGTTGGACATGGATAAGACTTCGGAAGATGCCGACAAAATTGACTATACGCCTATCTATACTTTTTTTCGTAGCCTTCGTTCCTTGATTGAATTATTTTCTCCTGACAAATGTTTTTTTGTTCTCGAAGGACATGCCAAGTTTCGCTACGATCTTTTTGCGGATTATAAAGCTAATCGACTGATCAAACTCGGTTCCAAAACCAAAGAAGAAGTTTATGCGTATGCCGATGAGATAGTTCGGCTCCTTCTCATGCTTCCAATTACAGTGTGTCGGGCAAGCAACTATGAAGCAGACGATGTAATCGGCAGTTTATCTGAAAATATGAAGAATGAGGAACTAACAATAGTTTCGACTGATAGTGATTATATTCAATTGCTTCAACGTGGATATCCTAAGATTAGCATCTATAATCCGATCCGAAAGGAATTCATGGAAGCACCTCCCCAAAATTATATCGCTCTCAAAAGCCTTCGAGGTGATAAATCAGACAATATACCTCGATTAGTTTCAGATAGAAAAGCCGAGTCATTTTGTGAAAATCCTGCTCTATTTAAAAAATGGATGTCAATTGAAGAGAACAGGGCAACGCTTGCTATTAATAAGCAATTGATAGAATTTGCTTCCGTTCCAATGGAAGAAATAGAATTCAAGGAAGGGCAACGGGATTTTAAAATCCTTAAAGAAGAATTTAAAAAAATGGAATTTGAGAGCATCACTAATAACAAGTCGTGGGATAAATTTGAAATCACTTTTAATTGCCTAAGGTATTGATATGTTGATCTTATCGCCTTCGCCAAATTCTATCCCCGTTCCATCCAATCAAAACTTGGAATACTTCGCTTTGACGTATGGCAAACGCGGTGTCATTATGTGTGTTCGAGATCGATCTAAGGCTCTGATGGAAGTCAAACAATTGCAACGGTGGAGCACAGAGTATAGCCCAATATCTGCTCATTGGGAAGGCTGGGGAAATGTCATCATTCCTGAAGCGGAAAGAATCCAATACTTAAGAGCTATTGAACGGGATGCCCAAGTCCATCGTGCTTATATTGATGGCGGCAACTATAATATTCCCATTGGATTAAAACGATGGGTAGAAACTTATGAGCCCGAATATCAGGAATTGGGAAAGTTGAAAGTTTTCGATTATTATTGAAAGGGAAAGTAAATCATGTCTAAGGAAATCATTATGTGCTGTTTATCTTGCGAGCGAAATCAAAAAACGGGCAAGTTTTGTCAGGATTGTGGAGGTGCGCTTACCAAGAGAACGCCGCCACTGTTAGAGGAAGCATTTGCTAAGTTGGTCAAAGAAATTACTCCCAAAATCAAAGCGGAACTCGATCAAGCTAATGATCACCTTTGCAATGCTATGCATATTGCTAATCAAGAGGGCGTGCCATTTTATGATCGAGCAGACGATACAGTTTTTATTCCTGAAAGTTTCTACCTCAAACATAATGTGAGTGGAAAGATTGTGGAAAAACTTATACCTCAAATATTCGAATATGACATTGAGGGCAAGTTTGAAGGCTGGATTAGTTCAAGCGATAGGTGTTAAACATGAAGAAAAATACAATAAAAAAATCAACCAAAAGGACCACAAAAAGAAAAGTTAAGAAAACCGAACCCTTCAAATATTTTTGGGGTTCCGACAAAGACATAATTGAATTTGATCCCTCCGAAATCAAAGAAGCGGGCGTGCTTCTTTCCACCAATAACTCCGGTGGAGATTGGTGGTTAGATTACAAAGATGAAGCAGGATTAAAATCAGAAGGATGGAAAGTTAATATAGTTGATCGACTCGGACGACATGCAGCTCATGCCTTTCTTCCCAATGCTGATATTCAAAAAGCATTAATATCTTTTCGAATAGCGACCAAATATACCGGTAAAGAATTAGGATGTGGTTGTTGCGGAGTGCCATTTTCTTTTACGCAACATGATGATAAAGGGAAGTTGGTGGAAAGTTGGAGACCATCCTATCCAAGTGAAGGAGATGACTACATATGAAGAAACCAGTTAAACCATCCACTCCACAACAACCTATTAAACCACAGGAGTATCATACGGTAGTTCATAATCTAGCTCCCTTTCATTATGGTAGAGCAACATATACCTTTGAAGAGCTATCCAGTAAACTTCCTTCCAACGTTGATCCCAAGTCTTTGAAGTTTGAATCAGTTTATGTTGATGGTAATGATTACTACGGTAGTGGCGATTATTATTTTACGATCCACTATGTCTGTCAAGAAAAAAATACTCGCTATGTTAGCGATTGTAAAAAATATGATAAAGACCTCATTAAGTATGAGAAGAAAGTAGAACAGCATAAGAAAGATTTGCTTAAATATGAAGAAGAAATGGTAGCCTTTACTGCCTGGGAAAAGGAAGATAATGCAAAGAAAGAGCTCGAAGAATTAAAGAAGTTGGAGAAACGGATTGCTCAGCTGAAGAAAAAGGTAAAGTCTTGAAATATTTTCTGGATTGTGAGTTCAATGAACGTGGATATGAACATCGGATCGAACTGATCTCGATTGCCTTGGTGCGAGAGGATGGCGAGGAATACTATGCGGTAGCTAGAGATGGTTGGGATCCTTGCCATTGCGATGGTTGGTTAATGGCTAATGTTTTGCCGTATCTCTCCAAGGATGGCAGGGTGGATGATGTATCTGATTTGATTGTCCAAATGTATTATGGCATGAAAGTAGATCCTCGTATTCCTTGGGCAAGCAGAACCTGGATTCGAAATGGTATCCTTGATTTCATTGCTCCCGATGAACATCCTGAGTTCATTGGATTTTTTTCCGATTACGACTGGGTGCTCTTTTCCCAACTCTTCGGGCGAATGGTAGATCTTCCTCCACACTTCCCCAAGTATTGTCTCGACATCAAGCAGATGATGGTTGCCAAAGGTCTCCAAAAGAGCGATTTACCCAAGCAAGAAGAAACACAGCATAATGCTTTGGCAGACGCTCGGCATATGAGACGAATGTATCAAGCTATTGTAGAAAAGGCGTCAATTACCATCAGCACAAAGGCTGATGGCTTGTCCCTAATTATTGCTAATCGAGACATTAACTCCCCTGATTTACCAGATCAGGATCATAGTCGTTAGGCTGATTGACGACAGCCTAACCTGGGTAGCATATAGCATCCAAGAAGTGTTGAGGTTCTCTAAATAGCGATCATAACCGTCTCTCTTTCCAAATAAAGGAAAGTGCCTTTAATCTCGATCATCTCAACTGGTCTAACCTATTGTTTTTTTATTCCTCAAAGGATTGATTGAGGAAACCTGTTAACATTAACTCTTTCTGCTATAACTTAGATAGCAAAATAATATATAACCTTTATTTTAAGGTTGTCAAGAGAAAAAAGAAAGAAAAATGGCCATTCCTCCCATAGCACAAGGCTATGGGTATCTTTGCCTAAGAGATCATGAAAAAGTTTATCATCCATAGAGACTCCATTATTGAAGTGGAATGCACTCAACTCATGCCCGCTGACGATCCATCCGTGGCTTGGCTTCCCAAAGAGGAATATAAAGCTAGAATTGAAGCACCATCTACCTTGTTTGAAAAAGTTAATAACAAATTAGAAAAACCAAAATGGTATAGTTTTGCTTTTTACGATACTTTAGAACAAGCTAAAGAGGCAGCAGCCAGCGATATTCGAGTAGTGTTGGAACGTAAACAAGATTAAACATGGTACCAACTTCGTTGAAGAAGACATTAAAAAGCAAATAAAAATTATAATATTATGTTTATGAAAATTCAAGACATAGGAGATTAAACAAATGACAACACGATTTCAAGTTGGAGATTACGTTTTGCGGATGGAAGCAGATTTTTCAAGCGGCATATTAGTGCATGGCGGTATTTATCAAATTGCCGGCGTTATTAATGATCCTCGGACTATTAAGTTGATAGGGTTTGGGGGAGTTGGGATGTCCATAGGTTTAAATTGATTAAATCTCCCTACGCTCAATCTTGTCCTTGTGGCATCCATTGGAGTCAATTACCAATGACTAAAGTCCTTGGCTTGTCGCTCATCCTACCATAAGCAGGAGGTTATTTTTTAATGGCAACAATAGGCTGATTGACAGCAGCCCTTAATAAAGTTTGGCGTTTCTAATAGCGACCCTTTAAAAAAACCGTTTGCTTATTCGATCATAAATGATCGAGTTAAGTGCCTTCTAGGTCTCGATTCGCTAAACATAGGATAATAGCTTTCTAACTCATCTCTTACCTCTTTCTGTTACATTTGGGTAGCAAAAGATATATAACCACCATTCTTGGAAGTTTTTTAGAAAAAGAAAGAAAAAGCAATTCCTCCCATGATTAAAATCATGGGCTTCTTTGCTAAGAAGATCGTGAATGCCCTCAACATATTCAAGAAGTAAAAGCTTTCTAAATAAAGAAATAACGTAGATCTTCTATTCGGCAATCGAACTTAGGAGCAAATTCTTTAGCATCCGCTAAAGTTGGAAATAAAATATCTCCAAAGTTATGGGCATGCATCATCCCCTTTCCTTTGATATGCATCAGCCAAAGGTAATGTCCTAGTTCATGAGCCGCAGTAGTTTGAAATACAATATCAGTTTTTAACCGATTTGGGATAAGGAATAATTCTCGGACATTATTAGCTCGATATAAACATAGTCCCAGCACTTTGGTTTTGTAGTAGCCGTCCCATTTGACTACTTCAGGATGTTCAGGGTAGGCTCGAGTTATTAGTCCATCTTTTCCAAAAGTATTGCGATTAGTATTTGTTAAATCAAAGTAAATATCAATTTTAAACATCCCATTAGTGAAATGTTCCTATATTCTGGCTGCTTGCCAAATTAGTTGTCGTTCCCCGAAAGTGAAATTGATGTCCGCATGAAGTGTTTCTAAGTAGGTATATGGTAGAGAATAATCAGGCTGATGGAATAAAAACTTAGGCGGGAGTAATCGAATGCCTGAACGATATAAGAAATAGTAGATGTTAGCTACGAGTTTCCGGAGCCATTTCATTAAACTATACCAAATTAATCAATTGCGATGAATATATACATCATTGGAACGCCACAAACAGGACGTTCTACATTGGCAATTACGATCTGTGATTAAATAGTGGGCGCTCCTATAAAGAAAGTCCTGAAGAAACTTCAATCAGGAAGTTCATCGAACATTGCATCGACTAATTGATCGAATACTTTCTTGGAATAATCTTCTATGTCAGCCTCATTCTGATCTTCTGCTGCTAACTTTTTGATTAAAGTATTTTGTTTGGTTTCCAAAATAAGTTGTTGAAGTTTTTGTTTTCTAGGTTTGTTCATTGTTCAAATTTCCTTTCAATAAGTTGGGCAATCAAAATTAATATTTCTGCAACGCCTCGCACCATCTTTGGAATAGATCTAACTTCTGTCCTTAACTCATTAAGTGGGGCTCGAACCTCTATCGGTATTGCTGGTAACTCAAGCCAACCTGTTTCATCTAATTGTTTGAGTTTATCTCTTAAAGCATAGAGATTAATCAGTTCTGTGAAAAAACTTTTATAGTGATTTCGGATAGCCTGATCTTCTTTTTTGATAGCAGCTTCTAGCGCTGATTTATTGGAGTGGGAAGGGGACGCTCTCATTAACTGTTTGGCTGCATTGGTTGCATCTATTATCGGTTGTAATTCCGCGGGCGGATTTTTCTTGATTGATTTTTGTTTATCGCTTTTAAGGCTTGCTAATCGTTGAGTTAAATGAATAATATAACTAGATAAAGTACTTTGAGCTTTCTCTTCTCTAAGTTTCTTGGCTCTTTCTATAACTACACTCATTCGTTTTTCTTCTCTGGCAGTCGGATCTTCAGTGCCCCTTTCCTTTTCTGTTCTCCCATACCAACTCTTTTGACGACTTCGAGATTTAATACGATACTCTTCTCTACGAACTGGATCCTCCATAATCATTCGATAATTGTGTCGAGATGTCTCGATTAGTCTTTGATATTCGGGACTGTTTTTGGCGAACTTTCGGAGCCATTTGATTTGGTCAAGATATTTGCTTCGAGCCCGGAGCAATTGTTCAATTTTATCTCCCGTGAAATGAAGTTTGGTATCTCCACGATCTATTGCGTCTTGATTAAGATCTTTGGCAATCTCTAATTTTTTTAAAGCGCTAACGTCAATATCGCCCACAGCGGATTGAAAACGATCGTTAGCGTCTTCTACCATATTAGCCAAGAGTTCTCGGAATTTAACCGGATCAAATTCTTCATCAAATCCTTGTTCGGGGGACACATTCAAATATTCATTACTCTGAATGCGCTCGTACCTGGTTTCCAAAGTATTGACGAGATCCCCCAAATTTTGCATACCTTCTTCGGAAAGGCTTTCGATACTAATTTTCAACGCTTCAACCAACTCTTTATAGCCTGATAAGAAAGTTTCAAATTGCTCAAAAAGTTCTTCATCCCGAATGTCGTATTGTTCGGCTTTTGCCAATAGTTCTTGTTGTGTGGCGGCAAAGCGAACAATCTGGTAATCCCAGTGAGCATCTGCACTAAAATTAGTAATAATTGTGCATAATTGTGCAATTTTGTCAAGTTCGTAAGTAATCGTTTGCATTACATGTTATATCTCAAATTATGGCTATTAGATTAAGTAATACAACCATTGATCAAAAATTATATGGTTATAGCATTCGACGCCTTGATGATTGTAGCAACGCTAAAATAACTGATAAAGTAATGTGGTCGTGTTTAAATTGCGGACATGCATGGAAAACAACTATACGCAAAATTGTGTGGAAAGAAACGGGTTGTCCCCAATGCGCCGGTAATATTAAATTATCTAATGCAATAATTGATCAAAGATTAATTAATAGAGACATTCGAAGAATTGGTGATTATGTTAATGCTAATAGTAAGATTGAATGGCAATGTTTAAATTGTAAATATATGTGGATCACAACACCCAGAAGTGTTGTGGATCTTAAAACTGGATGTCCATTTTGTGCAGGCAATTTACGATTAACAAATCAAATAATTGATCAGAAATTAATTGGGCGGAATATCCAAAGAATTGAAAATTATAATGGCGCTCATTTAAAAATACTTTGGAATTGCATGACTTGTAATTATGAGTGGAGCGCAACACCTGGCCACATTCTTAATGGTGGTCGTGGGTGTCCTCGATGTGCTAATAATATTCGCTTGACCAACGAAATAATAGATCAAAGATTGATTAATAGGTCAATCAAGAGGATCGGCGAATATTATAACTCCTGCACCAAAATTGACTGGCAATGTTTGACATGTATGCATCGCTGGAAAGCGTTGCCACCTAATGTTGTTAGTCTCGAAAAGGGATGTCCAAAATGTAGTACCATAGGTATCAATGAAGCGTTAATGATCAGTATTTTTCATCAATATAATTTAGAATTTGAACCCCATTATTCTATTAGAAATATAGATAATGTAGAGCGCAATCTTATTTTTGATACCTATTTCCCTCTAATAAAATTGGCCATTGAATATAATGGAAAACAACATTATATTCCAACAGGGTTTTTCAATAGTGATAATCCTGAAGAAGAGTTTAAAAAACAGCAAGAAAGAGATGAATATAAAAGATTATTCTGTAAGAGAAATTCAATCCAATTAATAGAAATTGATGGTAGAAAATTCTACAATGAAAGACTCAAAAAGTATCTAATATATGATGTGGTGCCCATGATAAAGGAAATGGGTATTAAATGAGCATCAAACCACCATTCCCTTACTTTGGTTCAAAACGACAAGTTGCCGACACAATTTGGCAGGGTTTGGGACAGATTTCCAACTATGTAGAACCCTTTGCAGGAAGTTTAGCGGTCTTATTGGCCAATTCATCAATTCCCAAAATCGAAACTGTTAATGACAAAAATTGCTTTGTCTCTAATTTCTGGCGAGCTGTCTCTAATAATCCCGACACTATTATTCAGTATGCTGATTACCCTATTCATGAAGATACTTTGCATGCTCGCCATCAATGGTTAGTTTCTTCTGCAACAGATGAGTTCCGCAAAAAGATGAATTCAGATCCTAACTATTATGATGCCAAAATCGCAGGATATTGGATATGGGGTATGGGAGCCTCTATTGGTAATAATTGGCTTAACACAAAAGGATTAAAAGCTACTCCATTATTATCTTCAGCTGGTGGCGGTATTCATGGTCTTACATACAATATTAGGGAACAATTCAATATACTTCAAAAACGATTGCGGCGGGTCAGAGTATGTTGCGGCGATTGGAAGAAAATTTTAACGCCATCTATTACTTATTCTAATAAGGGGCTAGCATCCAAAGATATTACAGCGGTCTTTTTAGACCCACCATATATTCAACTGGGTCGCGACCAAGTCTATCAAGAGGATAATGACGTCTTCAAGAATGTAGTGAATTGGGCTATTGAGAATGGCGATAATCCTCGAATGAGAATTGCTGTTTGTGGATATGAAGGAGATCATGGCTTCCCCAATACTTGGCGAGAGTATGCTTGGAAAGCAAATGGTGGAATGGGTAATCTAGGAAACGATCGTGGCAAGGATAATGCTAATAGAGAAAAAATATGGTTTAGTTCTAATTGTCTCGAAGTTTAATGTTCGTATTGAATAATTACTTCTTCTAATTTCTGACCTATGTGATCTAATGTATTGGCAATGGCTTTTTGCCCGCCCTCTTTAGTTTCTTGTTGTAGATTTACAATTTCAGCAATCATCTCTGTTAATAGGACGATGGGATTGGGGGCGCCCCACAAAAGTTGTTTAATACTTTTTCGCAAATTATAGAGACGAGGCACTATTCTTTCAAAACTTGATAATTTGGTCGGATCAATGTTCCTACTAAGATTGGTTTTAGTATCAGCAATCTGTTGTCGAAGTTTTACAGATAATCCTTCCAATGTATTCGAGCGCATCTGTTGTTTTTTCTGCTCCCATTTCTTCTCTTCAAGTTGTTGTAGTTTTTCAGGATCCACGCGCTCATACCATTTACGCTGACGTTCTTTCAATCCTTCGCGGTGTTTTTCCATTGCTTCAGGATTTGTTTTACGAATCTCTTGTTCAATGAGGTAGCGTTCTTTTCTTTTGGCAGGATCTTCCACCAATCCAAGATCCAATGCTTCGTTCTCAAAATCAGTAGCGAGCCTCAATAGATAATCAACGTACCCCATAAGAACATACAATTTTATTCACGAGCACCAAAGGAAGCTATATGCAAGTCATTTACTACGATGATAATATGCCATACAAATTTAGTAAAAGTCTATTTCTAGCCGGCCCTTCACTTCGCGCTGGACAAGAAGGCACTTCGTGGCGCAAAGATGCCCTTCAAATTTTACAGGACATTGGATACGACGGAATTGTATTTTGTCCTGAGACTCGCGATGGTGTTTTTGATGAAAACGTAGATCATGAGAAAATCATTGGTTGGGAAGATCAGTATCTCAATATTGCTGATGTTATTGTTTTTTGGGTGCCAAGAGATCTTTCTTTTGATAAGAATGGCACGCTTAAATTACCGGGTTTAACTACTAACGTAGAATTTGGGCGTTACGAAAATTCTGGCAAAATCGTTTTTGGTGCTCCCGAAGATGCAGAAAAGGTTTCTTATCTAAAGCATTATGCAGAAAAATATAGCGTGCCTGTCTGTTCTACTCTCACAGAAACACTGGAAGTTGCTTTGAAAAGAATTGGTGAGGGAGCAGAACGGTCTCTCGGAGAACGTTATATTCCCCTTCATCTTTGGAATAATTCTTCCTTTCAAGACTGGTATCAATCCCAGACAAAAGCAGGTAATCGTTTAGAAACTGCTCAACTTCTTTATACTTTCCGTCCAAACCATAAAGATATATTTCTTTGGATATTGAAAGTAAATGTTTGGATCAATTCCGAGCAACGTTTTAAAAGCAACGAATTTGTCCTATCAAGAAGTGATATTAGTTCTGTTTTGATGTGGAAGCCTCACGAAGATTTAATGCAATCCGAAATTGTTTTGGTGCGAGAGTTCCGATCTCCTGCTGTTACGGAGGACGGGTTTATCCATGAACTTCCCTCGGGTTCTTCTCGAAAAGATATGGAACCAAAGGAGAATGCTCTTCATGAAATTCAAGAAGAAACGGGAATTGTTATTGATCAAAGCCGCCTTCAATTTCATGAAGCTCGACAATTAGCTGGGACTCTTTCCGCTCATAAGTCGCATCTCTATTCTGTGAAATTAACCGAAGAAGAAATAAGTTGGCTCAAATCTCAAAAGAACGTTTCTCGAGGTGTTGAAAAAGATAGTGAAAAAACGTGGATTGAAGTGATGGAGTTGCGCGATATTTTGAAAAATGAGTTCGTGGATTGGAGCAATTTGGGAGAAATTTTGTCGGTAGTATTTGCCCTAAGAAATTAAATGTTTAAATCTCAAGATTATATATATTTGGGGTATGATTCAAAAACAGATCAATTTCGATACGAAACCACTATCGTGGATGATGATTTTACTGAAATAGTTATCGCTGCCGCCTCCGCTGATGCTATAAGAGCCGTTGTACGAGCCGCTGTCTTGATCGATGTTTATTCTCGAAGAAATCTCAACGTAGCTGGTAACTTAGCGTTATTAATGCAATACGTAGAAAATAAGTTATGGATGGATATTAAACAGCAAATTGAAGAGTATCAGAAATTTGTTCCCGCATATCCAAAATACCATGACCAAGTGATGGACTATCTAATATTTATGTGAGGATCATAAACGCATTTTTCAGCATCTTGATATGCTGGACGATGACAATCTAATTGGCACTGAAAGAAAGTTTTTATTTAAGTGTGAAGATTGTGAAATGATTGTAAGTGCATCCTTTTCTACTGAAGAAGATTTTATAAAGATTGCTGAAAATTTATTAGATCTTACATGCCAATGTGAAGGAATTATGAAAGTTTTACGAGATTAATTATTAAAAAATTGAGGTAAATATGAAAGGCGCCATTTACGTTTCTAAATCAGAGAACGCAAAAATTGCAGGCTCCAATCCCATTGATTGCACTTATGTTTCTATTAAACGAAGTTGCCCCGACACTTGCTCACTACGAGATAATAAAACGTGTTATGCGGAAAATGGGCATGTGGGTTTTACCGTTCAAAAGTTAGATCATCGGGCTCGTGGATTGTCAGCATTGCAAGTAGCTAGGGCGGAAGCCAAAGCCATTGATGATGCTTATAAAGGGAAAGAATTTCCTAAAGGCAGAAATTTGCGCCTTCATGTTTCGGGAGATAGTCGCACCATTAAAGGTACTAGATTGCTTAACAAAGCTATTCAACGCTGGAAACAGCGCGGTGGCGGTAGTTGTTGGTCCTATACTCATGCTTGGAAACGGGTACCGAGAATAGAATGGAAAGATGTCAGTATCTTGGCTTCCATCGAACGAGTAGAAGAAGCATTGGAAGCCCGAAAACAAGGATACGCTCCCGCTTTAGTAGTGCCAGAACATATTAGTGATAAGTCCTATAAACTGCCCAATTCAGAAATCAAATGGATACCTTGCGTAGCACAAACAAGAAACATACCATGTTCTGATTGTAAATTATGTTTTAATGCAGATAGGTTGTTTGAGGGTGGATTTGGAATTACATTTGCGGTGCATGGGGCAAGAAAAAATTCTTTGAAAAGACATTTACAGGTTCTTCAATGAGATGTATATTAATGATGATTATGTGTTCTGGATGTTATACGTTTAGTTATAGCGAGAACCGATGTGTTCGTTCAGGCTATTATGAAATGAGTGATGGCAAAATGGTTCCTATGTATCGATGCACTTCAACAGGCGATATATGACTATCATTCAGTGGCAAGTTTGTATTTCTGATTGGAGTCTGGATGCCAAGCATTATACGAAACCGATCCCAGACACTGGAAAGATTGATCATCGAACTGTTCGGGCAAAAACATTCGATACAGAACGAGAAGCTATTAAATATGCAGAGAAATATCTAAAAGATCGAGAAGACATTGAATGGTTAGCTAGTTTAGAGGTTAAGAAATGCACGACGGAAATAATCAAAAAATTGAAATAAATATAAGAACTAAAGAAGAACGAAATAGCCTACGAGAAGATATGTTTTTAGAACGTAACGGCATGCGTGGCGCTCCTAAAATGGAACTTGCGCTTAGTAATGCTCTTGATCTTCTTGACGAGAAGGACAAGAAAATCGCAGCTTCGAATTTCAAATTAGCTCATCTCGAAAGTGTATTGCGGGCAATTAGTCAGTGGGATATGATCAATCCGCCGAACCCAGATACATTGGCAGACGGCACATGGTTGCGGTCACTCATTGATGAAGCGTCCAATGTTCTCAGTGATAATGCTGATGAAATCGCCGCTTTGAAAGAAGATCTAGCCGATGATGTTGCATACGAGAGGCGCATTAGTGAGTTGTCGGATGCTCTTTTGCGAAAAACTTTGAAAGAAAAATGGAATCTTCTTTGGGGCCCGGAACTAGAAGATCTAGGAGCGGTTTTCGATCGTTTGCACGTCCGTATCGCTAAGCTCGAAGCTGATCTCAAAACAAAAGCAGATGAGATTGCAGCCCATGATGGCTTGTGTGACGCTATAGGCGCACAACCGTATCTTTTGGCGCGCATCAAGCAGCTCGAAAGTGTATTGGAAAAGGCGGACGTCATCCGTGATTTAGTGCTCGAAGCTGCACCCTTGACGTGGGCAGTTGGCACGCAGTTCGAAGAACATGCGTATTGTTGGGAGAAAGAAATCACGAGCGCTAACGAAGCATATGACCAAGTCCGCGCCTTCGAGCGGAAGACTACGGAGGGGCACACAGGGAATCCTAAGGCGGTCACTAGGAAAGAACCTGAGTCTGTTCCATCACCGTACATGGAACCCTCTCGTCCGGCAGAGGCTCCATCAGAGCCGGGCTCCCTTCGGGGAAAGAATGTGTGCCCGACATGTAGTCGCACCATCGGCAGTATCGGACACCTTTATAGCGAATGTGAACGGGACTTCGAGCGCGCAGAGGGACAAGACGGCGAGATCAAGGCGGGGCAGCAAGAGCCCGAGTCCGTTCCACAAAGATCCCTCTCGCCACGCAATACGCACGATTTCCTCGCACGCATCGTTTGGGACAAAAGTGAGCAGGAATGGCAGCTCTACGCTTTTCGAGATAGCGGCGATTACGCATGGTTGTCCCCAGACGAAGATCACCAAGAAATTATATGCATATTTTCGACCAGCGCAGGACACACTTCGTACAAAAAGTTTTCGGATGCATTGAAGGCGGTGCGTGATTGGATTTTTTCAAGAGACCGATGCGTTGATCATGCAGCCGCCGGAAAAGTATCATCAGCCGATAATCGTACTAGCATTGCCGTTGAGGGTCATGGAGATGAATGGAAATATACGGGCGATTAATTTTACAGAATAAAGGTGCAATATGACAGATACATCAATTTGTGAGTATCCATTAAATACCGGTGACGATGGATTTAGCATCGATGGAGTAATGTGTGGCCAACCAGCAACATGGATTTCGTGCATTCCATTTTCGAACACGCCCACTTGTGATGCACATAAGTGTCGATGCAGAAAACCTATTGATATACAGTCAAATAGAAATAATACAGAACCGGAAAAATCTCAACAGCTTGTCGATGCATTTTCAAAAAAGTATCCCGCGCTAGGCGAATCCATTGCGATTATTCTTCATTTTGCTCGCGAACAAACGATTGAGGAATGTGCCAAAATTTGCGACACGAAAGAGGCAGAGGAGTGCAATCTTATTAATTATCATGGATCGGTTGCGCTAGACGCTCAGGGCATAGAGCATCGGACAGCATCGAATTGTGCAGGATCTCTTGCTCGTCAAATCCGTGCGCTAAAGAATAGTAAATGATATGGTTTGTTTATATTCTCAAATGCGCCGATAATTCTTATTATTGCGGAATTACTAATGACCTTGACAAACGTCTCAAAGCGCATAATAATGGAACTGCCAGCAAATATACACGAGGCAGATTGCCCGTTAAATTTGTTAAAATTTGGGCAGTAACAAACAAATCTGCCGCCCTGAAATTAGAAGCCAAAATTAAAAAGTTGCCCAAGAATAAAAAACTTTCTTTTATCATCTGATATAGAGAACCTATCAACACAACCAAAAGGAAAATTAACATGAATGACAATCTAACAGCAATTGCAGTAATTCTCGATCAATCGGGCTCTATGGGCAGCGTTTGCACCGACACTATCGGTGGCTTTAATAACTTTTTAACAGAACAGAAAAAGTTAGACGGGAAAGCCTTTCTTACATTATGCACTTTTTCCGATACTTATCAGTTGGTGCATAATTATGTTCCATTGAATGATGTTCCCGAATTAACTACAGAAACGTATAGTCCGAGTGGATGGACAGCGCTTTTGGATGCGGTAGGAGCAACCGTAAATAGTCTCAAAAAGAAAATTGCTTCTATGCAAGAAGCAGATCAGCCAAAGAAGGTTGTTTTCGTGATTTTGACCGACGGACAAGAAAATGCGAGTGTCGAATACAAGCGTGCTCAGATCAAGAGTATGTTGGAAGAACAACAAAGTAAGCATAATTGGCAAATAATTTTTCTTGGCGCAAATTTTGATAGTTTCGCAGAAGGGGCAAGTATTGGTGTTGCGGGTAGTAGTTTTAATTATACCTCCAATTCCCGTGGAACTCAAAGAACTTACAGCGCCATTTCCGATTCAATCGGAGCTTATCGTTTTTCCAAATCAGCTTCTATGGATATGAATGCTTTTGCGGATTTGGACAAGGATAATCTGGCAGGAGCATCTATGATTATTCCGAAGGGCAAAGATACTAAATGAGGATTATTAAAACTGTTAATAAAGCAGTTGAAGAAACTGATAATATATTTTGTAACAAATGTGGTAAATCTTGCTATAGCGAGGTTGCTTATGGTGGATTGATTGGAGCCAAAGTGAAAGGTGGATATTGTTCTAAATTCATCGGAGACGGCGACAATTATCAATTCGACATTTGCGAAAAATGTTTTAAAGAATATGCTGACACTTTTGTTATACCAGCAAAGGTAGGTAATTTTTATTTTCCCGAAGAAGCAGAACAAGCTCAAAAAGATGTGCAAGCTTCTCTCAATCAACTCAAAAATGCTCTTCAAGAGACGGCAGAAACCATTAAAGATCGTTTGGGAATTAATGAGGGATTTGTTAAGTTTGACGACAGCTTGGAAAATAATAAAGAAAAAGTTAAACAGATAGTGATGGGTTGGTTGGAAAAGGACAAGAAATAAAAATCATGATTTCTTCTTTAATTGAAGGTATTAAATTCAATATCAAAAAATATGATTATATTTTGATTTTTCAAGCCACCACCCCGGTGATGGGTTTCGATGAGGAAAAGAAGACTCAATATAAATATGATCTGGTAATGTCAGATTTAACTTTGTATGCCAGCACTTCTCAAATGCAAATGGAAACGGCTCTGTGTCATTGGGGGCGAGCCTATGTCAGCGAAGACGGTGTTAAAGTATTGATTGGGGTAATTCGAGATCATTTCAAGAATTTGCCAATAAAAGATTTGGCGGATGTAACGAAGACAGTAATTAGTAATTGACAAGTGGTGAAGTGTGGATATGAAAGGTGTGGGTCTAGTACTAGTCCCCGGTAGTTTTAGTTAGAAGAACATCGTCAATTATTGCTCAGTTCGCTGAGACTCTGCTGGACTTGGGTATTCTATGATACAGTAGAATTTTTTTATTGGGGGTGGGTACTATTATAGATCGCGTAATATGTTTCGATCTTGCAGTATTACATCCAGATCTAACATACCTGTAATTAGTCAAGAGAGACCGAATTATGAGTATGAAGTTACTATCGTGGATGATGATTTTTTTGAAACCAAAACTGTTTTTGCCAACGTCGCTACTGAGGCAGCCGCCATCGCATTGATCGATATTTACTCTCAAAAAAATCTCAACGTAGCTGGCAATCTAGCGTTGTTGATGCGATATGTAGAACATAATTTTCCAGCGTTAGATATTAACTTGCAAATCAGGGCATACCAAAATAATATTCCTGAATATTCAAAATACCATGATCAAGTAATGGGTTATCTGGTGTTTTTATGAAAGTTATTAGATATTAGTAAAAAAATGTTTCGATCTTTTAATTATAAATACTTTGGATATAACGGTGAAAAACTTCATCGATATCAAGTTATCATTGTGGATGATGATTTTATTGAAACTGCCACCGTGTTTGCCGTCGCTCCCGGAAGCATCGCCACTGAAGCCGCTGCCCTGATCGATATTTATTCTCGAAGAAATCTTAATGTGGCTAGTAACTTGGCACTGTTGATGCAATATACAGAACATGTATGTCCATGGATAGATATTAAGTGGCAAATCGAGTGTTATCAAAAAGAAATTCCTGAATACCAGAAATACCACGATCAAATAATGGATTATTTAATATTTTTGTGAAGCGCGATATGGCAAACAAGCCTTGACAGTTTTCTTGTTGGGTGTTATATAGATGTTCATGAGGGCAAGATAAATGCCGTTTGATAACAATTTTTATTATCCACATTATGATCCTAGAGTTCGTGTTTCTAGTTTCGCTGATAACCAAGATGTAGATCTTATTGTTGGGAAAATGCTCCGGCAATTGTTACCATTTGACGGTCAGCAATTAAATGATAAAACAGTTCTAGCCATGCAAAGTATTGTTGAGCAGTCGGTTTATGACATTTCTCGTCTTGGTGGAAACGGTGATTACGTTCGTGGCGTTGCTGATAAACTATCTTTTAACGGACGTCCAATAAGTTATTGGCTTTCATATCTTGGTGTTGATATTCGGCGTGTTTATAACTCTCCAATCCAAGAATCCCCAGAGGATACTTATTGCTTGAAGTGCGATAAGGAGTGTCCTTGCGAGTGTAAGTAAAGAAAAATTAAATTGTCTCAAATTATTTTAGAATAACATCATTTAAGGGAAATTGAAATGAGTTTAACCATCGAAGTTTTACCATCCAATAAAATATTTTCTGAGTTAGAAAACAATACTACCAGTTTCTTCCATCTATTATCAGAACTTGTTGATAACTCAATTGCTGCTATGGTGGATGGGTTATGCAGCATCTCTATAGAGATTGTTGCAGATTGGTCGAGCAAAAAGAAATTTTATGAGACAGGACAAATTATTGTTCATGATGATGCTGGCGGTATCTCTAGATCGGAAATCGGACAAGCTATTTCACCAGCAGCAAACGCTTGTAAAAACCCAAATTCTCTTAATAGGCATGGTATAGGCGGTAAAATAACTATTATGTCTGTAGGCACTAAATTAGACGAGAAATCGGGATTTTTAACAGGAGTTGAAATTACCACAAAAACAAAGTCGGACGACCAGATTACCAAAATTGATCAGATTGGATTTGGAAAAATCCCTTACTCTACTATCAATGATAATAACATTTTTCCTAAAGGACATGGAACAAGAATTACAATCAAAAATTTAAAACCGATCGTTTATTGTAGAAAATCGGATTATACACAAATCATAATTCCATTATTGGGACATAGGTATCAACTTTATTTGAATGGCTCCTTAAACAAGAAGGTAAAAATAACCCTCAAACTATTGGATATGGATAGTAACCCAATTGTAAATGCGAAGGGCAATCTCCAAGTATTCGAAATTGTTCCGATAACACCGGTTTTTCAAGGCGGCTCACCTATTTTAGATACGGTTTTGCACCCTAACAAAGACAACAAAAAAGGTTGGAGAGCACATATGAGATTTGGGTGGAGTCCAAGCAAAGAGGCATTGGCCGAAATTGGAACTGATAAAGATCAATGTAGATTATTTGTCAAAAAGAATTCTCCATATTATATCGACAATCGAAAAATAGATCTTATTACGAATGGTGTGGTAATTTGTCAGGTTGGATATGATTGGTTATCACCATTTAAAGGAGAAGAAACCATTGAAAGAGATTGGCGCGGTAACAGCCCAAGGCTAATTATTACTCTTGAAAATGGTTTCCAAACCACCATCACAAAAGATGCTTTCGTTGATGATGATAATTTAAAAACACTCAAGAAAATAGTTCTTGAGCGTATTAAGAAATATGCCAATACTGATAAAAGTAGGATAAAAGAAAGCGAAGAAGAGACAAAGAATAGAGTAGAGGCTATGTTGTTGGAGACCTGTGAAAATGTTAAAAGAGAGCCCACCATCGGAAGTTATGGGCTTAGGGCTGATTTTTCACTAAAAAAGAAAGGGGCACCTCAAATCTGGGAATGTAAAATACAACAAGCTAGCGTTTCAGATGTAATACAACTAGTAGGATATCTAAAGCTTGATGGCTGTTTAAATGGCAAATTGATAGCGCCAGATTTTAGCGACAATGCCAGAAACCTTGTGAAAGATTGCTCAGACATTTTCGGAGTAAACGTAGAATTAACTTCCTATAAAGATCTCGGACTTCAACTATAATAAAATGAAATTTTATCATCTTCTTTTCTTCTTCCTCACCAGTTGCGGAGCCCTCACCCTCTTCTCTCCCGTTCCTGCTCCCATCCAGCCTCGCCCTATCCAATATCTTTCGGGCTCCTCTTTTCATCCCGAAATTACCAATGGGCTTTCTAACGAAGACCGCGGCACTTACTATCACTTTGATGAAGGGATTCAGTGGCTTCCCACTGATGTTATGCTTTCATTGAAACGTCCCTCTTCTAACGTGTTTAAGGTAATGGATGAATTACTGTTAGCTAAGCCAGAACGTTTTGGTCTTCTCCCCAATTACATTGATGTGCTTTATCCTAACCAACTTAATCCACAAGCGGACATCCCTTTAGGAATTACTATTTCCACCAACACCGATTATGTTCCTATGTCCGGAATATCATGCAGCTCATGTCATACTACCATTATTTCTAATTCCGAAGGACATTTCTTCTTAGTTGATGGGGCTCCTTCTCGTTTTGCGGTAGATCGTTTCGTGGCGGAAATGGTCAAATCTTTGGCGGCTACTTTGGCTAATCCAGTAGAATTTGAAGCCTTTTATGAGCGCTTTAAAGCTCGTCTTCATTTTGGAATGGGGGAAAGTTATGATCGATTAATATTGCTCAGTTCGCTGAGACTCAAAGATCATCCTGACCTTAAGGCTCTAGCTCCAGTAGTAGAAAAAGCCTTTAATACCAATGATTGTCAAGAATTGCAAACCAAACTTTCTACTATTTCTAATCCCATTACCTATCGTTTTCAGCGTTTTACAACCCTTGATTCTGCCTATCCAACTTATGCTATGCTTGGCAATCAACAGGGAATGTATTTCTATTTGGTCAAGCGTTTCATCTTCTTGTTGGAACAAACGAAATATGGAACGGCTGACAAAGATTCTTTGGTGGCAGAAAGTGGATTGGGGCGAGCTAACCCATGGAGTGTAGCAAAGAAACTCATCTCCGATAAATATTTCCATCTCAAAAACGCAGTCCATGTAGAAGGTGGGCCAGTAAGCACTCCCTATATGTGGGATTATGATCGCCAAACTTGGGTCTTTTGGAGCGGAACCACTAACTCTATGCTGGAACGCAATTTGGCTCAATGCACTACTCTTTTGACCGATTTTAATGAGAAAACTTACGAGACCACCTGCTCCGTCAAGAAACTTCAGGACATTTCTTATTATGCTCAAAAAATTCAAGCTCCCAAGTGGCCCGAAGCAATTTTAGGCAGCATCGATACCGATAAAGCTAATAAGGGCAAAATCATCTTTCAGGATAAATGTTTAAATTGCCATGATCCCAAAGCTTCTTATACTCTCACCGGAACCGCTTCTTATACCTATATAAGTGTTGGAACTGATCCTAACTATATTCAAGGACAACTGGAATTAATTAATAAGAAAGATATTTTTACTGGTATGATTGCACCATGGATTAATCATGTAAAGGAAGTAGCCGCCCTTCAAATAGAAGGTTTAATTTATATAGATTTGTTAAATTATGAGAATGGAAGATTGCCAGCTACATGGCGCAGTCCAGAGTTGAATCGAATCGAAGCGAAACCACTTGCTGGTGTCTGGGCTACTGCACCTTATCTTCATAATGGAAGCGTGCCCACTATTTGGGATTTATTGCAACCAGTGGATCAGCGCCCCCATCGATTTCATATTGGCGGGTTTGTTTATGATACCAAAAAGCTTGGATATATTGGAGATGAGAATTTGCCGGATGGATTTGAGTTCGAGGTAAATTGTTTGCATTGTCAAGGGAATAGCAATCAAGGACATGAATTTGGTACCGAGCTAAGTTCGGAAGATAAATGGAACTTGATTGAATTTCTCAAGTCCTATAATAATGAGACAACATTTAAATGAATTTCTGCGATTTTTGTCCTTGTGAATCTTGTAAGTTTGGAGACAAACATCTCTCGCACGCCCAAACAGATGATGGTAAATGGATCTGCGACGTATGCTGGCGTTATGAAATTTGTATGGAAACCAAGATGGCATTACTTGGAAAACATGATGGGCCTTGTGATAATTTGGATTGTGAGCACCGACCTAAATTGATAACAGAATGGAAAAAATTATGATTAAATCATCGAAACAGATTACTCCAGAAATAATTGAATCTTATATTGCTGAAATGGAATTAGAAGTGAAACGTAGAAAAAAATTGAGTTCTTCTTGGAAAAAAGGTAAACCGCCTATGATTTTCGATGGCAATGACTTAGCTATTAATACTTATGAAGAAATGATTAGAGTTCTTAAGACGCTGATTGATAATAAGACATGAAGCGATTTAGGAATTGGAATGTTTGATATTGAACAAATCATCGATAAATTAAATATCGCTAAAGAGGATACTCCTGAGCAAAGAGAAGCAAAAATTGAAGCCGTCCTTGGCGTTTCTATTGAGAAGATGAGGCAAGCCTTGGAAAAGAAAATCCAAGAGCAAGCTGATAAGTTAGTGCCTGATTTGATTAATGTGGCGCCATATGGAGATTATGGCAACCTAATAGAAGACAGTGATAAAATTATTGGGTTTCTCAAAGAAGAGGCGTCCCAAGCTAAAAACTGGAAAATTACTGCCATTACTCTAGATGGAGGGGAACGTCTTGGAGAAAGTGATGGTTTCGGATTTAGTTTTGTCAATACTGCGGTAGATGAAGGAGATCTTTTATACGGACGTGTATTTGTGGGAGGCGGCGGGGAAATTAGACATGTGATGGTATATGTGGATGATATATAAGATTTGGAAGGAAGATTCATGAAATTTATCGAGTTAAAGTTCGAACGACATCCACTGGGCATAGACGGTGTTCAAGCACGCGTGACGTTTGCCAATGGCTATGGCGCCTCCGTCATTAAGTACCCGTATTCATATGGTGCCGAAGAAGGGTTGTATGAACTCGCGGTTTTCGGCAAGGACGGACAACTTACCTACGACACGCCGATCACTGATGACGTGATTGGGTATCTCACGCCGGAAGAAGTTGAGGAACTTCTCGATCGAATCGAGGACTTATCATGAAATCTATTCATTATTTAGTGCTTGGCTTATTGTTGCTGATTGGGTGTCCCGGAGAAGTTGTTAATCCTGATGGCGGTAGCTTGGGCGATGCTATGGATGTAGTAGATGCGGGAATGGAAGCAGATGCATCTGGAGATAGTCAGGTGAAAGATGTGATAAGTGAAGGGGACGGAGGATTGAATTTTGATTTCTGGTCTTGTGGCAACGAGCCCATTTCATATCACGATGGCCCGGTCATGGTTGAACCAATTAAAATTTTTGTATTATGGTATGGCAATTGGATTAATAACAATAAAACGGTGCCAATTGTCGAACAATTTATCATTGACCTTAATGGAAGTCCGTGGTTTAGCACCACTTCTACCTACTATGAAACTCTTCCTATAGATATGATTGCTCCTGCTCAGGGCGTTATGGGACGTGCCTATGCTACCAACAATTTGATTTTAACCAAAAGTGTTTTTATTAGCAGCGCCACTCATGGAAACAATCTTTCAATGTCAGATGTGTTCGCTATTGTTACAGATGCAATTAATGACCAATCTGTTCCAAATGATCCTACAGCGGCGTATTTAGTTTTGACTAGTTCTGATATTAACCAATATGATGGATTTGAGAGCGCCTGTCAAGCATATTGTGGTTTTCATAACCATAAAATTTACAACGCTGTAGATGTCAAATTTGCATGGATTGGAGATCCTGCTCGTTGCTTAGATGTATGTTCAGCAAAATCCAAATATGACCTTTATGGTATTTCTCATTCGCCGAACTTTGATTGGAGTGCAGACGCTATGGTTTCTGTGATTGCGCATGAACTGACAGAAATAATTACAGACTATGCTTACGATACAGCTCCAGCATGGACAGATAGATATGGATGGGAAAATGCAGATAAAGGCGCATGGACATTTGGACAAGTCTATAAAACTGATAGCGGATCAGTTGCTAATGTTCATTTAGGTGATCGAGATTATCTACTTCAACAGAATTGGACATTGTTTGATGGCGGGCAAGGATGTGCATTGCATCCATAGAATTATGCAAATGAACAAATGCACGTCGTATCCAAATGAAGAATTCTGATATTGGCATATCATTTTTAGCCCAATTACAATTCAATACAACAAGGAACAACATTATTTATAATATGTTTTTGATTATTATCAAATCTATCTAATCCGTTATAATGGTATATACTATGGTTATTTTTATACCTTTTAACGATATTGGAATTAATTGCAGGTTTTCCGCAATACCAACAATCTAATTGCGAGAGCATGTAAAATTGTTCTACAGTTAAATCTCCATCATTGTATCCAACAGATATAAATATACGATTAGCTAACGTTATTAATGGATGCCGCTTTCTAATCGGACAATATGGACATCGTTGGCCGCAAGATCTAGTTGCGCCTTCTTTGAGATGCCCTAAACCCTTAATGCAGGGGCTGCCACAATCACATATGCAATTTACCCATGTTTTCTTGTTTTTCCTAAAAGTAGAAAGCACTGTCAAACTGCCATATTTATTTGAAACATCGTTAATATTAGGTGATATCTTTGTTGGAATGGTAATACCTTGATTTTCAGCGTATTGTAATAATTGGGCAGTTTTAGGACATGCATTAGATTTCTTTTTACAAAAATTATTTACTTGAATAATCCATTGAATAAATTCTTCCTGACTTTTTTCAGCTTTTGCTCGATTGCAATTAATGCAGGCAGATACAACGTTATCTAAATTATGTGGCTTGAAACTATTTATCCTATCTAAACCATTGTATATAAACATTCCATTTTCGATGGAGAATTGAGATGATGTCTCAGCGCTTGGGGTTGAAAATGAATTCCATTTATTGGAAGGTGATTTACCACAGTAAAAACAATTTTGTTGAGATAGTAGATAAAACATCTCAAAAGTTAAATTTCCGTCTTGATAATTTGTTCTGAAAATTGTTTTAGCGGATGTAATAATAGGATCTTGTTTTCTACTGGTGCTGAATTGGCACCCGCGCCCGCAAGAACCAATTCTTGCAAGTTTCCAATCCCCGAGGCGCACAATTTTATCAATACCGCATGCACACCGAATCTTAATTGCACTTATTTTATGTCCTCTGTTGTCATAAAGAATATGTTCTGTCTCTACGATTTCGCAGCTTTTGTATTTTTCTCCAACAGAACCCAATAATTCCATATTCAATGATATATCACATATTAAAGGCATAAAACAACATATTATCAACAACAAGGGAGTTTAGTTCATTTAGAAGAACGCGACAATAGCATTGTCGATGTGCTGGGAGCGTAGCCCAGAACTTCCACTAACTCGCGCTTATCTCACTTGTTGAGGTAAGTAGATCGAGTAAAAATTATGGCAATTGATTGCTCGGTACGCCGAGACCGCCACTAGTAGAACACAGACTGGTGGCACTGCCGAACACTTGATATAGTTGTACTATAGAGAGGAAACTAATGCAACAACTTAGAATTATCATGGAAGCCAACGAGAACGGACTATTGACTGCTGCAAATACTAACGTCTATTTGGATGATGAGCGGATTGGACTTATTCAAGACATCAAAATTCATGCAGATGTTTTCAAATCATCTCCTCAAGTAGAAATTACCTTTCCTATAATTTTACCGGATAATCACCCCTTAAACGATCAGGTAGCTTATTATACTGGAGCACTTTCTGTTTTTCCCAATGTTTTGGTAATGGTTAAAGCGAATGAAGATATTCGCCCATAGGAATGTATGAATTAGTGAATCGACATTTCCATGCAGATTATTGCCGAGTAGGGAAGCATCCACAGAAATGCAATCATGCACTAGAATTATATTGCTCAGTATGCTGAGGCGTGCCTCCTGAGTAAATATAGCAACACGGAAGACAATAAAGATGTTTAAATCCTATAGCTGGAAATATCTGGATTATGACTCAAAAACAGATCAATGGCGATACGAAATCACTATCATGGATGTTGATTTTACTGAACCCGTTGCCGCCTCGGCCATCACAGCTGACTGGACCATCAACGACATCGCCGACGCCCTGATCGATATTTACTCTCGAAGAAATCTCAATGTGGCTGGCAATTTAGTATTGTTTATGCAATATGTAGAAAATAAATGGCCATGGCGAGATATTAAACGGCAAATTAAATGGTATCAGAAATACGTTCCCGGATATCAAAAATATCATGATCAAGTAATGGACTATCTAATATTTATGTGATAAAGAAGAAAAATGTTTAGATTTTATGATTGGAAATGTTTTGAATCTATTTATGAAACAGAAAAATCGCAATATGAAATTACTATCGTGGATGATGATTTTATTGAAATCGAAATGATCAGCGTGGGCTTAAGAGGCAATGGTTCTCTCACCGATATCATCGCCACTTTTCACGCTATAATCAATACTTATTCTCGAAGAAATCTCAATGTAGCTGGAAACCTAGTTTTGTTGATGCAGTTTATAGAACATAAATGGCCATCTATGGATATTAAATGGCAAATTGAGATTTGCCAGCAATTCATTTCAGAGTATCGGGAATACCATGATCAAGTAATGGATTATTTAATATTTTGGTGATAAAGAAGAAAAAGATGTTTAAATCCTATAGCTGGAAATATCTGAGTTATACTTAAAAAACGTTCAGCCTCTATACAAATGATGGAAAGAAAGACTCTTAATCTTGGCGGGATCGTTGATTATGATCCTAATTTTTTGTCTCAAGAAGTAGCTGATGGACTGTTTGTTGCCTTACTTAAAGCTGTAAATTGGGAGCAGCATTACTATACAAACTACAAAACGGGCGCCAAACTTCCAGTTCCGCGCCACACAGCTTGGTATGCTGATAGTCCCAAAATGGCATATTCTTATTCCGGGATCACTGAAAAAGTTCAGCCATGGCTTCCATCTCTTCTCGATCTTAGATCCCAGATAGAAAACATTACAGGAGCTACCTACAATAGTGTTCTTCTTAACTTATATCGTAATGGTCGAGACAGTGTTGGGATGCACGCTGACAATGAAAAGGAATTGGGTATTGATGCTAATATTGCTTCGGTATCATTGGGCGTTACTCGTCTTTTCCAAATGCGCCAAATAGATGGTGCTGATTATGAACAATATCTTCTAACCCATGGCTCTTTATTAATCATGAGCGGCACCACTCAACATCATTTTAAACATAGTGTTCCCAAAGATCCAAACGTTACCGAACCACGGATTAATCTAACATTTAGAAAGTTCTTAAATGACTCCTAATCAACTCTATCAACGCACACCCATTCATACCGAAACCTTTCTCAGTATCCTCAAAGCTAATTGGCACCACTACAATCATATTCCTGAAATTCATGGCGATCTTCCTCCGGCTGATCCCAACAAAAAAATAGAGGTTCGCTACTACAAAGACTTTCATTTCGATATGCGTCGCTATTGGGCATTAGCCTCGGTTTGGTTCGAGGGTAAGCCAGTAATGGTTATTCAAAATGCAGGACGAGAAGGCGATGATCATTCCAAACGTTTTATTACCGACAAGGGTCAATATCAGCTGATGATTGAATATTTAGCTACCCTTCAAAAATCGGACGAATTTATTTCTGAACCAGATTTAGTTTCTCCTAATGAAGAAGTTAAAAATCTAACCAGTTTTTATGGCAATGAGTTGGATGGAATATTTGATTATCATCGCTAAATTGAGTTATGTCATTTTGGCACCCAAGACTTTCAACAAATTATAATTGAAGGAAAAATAGATGGCTTCCGCAAAACACGCTAATAAATTGCTCAACACATATTTGGAGAACCAAGATTATGAGGAATCTTGGGCTCTAATCCGATCCGTCATTCAAAATGATAACGACATCAATGCCAAATATGATCTATTGTGTCTCTTGATGAATGGCAACACTATGGAACTTATCATAGACAATTTGCAAAGGCAGCTATGTCATATTTATCTTTCCGATAAGAACATCGAAGCCTATCTTGACAAGGCAGTTCAATTTAATCCTTTGTTGGGATATGTGAGCATTGAAGCTAGATCCCGGCGCGACATGAAAAATGAAAGCTCTTTGTGTATTGGTATTCCCGTTACTCGAAAGAGTGATATTGATAAGCAATGTGAGGAGGCGGAGCGGATTATGACTACTGTGAAGGAAGTCTTAACTATGATGTTGGTAGAAAGTAGAACAATTCCTGTATGATTATTAAACGAAATTTATTGCTCCGTGCCAAACCAGAAAATCTTAAAAGATTGGCAAAATGGCTTGGAATTGAGGATAAGGAACTAACCCATCAACAATTGGTTCATTTTGTTGATAAGAAGATTAATAAAGGACAGTATTTCTTTGACATATGTTGATTAGTCTAATCCGAGGGCTTTCATTTTTTTTCTTAATGTACCAATCGTCGTCCCTAGCAATTTGGCCATTTCTTTACAGTTAGATGTTTTCGACATTTCTTTTAACACTTCTTTGTTTGGCAAAAATACTCTTTGTTTTTTTGAAACCTGTTCATATAATCCATTTAATTTTAATCTCTTGGTAATGGCGTCTGCACTTATTCCAGTAATTTGAGAAACTCGCCTAATATTGCTTTTATTAATCATATTTACTAAATCAACATTGGACGGCCAAGTAATGATGGTTCCTTTACGTGGTTTGAAATATTCGCCTCTACCACTTTGGTATTTTGGGTTCGTATTGACATATGCTATAATGTCATCAGATATTTTCTTTTTGCGTGGCAAAAAAAGAGTCGCTTCTGGGTAATAGCACCATTTCAAAAATTTTTGACATTCTGTTCCAGAAATCGTCACAGTATATTGATCATGTTTCGGAATAATCATTCCACCGCCATTTTTAAGGGTTGTTATTTTCATTTTCTTGACAGATTTTGTGTAAAAATTACTTCTAAACCCCAGTCTTTGTAAGCAAAGCGCTATGCTTACGATGAAATTTTTGCTGGCACCAACAATATAACAGGAGGGGTATTTGTTTCTATTACGCTTATATAATCCTAACGATCCATCTCCGTCAATGCACCCTCGAATAAAATCTGGTAAATATTGTTCTGGGACATTTGGAAATTCAATAGTAAGAGTTTTGTTAATGATGCACCCTTTTGATATTAACCATTCTGATATGCGTTTATCACATAATCGTAATCTGAAATATTCAGGTCGATTTTTAGATGTTGATTGCACAGATAATTGTGGGCTTATCACGTCTCTAATTTTTTCTAACCAATCTTTATCGCACGAATTAATTTGGTTTGCTATACTGACACCATTTTTAAAAACACAACCATCTGTAAAATAAACACCAAGCAAGTAATATGAAATAGCGTCTTCATTAAAGAATGCCGAATAGTTATGAGAATACTTTTGTCGATAAGATTTTTTGATATGTTCCATATAAAGATGCATATCTATGCATAATGTGGATGGAAAAATACGCGATTTTGTTTAAAAAAATTGCTCAATTTGAGGCATTAGCCAAAAATTATGCTGACAATTTTCGTGTCTGGGGCCCTTATTCTAAATCTAATGGAAGACAAATAGTTGTTGTTATTGATCAGAACGGAAATCGTCGGACTGTCAGTTATCCAAAATGGCTCTTAGAATGTCATCTTGGCAAACCTTTAGGGGACTTAACAGTAGATCATTTGGATTTTGACTTTACTAACAATGATATTAATAATTTACGCGTAATAGATCGGGCAACTCACTCCGCCGATGACAGTCGAAGGGTTCGGCTCATTAAATTAAAATGTGCTTGGTGCAAAAAAGAATTCGAGCGTTCTCCTCGCCTTTTACGAGACAAATCCAAAAAAGGCAAACGTGGTGGATTTTGTTCTCGCTCCTGTGCGGCTAAATATAGTCGTGCCCTTCAACTCGGCAAAATTGACAAACTTCCCGTCCAGCCCTACGTGGAAAGCGAATATTATCGAAGAAAAAATGTTCAAGCTTTCCTCGATTATTTGATCGCCAAATACGCTTAATTTTCTTTTGTCCCTTGACATCTTTATTCAAAGACTTATACTTCAAACTTAATTCGAGGCAATTACGTCTCACAATCCAAACGGAGTTCAATTAAATGACAACTATTAATACGTCAAACGACAATAATACCAATGATAACAACGACATTCAGAACATGATCCAAACGGCTCAAAAAGTCTGGGATGCCACCAACGAAATCGTCAGCAACATGGATGACAAGGATCATATTTCCCTTCAAGTTCTAGCTAGCAAAGTTAGCAAAGCAGTTTCTATGGAGCCCAAGACGGTTTTTGGTTTTGTGGATCATTTCGTCCGCAATTCTACCACGGCTTTTATTTCCCCCGGTAAGTCCGGCGGTGTTCGTAAAGGTGCAAGACCAGTTAAGGTGGTTAAGCCCGCTAAGAAATCCACGAAGTAAATCTTAACTCTTCGATATAGAGTTTGAAGCAGTTTAACAAGCCCCTTACGGGGAAGGTTTTCTGAGGATTTTTCCTTTCTCTCACGAGAGAATAAAGTCCTTGTTTTTCTATGAACAATTCCTCAAAAGGAGAATTCAATTCTTCCCACGGCTAAAGTCGTGGTCTCTTCGAACCATTTTTCATGAGTAATCGAGAAATTCTGTCCAAACTTCTTAAGAATTGGGCGCAGGATCATGATGTTAATTATAAAATTGCTGATCCTGATCCCACAGAAGAGGGCTTAAAAAAGACTGGCGGTTATCTAACTTGGGTTATTCGAAATGGACATATCAATCTGGATTTAGTGTCTCTTTTGGATAGGTTAGAAATTTTTCTAATTAATCGAGAAAAACACGCTTCTACAGCCGGATTGTTTTGCCAGAAATGTGGAACTTATTGTCCTTTGTCTGCGCCTAATCAGGAAGATGGTGGTTTTGTCTGTTATTCTTGCCGACATCGACCTTACTAATTTTACCTCTTTTGCACTTGTCAAACACATGAAAATTCTCAAACAGCGCTATAGAACTGACTGTGTTCCTACCTGTATTGCCATGATTACCGATGTTTCTCATCGGAAAGCCATGGAGGCTACTCACCCATTTCATTTCAAAGGTATGGATTGGCGCACTGATGATCATGAAGCTGTCCATGCTTTGAAGAGGTTAGGCTGGAGAGCCAAAACCAGTTTGATCACTTTGCTCACCAAAATTAAACGCCCTGCTTTGATTATGGTGGAAGGCAAAGTTAGTTTTCGAATAAGTGGAACGCTTTTTGATAGTGAAGACCATTGTTTTGCTTGGAATCCGAAGACTCGAGAACTAATTGATCCGTCCTTTGGAATAGGGATAGATCGAAGATCCTTTCGGGCGTTCAAAGGGCAAGTAGCTATTGAGATTAGTCCTCGCCATTAAAAAATTTTTTGTTTTCTGGTCGAAAGTTTGGCTAAACTATTACTCAAATTCCATCAAGATATAGTGGTTGAAAAATTAGAAGTCGAGAAGAGATATTTAGTAGAGTTGCCATCTTCTTGGAGAGACTTAGCATCTATGTTTGATGGCTTGGTGGATGTAAAAAGGATTAAGCAGATTTATCTTCGTCCTGATAGTAGCGGAATATCTTCAAGAATAAGAAAAACAGTCCAAGGTTTGTTGGGCAAGATTCAAATCGTATATCATGCCAATCAAAAAGAATTCGTGGAAGCTGGAGTGCATAAAGAAACGGAACACCAAATTTCCAAAGAAGAATATGAAAAAGCACTAGAAAAAAGGCATCCCGATAAAGTAGTGATTGAAAAGACACGTTTTGTCTTTAATTATCATGATCAGTGTTTTGAACTAGATTTATTCAAAGGAGCATTGGGCGGATTGGCGATTTTGGAGCTGGAGTTATCCGATCAAAATCAGAAAGTAGAATTGCCGCCTTTCTTGAAGGTAATTGAAGAAATAACAGAGGATCGCAGATTTAGTAACTTTCAATTAGCCACTAAGGAGCTGCACAAATGAATTGTCGTCCAAAAGAAGTCAAGCGCCCGGTCAAGGGTTGCCAATAATCCAATATAAAGACTATTGTCAATTACCAATGACTAAAGTCCTTGGAAACTGAACCGGTCAAGGATCGGCTCCCGCTGGAAACGGGCTGGTACCCGTCATAGGGTATGGGATGCAAGCTCTCCGGTTTCCGCCAACGTTGCACTTTAAGGTCAATTACCCATGATTAAAATTATGGGCTTCCTTGCTTAGAGATCATGATCTTTCAATAATTTCGCATTACATCAAATATAATATTCGAGAGGTGCCCCACTAAACTAATATTCCCTCTAACTATTTACTTTGATGTGGAGATCGCTATGGGCACGCCAAAATTGAAAGACCCAAATTTTTCGTTCGATGAGGAAGAACTTGATGTCCCGCTTGACATTCAAGATATTATTACCGTGTGTCGAGAATATAGCAAATTAGGATGGCATCTTCAGCGCCAAATAGAGGCAATATTAGAATTTGGAAATGTGGAAGAAGCTATTAAAATGGGACAGGTTAAAAAAGAAGCTCTGCCCCACATTAAGGAGTTTTTAATGGTAATATCTAATACGCACTATTTCGGTGATGCTGCTTATCAGGCTCATGATTGTATTTTTTTGATCGAACGATATCAGGATAACCAAATATCAAGCCTCAACTAAATGATTTTTATTTACATTCTTCTTACTTTTGCCTCTGCTTTTTTTCTAACTACTTTGTTTGGGTATTTGGCGCATTGGATTATGCATAAACGTTGGTCTGGAAGGTTATATCAAGCCCATTATACACATCACCAAGTCTTATATCCTCCTGAGGATATGTATTCCGATAAATATCGAGAAGCTGGGATTGATGATAGCGGCAAATTATTTATTTTGCTTTTCCTTCCTATTATTCTGGTCATTTTGGCGTTTGGGTGGTTCAAAGTGATACCTCTATGGGCAGCTATTCTAACAGTGATAGAGATGGGATTGATTGGATATTTGCATGATTTTTGGCACGAAAAGTTTCATTTATCTAATACTTGGTGGAAGAAATTTAAGTGGTTTCAACATCTAACTCAACTTCATTATATACATCATATTGAAACTTCAAAAAATCTGGGGATATTTAATTTTTGGTGGGATAGAGTGTTTAAAAGTTATCACGGAAAATTTGATGAGTAAGGAGTATAAGTAATGGCAACGTTAATCCTCGCAGACCTATGCATCAATTGCGGAGCGTGTTTTGGCCCTGAAGTATGTCCTAACGATGCAATTACGGATGGCTCTGATGTTGGAATAGATGCCTTCTATATTCACCCAAACAAATGTGATGAGTGTGTGGGGTTTTATTCTTTTGCTAATTGCCAAACTTATTGTCCCGTAGAAGGCTGTATCATTCCCGATCCCAACATCGTTGAAGACGAAGATACTCTTATTCAACGAGCTTTGTCTTTACATCCCAATAATGAAGAACTGAAAACCCGATTTGATAGTGGCGACTTTCCATCTTTGAAACGCAAACTCCCCATCGTTAAAAATTAATTACTGTGGCGTCCAAGCATTGGTCGATGAATTGAATAACCAAGTATCGTTGTAATCTTCATCATCTTTGATTCCGCCGAACAATACCGTTCGAGCCGAAAAGACATCATATGCCATTTGAGCATAGGCTCTTCGCAGAGGCACAGTTCCTGATGGAAGAATTTGCGTCCAAGTATTATTTGTAGGATTGAATACCCAAGTTTCTGCGTTATATCCTTGGGCAGTGATTCCTCCAAACAGAATGAATAAGTTATTCCCGCTATCATACACCATGTTTGCCCCATATCTTCCGCTGGGCACCGAACTCGATAACCCCAAATTGACACCAAGCCAAAAAGTTCCGTCAAACTGCCAAGTATCTGTCAAAAGTTCCGTTGGACCAGCACCGCCAAAAAGCAAAGTGATCGATGGGCTGCTAGCTTGAGCATGGTGCAATCTTTTGCTAGGAGCATTGGGTGGGTTCAACAAAGTCCAAGTGTTATTAGAGTGAGTCCAAGCCCACGTGCCAGCAGTATAAGTGTTATTGGTTTGTCCGCCAAATAAGATCGCCTTCCCTATTCCAGACTGGTAAGATAGTTTAGCTGACTTTCGACTAACAGGATTAACAATAGCTCCTGTTCCATTATTAACCAGGCTCCAAGTTCCAGTAAAAGACCAAGTGTCTTGCAATGGATTTAGTTCAGCATTAGCTCCACCGAACAAAATGAGACTAGTTCCATCAAAAGACATAGAGCCATCGAACCTTCCCGATGGACCAACAATTTCATTTAATAGCACCCAGACAGAACCGTTCCAAAACCAACTGTCATTCAAAACACCATCGTTGGTGTTGTTTGTGGTTTTTCCTCCGAAAAGAACTGTTCCGATTCCCGGAAGATAGTCCATCATCCCTTGCCAACGAGGCGGAGGAGAAAAACTAAGTCCAATTCCGGGGAAAAGATCTAACCCAGATCCACTTGGGCCACCACCGGGAGGTGCGGGCGAATAAATTCCGGGTGGGAAGGTGAAGAAAAAAAGAAACATCACCCTACCTAAAAATTAGACACAGTCATAACCAGTTATAGTTACTGATTCAAGGGTTCCAGAAGCGCCCGCGGCTGCAAATTCTAAGGTCATGGCAGTTGCAGCGGAACCGACAATATTAAGACCGCTGATATTAAGGCTGCGAACGTCATTAGAGATAGCCGATAAATACTGGCTCCATAGAATAGTTCCGGTTCCTGTTACGCCATCACGCAAATTAACTAAAGTAGCAGCGTTGGTAGCAGTACCCGCAAAGCTAGCAGAAACGCTAGTGCAGACATGTCTAACACCTGCCGCTCCTGCTGCCTTGGTTGCAGTCGCTTGAGTAGCCGCAGATGGTGTGCTAACTACTGTCCAGTTACCAGGTAACACAGTAAGTTCTGCGCCAGTGGAACTGAAAGCTGATAAATTAGCCGCTGCACCCGATCGAGCCCGATCCATATTGGTGCCATTGAATAACGCTGGATTTTCTGCCACGATATTAACCGCCGGCATAGCATCGGCAGTAGCAGAACGTTCAATGTAGTAGAGTTGTGATGCCGGATCATAAAGAGCTTCTTCTTCAATGCCGATACCATCTGGTAAGAAACCGTTAGTGCCGGGGCCCAGTACCGAATGTTGATCCCATTCAACTGTCGAGTTTTGAGCGTGTGAAAATTGAGTTGCAATTTGGAGTGGAACAGTTGTAGAACCAACAGTATAGGTTGCTGATACATAGTTGGTTTCTGGATTGGATCCAACTCGATCAAGAATAACTTTCTGTCCGGGAATTAGGGTAGTTGGCGCGCTATTAAGCGTAAGAGTGGTGCTATTAGCAGCCAAAGGATTATTGGAAATAGTTCCGCTTCCCTTACCTTTAGCATTAACGTTACGGGCTCTATCGAATTGGAAACCAGAAAGCACGCTTCCATTTGCTAATGGGTTGCCATTCCATTCGTATTCAGCCGCAATTGCAGTACCGTTGCCAGAAGCACCATCAAGTTCGCCACCTGCGGAACGTTCTAATTCGGCTAAGTTGGCATTTGTGTTAAACAAATAAGTCATTGATGCTGACAAACCAGTCAAAGCAATGTTATTACCTGCACCAGCATCGCGAGCAACGTTATAGTGAAACCAGCTAAGTGTTTCGTTGCCCGTATGGTTAGCTTTAAAGACGGCGGTAATTGAAGTGCCGCTTGGAACTGCACTGACGAAAATGTTTTCTGGATTGGTTCCACCCACCGCGACATAATCACCAATTTTTATGTTTGTCGTGGATGTAACAGTAATAGTTTGGGGCGAGTTGCCGCCGGTGATAGCGCCTTGATTGATAGTTGTGCTAAAAGGTATTGCAAATTGAGAGCTACCAGCGGTAAGACCCGAGGCTGGCTGACCGTCAAACGCCGTTGAACGTTGGCGATCATAGCCCCCTGAGTTAATACCGTTGAGATTAGAACACGGATTAAGAATAGCTGTTGGGCCCGATACATCTAATTGAAATGCCGTGCCACTAGGGACTTGGTTATCAGCATTACGACCTTGCGTTGTGCCAACAACATTTACACCGTCTCCAATCTTGATTGGAATTGGGTTATTATTAGCAAGAACCGCATTACCTTGCGATAATTGAACGGGAATAGGATTATTTGCTGCTAATACTGAACCACTTTGGGATAATTGACTTGGAATGGGATTGCTAGCAGATAACACTGCGTTGCTTTGAGATAGCTGAGCCGGAATAGGATTATTAGCTGCTAAAACTGCGTTGCTTTGGGACAATTGAGCTGGAAGTGGATTGGTCGCTGTAATATCACCACCATCCGTATCCAAAGATCCAATACGAACCTTGATTACTGGAATTTTATACGCACCAATGTCCTCGGTTGCGATATTATCACCACCAGCTCCTGGATTAATCCTTGTATTATCACTCATAATCTGTCCTTCTTGTTAGCAATTGTTTGAATTTTGCCCATATGGCAAAATGCGAATTTATGCCGATTACTTAAGTCTCCCGCCCATCTGCCGATATACAAACATGGTAGTTCCATATGGCTCTTCTTGCTTTTTCCAGTAAGGCTTAACTGCCTTTTTAGCTTTTTCCCAAATGTGCTTATCCAGAACAGCAGGTGGAGGATTTAGTGGATTATCCCAATCTTTACTCATTTTGGCAAGATAAGCCCGATCTTCTTCATTCAGCCATGTTAGTTCATCTGCTTTAACACTTTGAGGTTCATGTTGAGAATAGTGATATTCTGACACTTTAATTAGAAACTTTTCTGCCAATTTGAATATTTTTTCAAAACTCATAATTTGATGCCCAACTATGGATAGTCAATTAACCTACACGTATCGCTTAAAATCTAAGGGAAGAGATTATTACGATGTTTATTCCTTTGGAGCCAGAGTCGTGCCTTGGGATGTCCCTAAAAATCTGTTAGATGTTCATATTGCTCATTATTCGGGAGATGGTACGAAATTAGCGATTACTAATTTTTGGGTTGATATTACTGAGGACTTAACTATCCAATGGTTGCCTTATCGAAGAGTTGCGACTGATAGTGGCTATAATTATGATACCACCAACATTCCATCTGATGTCAAAGAATTCGCAGAGAGGATAGTCAAAAATTTAGCATTCTGGTGAAAATATGAAACAATTTATAATAGGGTCAGACGAAGTAGGTTATGGAAGTTATGCGGGGCCGATTGTTGTCTGTGCCATCAAAGCTTCTTTCGATTGGAAAATTGAAGGACTACGAGATAGCAAAAAACTTTCTCCCAAAAAACGAGAAGTTATATGTGAAAAACTTAATGCTCTTATTGTCAATCAAGAAATCAAATTTGCTTTAGCTCAACGAGACAATCTTCATATCGATCGAGTAGGAATTGCAGTCGCTTTGAAGGAATGTTATGTGGAGTGTTTCCGTCAGCTTTATGATAAGCAGTCTTCTATTATTGTGGATGGCAATTTAAAGTTTAGTGGATTGGGAATTGATGATTACGACATCAAAAGTATAATTAAAGCAGACGATAGTGTTCCTATGGTGATGGCAGCCTCTTGTTGGGCCAAGGTATATCGTGATGCGTTATTAGTAAAACTTCATGAGCAATACCCTATCTATGATTGGAAGTCGAATAAGGGGTATGGCACTCCCAAGCACAAAGCAGCCTTAGAACAATATGGAGTCTCACCGTTTCACAGAATGAGCTACGCACCTATGAAAAATATGAAGCATGTTCAAAATTAAACAACTCAAAAATTTTACTAGTAAAGAAATCGCTCAAGTAAGCCGCCTTACTAACTATGCGGAAGATGGTGGCGGTAGTTATATGCTTCAAACTCAAATTAAAAAAAGAAAAGAGCGCCCAATTACTTGTGCAGTTCTTTATTATCGATGTGAGAAAATTATTGGCTGGGCTACTGTAGAAAAAAATTGTGGCGATGTTTTGTATTGTGTTTTTGTGGCACCCGTATATCGTCGCAAAGGAATCGGTAGTAAGTTGCTTAAAAAGGCTAAAGAAATTGCCAAAATTCGGTTTCCTTTAGCATATTCGTCACCTATAGCGTGGCCGTGGGATGATAGGGGAAGAACTTTTTATGTTAAGACTTTCAAGGATAAAATTGAATTTTGTTAGGAAATAATAGATGTTGAATAAAATAAGAAATCGAAAGTCTATTCGCAAACCATGTCCTTGCGGCGGATTATGTGAATGTCATCTGCCTATCCAAGAAAATTGGACGCCATGGCTATTTGCTTTGATACCTTTTGCGGTGCTAATACTTGTATCTTGGTGGGTTAGTACTCTTCCATCAGCGCCACATTATATCGAAGTTAACGGACAAATGTGTCAAATCCAATTCAAACAAACCGGAATTACTAGTACTGGCATGCCAGTAGGACACGATATAGCGGTGTGTAGATGATTAAATGAATTTGCGTCGCTTGAGAAACTTTCTGACCGCACCATGCGTGCAATTAAGTTGGCGAGCAACCTTAACTACACCAATCTTATTGATCATTTCTAATAGTTCTTTAGGTTCTGGCCAAGAAATTTTCTTTTTAGGTCGCGGATCATATTGAATGTCGGTTAAATGAGACCATGTCCTTCCTTGTAGAATGGCATAAATAGCATTAATTTTCATATCGAAATGATCCGCTATTTCTTGACGTCTCATTCCGCTTTGCGCTAATTTGACAATCTCTAAAACCTGTTCTTCAGTTAGTTTAGCCATTTTGTGTTTTGATCCGGCATCAAAACTACTCGAAGTGCGTATATTGGTTCCTTTTAACCATGGTATGTGTCCCGCTTTGAATTCTGTTGCTGGAGAAAAATGTTTACCCTTTCTAGCTTTTGAAAGTTTCCTTTTGGTTTCCTCAGTCATGGGCGACTTGTTTCCGCCCGTCCTGATATTATAGCCTTTGATTGGGTTTCTCGTGTCCAATAAACCAATCCAGAATTCTTCAGCAATATCCACTTCTTTCTGAGTTTGCCATGTTTCTATTGGCGTAAAGGAGAAGTTAATGATTTGATATTTTTTGAGAGCCCGACTGACAATCAGAGGTGGATTTTTCATCCGAGCATCGCTTTTGTGGCGTTTCCAGCGATTCTTTAAATTTTCGGTTTGTCCAACGTATCGTTTGCCGTTGAGTGTATTTCGGATGACGTAGATATAATGCATATCTACTATATATCATTACACCAATGGTTTCAACGAATTACAACTGTGTCCAGTTGTTTCCGTCCCATTGCCAAGTATCAGACAACGGATTTGTGAGGTCATTTCCGCCCATTAAGATAACTTTACCCGATCCATTAGGATCCATACTCAACTGGGCTCCGACGCGACCTGATGGGCTATTGGTTGGGGACTTTTTAGTCCAGTTGGTTCCGTCGAATATCCAAGTTTCAGGCGGACGAAGACCGAAATTATCTCGACCCCCAAACAAAACGAAGCTTTTATTGACGGTGTCATAGGTCATAGCACATTCTGCGCGAACTGATGGAGATGTGGTTGGAGAAAGCTGTGTCCATTGATTGGTAGCATCAATTTTCCAAGTATCATTCAAGAAACTGTTGCTGTTAGATCCCCCAAACATTAAAACATAGTTTAGCTGTCCGCCACCGGAAATGCCGCCCGCTATCATATGGTTGATGCGAACTGATGGTGATGTAGTTGGAGAAAGTTGTGTCCAAACAGATCCGTTCCAATTCCAAGTATCATTCAAGAAATTGAGTATATTGCTTCCACCGAACATAATGGTTCCAGTAGCGGGGCTGTATGCCAATTCATGTTTGAAGCGTCCGAAAGGCGAACCAGAGAAAGCGCCACCCACTCTTGACCAAACGGATCCGTTCCAAGTCCATGTATCCGATAAAACTCCTGCAGTTTCACTTTGTCCCCGACCTCCAAACAAAACAATGTTAGTGCCGTCAAAAGACATACCGAAATCGAGACGAAGCGGAAGAGGCCCGTTAGGATCGATTTGAGAAGTTGAGACTTGTGTCCAATCAGTTCCAGACCATGTGTAGGTCATATTCAAATAGTTAGCTTCACCCGGATAATTACCGGTATTCAATAACATAACTATACCGGTTTGACCTTTGTTGGTCATCGAAGAGTGGCTACATGCTAGTGGGCTATGTGCGGGCATTGAGTTTCTCCAAAAAAAGTGGGGACTATCGTAATCCTATACTTAATAATTGATAGATTTTAGATAGCTAAAATTAGGGATAAGATGATATTTTACAAAGTGCGCGTCAGTAGTTCAATTGGTAGAATATCGCGCTTCCAACGCGAGGGTTGTGGGATCGTGCCCCACTTGACGCTCCAATTCAGCGAGCATAATTCAGGAGTAGAATCCCGGTGACGGATAACGTTGGTGCAAATCCAACTGCTCGCTCTAATGTTACCTTCGATACCACTCGCTTTTGACTTCTGCTTTTTTCTCTGGGCTAACTTTCCATCCAAATATTTGCTGAATATTACCTGATTGACGAACAATCATGTATCCGCCCGGTGTCATACTGAATGGAACACTTAGCAATTGCAAGTAATCAAACGGAGCGTCCGTGGCTTGGGCTTGCGGATTAAACCATGTTGGCAAAACGAAGTTAGAAACTAATACCAGAGTGCCGTCACCTAAATCAATAGTATAGGAATTTGCTTCCACTGGATCGCACAATTCCAGCGCGTATTCAGTGTAAGTTTGCCCATCAGCAGCTACCACTCCTGGCCCGTCTGCCCAAAAGTTAACATAATAATCGCCAACCATTTCGCATATTTCGTGGCTCAATACAGACGAAACGCTGATGTTTTGTGGGTTAGTAGAATCATAGAGAACAACTCCTCCATTATCTAAAACTGGTTGAGCAAAAATGAAGCCATCTACCACATCATTATCTTCGGAATGATATCCTAATGCTCCCGCTTGAGTAGTATTGTCTAAGATGCTAACAATCCATGCGCCCGCTGGAATCAAAGTTTGATCTGCGTAAAATGTAATGGTGCCAGATTGTTGATTCCACGCCGGAAGCACATGCGAAGTAAGTTGAATTTGCACCGCTTGACACATAGAGTTTGCTTGATCATCGGAAATTAAAGTTGATTGGTTGATAACAGCGATAAGCATATTTGTCTCCTATTCTCGTTGAATATAAAAAAATATGCGCAGGCTCTTGACAATTTTTATATTGAAGGTTAGTTTGAAGTGAGAAAAATCATGAATAATTCCGATCTGATTAGAAAATTAAGATATTTGACAGCTGCGGGGATGAAGGATTGTGCCGATGCTTTAAAAGAAGCAGATGATAATCTTCAAAAAGCCATCGATATTCTCAAAATTAAAGGGAAAAATATCGCCTCTGAACGAGAAGATAAGGCGGCGTCTGAAGGAAAAATTAAAGTTTTATCAAAAGATGATACTTTAATCGTTATGGTAGAATGCAATTGTCAAACTGATTTCACCGCTCGAAGTCCCGAATTTGATGGTTTTGTTACATATGTTGCTCGGAAATTATTCGAGAGAATTGAAAAGAATGAAGTTTTTACCGTGGAAGATGTGGAAGAAAGACGACAAGAATTAATAATATCTACCAAAGAAAATATTGTGGTGCGTCGGTGGTGGACAGAACAAGCCTTTGCCGATAATGCTGGTGTTTTCCGTTATGTTCATAATAATGGAAAAATTGGCGTTCTTTTAACTTTGTTAGCTCCTTCGGAAACAGTAGAGAATAGCAAAGAATTTGAGCATCTAGGAGATGATTTGGCCATGCAGATAGCGGGCATGAATCCATTGGTGATTTCTCGTGACCATTTAGAGCCAGCAACCGTGGAACGACAAAAGGATATTTTTGAAAGCCAACTAATGGAGATGAAAAAGCCGCCAGCTGCTTGGGCTAAGATTATTGATGGAAAAATGAATAAATGGTATTCTGAAGTCTGTTTGTTGGATCAAGAAAGCGTTGTGACTTCAAAAACCTCAATTCAACAAGTTATAGATAAAGTAAATAAAGATATTAAAGTTGTTAATTTCATCCGCGCAGTTGTCGGGGAAGAAATTGATCAAAAAGAAAGCAACTTATCAAACGAAGTTGCTTAAACGTTATGAAAGGAAAAAATAAAATGAATACTGAACAATTAATTAATAAACTTACCAAAGCTATTTCCTTCCAATTTAAGGAAGATAAAACGGCGCCCGGACTTACCATTGCAGCTCTTAAAAAGGGATATTATTGTAGTGTGGTGCGCTATAATGGAGCCTTTGCCAAGGATAAGATTGTCTTTTGCCATGCCAAAGGAAAGACCATGGATGAGGCGCTCAAAGTGGTAGCCGCCCAATTTTTGAAATCTTCGGTGAAAAAGAATCCTGTTAAAGAATTAAACGATTTGGTCAAGACATCCAAGTAATCTTATTTTCATAAAAATGTTTAAATTCTTTGAATGGAAATATCTAGGTTATGATCCAAAAACAGATCAGTATCGATCCGAAATCACTATCGTGGATGATGATTTTACCGAAACCCTCGTCGCCGCCTCCCCAATCGGCGGCGAAGCCGTTGTTCCACCCGCCACCACCGCCTTAATCGATATTTATTCTCGAAGAAATCTCAATGTGGCTGGTAATCTCGTGTTGTTGATGCAAGATATAGAAAGTAAATGGCTAGACATTAAACTACAAATCGAATATTATCAAAAATATATTCCTGAATATTCAAAATATCACGATCAAGTAATGGGTTATCTAATATTCACATGAGTCTGCAAGATAAAAAACGCCTCAAGCGGATTAAAAATGACGTCATTGAGCGAGATGGAATGATTTGTTGCTACTGCGATACTGTATTGACACTCGAAACATTAACACTTGATCATATCGTTCCTGATAGCAAACGAGGAACTTTCAATTCCACTAATTTGACAGTTTCTTGTAAAACCTGCAATAATAATCGCGGGAACAAGCCATTCTTTGAATATTGTAAAAAATTCAAATTTTCCGAAGATAAAATTAATAAGTATAAGCGACTGTATTTTAATAACCTTAAAATCAAAGTATTGAATATTGCTAAGGAAGAATGTTTAAAGAGTGATTGTGCCATTCCTAAAAAATTGATTAATAAAGCTTGCCAGATTTTGAAAATCAAACCTATCTCGTTTGCAAATTATGAGAAGGAATACCCATTGAATATTGATTTTTCCACTTCATGTCGGAGACGGGAAATTAAATTTTGTTTTGAGCAATTAATAAGGATTATAGAAGTGGATACGTAGGAGAGAAAATGGATATTAAACCTTTAAGAGATCATGTTGTCGTAGTGAACTACCTTTGCCTAAGGGCAAAAGCTTCGCGTTTCATTGACCTAATACTACTAGCGCCTCACCGCGTTTTTGTTTAATGTCCGACTATATTCCGTAACCAGACAGGTTTTCATTACGCTATTATGACTTGGTTTTCGTCAATCTTAGCTTAATGTTATATATCACCATATGCGTACTTTTGTTAAAATATTTTTGAGAAAACGCATTCATCTCTCGCCTAAAGGCGAGAGTCTTCTGCTATCAATCATGATAAAAGATGCTGCCCCCGATAAAATAGCGGGAGGATTATTATATAAGCCCGATATTGTGGAGGAAGAATTTATTACCGGAACTGTGGTGGCTATTGGTTCTGGTAAAATTGCTGCAGACGGTTCTACCGTTCATTTGGAAATATCCATTGGTGACAAGATTGTTTTCAATAGACATGCACCAGTTAAATTGAAAATCAAAGATCAAGACTATTTAGTTCTGCGCGAAGATCAGGTATTGTGCATTTTGCCATGATATAGTTAAGTAATGGAGTTTAGTATGGATTATACATTAGATGTTGTTAGTTCTCATCCTGAGCATCAGGGTAAGACCTTTCGCAAATACATAGTAGAGGGTATTGAAACTGTGGGAGTCGCCTATGATGAAAAATTTGAAATTCGTTTTACCAATCATACTTGGCAAAAAGTGCAAGTTAAGATCACTTTGGATGGAATCGATGTTTTAACAGGAGAGTTAGCTACTATTGAGCCTACCAAGGATATGTGGGTGGTGCAACCTTATGGAATTTTATCGATTAAAGCTTGGCCGGAAACAGATCAAGGCGGGGCAGGTTTTGTTTTTACTCATGCCGGTAATAGTGTCGCCGTTCATACTCAAAGCGATTTGACGCATCGAGGAATTATTGCAGCTGCGGTTTATGTAGAAGGACATATGGAACCGTTGAAGTTGAACCCTTGGGTACCCTTGGGTACTTCGCCTTATGTGTTGTATACTGGGAATAAAATTACTTGGGTTGTTCCTAACACTTGGGTTGTTCCTAACACTTGGACATATTCTAACACTTCGACGTATCCTAACACTTTTACTATTCAAGCGCAAAATGCTGCAAGTCTTGCATTTGGTGGTTATGGTGGTGGGGGCAATTGTTCTGCCTCTTTTTCTTGCACTGCGAATGTTCCCAATCCAACTAGCACGCAGGATCAACAAAGCTTACCAGCGGTAGGTGCTGGACAATACACTGCGCAACAAATTACTTATTCTGCTGGATTAGTCAAACCAATGTTTTCTCAGATTATTCGAGTGAGATACCTTTGGTGGTCAGATTTGGCTAACAAGCTGGTTAATCCAACGGCAACCTCATCGCATCCATCAGGATTTCCTTCGGATACCAACGAACGAATTAATCTTGGAGCTACTCCTATAATTGGTGAGTCTGATATGGTTACACTTTATTCTCAACCTTTTACTCGTTTTTGATTAATTATTTAACAAAGGAATTTTATTTATGAAAAACTCAGCCACCCAAGCCAAGTTTCCATTCGAAGAAGTAGATCATGTTTTCGGAGCCCTTTTCACCGCATTTCATGTAGAAGAAAGAGAAGACCCGCACTCCCAGTTTCTGGCGCTTTGGGTGCTTTTCTTGCAATGTGCAGGATGGACAGAAGATGAATATTGGGCAGCGGTAGATGAATTGAACGACGAAGAAGCATTAGATGACGAAGAGACATTAGAGACAAACGATAAATCAAAACAGAATTAAACACAATAGAACGATGCCAATGATGCCAGAAAAGACTATAGTTTATCTTGTGATAGAAGAAGATCATGATCATATTGATGGTCATTGCCATCATGAAATTATTGGCGGCTTTTTTACTCAGGAAGAGGCGCTGGCGAAATGTGCTGAGATGGAGCAAAAACAAAAAGCACGACATGCTTTGACTAATAAATTAAGGCAAGCTAAGAATAGTTTTGATGAAGAAACGAATCGTTTTTTCCTGTGCCAACTGAAGAGCGAACAGATTGTTATTTCAATTTTGCCACTCAATCTTGTCAATAACCCATGACTAAAGTCATGGGCTTGTGCGAAGGATCCTAGTCAGATTCTTTTGATCAAGACTAAAATATTGTACTAGACAAAGAGAGAAGAAAGGTTATTTAACCAAACAATATTTCAAATAGGCAAATCAGGATCGTTATGACGAGACTGGAAAAGATATGCTACTGGATGTTTCGCTAGTCTGTAGCCGCATTTCCGCAAGGAGATGCCAATACCTTATCGATAATTGTAAGGTATTCGCTGTGTTTTGCTTATGTCGAAGCGAGTTGAACAAGGCACGTAAGTGCAATTTTTGAGGAAATAATAGAAATTGGTTCCCGTTATCGATAACCACAAACAACCATTAATGCCTTGCTCTGAAAAGAGAGCACGGAGACTTATGGAGAAAGGCAGCGCTATCTCATATTGGCAGAAAGGTATCTTCTGTGTCCGTCTAACCAGAGAACCTTTTAACCGAAAGACACAACCCATTGCTCTTGGCATTGATCCAGGAAGTAAAAGAGAAGGATATACTATTGCTACTAGAAAGGCAGTAGTTCTCAATATCACAACTAATACTACAGATTGGGTCAAAGATCATATTGATACTCGAAGACAACTACGAAGAACAAGAAGAACTCGTAAAACCCCCTATCGTTCTTGTCGAGAAAATAGAGCTACTTTGAGGAAAGATCGAGTTCCTCCTTCCACCAAAGCTAGGTGGAATGCTAAATTGCGAATGGTTAAATTTCTTCTGAAAATTATTCCTATTACCATTATCAATGTAGAAGATATTGCCGCTGCCACTAAGAAAGGGCAGGCAAAGTGGAATCTTTCTTTCTCTCCTTTAGAAGTGGGAAAGGTTTGGTTCTATCAAGAAATAGAAAACCTTGGAGTTCAGCTTCTCAAAACCCAAGGACATCAAACTCAAGAAAAACGAGATCAACGAGGCTTTCAAAAATCATATTCCAAGCTTAATTATTCTTGGAATGCTCATAACGTAGATAGCCATGTTCTTGCGGAGATAGCGATGGAAACAGAAATCCTTCCATATTATGGATTGTGGAAAGTGGAGTTTTTAGAGTTTCATCGAAGACAACTTCATGTTCAGAATCCAATCAAGAATAATGTTAGAAAACAATATGGCACAACTATTTCTATAGGAATGTCAAGAGGATCTGTTGTAAGATATAAAAACAAGTTTTATTATCTTGGTGGAAGTAGCAAAGGTAAAGTTTCAATTCATAGTATTATTACAGGAAAAAGAGTTAAACAATCCGTCAAAAAGAGAGATATTGACGTCTTATATACACAGAATAGGAGAGTTCAATTCCTCCCACGATTAAAATCGTGGGTCTTCTTGAACCATTTTCATGATTTGAAAAATAAGGATCATATGTATGTCTAACTGGATTGATAGTATTAAACAAGACGGATCTTTTTGTTCTCTCATCACTTCTACTGGTGGGGCTTGCATCTATCGACTCAGCGATCGAAAGTGGAAATGGGAGGCTCGTTCCAATGCTGTTACCTTTGTGGATGACAATAGTGGTTGCGGTGTTTGTTTGCTTAAAGATGATGCTAAGCAAGAAGCAGAGGAATGGTTGAGAGCGCACGGAGAAACTTTATGATCAAAAAGACTAAGAAATATATTCTGACTATTGAGTTCGATACCAAGAAAGCTTGTGAATATTTTATGGAATACCTATGTGAGGCTGGCGAACAGGATTATTGGAAGAGCATGGAGTATGTCGAAGAAAAGGATACTAGCGACGGTATCACCGCGATCGATTTTGATTATGACTTTAAGAAGGGCAAGATAAAGACTGTTAGTGGAAGACTAGATAAATGACCTCCAAGTTTCCTCCCAAGAAACCTGAGCAATATATTTTTAAACCTGCTCCGAAACACGAGTGGAACAAATGGCAGCAAGCCATCTTTAAAAATGTCAGTAGCGGGACTGGACATACCATTATTGAAGCTTATGCTGGTTCTGGGAAAACGACGACGATTATTGAAAGTTTTCGATACATCCCTAGAGGCAAAAAGTCTATCGCACTCGCATTTAATAAAATTATTCAAGAGGAACTTCAAGCTCGCGCTCCCAACTTTATAGAAAAAAGAACATTTCATTCCATCGGGCTTCAATGTTTGAAACAACGGTTCGGAAACATAGAGATCGATGATAACAAAGCGTTTAATATTGTCAAATCAATTTTAGATACGAATACTAATAATGATTTAATTGTCAATCTGTGTGATGCTATTGCGTTTTGCAAATACGGATTGTTGGATACGCCAAGTCAAATTGATGATTTGATTGATCGGTTTGGAATTGATGTTTGTGATTTGCCGCGCTCAAGTTTTATCGAATTAGTTATTAAGGCATTGGGGGAGTGCAAAAGACAAACCAATATAGTTGATTTTAATGATATGTGTTATCTTCCATTCGTCCTTAATCTTCCATTAGGAAGATTTCATTTAGTTTTTATCGATGAATACCAAGATCTTAACAAAAGTCAGCTGATAATGGCAAAAAAAATGTGTGACCCTAATGGTGGAAGGATTATTGCGACCGGAGATGCAAATCAAGCGCTTTATTCATGGCGACTATCTGACACATCTGTGATGGATGAAATTAGAAAACAACCCACCACCAAGATTCTTACACTTCCTGTTTCTTATCGTTGTCCTAAAAAGATAATCGCCTTAGCTCAACATTGGGTGCCAGACATTACTTGTCCCGATACTGCCATTGAGGGTGAAGTGCATGACATTTCTCTTAATTCTCTCTACGATAAAGCGACGCCCGGTTGTTTTATTTTGAGTCGTACTAATGCTCCTCTGATCAAGATTTGCATGAATTTTATCAGGCTTGAAATTAAAGCTAATATTCGTGGAAGGGATGTTGGAAAATCTCTTACCTATCTCATTCGCAAATCTAAAAAAAAGAAGATGGATGCTTTTCTTAAATGGTTAGAAGATTGGAAAAATGAGGAAGCTGATAAACTTCAAAAAAAGAATATCAATCCCGAAAATATTCTTGATCGATATGAATGTTTAGTTAATATTTGTGAAGAATGCAAAACATTGGATGAAGTAGTCAAAAAAGTGGAAGAGTTGTTCAACGATACCGATGAGAAGAATATCGTGATTATGAGCACAGTGCATAAGGCGAAAGGACTTGAAAGAGATGATGTTTTTGTGCTTCGATGGACTTTTCGGGAATGGTTGGATGAGAGTTTGCAGTTTGTAGAAAAGCCTAATGAAGAAATTAATATAGCATATGTCGCCGGATCGAGGACGTGCAAAAGGCTTTTTTTAGTCAATAAGTTCATCTAATTAGTCGCCCAATAAAATCGCATCTTGACGATAAGAACCAAGCATGCTATTACTTCTGCTTTTCAATCCATCGGCTACTGTTTTCAATCCTATTTCACCTCTGCCGGGGCCGGAACCGCTTCCTCCTAGCGGACCTCGGTTTAGAATGGTGGGACGAGACGAAAACTCTAGTCCCACTCACTTTCGAAGCTGGGTAGTTAATGGTCAGCCCGATTTCCCCGCCGCTCTTTACGGTGGATTGAAATCCGGCATCAATCCTTTACTAGATGTCAAAGCTTATGAAATTTTCGATCCTACTAGTCCATTTGATTTTAGCCTGCCAGATGTTCTAAATTGGAACACGACCAAACGGGTGCTTCCTGCTGTTATTTCCAATTCTCAACTTGCCATTATGGATGGTTATGTTTGGTTATTCGGTTCTCAAAACTCTGCCAAGATTTGGCGAGCCCCTCTTAATAATCCCGCGGATTGGACGGATACTGGGGCTACTTTACCTAAAAACATTTCCGATAGTCAGCTAGCCGTAATCGATGGCTATGTTTGGCTATTTGGAGGTTTAACGGATGGATACACTGGGAGCGAAACTGATGAAATATTTTCTGCGCCCATTTCCAATCCATTATCTTGGACTAATCGAGGTCATGCTCTACCCAAACCACTGTCCGCTTCTCAATTGGTGATCGTGGATGGTTACATGTATATGTTGGGCGGAAGATTGAATTCAGGCCCCTATGATGGAATTTGGCAAGCCCCGATTACTAATCCACTAATTTGGACGGATACCGGAAAAAAACTTCCCAACAAGGTGTTCAATTCTCAAGTATGCATCACTCGTTCTGATGGATATGTTGAACTTCTGGGCGGACAACTTGATGGATATCACTTCACTGATCTTATTTATTATGCTTCCGTTTTCAATCCAACTTCTTGGGCTGTTGCTGGAAGATTACCAGCTCAATGTGCGGGCGGACAATTTGCCCAAATAGCCGGTAAGGGATATCTCTTCACGCCTGCCAATATTGGCGCTTCTAACACTCGTATTTTTCGGTGTGATTTCGGAACTAATCCTTTTGCTTGGGTGGATGTAGTTAATACTATTCCGGGTGAAATTTCTCAATCCCAAATAGCGATAATCGATGATAGATTATTTTTATTTGGAGGTTCGGGCAGTAGTGTGATTTTTGCTAGTGACCAAATCATCAAATATCAATTTGCCTCACCAGCCGCTTTACAGTATGGATTTATTACTCGCACTCAAGTTTTGGGTATTGGTAATGCTAACAATTTGTTCAAAGTGCTAAGCATGCAACCTTGGAAAACCGGATATTTAGATTTTTGATTTGAACTTGACAATTGTATTTTAATAATTAGGATTAGTAGAGTCAATCACCACCAACACAAGGTTGATGGCTTGCCGCTAACATTACTGTTGCGGCATATGGCTCATTGACCAGAGCCTGCTCCTTGTCTATCAAGGAGAGAAGTTCGCAAGCATTTTGCTTGCTCTGCTTTTCAAGCAGATAATTGTTTCGGATGTTGATAGCAGCGTTGAGATCTGCATTACTTTTAAATCCACACTTACCACAATTAAACAGAGATCTGTCCCGATTAACTTTCTCGGTATGTCCACAGTTAGAACATTTTTGGGAAGTATAGCGAGCATCTACTTTAACTATTTGCTTCCCAAGCTCTTCTGCTTTATATACCAAAAATTGTTCTAATTGGTAGAACGTCCAATTAGCAAGCCAACCGTTTAATACTTTTCCTTTCCTATGTTTTCTGATCCCTGTTAAATCTTCCAAAACGAACACATCATATGGCAAACTAACTAACCATTTGCTGATGATATGATTAATATTACGGCTGAACCGCATTTCTCGTCCGGAACGCTTTTTGAGAAGCCGTTTCGCAGAGCGAGTGCCTTTTGCCATAAGTTGTCTTTTCACAAAAAGAAACTTGCGTTTCTGCTTTCTGATCTCCCATGCATTATATTGTTGTCCGTCCGACAACGAGACGACATTATATAATCCACGATCCACTCCAATAACTTTGTCTGATTGTTTAGTTGTCGGAGTAGAAGAGGTAAAAGTTAGGTTAGCCTTGAAGCAATTCTGTTGCTTGTTGAAGCCAATAGTAGCGGACTGAAACTTCCAACCACTGTATTTCTTAAAATAAGAAGGAATGCTAATAAGTTGGCGGATTCGTTTTCCGCTCCAAGAGAAGGAAAGAAGATTGCCCCGAAGAGAAACGGTATTCTTATTGTAGCGAATAGCGGAGTAGGGTTTTTTGATAGGCTTGAATTTAAACTTAACAGCTTTAACCGCTTCCAAAGCCTGATCTCGAACGCTTTGAATAACACAGGATGGAATGTTAGGGAACTCTTGGCGGAGTTAACGAGTTTGGAAAGCCCATTCTACGTGTCGATTGAAGATATCGGAGCAAGTTTTTAGGTAATCGAGGAAGCCGGCGGGAACTTCAATTTTGATGGGCAGAGTTCGTTGCATTCAAAACATATATGTCATTATTGATAGATGTTGAAAGAAAAAGAAAGGGGCAGCTATTCTCATAGCACAGGACTATGGATTTCGTTGCCTAAGAGATCATGAAAGACCAAAAACAAGACCCAATAGTTTGTTATCTTGTAGTTAGAGAAAGTTTAGGAATGACTATGGGAAAAATGGCGGTTCAATGCTGCCATGGCATTCAATATGTATTGGAAGGATATTATGGTTGGAAATATACTGGACTTGGAACTAAAAGCGTCGAATTGGTGGATGACTGGATAAAGAGCGGACACCGTAAAGTAGTTCTTAAAGCTGATGAAAAAGAATGGAAGCAATTAGAAGAATTGTCAGAAGATCATAAAGTGGTAATAGATGCTGGCCTTACTCAACTGGAACCCGGAACATCAACGGTGATCGCATTTTTTCCGATGCGAAAGAGTCAATGTCCTAAAATTATCAAAAGATTGCAAGTATTATGAATAATGATAGTTTGGGCGACCGTATGAAGTGTTTTGAGGATGCTTACAGAATTAAATTACCTATTCGTATGCCTGTAATATTGAGAGTCGATGGTTGTCATTTTCACTCTTACACTAAAGGATGTCAGCGCCCATTCGATGAGAAACTCATTGACTGCATGAATGATACCGCTATCTATTTGTGTAAAAACATCCAGGGGGCGCAACTTGCATATGTTCAATCCGATGAAATTTCTATCTTATTGAACAACTACAAAACATTAGAAACACAATCTTGGTTTGAAAATAATCTTCAAAAAATGGCCAGCGTTTCTGCTTCAATGGCTGGAGCGATTTTTACAGCTAATTCTACTAAGATTTTTGGAGAAATCAGAATGGCAACGTTTGATGCTCGTGTTTTTGTTTTGCCCAAAGAAGAAGTCTGTAATTATCTACTTTGGCGGCAATTAGATAGTTCCCGCAACTCTGTTCAAATGGTAGCCCGCTCTCATTTTTCTCATAAACAATGTGAAAACAAAAACTGTTCTCAACTTCAAGAGAAACTTTTTCAAGAGAAAGGTATTAATTGGAATGATCTTCCTACGTGGCAGAAACGAGGACGGTGTGTTGTTAAGAAAAACAAAATGAAAGAAAGTGTTAATACCCAAACAGGAGAAAAAATAATTGCAGAACGTTCCGAATGGGTTATTGATAATAATATTCCGCTCTTTAATCAATCCCGTGAGTATGTGGAAAAATATGTCTGTTTTTGAGAAATCTGTCAAAGATCTGGGATATAGGGACAAGTAAAAGAAAAAATGAACTCTAACCCTCTAACCAAAGGAACTCATGATATTATCAAAACTTACTGCTTGGGTATTAGCTGCAGCATTGGTGGCGTCAGGAAATACCACTCCAATGCCTCCCAAATTAGCCCACGGTATCAGCACGATGAGCTTATCGTTCCCAATTTTCGGTGGGACTGATGGAGCGCAACAAACCGCTGCATTATTGGTGATTTTTGCATGGGGCGAAAGCGGTTATCAAAATCATTTAGTAGCGGATGATACTTATGGCAAGAAATCGTATGGCGCTTTTATGATCCAAGATTGTGGGCCATATTCTTGTCTGGAGATCATTTCTGATACACAGAAGAGTTCTTATATGAGCATCGTTTGGCTCGCTAGATCCATGAAATATTGTCCCGAATATCCATTCTGGTTCAGTATATATGCTAGTGGCGGATGTAATAATAGTGCTGGTAGATTTATCTCCAAAGATCGTTTGCAAAAAGCAAATAATCTAATCAAGATAGTAAAAATAGAAGACTAAAATAGTCAATATTGCTCAGTGCGCTGAGACGAAATAAGAGATTTAATGCAAGTTATTATTAATGGAATTCAGTCCGATACTGGTCAATCTATTACCGAAGAAACTTTTAATCGTTGCAATACTTTTGCGGAAGAATCTGTTGATAGTAATGCGGATCGATATGCGCGGCGCAATCAGTTTAATATTGAAAAAATAAAACTCGATATTCGAACCGGCAAGTTGGGAGAAGAATTAGTTTATAATATATTAGTCAAACAATTCCCCAATTTAACCAAACCAGATCATACAATTTACTCCAAAAAAGACAAGTCGTGGGCGCCTGATTTAAGCGATCCTGGTAGCGGAATTGTTATTGGAGTCAAGAGTCAAGAGATCAAATCGGAATTAGCTTATGGAAGATCTTGGGTCTTCCAATATCGAGCCGGCAAAAATTATGATAGCGACAAGGGTATCTTCGGAGAAAAAGATGACAAACATTATGTGGCGTTTGTTTCTATTAATTCTACCAAAAGAATCGGCGAACTGCGTGGTGTGGTGAAAGTAAATTGGTTGCATGAAAATAAGTTGTTTAAACCAATGAAGTTGCAACATTTGCAGAATAACAAAATGGCTGTTTATTATGAAGATTTGGCTAAGTATGGAAAAGCTTTGTTTCAGCTATGATCAAAAGCCCCTTTCGATATCCCGGTTCTAAAAATAAAATGATTGTCCCAATAATGGAACATCTAATTCCATTAATAGAAAAATATAAAGTATATTGCGAGCCGTTTATTGGAGGGGGCTCTATTTTGTTAGAGATCGCAGAAAAATATCCCAAATTAGAACTTTTTGCCAATGATCGCGACGATTGGTGTTCAAGTTTTTGGCAAGTAATGTCTGATCCTGATACCACCAATCTAAATAGATTGCTCCAACTATTGGATACTCAACCTACCATCGAACATTTCTATCAACTTCGCGAAACTCCATCAAATGATGTAATGGATTGTGCTTACCGTGCACTGTATTATAACCGCTGTTGTTTTAGTGGGATTGTGATGAAGGATGATAAAGGGATGGTCAAATCCAATCCCATTGGGGGCAAAAATCAAAAATCCAAATGGAAAGTTGACTGTCGCTATAATGCCAAAAAGTTAAAGGAAAAAGTCATCAAATGTCATCAATTATTAGCTGGAAGAACAACAGTGGAATGCAAGGACTTTTCGGAATATGATATGTTAATCAAATCAGATTATCCTGCCTATTGCGATCCTCCATATGTGATTAAAGGCGGAATGCTTTATTCTGAAAATATGTCACTGATAGAACATAAGCAGTTAGCTAATGTTCTGAACAAACGAAATAATTGGATTTTGTCATATGATGATTGCGATGAAGTTAGAGAAATGTATAAAAATAATCAGATAACTACTATTAGGGCCGCATATACAATAAATGGCAAGAAAGAAATGTGGAAAAATAATAACGAATTGATTATTGAACCGATATGAAAAAAGAAAGGAAAAAGTTAAGCAATGAAGAGCTTTTAGAAAATATTAAACTTTATCTAAAAGTAAATAAGCCGGGCTCGTCTTGTTTAGGTGTTGAAAGACGAGCGGTTTATATAATTTACGCCACAATTAAATGTGAAAACGGCCACATTTGGACAACAAAATTTTCTCATATAAAATCGGGGCATTGGTGCGCAGCATGTTTGGGTATTGCAAAGAAAAGTCTAACAGATGTTCAAATATTTCTAGATCATAATTATAGTGGTTATGTTTGTATAAGTGATGATTATTTTAATACACATATCGACCTCAACATAAAGTGCAATAAAGGGCATTCATTCAAAATTAGTTATAAACATTTAGTCCAAAATTCAGTTGCAGGTAAATGTCCAATTTGTCACCATAAAAGAAGAAGACGATTGAGTATTGGGCATATCCAGAACTATCTAGACACTAATCATTGTGGTTCCAAATGCATAAAAATGTATCACAAAATCAATAATATAAAAACATATCTGTTAATAGATTGTGGTAATGGACACCAATTTGGAATTAGATCGGATGCTCTATTTTTAGGGACATGGTGTCAAAAATGTAGAAAGATTAAAAGCAAAAACGAAATTATTGCGATAATAACTGAAAGATGTTCAGAGTCCAAGTTGTTGGATGAAAATTACGTTAATGATAGATACCTGATGTCAATTTACTGTGGTAATGGTCATCAATGGAAAATTAATGCTAATAATTTAAAAGATGGACATTGGTGTCCTAAGTGTAGTGAAAGTTTTGGCGAAACTATAACTCGTAAGTATTTTGAAGAAATTTTTGGATTTCAGTTTCCAAAGGTAAGACCAAATTGGCTCAAAAATCCTATCACTGGATATAATTTAGAACTTGATGGATATTGTGCTGAATTAAATATAGCCTTCGAATACCAAGGAGATCAGCATTTTAAAAAAATACCCTTCTTTAAAATGACTGATGAGAGACTTATCTTGTCTCAGCAAAGAGATCAATTTAAAAGGAATTTATGTCAAAAAATGAACATATCTCTCATTGAGGTGCCACAATTAACTTATTATTTTAGAAAAGACGATCTATATAGGCTTATAATTGATGCTTGTTTGAAGTTGAATATTTCGCCAAAGAATACATAATTAAATTTGTTGTAGAAATTTGAAGGAGCACGTAATGAAGTATTTGTTAATGTTATGTATGCTATTAAGTTTGACAAGTTGTGTGGTAGTTGGCCCCGCTGATGTTTACACAGATGAGTGTGTAGTTTTTCATGATGATCTTGGAGAGCGAGAAGTTTGTGGAGTTCGTTATTATCGAACTCCCAAAGGCGATCTCTATTATTATGATGAGCGCTTCTCTATTTGGGTCGGCCCGAGAGGGTTTTATCGGGGCGGGATTTATTATTTTGGAATCCATCCGGGCTATCGCGAATATTACGGCCCTAACTGGTATTATCCTCACGGCTATTTCCGCTACAGAATTCGATGATCTTGATCTATATTCTTGCCATTTTTGGACTTAATTTTGCTATTCGTCAAACAAGCGGGCCTTATGGAAGCATTGCTTGGCTTCGCAATAAGTTAATGTCCAATAGGCATTTAGGCGTCCTTTTTTACCAACTCTTAGAATGCTCGTTTTGTAGTGGGTTTTGGTGTGGAATTGTGATATGCCTGCTCCAAGGAGAAATACATATTAATCAACTTATTGTGTGGGGTTTGGCAGGCGCAACTATCAGTCTTATCTTAGATGCAACATTGACCAAATTGTGGTACGAAAAATGATCCAACAGTTTTGGGATAGGTGTTCTCTTTGTCCGGTATGTCATAACCGCCGAGTTCTTAGGGCTTCTGTTGGCCCGGATCGTTTCTTTCGAGACACTTCTTTTCAAAAAGAAGATAATGTTTTTCGGATCAAAACCTATTATAAATGGAAAGATTTGAGATATTGTATTCATTTTGATATTGATTGTTTGACCAACACATTTACCGCTTCCTTTGAGGATCAATCAGATCAGTCAATGGATGCCGCTATGAGTTTGGAAGATGAGAAATTATTCAAGAGAGTAGATTATGCTCGACCTTATTTTTGGATTGATGGAAATTGTCATCATTGCGAAAGAACAGCCATTCATACTACCGATATCATTCTTGATATGAGAACTATGCAACTAATACATAATGATATTGGAATCGAAAGAGAACTTATTTATGTTATGAATCAATATGAAATAATTTTGCGCCCGCTTCAAAAGGAAATGGATATTGGCAAGCTAATAGACGGTGGTATAAAAATGAGCCAATACTTAACATGTCCTTTAGTAGATATCGATTTTTCTAATCCCGAACAAGCATTAAAGCGAGTAGAAACTTTATTAGTGTTTGGATGAGATATGTTTCGATCCTTTGACTGGAAATATCTGGATTATGATCCAACAACAAATCAATCTCGATACGAAATTATTTTTGTAGATGATGATTTTATCGAGACCACAATCGCTGCCTCCATTGCAGACTATGTCGTTGTCACCGTTTCCATCGCCCTAATCGATATTTACTCTCGAAGAAATCTCAATGTAGCTGGTAATCTAGTTTTGCTGATGCAATATATAGAAAATAAACGGTCATGGGCAGATATTAAATGGCAAATCGAGGAATACCAAAAATGCATTCCAGAATATCAAAAATACCATGATCAAGTAATGGACTATCTAGTATTCATGTGAGAAAGAAGTAAAATGTTTCAATCTTTTGATTGGAGATATCTGGGTTATAATCTAAAAACAAATCAATCTCAATACGAAACTACTTTCGTAGATGATGATTTTATCGAAACAGTCGTCGTTTCCTTCATCAGCACCATCAATGACGGATCTTCCCTCGCCGCTGTTCTGATTGATATTTACTCTCAAAGAAATCTCAATGTAGCGGGCAATCTTGTGTTGTTAATGCAATATATAGAAAATAAATGGCCATGGATAGATATTAAGTGGCAAATCGAGCGTTATCAAAAAGAAGTTCCTGAATACCAGAAATACCACGATCAAGTAATGGATTATCTAATATTCATGTAGAAGTTGTTATATTGCTCGGTACGCCGAGACGGTTAAAACAGAGGTTGATAAAATGGCACTTAAAATTGTTGCAATATCTGATACGCATTCTTATCATCGCAAGATTAGCGTGCCTGATGGTGATGTTCTAGTTTTTGCGGGCGACATAACGTGGAAAGGTGAATTAGATATTATTGCTGATTTTGTCAATTGGCTTCGAGAATTACCCCACAAACATAAGTGCGTGATATTTGGCAACCATGAATTAGGATTTCAACATGGTTTTAAACGGATTCCTGCTATCAATATGATCAAAGAGGCGGGAGCACATTATCTTGAGGATAGCGGGGTTGAAATTGAAGGGAAACTTTTTTGGGGTAGCCCATGGCAGCCATGGTTTCACGATTGGGAATGGAATTTACCACGAGGAGAAAAATTGGCCAAAAGATGGGCTATGATACCTAAGGAAACTAACGTTTTGTTGTGCCATGGCCCTCCATTCGGCATTGGTAGTTTGGACTTGCTAGATTCTGGCGAGAGGGTTGGTTGTGAAGAGCTGACTAAAAGAATAAAAACTCTTCCAGAATTGGAATTATTTGTGTGCGGTCATATTCATTCGGGATACTCTAAGCACATAGAAAATAATGTTACTTTTGTGAATGCTGCTAGTTGCGACGAACAGTATAATCCAATTAATCCTCCGATTATTGTGGATTTATGATTTCCAATTTTGACCAGATTTGATGGCACCAATAGTGCTCTAACTAACATTGTATATTTTGGCTATTTCTTTTTGTGTTAGATCATTATTTAATGAACCGATTGTGATTGAGGTATAAGAATGAAGAAGAAAAATTATTTTATTGTAATCAGCAAGGACATCGATGATTTCGACCCGTCAACCCTCATGCCTAATCCAATTATTGTATTAGGGGCAACTAATATGGAAGCCAAATATTTCAATGATCTGTCAGGTGAAATTTCAATTGAGGTAAATGGAGATGAAGTGTTCTTTTCTTGCAGCGGCAAAATGCATCATCAGATTGCTGGGCTTCAAAAGCAAATTGCTAAAAAAGAAAAACAATTTGCACAGCATATCAGAAGCATGAAATTGGCTCTTGGAGTTATGAAAGAGGGACTAAAAGTCGCTCGCAAAGCCATCAAGAAAAACAAAAGCAATGAACTATAAAGAATTAGCAAGAAAATGGTTGATTGAACACGAGCATTATGAACACGAACATTCTTTCAACGATGATTTAGAAAGCCTTTTGACATTAATTACTACGGCAGTTGATCATTATTTTGATACTTATGAAGAAATAGCGCCGACGGAATGCAAGAATTGTAAGTGTGGAAGGTTTAAATGATTAAATTCAAATTATTCAGTGAATACGGCAGATCCTTCAAGGAATACTTGCCAAAGAAGTGCAAAAGATTGCCATCTCCTTTCACCCTGAAACATATCAAGCCGGGGATGTTCAATAAAACGGTGATGAAAAGATTACAATCCGCTAAAGAAAACGGTATGAAAATCGCTGTTCGGAAGTATGCTGGTTATAACCTTGTCGGCATTTTAGTAATCAACGAAGAAGATCAAAAAGAACAAAAGAAGGAACTCACTAGCCTCAAAAGAAAATATACTCGGTTGCTGAAAGATGAGAAGGTGATAGAGTTTTTGAACATCAAAGCTAAATTGTTTATATTGACTAACGGGGCGGATTTATAAGTGATTTTAGCCATCACCGGTCATAGACCCTCGAAATTAGGTGGATTTTCTCTCCCCAATCCAACCTATCTCAAAGTTTGTCAAGCCTTGGATGCCAAGTTCCGAGAACTGAAGCCAGAAAAGATTATTGTAGGAATGTCACAGGGGATCGATCAATATGCAGCTTTTGTGGCTCATAAACTTGGAATACCATTCATTGCCGCTGTTCCATTTGTGGGACAAGAAAAGATTTGGCCCGCCGCCGCGCAAAAGACCTATCACCAACTCTTGAAGTTAGCATCGAAACAAGTGATTGTGAGTGAGGGCGGATATTCAATAGAAAAGATGATGATTAGGAATGAATGGATGGTAGATCAGGCTGATATGATTTTAGCTTGTTTTGATAAAACTACCAAAAATGGTGGAACATATAATTGTATCCAATATGTCATTAAAAAAAGCAAACCAATTATCTTTATAGATCCCAAAGAACTTTAATAAATGGAAAAAATAATGATAACTTATAAACCTAACGATTTTCGAACATATACTAAACAAGATGTAGAAAAACTTCGAGGCTCTTTTCAAATAGAATACACTGTTGCCAAAATGGGCGCCGAAAGATTATGGTGGCTTTTTAATAATCGTCCATACATCAAAGCACTTGGGGCACTAACTGGCAATCAAGCTATGCAAATGGTCAAAGCAGGATTGGAAGCTATCTATTTGAGTGGTTGGCAAGTAGCCGCCGATAATAATACTTATGGTGGCATGTATCCAGATCAATCTATTTATCCTGTCAACAGTGTTCCTAATGTGGTCAAGAAAGTTAATAATACTTTATTTCGAGCAGATCAAATTGAACATGTTGAAGGCGGTGTCAAACGACATTGGTTAGCCCCGATTATAGCTGATGCTGAAGCTGGTTTTGGTGGATGCTTGAATTCTTTTGAATTAGCCAAGAACATGATTGAGGCAGGGGCAGCCGGCATTCATTATGAGGATCAGTTGTCGAGTGAAAAGAAATGTGGGCATTTGTCGGGCAAAGTATTGATTCCAACATCTTCCTTCATTAAACATCTTATTGCCGCCCGATTAGCAGCAGATGTTTGTGGCACTAAAACGGTATTAGTTGCTCGAACAGATGCGGATAGTGCCCAGTTTATTACTTCGGATGCGGATGAATATGACGCTCCCTTTATTGATAAGGAAAAGCGAAGTAAAGATGGCTTCTATAAGGTGATAGGCGATCCAATAGATCGTTGCGTTGCTCGTGGTTTAGCTTATGCTCCTTATGCGGATATGTTATGGATGGAGACGAGCACGCCTTCATTGGAACAAGCTCAAAAATTTGCTGAAGGTATCCATGCTAAATATCCTGACAAACTTCTTGCCTATAATAATTCGCCGTCTTTCAATTGGAAAAAACATCTTTCCAATAAGGAAATTGCAACATTCCAAGACGAATTGGGCAAATTAGGCTATAAGTTTCAATTTATTACGTTAGCAGGCTTCCATGCACTCAATACCAGTATGTTTGAGTTAGCAGCCGGATATAAAGAGCATGGGATGAGTGCTTATGTAGAGTTGCAAGAGAAAGAGCTTGGATTGCAGGAGCTAGGATTTAGCGCAGTGAAACATCAAAGAGAAATTGGAACCGGATATTTCGACATGGTTCGCCAAGTGATCGATGGTAATTCAGAAATGTCAGCGTTAGAACATTCGACGGAAAAGAAACAATTTTGAGGAGATTAAATTATGGAAGAGATCGTAAAATTGATTATTGATTGTACAAAGTTGGGTAACATAGTAGATAGCGAAAGACTTTCCATTGAGAGATCTGAAAAAGAAGGAAAGGAAATGTTTAAGGTTAAGATAAGTTATTTTGAAATCTGCAATGTAAGTTTGTATCAGGCGCTTTTGGAATTGAAAAGTAAGTTAGTATCTGAAATACAAGACAGAATACAAATGACTTTGCGAGACGCAACTGATAAACTTAATACTTATTCTAAAATGTTGGAAGAAGCGGGTTGTCAATAAGATGATATAAACAACGCGGCACGGTAGCCCAATTGGCAGGAGGCGGAATATTCAAAGTATTCACAGTGTCAGTTCGAATCTGATCCGTGCTACGAATGGTGTTGTGTCGTAATGCGGCCGAGCAACGTTTAGATCGTTGTGCCCGAAGGCGTGTAGGTTCGAGTTCTACCAGTACCAGTAAGATTAATTCACAAAATAGAAAAATTGTATTGGATTGCCACCCTTTTTATCATAATCTTCTATTAGTCGTTTTTCTCTTTTGAGAATGCCTCTTTTGTATAGTCGTTCTATAAATTTGACACTATATTGTTCAGTCATTATTGATAAATTGTTTGCAGCAAATATAGTGTTTAATGGTAATAACAATTCTTTTGCTGGCGTTGGGCCAAATTTTTGCAGAACTTTGAGTGTTAATATTTCTTTCGCAGAGGGATGCATTCTATTTTTGAAATTAGCATCTGCCAACGGCGGCACATCAGTATAAAATCTGGCTTCTGTTTTTCTCCAAATCTCTGATTTTCTTGCCATACTTTCTGGGAAAACATTATCAATCTCTTGGAGTAGTTTTCTTGCTGCGCTATCACATGCAACGATACGTAATTTTTCATGACCATCTTTGGCTATACCCAAATGTAGAAGGCTGAAATGTTCATTATATCGTTTAGACAACATAGTAGCCAAAAACTCAACATCTTCTGGTAAAAACCCTTCGGTGCATAATCGAAGATAAAAACGATATTTGGATGCACGTGTTTTGATGTGCCCATCATCAGCAAACCAAACTGCTAATGTTAACGGAGTTAATTCAATATTTCTTGGTACCATTTTAATGATCTTGTCTTGCCATGGTTTATACCAAATATCATAGTAATATGTGAATACAGGAAAACGACGTGTTTTTATGCTTGCCATTTCATAAATTTTATTGTTGATTAATTTTCCATTGATAGTTGGTGCAGGACAACCTCTATGGTAAATGTCTGCGGTTATATATTCATGAAATATTTCATGTTGCCATAGTAGATAGTTAATATCTTCAGCGCTTCTTTCAATAGAAAGGCTCGCGTTAGATCGTGAATTTTCCCTTCCAGCCAAGGAACCATCCCCCAACAATAATCCAGTCATTATTTCATGTTGAATGCCTGTTAATGGATGTTTCAGGGTATTAATTTCTTCTGCTGTTAATCTTGCCACATTCAGTTATATATCAGCTTTTCAGCAGTTATTTTGCATAATTGGCAATTAGCCGATCATTAATCTCAAATGAAGATTTTTTCTTTTTGGGCTCGCTGACTTCAATGCTTGGATAGTGTTTTTTGACAGCTCGCCTTACTGCCTCTTGAAGTTCACCTAATGTTCCTGAATACCATAAAGGTTTGTTCTTATGTTGGTGAGACCGCGCAATAGCATTTCTAGCTTGGTTTGCATCATTAATCGGGTAGTGATCAGCATCATCAAGCACCTTAGGACTTTCTGCCGGAAATACCACTTTCCCCCTTTGCCTTACTTTTGCTTTAGGGTCGAGTTTTCTCTTCCTTTTATCAGCCGTTTTTTCCAATTCTTCAGCGGCAGACTTTTCAAAATCAGCGACGCGCAGCAAAAGTTGATTAACTTGGGACATCAGAAACTCCGTTTGGGGACGATATATGAAATATGCCATTCAATTGGCATAGTTAGACAAATATGGTGATGTAAATAGGCATTCAAATCGCCTTGGAATCGCCACTTCTGCCCCACGTGCCGGATGCACAGCAGTGTTTTCTAAACACAGCCCGCTCCGTTCAACTCGGAGGTGGGGTGCTAAACTTTTTTCGCGTAGTTCAATGGATTAGAACATCGGTCTACGGAACCGAAAGTTGCAGGTTCAAGTCCTGCCGCGAAAACTAATCAACCCAACCCTTTCCCCTTGAAAGAAACATCATTATGAACAAGAAAATTCGACGCGTCGTCATTGAAAGTCCCTATGCCGGAAATATTGAAAAAAACCTTCGCTATCTCCGAGCCTGCATGCGAGATTGTCTCTTGAAAAATGAGGCGCCTTTTGCTAGCCATGGCCTATACACAATGCCGGGAGTTCTTCGAGACGAAGTTCCCGAAGAGCGAATGCATGGAATTATTGCCGGATTTGCTTGGAGAGAAATTAGCGATGCCACCATTGTTTATACTGACCTTGAAATTTCCAAAGGAATGGAATATGGTATTGCCCATGCCAAAGAATTGGGACATCTCATCGAATATAGAGCATTAGGTGGGGAATGGAGCAAATGAAGAAAACAAAGCGAAAGCGAAAACGACATTCTTGCTGCAATTCTCCTCAACCTCTATATTATTCTTCGTGGAAAGATGAAGATGGTAGATGTGTTAATTGTGGTAAACCACTAAAGTATGGAGATAAATTATTGAAACGAGAAAATTATAAATGACCGCTAAAGTAGTAAATATTAATTCTGGCGAGCCCTTCGATGTCTATGTTGGGCGTCCGCCAAAATTTGGAAATACTTTTACTCATCTCCAGCATCTTGGAGGCAATCTCATCATAGTGGATACCCGAGAAGAAGCTGTTGCTCGTTATGAAGAATGGATTCGTTCTCAACCCGAACTTATGCTTGCCGCTAAACAAGAACTCAAAAATAAAGTTCTTGCTTGTCACTGTCATCCACTTGCGTATCATGCCGATGTTCTTTTACGCATCGCCAACGAAGAATAATTAATGAGACCTACCTTTATTACTCAAGAACATATTATACGCTGGAACGAATTGATGCAACAAGATCCTCTGTTCCCGCCTGCTCTTTTTAAATCCTCCATCATTTTGGAAGTTTGTTATGCTGGACTTTATCTTCAAGAAGAACTTCATAAACTTCAATGTCCTGAAGAATTAATTACTCGAATTCAGTGGCATGGCGGAAAATTGTCTTTTGGTCGAGATCCATGGGAGATTCATCTTCAACTCTTGAATGACTATAAAGACAATCAGCTAACTTTTGAGGACGATCCCGATCTTCCGCTCAATTGAACAACATTTATTTCTTAAAATATTGACCAATTAATCATTCGTATTTATATTTTGCTCCCAATGGAATTATTATGACTCAACCCAATCACAAAAACATGACTGTTTCCGATTTCAATTTGGTTAAACTAAACACCAAACAATTATCGGAACATATTGCAGCCACTATTCAAGGCGGCGGAAACATCGCCATTTTTGGCAAGCGTGGCACCGGCAAAACAGAAATTTCTAAACAAGAGATTAAAAACGCTGGGCTTCAAGAAGTTTATATTAACCTCTCAGTTTTGGAAAGAACAGATTTAGCCGGATTTCCTCGGGTGTTATGTGCTGATCAGACAGAGAAATACGTGGAATATTTGCTTCCCCAGTTTTACAAGCCATTAATTGAGGGCAATAAAGAAGCGGTAGTTGTTTTTGATGAAGTAGATAAAGCTGATCCTAGCATTTGGGCACCCTTGTTAGAATTTACTCAATTCAAAAGTATTAATCAGCGATCTCTTCCCAATCTCAAATCTATTATTATGACGGGCAACTTAATTTCCGAAGGCGGCTCTCGTCCTAGTTTGCCACTATTGGATCGCAGTGAAAAATATTTAGTGGAAGCGGATGCTACTCTTTGGTTAGATTGGGCTGCCAAAGTTGGGCATATTCACCCTGCCATTCGAGCTTATATTTCTGACAATAATTTGGATTTGCATGGTGTTGCTGACCCGGAAGATCGTTATGCCGATCCTTCTCCTCGTGGTTGGACAAATGCTTCCAAGATCTTGCAAAAAGGTGAAGAACAGGGCTGGAATACTGCTCTTCTTAAGCAAAAAGTTCATGGATGTGTTGGAAAAGCTGCTGGTATTAAATATGACATTTACTATGAGCATTATCAACAACTCTTGCCGATGATTGATGATTTGTTTCGAGGAAAGGACATTTTGGATCAGTATGAGAAAATGGAACCATCTAAAAAGATGGTGGCTTGTATGATTGCTTGCACTCGACTAGCTAATCAATTAGATCTTGCTACGCCAGAGCAACCGCCGCCTACCATTTCCATCATTGGAAAGTTTTTACAACATGTTTCTTATGAAAATGCTTATATTGCGATTCGGGGCTCCATTCAATTAGAACGATTTATTAAGTTCAAATTAGATATTCATCCAGATTGGAAAGAACATGTTAAGGAGCTTAAAGATCGAATCAAAGTTAGAATTTGAAAAATGTTTCGATCTTATAGTTTGAAACCTCTAGATTACGGATACGAAATCACCATCGTGGATGATGATTTTACTGAATCTGCCTTCGCCATGAACGTGCCCTCCGTCACTGCCCTGATTAATATTTACTCTCGAAGAAATCTTAATGTGTCTGGCAATTTAGCTTTACTAATACGATATGGAGAATATAAACACTCATGGGATATAAAAAGGCAAATTAAATGGTTTCAAGCATATGTTCCTGAATACCAGAAATACCATGATCAAGTAATAGACTATCTAATATTTTTGTGAAGATTGTTATATTAATTAAAAAGAAAGGAAAGGGCAAAATCCTACTGCAAACAAGAGCACAGGTCTTTTTGCCTATGAATCATGAAATTTTCTCGTGTAATTGGAAAAATTGATCCCAAGCTGATAGAACAAGCTGAAAGAAAATTATCAGAAGTGTTTTTGGAATTAGGAACACGATATGACAATATGGTAGTAGGAAGCGGATTAGGAGGAGATCCATTTGTCTTCACCCTTCTCTATCCAGTGCAACACATAGCTACTCTTAATATTCCAACTGCCGCCACTGATGGTATTAGATATTATTGGAATCCCAAGTTCGTTATTAAACGTTCTAAAATTGGTTTGCGAATTGTTTCGGCTCACGAAGCTTTTCATGCCAACTACATGCATCCCCAAAGACGAGGTTCTCGATTGCCCAAATTGTGGAATATCGCCATTGATTATATTGTTAATGGAATTATCATGGAAGATTTACAATTCCGTGAGCCGAAAACCAAATTAAATCCCGAGGACACTTTCATCAAGCATTTGGGAAGATTTATGACTTTGACCCAATATGCGGAATACATCAAGGATCCTTTTGCTAAGATCAAAGGGTTCGATGATTTGGTTCCTGCAGAGAACGAAAATGGAGTCGAATTACCAGCGCCCGGAGAGGATCGAGAATTAACGCCTCAAGAAACCCGAGAACTAGAAAGAAGAGAAAAATCGGTCAAATTTTATTTCGCGGATCCCAACTTAAGCGAGGAGATGAAAAAACCAGAACGAATTTACGATCACCTTTATAATTTGTTGCCCAAGTGTCCCAAGTGTGGTCAAGTAGGTATTTATCCTAATCCCAACAAGAACAAAAATAAAGCCGATCATAAAGATCACGACCATAAAGATAATAAAAAATGTGATCATGAAGGGGGTATTGATATTTTTGGATTGGGCGGTTCCACCATGGATGAACACATGGATACCGAAGAAAGCGAGGAAAAGTTAGCTAAACGATTATCTGATGCTATGGAAACTTCCAAAAAGATGGCTGGTAAAATTCCCGCAGCTTTGGAAGAAGAGTTGGGAAAATTAATTGCTCCCAAGATCGCTTGGAAAGATGTGATTCGTGGAAGGATATTAAAATCTAGGGCTGGTAATGAACGTAATGATTGGACGCGATTTCGAACTCGTCCCATGTTTTTTGGTTTATTGGTACCTAAAAGAAAAGGTTATGTAGCTAGATTTGGTTGTTTGTTAGATACAAGCGGATCGATGAGCAAGGATGATTTAGTTTTTGGGATATCTCAACTTCAAGGACTAGATGAAAGAAATGAAGGCATTATTGTTCCTGCTGATGCTCAGTGTTATTGGGATCGAGCCACCAAGATTAGAGCTTGTAATGCGGAAGAGTTGAGTAAAGTAAAGATAGTAGGAAAAGGTGGTACAATGTTCGGAAACTTTTTCTCTGATTATGAAAAACAAATTGGGCGAGTAGATTTTCTAATTTGTATAACCGACGGATTTTTGATGGATACCGATATTGCGGCGATGGTGCAACCTAAAGTGCCAGTGTATTGGATTTTGACCAGTAATTCTACTTTCAAGGCGCCCTTTGGAAAAGTATTTCAGTTAAGGGATTGATATGTTGCAGGGAATAATAAATGCTATCGCGAGTTTTGAAAGAGAAACTGGAACTAAGCCAGCTGGATTAGTTTTGACTAAACATCAATTTGATTGTTTACTGTCTGAACTGGTCTCAAAATGTGTTAAGTTTGAGAGCGGAAGCGATCCATATTGCGGTATTGTTTTGTATGGAACAAGGATCGAGTAGATTAACGAAAATACTAATGAACTTTGAGAAAGAAAAAATAATTTATCAATTGTGTTCCAAATATACCAATAATATATCATTTTAATATGGTTAAGTTTTCCAATGAATTTTTGCTTCCTCATGTCCTAACAAATATTCAACATCAAGTTTTAGTAGGATCACTATTGGGTGATGGATCATTAGAATTGCCTGGCAAATTTCCACGAATGAAGATTGGTCGTCAAATCAAAGATCATTTGTATTTGGAATGGGAATATAGTCTTTTTCAAGATTTATGCAAGAGTGGCATCAAAACAATATGTCGATATGATAGCAGATACAATAAAGCATATAAGCATGTATATTTTCAGACACGAGCGGTGCCGGCATTTTTGAATTATTATCACCAATGGTATCCTAATGGAAAAAAGACAGTCCCCAAAGATTTGAAATTAACGTCCCTTATATTGGCAGTATGGTTTGCCGACGATGGCTGTATTATTCGCAAAAATAATCATTTAACACTCAAAATAGCGACAGACGGATTTGGATTTGAAGGCGCCAATAGATTATCCCAAAAATTAGAGCAAAGATATAGTTGCAAATTTCCAATCTATCAAAAACAAAAAAATAAAGATTTGTGGTTTATAAAAACATCAACGCGTGCCGCCCAACCATTTATTAAAGATATCGCTCCACATATTGAGCAGATGGGCATGAGCAGGAAATCTGACTTATGGAAGAGTTTTGATCTCAACACAATTCCTATCGCTGGCAGAATGCCTAATAAGGAAGCAGAAAAACAATTATACAAAGCAATTTTAAAACTACAGGATTTTTCAGTCAATAAATTAGTTAGTTTAGCAGACCAATATGATATTAATACATTACGCTCATATTTAAATGATTTTATTAAAGACGGCTATTTAATTAGATATGAAGGTTCAGAAAAATGGAATTTATATCATTACAAAATGACTAATACGGGAAAAAATTTTTTCCGAGAGGTAGCTAGAAAATGAGTTTGATAGGATTAGTGGCGCTATCGATAGTGTTAGTGGTTGGACTATATGGAAATATGTTAAAGGATAAAGAATAAATGTTTCGATCTTACGATTATAAATATCTTGGATTTAACAATAAAACAGATCAATGGCGATATGAAATTACTATCATGGATGACAACTTTACTGAAACTGCTGTTGCCGCCGCCGTCGCGGACGTTGGCGACAATGACGCTACGCGCATCGCCGCTGTCCTTATCGATATTTATTCTCGAAGAAATCTCAATGTGGCCGGTAATCTAGTTCTGCTGATGCAATATATAGAAAATAAATGGTCACGTGATATTAAAAGGCAAATTGAATTGTATCAGGAACATATTATAGAATATCAGAAATATCATGATCAGGTAATGGGTTACTTGGTATTTATATGAGGACAAAATGATTATCATTACGGAAAAAGCAGTCGCCAAATTAAAAGAATTTTCTAAAAGTGAAGGAATTGGGCACTTGTGTGTCCGATTGAAGGTAGTATCTGGCGGCTGTGCCGGACTGAGTAGAGATATGTTCTTCGAAGATTTCGTTGATGAGACGGATGAAGTAATGGAGATAGATGGTATCAAAATCATCGTTGATCCCATTTCTTATCAGTTTTTAGAAAATACTTCTATCGATTATCAAGAAACTCAGTTTCAAAGTGGGTTTAGGTTTTCTGCCCCTGAAACCAAGATGAGTTGTGGGTGCGGAAAGAGTTTTTCGGTGTAATTTTATCCTGATAATATCAGAAAATTCTCGTCTTAAGTAACATATGAATGCGTCTTTTAGAAAAGACATAGAAAAATAATCTCATTACAAAAACTTTACATAACGCAAGATATAATTATACGTGATGCAAAAAGCCTTCAAATTCCGTTTCTATCCAACCGAAGCTCAGAAAGACTTCCTCTCTCAACAATTCGGAGCGGTTCGTTTCATCTATAATTTCTTCCTTGCTCATCGAAAAGACGAATATCTCAATAATAAGAAAAGTTTAACTTATTACGATGATGCTAAGGGTTTAACCGAACTCAAATCCAAAAATGGCTATGAATGGCTTTACGATATTAACAGTCAAACGTTGCAAGCATCTCTTCGTAATTTAGAAGTAGCTTATACTAGCTTTTTCAAAAAGCGAACCAAATTCCCTCGCTTTCATTCTAAAAAGAATAGACAATCCATTAAAATACCGCAAAACTTCAAGATCGAAAACAACCGGCTCTTTATTCCCAAACTCAAGGATGGAATCAAAATTAACCAACATCAACCACTCGCTGGTAAAATAACTTGCTGTTTTATCTCTAAAACACCATCCGATAAATATTATGTTTCTATCTTATGCGAGACGGATACCGTTCAGTTAAAAAAGAACGATAACGTCATCGGTATTGATTTGGGTAGCAAATATCTAGTAGTTTCTTCCGATAAAAACAAGATAGACAATCCCAAGTTCTATCGTAAATTAGAAAAGAAACTCATTTTTGAACAACGACAACTCTCCCATAAACAAAAAGGTTCTAACAATAAAAACAAACAAAGAAAGGTAGTCGCAAAAATACACGAACGAATAGCCAACAGCAGAAATGATTTTCTTCATAAACTGACAAAACAACTAATTGACGAAAACCAAGTCATTATAGCAGAAACTCTGTCAGTTAAAAACATGATGAAAAATCACTGCTTGGCGAAGTCAATCTCGGATGCTAGCTGGGGAGAACTGGTAAGACAGTTAGAATATAAATCTAAATGGTATGGAAGAACTTTCCATCAAATAGATAAATTCTTCCCATCCAGTAAAACCTGTCATAATTGTCAGTTTGTATTAAATGATCTGCCATTATCGATCAGAGAATGGGATTGTCCAAGTTGCAAACAGCATCATGATCGAGATATAAATGCTTCTCTTAATATAAGAGATAAGGGCATGATAGATTTAAACTTGTCTGGTTGTGGGATACAATCGGACATTAAACAAAAACGCGGTGAGGCGCCAATGTTAATTGGGTCAATGAAACGCGAAGCTTTTGCCTTAAGGCAAGAGTAATTCACCAGCATATTCGATTACTTTTTTTTTCGTATAACCATTGGCAATTTTTGATTTCCACTTCCTATCAAACCAGATGTAGCTTTTTTGGACAAACTCTGTATAGAATTAGTAAAGCGTTCCTTATTCGCTTAAATTTTTGGCATTCCATTAAATGACTAATATCCAATTAACACCAGCCGCTCTTGACCAAATCAAAAAACAAATTGCTCTTCGTGGAACGCCTGACGTTTATCTGCGATTAGGAATTAAGGGTGGTGATTGTGCTGGGTTTTCCTATGTCCTTTCATACGAGGACAAAGAGCCTAAAGAGCGAGATATTTCTTTCCAGATTGATGGCATCAAAGTAATCATTGACAAGAAAAGCATTCTTTATTTAGAAGGCGTCACACTTGACTGGAAATCATCTTTAATGGAACAAGGTTTCTTTTTTATCAATCCACATGAAAAAAGCCGCTGTTCCTGCGGTAAATCATTTTCTGTTTAGCATGTTATATATCTCCATGATCCTTCAAAGGAAATCATGGGGAACGCCCTCAATCTACAAGAAATAAATCAAGAAGAAGCGCTTAATCTTACAAAGTTCTACATACAATCCAATCAAAATTGTTTCTTTTTTGGACGTCGTGGAACAGGAAAGACTGAAATTAGTATTCAAGCCGCCAAAGAATGCGGGTATCGAGTAAATTATATTAATCTATCAGTTTTAGAGCGCAGCGATCTCTTAGGAATGCCGTCGTTATTTGACAAAAGCGAAGTGGTTAATTACAAGTCTCCTGTTTTTTTACCTTCGTTAAGTAAAGATGAAAAACCGAACACTGTGCTTGTGTTTGATGAAATTGACAAGTGCTATCATGATCTTACCGCCCCTTTGTTAGAGGTGTTGCAGTTTCGACGAATAAATGATCGCCCGCTTAATGTGGTCTCTTGTATTCTTACTGGCAATCTCCCTAATGAGGAAACATTAAGTTCTCAAATATCCACAGCTGTTTTGGATCGAGGTGCTAAATATATTCTCTCTTTCAATTTAGAAAAGTGGTTAGAATGGGCTAAAGCTCACAATGTGCATGATCTTATCTTGGGATTTTTGAGTAAGCATCCTGATTTGGCTTGTGGTGAGCCAGATGATGTTAATTATGCTTCTCCATCTCCTCGTGGCTGGACGTTGGCCTCTCATGCTATCATCAAAGCTAGGATATTGAAGATCGTAGATATTAAGACTATCACTCAAATAATTGCTGGTTTTGTTGGTCATAATGCGGCGGCATTGTTCGAAATTTGGTATTCTTGTTTTAGAAAATTTGACCCTTATGTGGTAAATTTGATTGAAGCAGGTAAGATGACTTTGGACTTTTCTCTTTTGGAACCTACAGAGAAAATTGTTTTTGTTATTGCAGTTTGCCTTCATACTAAACTAAAAACGTTGGAAGCTAAAACTAAAAATAAATTTCTTTTTTTAGAAAACTTATGTAAGTTTTATGCAGGATACCCCATTGATCCTGAAACTAAGTTAATGGGATTGAATAATGCTTTTACTTTCGAGATGATTGCGGCTCAGAAATGGTATGCTTGCAAGCCGTTTTTTGAATTGTTTAGTCAGATTGTTCAAGGAACAACTATAAAATGAGAACTTGACAACTAATTTTTTGGAATTACACTATTGGGAATGAGGTAAAAATGAGCGAGTTGAAGATGATTGATGATGAGAATTTTGATAGCGAAGTATTAAAATCGGAAGTGCCAGTATTGATAGATTTTGGGGCAACATGGTGCCCTCCTTGTAAAGCGCAACTTCCTATTCTAGAAGAGTTCGCCGCTTCTCATCAAGAAGAAATTAAGGTAGTCAAGATTGATATCGATGATAGTCCCCGTTCAACATCGAGGTTTGGCATTCGTTCCATTCCTGCATTGATGTTGTTCAATAAAGGACACCGAATAGATACCAAGGTGGGGCTGACATCATTGGCCGGATTGACTGAGATGTTAAAAAAAGTTGGTTGATTTGAAAATGTTGAAAGTTATTATGCTAGTGGGTGCTCCTGCATCTGGAAAATCCACATGGGCTAAGCAGGAAATTGCCAAAGATCCGCTCAATTGGTGTCGGATTTCTAATGATGATTTACGAAATATGTGTAACGGATATGTTTTTTCTGCCGGATATGAGAAGTTTATCACCGATATCCGCAATCATCTTTTACGAGAAGCGCTGCACCGAAATATGAATGTTATTTTGGACAATGTCAATTCCAACAATAAACACTGGGAAACGACTTGTAAAATCGCGGTGGAGTCCCATAAGAACGTACAGGTGTTTGAAAAACATTTCTTTGAGGAACTAGATGTGTTGTTGGAGCGCAATGCTAAACGAGAAGGATCAGCTCGAGTTCCCGATGAAGCAGTAAAACGATTTTTCAAGGAATTGGGCGGAACACAATTTAAGTTTTCCAATTCAAAAAATGAAACTTTTTTCAAACGGAACCAAGAAGTTGTAGATGCTCCTGTTTGGAATGATTCTCTTTCCACAGCTATAATTTCAGATTTGGACGGAACACTTGCACTAATACACAATCGTAACCCATATGATGCTTCTGATTGTGACATTAAAGATTTACCGAATACGCCAGTAGTAAAATCTGTTCAGCTTTATCATGACGCTGGATACAAAATAGTATTCTGTTCAGGACGTGAGGATAAATTTGAGCCTGAAACTCGACGTTTCATAGATAAACATTTGCCTAATATTACATATGAGCTTCATATGCGTAAGACGGGTGATTTCAGAAAAGATGCTATTATCAAAGAAGAAATTTATCGCAATAATATTGAAGGAAAATATAATGTGATATTAATTTTGGATGATCGCGGACAAGTGGTTTCCTTATGGAGGTCACTAGGATTAACTTGTTTTCAGGTTGCTCCTGGAGAATTTTGATCAAAAAATTTAGAAACTTTCTGGAATCATAGTAATGAACCAAATCTTTAATCAAGACTGTCTCGATATGAACGTTAGCGATCTATCTTTGGTGTATTTGGATCCGCCTTATGCCTCTGTTAGCGAAGATCGTTATTATGGCATTGGAAAAGATATCAACGAATATCTTGATTACATGGAAGCAAGGCTCACCAAAATTTTCTCTTTTATGGACAAGAAAGCCTCCAATATTCTTCTTCATGCTGATTTTAAGTGTGTTCATTATCTTAAAGTTAGGGCAGATGCTATTTTTGGTAGGAACAATTTCCAGAACGAGATTATCTGGTGTTATACTAATCCAAGCAGTGTCAAAGCTCATCTTCCAAGAAAGCACGATAATATTTTGTGGTATGGTATCGGAGACTATGCTTTCAATCAAGAGTTTGTTCCATATACCGGTAATTTGCGAGTAGGTGGGAAAACTTCTTGGAATTCAGATGTCAAACTAGAAAATTACCTAGATAAGGGGAAAAAACTAGAAGATTATTGGACGGATATCCCGGCGTTATGTCGTAATGAAAGCGAGAAGCTTGGATATCCCACGCAAAAACCAATCAAGTTAATGGAACGAATTATTAAAATGTTTTCTAATAAGGGAGATTTAGTGTGCGATCCTTTCTGCGGGAGTGGAAGTTTTTTGGAAGCAGCTAGACTATTGGAACGAAATTTTGTGGGTTATGATATTTCTTTGCAGGCATGTGAGATAGTCAAAAAAAGATTGGGTATATGATTTTTGCGATCGGTATTTTGTTAGCTTTATTAATTATTTACTTTCTGTTTATTAGAGGAATATTGTGGAAAGGAATTGTTGGAGCTTTTGCTTTTTATGGAATGCGATTATTTTTGCTGACTTATTTTCCTAGCAGCCACAATATTTGTATGATAACGGTGGGACATAATTTCATGTGGGCCGAGATTGTTCCGTTGGTGGTATTGTTAATGGCTGCTATATGTTCGAGAGATAAGTAAATGTTTAAATCTTTTAACTTTAAATATTTAGATCATGATTCAAAGAAAGCTAAGTATCGATACGAAATCATTATTGTGGATGATGATTTTACCGAAGTCGCCGACGCGCTCGTTTGTGGTCGTCCCACTGCCGACGCCGCCGCCGCATTAATCACTATTTATTCTCGAAGAAATCTCAACGTAGCTGGTAATTTAGCGTTGTTTATGCAATTTACAGAACATGAATGGTCATGGCGAAGTATTGAATGGCATCAAAAAGAAATTCCAGAATACCCAAAATACCACGATCAAGTAATAGGCTATCTAGCATTTATGTAAAAATATGAAATATAATCAATTAATGAATGAAAGCGGATTTTTAACTCCACAAGGTAAGAAATGGATAGATGATAAGATTTTGCCCAGCATCATCGAGATTCTTGATGACATGGAGACAGAAAATCAAATGCGAATTGTAGGTGGCGCTTTGTCCAAACAAATTGGGGATCTAATTGCAAATAAGTTGGTGGAACGAAAATTTACGTAAAATTAAAACAATCTAAAGTGCCCGATGTTATTAGTTCAACAATTGTTACAAACCAAAACATTTAAAGATTTAGAAAATGAGCACGGCGTTTTTGCTTCTTTTGATAAGTCTGGGAAATTTTGGAGCCTAAACTATGATCAGATTTTATCAAAAGAGAGTGATCTTCTTGCTCAGCAATGCCGCGGATTAATTTTGACTTGTGCAGATGGCAAATCCTTAAATCCAATAGCAAAAGAAGCAAACAACGGATTAGATTACAGTGATATTTGTCCTGGCTCTACTGCCATTTTGGCGGCACCTCTTTTTAGGTTTTTCAATGAAGGTCAAGGCGCCGCTGCTAAAATAAATTGGGACAATCCCGACCTTAAAATTTATGAGAAAATGGATGGGTCTTTAATAATCGTTTGGTATAATTCATTTTCTAATGAGTGGAATGTAGCCACTCGAAGTGTGCCTCGGGCTGATCTTTTAATGGATAATGGGCTTTATACTTTTCGCACTTTGTTCGAGAAAGTATTAATAGAAACTACAGGCATAACATTTGGGGTCTGGTCTGATAAATTGAACCAAGACATCACTTATTGTTTTGAATTATGTAGCCAATATAACAAAATTGTAGTTAGCTATCCAATAAGTTCAATTACGTTAATTGCTGCAAGGAATATTAAAACATTGCAAGAAATTGACATATCCGAATTAGATATAGGTATCCGTCATGTTCGATCTTATTCTACTATGTCCGTCGCTGAATTGGTAAATTGGGTTTCTACCCTCAATCCTCTAGAACATGAAGGCGTAGTAGTTAGAGATAGCAATTTCAATCGAATTAAAGTAAAGAATGCTAATTACGTTGCCTACTCGAAAGTTCGTGATAGTCTTGGGCACTCTGAACGAAATTGTATGGAACTTATTCTTTTAGGTAAGGATGACGATGTAGCATCTTTTCTCCCTGAAGAAATTGTCCAAAATCTAGCTCAACTCAAAGTCAAACTTAATGCCCTTATTCGGCATTACGATGAGATTTATCAATCTGTTGCTAAGGAAGCTACCGATAGAAAATCTTTTGCTTTGTTAATTGCCAAAAATAAAGAATTGTGGGGCGCCCCCCTTTTCCAAATCTATGCTCGAAAGTGTTCCGATGTCCGTGATTTTATTGAGAAAAATAAGAAGAACGGCTCTTATTCTGCTGGTTTTCTTGATAAGTTGTTGGATTTGACAAAATCATTTTCAGTGTGATATAGAATATAATAGTTGTTAGAACAACAAATAACCTACGGAGATCATATGTTATCAATTTGGAATAATCCTTTTTTGTCGGTGCGAACAAAGTCAGACACTAAATTATCTACTAAGAGCTACATTGATCGTCTCTTTAAAGATACTTTTGAAATCGAAATGGGCGATTTGTTTCATCCAATAATTCAAATAGGAATAGAGCAGAAAGCCGATAATGGTAATATGGTTGTTTCTGTAGATCTTCCCGGCATCGCTGAAGAAGACATTAATGTTGAATTAGTAGATAATGTCATCACCATTAAAGGCGAGAGAAAAACTCAAACTTCTGCCTATTCTGTTCAAAAATCTTTTACTATCCCAGAAGGATATGATCCAAATGACA